AGCAAGCGTGTCGTGTGTATTACCGGTAAGTTCGTAATGATATAGTCAATACAGTGTAAGTCTCCCTGTAATGTGTAAGGGGTAAGGCGATGACAGGTCGGCTCTTGTTGAGAGAGGGACCATTTATTCCCTTCTCTTCCCCGCTTTCCTTCTCTCTTTAACTCCTCTAATTCTCTAGTAAACTCTTCTGTGATAACTTGGTTATAGTCTCCGGCTAGAACCCAATGCTCATTAACCCCCTCTCTCCGGATCAACTCGGTTAACTGGGCTAACTGTTTGGCACGGTAGACTTTACTACTATAGAAACCAAGGTTTCCCTCGTCAGGGTTTAAGTGTAGATTTACGACATGAAGCGAAGTCTCCCCTACTCTTACCTCTGCCTTAAGGAAGCCCCGATCTAGTACCGAGTTCCCTATGGACTTACTGCGAAAGGGATGAAAGGAAGCATGGGTGATAGGATAGCGACTAAGAATGAGCAAACCACTATCTAGTAAACGATTAAAGGGGCGAGTGGAATAAGCTTTATAATAACCTTGTAGTGCTAGGAACTGATCGCGCCATTTACCCCACCATGGACTACTTAGCACTTCTTGTAAGCAGATAATGTCGTAGCGCTTGACCAGTTCTATGATCAGGGCTAGTCTTTCTTCACGGTAGTCATCTTGTAAAGACTGGTTAATGCCCTTGGGAAGTAAGCAACAGTTCAGAGAGAGAAGACGTAGGTGCTTCTTCGGGGCGGGATTATCTTCCTTATCCTCTTCTCCTCTCTCGTTCTTTACTGTGCTTACTGGGCCTATTACTTTAACCACTCTCATACCGGAAGAAGTGTAAAGATATGGCTTGAGGAGTAGGGACACTCCTTTTATCAGGAGGATTAATATAGATGAGAAAGGGTGAGACGATGAAGGGGCTGAGTACCTCCTCTATCTCTTGCACCGTTAACTCGGAGCCCAGAAGACGTAGTGATAAGCGCGGACATCATAAGGGAAAGGACTTAGAGTAAGATGGTACCCTGTAGAGAGATTTATCGCCTGAGAAGCGCGGTAGCGTTGATAGGCCTCTTCTACTTCAGGAGCACGAGTTAACTCCTGTCCAGTCAAGACCGCTTCTGTTAATTGTTCCCAGTCCATTCTTTATTCCCTCTAAAATGCCTAGCCCTGAACAGTTCCTCGTACCCTTTCCGCTCTACCAAGGGCTCACTCTAAACAACTTCCTCCTAAGAAATATAGATGTAGAAGAGCAAGTCTTAGTTCCCTTTAACCAATATCAGTACCCTATTCTTCTAGTCTGGGAATGGCAAGGCTCTTCACCCCCAAGGCCAGAGGAGATTTATACGCTCATTGAGAACTTGTCCTCCCTCTTACAAGGTCCACGGATTACCTACAGTGATAGCGGACGTCATTACTTAACCTTCTTCTTAGGAGACGATGACCCCCAATACCGATTAGAGGGAAAACGCCTGTACTTGTATTACCAAGGTTATGCGCAGAGAGTGAGTAGAGCCGTCGCGCAACAGTATCTGTAAAACTAATAAGAGATTACTTATTAGAAGAAGAGCCCATTAAAGAGATGCTCTGTAATGCGCTTACCTTGAAAGGAGCTCCCTGCCGTAATAAGGCCCGACATGAAGTCAATGGGAAATACGCTTGCCACTTACCTAATCATTTAAACCAGTTCCGTGTTTCCTCGGCAAATCGTCCTGTCAAAACTTCACTCCCCGTTCCCCCTAAGAAAACTTCTACTTTAGAGAAGGGTCCGCTTCCTCCCAAAGACCTGAAAGACGACAAAGGCGCCCACTATGAAGTAGTGAAGAAACTAGGGGGCGGTACTTACGGTAATGTCTATCGGATCATGAACCAGACTACGCAGTCTCACTTTGCCCTGAAGTCGCAGAACTGTGTCGCTCCTAATGGTTTACTCGCTCCGCATATCTTAAGAGAAGTAGACTTACTCTCCCGTCTGAACGCTCCCGTAGTGCTCTTTGCTTACAGTCATTTCTTCTCAGAGAATTATCAGGTGCTCCATTCTCTCTTACCGCTCTATCAGAAGACCTTACGGGGCTTTCGTCCCCCAAGATTTACCCGAGTTAAAGAGTGTTGTCCATCAAGCCTCTCGGCTTTACACTACTTTTCTCTAGAGGGGATCATTCACGGGGATTTAAAGCCTGACAACTTACTCTGTTATCGGAGTACTACAAAAGGGCTAATAGTCGTGCTCTCCGACTTCGGTTTATCTCAGTATCAAGAGCACAAGAAGTTAGTCTACATTCAGAGCCCATGGTACCGTGCTCCTGAAATTCATGCTCATCAGAAGGAGTACAACGCGCGAGTAGATCTGTGGTCCTTGGGTATGATCCTCTGGGAGTGGGCCTGTGGAGAACCGCTCTGTACCTTGAAAGAAGATCGGCAGGCCTTCGGAGTAGCGCGGTTATTCGGGTACCAATTCCCTGAGGAAACACTCGGGAACAAGGAGACCCTACGGCGCATAGGGGAATTACCTCCTCTCACCAATGAACAGATCAGGAAGAAGGTCCTAGAGCGAGTGAAGAGTAGCTCCTACGGTCCTTCTTTTCTCCAATTACTAGGGAAAGAACAGTCTCATTATCTGGACTTAATTGTACAGTCCCTTCATTATAAGGCCTCGCTTCGTGTTCCTCCTGCTACCTTACTTCAGTCTCCTTTCTTTAAAGGGATGCCTTCGGCCCTTACTCCCTCTCAAAAGGTCAATCCCCTCTCTGAAGACTTATTAGTTAATCAGCACTTAGTGAGGGAATTACGGGAGAATGTTGTCTTTAAAGATCACCTTGCTTTACGGGTGCTAGTGCTCTTTAATAAGTGTTATTCCCTTCGTAAAGAAGCCCCTAGACTGGTCCTAATAGTATTATTAGACATGCTCTTGAAGTTAGAGGAATGCTCCTTCTTAGCGTTAGATAGTTTCAAGGATTATCTAGGTAATGTCAACCGATCCCAACTATTAAAGCTTCAGTGCCAGATACTGAAGGCCCTACAGTTTCGCCTACTGGACCCTCTTCCTAAGGAGAACCCGTTCACGGTGAAGCCTGCCACCTAGTTTCCTCTTCATAAAGAGGAAATTTACCTGTAAATGGAAGCACTCCTGAAGACTATGGCGCAAGCTTCTCTGTCTCAGAAACAGGGCCTCAACTTGGAGACCCTCTCCGCCCTAGTTAACTTACGTGATCCGCTTAGTCCGCCACAGCCCTTACAGATCTATACTCGTTTAACCGAGAAAGGATTAGACCCTATCAGTGCCGTCGTTATCGCTTGTACTATCGGAGCGGTAGGGAGTTTAGGGATTAAACTAGTCCAAGAGCAGGGACGGGGTCAGAGGAAGCTTCCCACTCAACTCCCTTTCTTGCTCCCTAAAGTCGCGACCTTAGCAGAGGGTCTGCTCACTTCAGGACTAGTGCCCCTTCCTAGGAGTAAGAAGCCTTCTCCTGTGCTTAATATTCTACTCCAGAATAAAGAGTTAATCTTGGGGGTACTCGCCTTCTTGCAGAGTAGCCTCTCCTCTCAACGCTCCTAAGCACTCACTACTAAGAAATGTTTCACGAAGATGGCGACAGTAGGAGAGTAGCCTTCTACACGAATGACGTCTCCTTCTACGGCGTCTAAGTACTTGGCTTGAATATCCTCCGTGGTGATCCGAGGCATCTGACTAGGCTTAATCTTACTCTCTATCATCCACGACGTCGCTTGTTCCGGAGAAAGTAAGGTGTGTTTAGGCACTCTAACATGGCGTGTCGGATTAAAGAGTAAGGACTGCTCCTGAAACAAGACGACGCGATAACGAGCGCGTAAGTCTATTAACAAATCTCGGGCTTTAGAATATAAAGGAGCATCTAAGATTAAGAAGACTGTACTTGCTTTACTCTGGGTTAATTTCTTAATAATCCGTGAGACTTCTTCGGTTAAGACTTGCTTGCCCTGTTCGGGCTTCCTTCCGTAAGCTACTAAGACCCCGTTGGGGCTTTTCAAGTACGCTAGAGTACCGTCTAGAGGATAGTACACTTGCTCTAGTTGAGTGCGCGCTTCCACATTAGGATAGTAGGTAAGGAAGTTTTCTAGAGAGGACACTTTGCCCTGTAAGTCCGCAGGGACAATGTAGCCCGTCTCCGTAAGCTTCTCTAGCATAGTGCGTGTGGACTTGTATAAACCGTTCATCCTCTTTAGAGGGGAGAGTTCTCTTAGTAAATACTTCTTAGGTAAGAAGTATTATTTCCCTCGCGCCCGCTCCTCTAGCATTAACTCTTGATACATCTGCGCGTAGTAAATGCAGGCCTTGAAGTACTCAATAATAGCACTCTTCTCTTTCGCCGTGAGTAAATCCTTCTTCTCGTAGAGTTGGTGTAAGAACTGGGCTCCGTTAGAGGGAACTTCTAATCCCTCTACGATCTTTAATAAAGCTCGTTCCTGTTGTGCCTCGGTTCCTCCTTCAATGTTTGCCCACTCTCTACTAGTACTCTTAATGAACTTCTCCATGACTACTTTCTCATCCATGGCTTTAGCCCACGCTTGTGCGAAGAGCAACTTCTGACTGGGGGTTAAGCCTTGTTCAAAGAGTTTCGTGATCCCTCCGGTCGTAGAGGCTGTAGAGATTAGCGTCTTCAGGTTCGGGCTCTTCGCACCCTTATCATAGCGTTGAATAATGGGGGTCAAGCCTACCATAAGCTGATTAACCGTGTTCTTAAACTCTCGGCAGGCCTCGGCGGAAGTCGCAATGTCGTCCGCCATTTCTTTAAGAACTAGTAAAACTCTTAACTCTCTAAGCTTCTTTTAGAGGATAAGTCCTGTAGTTCTGGATACCACGGCTCTTTCGTAAGGTCCTCTAATGTATCTGCAAAGGTTAAGTAGCCATAGATAAAACGATTATCTACGTACTGGGGGATACGTTTCTTCCGTAATCCTTCGCTAAAGATTACGTACTCATGACGGGGAGAGCCGTCGCGATAAGAGACGTACTGTAAATATTCTGCTCTGATTAAATAAGTAGTGTGGATCACGGCGACTTCTATTAACCCTTTCACCTGTCGTTCTACTATAGCGAGGTAATACGGACTAGAAGCGTAGTAGCCGTTCTTGTCAATGTGGTGATGAATGTTAGCATAGATATTACAAGACTTCCTTAAGAGTGGACCCACTACCGGTAGGTGCGTAGAGAGTAATAACTCTATCATCCTTGGCTCAGTAATAAAGTTATCACAGTCTATTACGAAGTAGTGGGAGTTATGTTGGAGAGCGTAGGCAATGCTCTCCTCTCTGATCTTAGCTAGAACGATAAAACGCACTTCGTTCCATTCATGGGGAGCGTAATCTTGTACTGGTTCAGGGACGTCTTCAGAGGAATAGTAGACCGAATGATATTCGCCCCTGTGTTGGAATAACCACTCCTCTAATACTACTCTGGTATTATCTTTATTATTATTGGTACGAATATAGAGTAAAGTCTGGGACTTCGGATACGTGAAGCGTTCTAAGCAGGATAAGTAAAAGGGGAGGCAGTGTCCCTTCTCTTTCGCTAAGACTGCAATGGTGATTAAAGAAGTAGAGCTTTCGGTCATTTACTATGCTAGTCTTCCCTCTAGAGAAAGTGAGAGAAGAGAGGAGAAAGAGTAAAGATGAAGAGGAGAGGGTCTTCTTACTTCTTCCCTCTAGCAAAGATAATAAAGAAAGGAAGACGAGAACTTACCTCTATTCTTCTCTCTAGAGAGAAGAATATAGCAAAGATTAGTACCAGAGTTCCCACTCGTTCATCGTTCTGTTGTCTTTTAGTCCTAACTGTCGGTGGTAATCAAGACCGGTCGCATAGAGTTGTCCCTGCGCAGTTATTAGGATAGAATGGGTTGCCCCACAAAACATAGTCTTTACTGGGAAGGGTAAAGGACATAGGGTCCATTTATCCCTGTTCTCGTAATCCTTTAATCCTAACTGTCCATGATGATTAAGACCGGTCGCATAGAGTTGTCCCTGTGCAGTTATTAGGATAGAATGGTAATCAAGACAGGACATAGCCTCTACTGGGAAGGGAAGTGGGCATAATTCCCATTGGTCCCTATACTTGCGATCTTTTAGTCCTAATTGTCCGTATTCATTATGACCGGTCGCGTAGAGTTGTCCCTCTGTTATTAGAAACGAGTGGAAGGCACCACAAAACGCAGTCTTCACTGGGAAAGATAGAGGGCATAATTCCCACTCTTTCCTATCCCTGTTATCCTTTAGTCCTAATTGTCCCCATTTATTATAACCGGTCGCATAGAGTTGTCCCTGCGTAGTTATTAGGAGAGAATGGTAATACCCAGCTACCACAGTCTTCATCGGAAAAGGGAAGGGACAGAGTTCCCACTCGTTCCTGTTCTGATTGTCGCCTAGTCCTAACTGCCCAAACTCATTACGACCGGTCGCGTAAAGTTGCCCCTCTGTGGTTATTAGAAAAGAATGGTAATTACCAGCTACCACAGTCTTCACTGGGAAAGGGAAGGGACAGAGTTCCCACTCGTGTCTACGCCAGTTATCCTTTAGTCCTAATTGTCCATGACTATTACCACCGGTAGTGTAAAGTTTTCCCTCTGTGGTTATTAGAAAAGAGTGAGTATATCCGCAGGACGCAGTCTTCACTGGGAAGGGTAGAGGACAGAGTTCCCACTCTTTCCTATTCCAGTCGTCCTTTAGTCCTAATTGTCCATAACCATTATAACCGGTCGCGTAAAGTTGTCCCTCTGTAGTTATTAGGAAAGAATGACTAGCACCGCAAATCATGCTCTTTCCATTCTCACTTTGTAATAAGCTAAAAAAGGTCTCCATTCCGATAGATAACTTCTATGTGAACGCTCTTAGGAAGAAGAGCGCATCAGAACTTTTTAATTCTTCTCTAGAGAGAGAAGAATTACCTAATGACTAAGACGTGATGTGCGAAGGACTTCACCGTGATAGAGTAACGTTCTACCTTAATGATGTCTCCGGCACGGGCGTCTAAGTAGCGTGCCTGAATATCTTGCTCACTAATGACGGGTAGTTGCGTCGCTTTCAAGGCGCTGTTCCTAAGCCACTCCTTCCCCTCTTCTGGCGTTAAGAGCGTGTGCTTAGGAACCCTAACATGTCTACTGGGATTAAAGAGTAGTTCCGTGTGCTGAAAGACCGTAATACGGAGTTGATCAGGGATCTGGATACTCTCTAGCATCTCCCAACCTTTACTAGAGAGTACACCCATTAACACTAGAATAACGTCCTGAACCTTATGGACCCGTACCTGTAGGACCAAGTTCTTCAATTCATCTATGCTAATGGACTTCTTTCCGGCACTCTCGCGAGCATAGTAGACTAGCACACCCTTCTGGATCCGTTGTGCCGAGAGCGTTCCTTCTTTAGGATAGAAGACCTGAGGGGTAAGGGGGTAGTCCTCTAGAGAGAGAGGAGAGGGCACTACAAATCCACAATCCTCTAACTTCTCTAAGAGGGTCCTCTGGATAAGACGCTCCATTCTTCCTCTAGCAAAGTCTTCTTCCCTCACTGTAATTATCCTCTAGAGAAACCAAGAAAGCTCAGTCTACTCTCTTCAAGCGAAAGGTCGTAGAGCTGTAGTTCAGGTTCTTTCGGTTAGTAGTGCTCGGGTAGCTTCCTCCGTTAACAGTAGCAGGGATGACAGGGTACGGAGGAACGTTAGGGTTAACAGGACCGGTGAGAGAGGGAAGAGTATTAGACATAATAGGCAAAGTAGAGGAAGAGTAAAGATTGTTCAGGTTATTAAGCCCGCTCAGACCGGAAGGAGCGTTGAGGGCATTAGGGACGATCGGCACTACCGAAGTAGCTGTATTAGAGGGAACAGGAATAGTAGGCATAGTAGAAGGGATAGGTAAAGTAGAGGAAGCGGAAGGAGGTAAAGTCGTCTGCTCTTGTAGGTAATCTAAGTCTTCATCTACATTTACCTGTGTTAAGTTAATATCGTTTAAGGTCGCCGTAGCAACACAACTCATAAAGTCCCCGAAGCTCTGGTAATGAGGGTGAAGACTATCGGCGAAGATCTCCGGCTTCTCTCTCTGGTACTTTCCTACACAAGTTAAGATATTCTTGGCAAAGGAGACCTGTTCTTTCTGAGTGAGGTCTAGAGAGGGAATAGAGTTAAGCCAAGCACACTGATTCTTCCCTGTGCCCCCCGTAGCTCCTGTGGCCCCTGTCATTCCTGTAGTGTCATTTCCCCCCGTACCACCATTATTAACGGTCCCCGTCATTCCCATCGGTCCCAGTGTGTCCTCGGGAGTAGCACTAGTACTAGAAGGAATAGAAGTAGCATTATTAATAGTGAGAGAGGAGTAAGCACGCTTCCCTCTAGAGAGGAAGTTCTGGCGGTACCCGTAGAGACTAGCTCCGCGGTTGTAAAAGCCCCGACTGCGCTCGCTGTCTTCGGGGACGCGTAGTTTTAACCCGCGATGAAAGTGGTACGGCTGAGCCATTTTATACTCTGTGGAGATATTAAAGTATACACGTCAAAGATAAAGATGGAAGGGACTAATCTACTAGTAAAAGAGACGACTATTCCTACTACCCCTCGCCTTTTTCCTACTCTAGAAGAAGAGGGCCCCTTAATCCCCTTAGCACAAGAGGTGGAGTGGTTTCAACAAGTCCCTACTGCACCTCAAGCTTTACAGGAGCGCATTACTACGCTCTTAACGACCCCTTTCACGGCTGAGACCCGTGCCATTATAGAGGATGAACGCTACTTACCCCTCTTCTTCACTACTTCTCTCGCTTCTGGACCTGACTTGCTAGACCGCTCCTTAACTTTACTTAACGTCCCTGTATATGTCGCCTATCGCGATCCTCTTGCTTCTTTGTTGAGTAGTCTCGCTACGGTCCTATTAAGAGTAGGAAAGGAAGACTGTCCGAACTTGCCTGCCGTAATCCCCGTGAAAGGGAGTATTGTCCCGACACAAGTCTATCCACGGACCTCTAATTTCCCCTTAGAACGTCCTCCGGAATTAGGGGCACCGTCCCAATTACAAGAAGACGCCTTAGCACTCTTCCCCGAAGTCTTAGAACTCTTCTTCTCTAACGGAAGAAAGTATCTAGATGTCTTACTGAAACACGGCTTATCCGTGAACCGATTACAGGACTTATCACCAGAGGAAGAAGCACAGTACTTAGCCCTCCCGCTCAACCTCTTTCGCTTTGGTAGGCACAGTCGGATCCGTCGTTATGCTTTATACTGGGTCGGGCAGTTATTCGGGTTAGGTATAGACCCCTATCACGACTTAGTCTTTGAAGCCTTCCATCAGATCTTACGCGACGGTTCTAGCAAAGTGTTAAGCGACGTCCCTTATCGTGTAGAGAGTGCTACTATTAACTTTAATAAAGCCGTAGAGTTCTTGTTATTACTAGCACAGAGCGGTTGGGACTTTAATTACCAGTCTATGAAGGTCTACTTATTCCAGAGGGAATTAGGAGCCGTCTCCCGTGAGAGTGAAGAGCTCGTCCAGTTAGTGAGCGTGAATTATACGCGGGTAAGCTTCCTTGCGCTTTGCAGTATTTATAACCGTGCCGACGTCATGGCTTGGCTCTTCAACTACTGCGGACCCTTACCTCTAGACGACTTAGAACAAGAGGAGGACTTACTGGCGCGAAGAGACTTAGATACCGAAAGCCCCGTCTTACTCATCCCTAATGACTTATTATACCAAGAACAAAAGTTTAGTACTGTAGTAGTAAAGTTAGGACATCCTGAGAAAAAGTACCCTAGAGAGATGATGAAGGACCAAGTGCAAGAACCGGCACAGGACTTAACCTGTAGTGAGTTAGCACTCAGACATAATTCTATAGAGAGTTATCGGCTCTTAGAGGACTATCGCGCTTATCTTAGTAAAGAGTGGACCAGACCTGATCCTTTTAGTCAAGATGTGCGTATGCTAGGGTATTTAGAGCCCAGTAATTTCATAGACGGCTTCCCTACTCTGCCTAGTCTGCCTAGTTAACTTCTTTCTTCTTGTGTAAGAAGAAAGGTAGTCCTCTCATCCCAAGTATTCTTGTTGCTTAACAAGAATTATACTCCTTTCACCTGTACTTCCGGTACGTACCAGATCATACGCTTAGACCCGTGCTTCCCGTAGCAATGGACTACCTGATACCCGTCAGGGTTTACTCCTGTACAACCGTAGACGAGTAAGAACTTCTGATAACTGCCCCACTCATCATCTAGTAAACGATAGTCGCGTAGCGACATCCCGTTGAGTTTCACGGAGGCTTCCATGACCTCTTTCACTGCATAGAAGAGTTCCCTCAGGGTTAAATCATCTACTTTCGCAACCGTCGCCTCAGGGTGGATCTTTGCCCGATACAAAGCCTCACTAAGAATGTAGTTCCCGATCCCACTACAGACCTTATCTTGTGCGATTAACACTGACACTAAATAACCCTTTCTTGAACGTAGTCCCTTGATGAACTGTTCTTCCGTTAAGAGAGGATAGCACCCGATCCAACTGGGCTTAATTCGCTCTAATTCTTGTAAGACTACACCCTTCTGATCGGTTAAGAGGAAGTCTCCGAAGCGCCGGTAGTCAAGGTAATGCAAAGGCTTCTTGTTCTGTAGATGCAAGGTAATATGACACCACTTCCCCTCTTTCAGAGACCACTGTCCGCTCATTCCTAAACGGTTCAAGATATAGTAATCGTGGTTATTGTTATTTAGTTCTATCAAGATTAACTTCCCTTTCACGCTCACCGCCTTGATATAGAGAGGCCATTCCTTCACTAAGGAGAACTGCTCCGGTAAGTTCGCTAAAAACTTCTCACTGTACTTAGTCCACTCTACCGCACAGAGTGTCTCTCCCGTTAAGTACTGGGCTAAAGAGGAACCAATTAACCAGACTTCAGGGCCTTCAGGCATGATTATTACACTTGGAATTAATTAAGACTAGAGAAATACCGATAAATCTGTTAGTAGTTAAAGATGCTTTCACAACCTGAATTACCTGAGTATTCCTCTAGAGAGGAACATTGGCCAGATAGAGCGGAGAGTGCAAGTCCTCTTCAGAGTTGGGTGTTTCTAGGGTCTCTTCCTCTAGAGGAGGACCCACCTCTGACGCCAGAGTTAACTGAGCTTCCTCTAGAACATGAGCTCCTACAGGACCTTCCGGATTTACGAGAACCTTCAGAGAGACTGGGCTTGAGTACTGAACAGCCTGAGGCTCCTGTTCCGATAAATCCGGTAGAGGGGGTTCTTCTTCAGGCTTTACTTGAGCAGGAGCCTCAGGCTTCGTTTCCGGAGGAGAACCCGTTATCAAAGCCACCAGTCTATCCACGTCCTCCAACTCCTCATCCGAAGAACCGTCGCAAGCGTAAGAGGAAGGATGACTTCCTGAAGCAGAATAAGAGTAGGCGTATTCGGGAGACACACTCCCCTTTAAAGGGATGGGTCGGGAAGGGCTTCTGGGAATATGTAGTGAGGAGCTTCCAGTGGGGACGGGGCGTTCTAAGAAATAGGCGTTGCTAAGGTGAAAAGCTTCTTCACTGCTAGGGTCAAAGGGAACGCTCACTTCGGTCTGGACTTCTTGGTCTTTTCTAGCGGAATGATACTGTCTATTAATTCGAGACAAGTCATCCATTAACTCGCTAATCCTCGTGAACTGCTTCTCGGCTTCGTCTAGACGGTGAGAGAGAATGCGTTGTCGGTCCTCTCTAGTCTTTCCTGACCAGTACCCGACGACGTCATTAAAGAGCTTGTCTAGCGCGGGATAGAGGGAGATTATACTCAGGACGTTTGCCATGTTCTCTTTACTAAAATTATTATTCTCCTAACCAAAATGTCCTGTGGTTGTGCTTACAACGCCTGCTCTCCGCGCACTCATTCTTCTCTCTCATCCTCTAATACTAACACTAGTATGGCCCGCGGTACTACTTCGCCCCGTCGTAGTGTAAATAATACTAGCCGAGCACTCTCGCCTCGTCGCAATCTAGGACAGGCTCGTGGCAGTACTTCACCCCGTCGCAATCTAGGACAGGCTCGTGGCAGTACTTCACCCCGCCGTAATACTAGTCGTGCCTGCGCTTCTCCCCGCAGTATGGCTCGTGGCAATGTGAACCGCTACTTTGCTCATCAGGGTGGCGATCTTACACTCGGTGCTACCCACGTTCCCATGGGCTCGGGAATAACTACCAGCACGGGCTTTCAGAATGCAGGCCTAAACGACTTCTCTAACCAAGGTGCCCTAGAGAGTTTCTCGGATGATTTTGACGGTCAGTTCAACAGTGCTAATCAGGGTTTCCAGAACACCCTCTCCTCTAACCAAGGTTTCCAGAGCTCCTTTTCGGCTCGGGGAAGTCCGAGAGGGAGGAACACTGGAGCCCGCGACCAGAATAACCGCTCCCGCTACTTCTAAAGAAGAAGGCTTATCCAATTAACTATACTTTATTCCTAATAAAGTAAGATGCCGGAAAGTTATTTACACTATTACGCTAAGAAACTCTTAGCAGAGTGGCTTCGTTCTTCAGCACGCTCTGTCGTGATTGACGGGGAGACTAAGACACTAATAAGCTACTCTTCCTTTCAAGCGGTCGTGGACTGTATTGATCCTTTGAAAGGAGTATACGAGGAGTACAATAGGTGAGACTAATGTAATGTGGGTATACTAGCGGGTTCCTTTCCACAGCTAGTAGTTCTGTGATAAGATCTACATAAGTAGTTAGGACGGTCCTTACCGTCCAGATGAGATCTTGTGATAAACGCCTGATTGCAACCAGAGTTAACGTCGCGGTTCCATAGCCTACTACAGATAGTACATCTGAGTAGTCCATGTTTACCGCGATAACGTTTGCAGACGGCGTTCTCGTCTTTACAAGAAGAACAACAAAGGCTAGTACGAAATTCATCTACTAACAGAACAGTATAGCCAGCTCTTCTAAACATCTCTCTAAACCCCTTACCCTTCGTTGGCTCCCTATACTTCATATGTCGTTTCTGTTCCCAATCTCCGAAGCCGATCACTACTTCGTCCTTCTTACCAAACTTACTCCTAAAGCGATTAAGAAAGTTAGCCTCTGACCGTTGAGTGTTGCTGTAGCGATGCAGTCTAAATTTTCGCCACAATGGTCTCTGGTAAAACTCTCTTACTTCGTTATTAGCACTAAAGAGAACCCTTAGATATTCTTTAAACGCTACTATATCTAGCGTCTTATGGTCGTACTTAGAGAGTTTCTGCTCCCAATCCTTTACAGAAGGGAATTTCTCCTTTTCTTGTAGTAATATTCTCTCATGCTTCTTAGTCCTTATCTCTAGTTTCCTCTGTGCTTGCGTGTATCGTAGGGTTTCAGGGTTCTTAGCAGTAGAAAACTCGCTAACACAAAAGAGAAGATCAGAGATATTAGGGTCTATACCTACTACTTTTCTCTCTTTTAGTTGCTCCCGTGGAACCTCGTCAATGTACGGTTCGTTAGTTTTACTATAGGAAGGCTCCTTACTACCTTTAGGTTTAAAAAGGAGGGTGGCGCTAATCCCATCAGTAGTAATCATATGGTCAAAGTGGTAGTCCTTCTTACGGAAGACTTTAAGGTTAGTATGAAAATACTTACTCCAGACTGCGTCCTTCGCCTTGATAATCTCTTCAGGCGCTTGTTTCTTATTAGTACACTTCTTTAATAGTGTCTTAGTACCCTTCTGTGAGAGAAGTTCTATCATGCACGTCGTATCTATACGAATACTAGTAGGTAGATGATCCCCTTTAACAGGGAAAACGTTCCTAAGTTTGGGGCGATCACGACAATCTTGTGCTAACCTAACCATAGGTAAGAAGAATTGCATAGGGTCCTTCTTAATGTAATAGGCTAAATGGTCCCCCTCTTTTAGACCTGCTCTTACTAATGTTCTAATAGCATTAATCTCATGATCTTCTGACTTTACATCAGAGATTACGGCTCTGAAGAGCCGAGTACCTTCTCTTTCTTTCTCCTTTCTTCCTTCTTTAGTTAGAACTTTGGCATAGTAATCTACCTTACAATTGCAATAATCGTTAACGTAGGTCAGATAATTAGCTCTAACGTTATTTTCTAGATTAGTAATCATCGTTTCGGACATGTAGCAAAGAACCTGCTTTAATCCTTCGCGAAATGGAGTTGTATTATTCCCTAATAAGGGCTTGAAATTTTTGTAGTAAAAGAGTTGCAAGTTTTCTATAGTATCCTTGTTAGCTTTAAACTCTTTAGACTGTTTGACTACTGACACAACCCTGAGGATATTTAGGATGAGGTTCTTGTTAATAACCTCTATCTTACCGGAGTTAATACAGTGATCTAATACGTAGAGTTTAAGGAATAACCACGCCCTTTCATTGATTATACTTGCTCGTAGCACAACATCCTCTATTTTCTCTTGACTATCGCGGTCTAGAAGGATGCCAGACAAGGCCGTCTTAACGCTCCTGTAGTCCATACCCTTTAGGAGCGAAGTTAACGCTTATATAAAACACCTATTCTTCTCATCAGTGAGAAGAATATAGCTAATAACATAATTAAGTGTTATCTCTACGTCATAATTTTAAGGACGTAAGGTTGTAAATAGTTCTATTCTTCTAGTAAATGAGCCTAGAGGGAGCTTCACCCTTACAGCAGAGTTTAATAGACGCCCTAGAAGACCGCCTACAATCCTTTCAAGAGGCACGTCTACTACTCCCTCTAACACGGGATCGTTCGATTGTCAAGTGGTATGAGTACTATGTAGCGCTCCAAACTTTTATAGAATTAGACCAGTCCTTTCGCTTGCATCGGGGTTATTCTACGGAACCGGCAGAACAGTTCTTATTGAACCTTCCGCGAGAGCCGTCAGAGGGTGAGTACTTTACTGCGCAGAATTTACACTCTTTAGGAGACCTTCCGCTCTGGCTTCGTAGTTACGCCGAGGATTTCTACCAAGCTTTATATCAGAGGGATCAGGGGAGGCTATTACTCTTGCAAGAAGAATTATCCTCTCTGGTGAGAGAAGTAGAGACAACCCTCTCTCAAGGGGAACAAGCCCTACTCACTCTTCAGGGGTTAGTAGAGTTCCAAGTGCTAAGTCAAGTAGCACAACAGTCCCAATTCTCTCTGCTTCCGTATTTGACCCCGCTCTTTCAGAGGGTAATTGACCGTTTACTGCCCAGTAGAATCATCCTCCCTCTTTCCTTCTAATTTCTTCTCTCACAGAAAAGAAATATTGTAGCCCCCAAAATGGCTACGGCACGAGAAAACGCTCTGATCCTGCTCTCTCTGGTCATCATCTACTTAGGGATCTACACGCTTCGTACCGGTGAGGTGAAGCCCGCTCAGAGCAACGACGCGCAGTGGGCAGGGATCTTCGCAATTACTCTCGGGGTCTTCACGTTAATCTCACTCATTCTCGCGGAGGAAGGCTTCTCTCTCGCGAAAGTTTCGCAACGCTCTCTGAACCTACCTAGTCTGGTAGCGGGTGTGGCTTTACTCGTCTCAGCCTTCTTCTACATTAAGCTTCTTCGTAGCGGGTTAGAGGGTAATACCTTCAAGATCGTAGTGTGGGCGCAGATTATCGCCCATGTTCTACTATTAATCGCGTTCTTCACGAATTGGGACCGCTTTGAAATGGGCTCTACGCTCCTTCCCCGAACGCCCCGTGGCAGTGTGGTAGCGCCCGCACCCGTCTTTACTTCCCCGACTTTCTTTGCCCAGAATGGAACACGTATTCCACAGAGTACTCGAGTCTAGAAGAGACTGAGTTCCAGTATAAAGAGGGTTTCCTTCCTCTAAAATGCCCAGAACTCTCTTACTTTTAAGACACGGTAAGAAAGCTTGGGTCAACGGGAAGAAGCCCGCGGGTGTGGAAGGCTATCCCTTTGACCCCCCGCTTTCCGCGACCGCACTCTGGGAAGATACTACTTTGTCCTCGTTAGAACGATTAAAGGACTATATTCCCACGGCGATTTACTGCTCTCCACTCTTGCGTACTCGCGAGACTGCTTGTTATTTCGTAGAGCAATTATCCTATCAAGAACCGATACAGATCACGCCTCTGCTCGCGGAATACCTCGGGAATCACCGTAATAAAGAGATTACCTTCTGCCCCGAGACTGAACAGTACTTTCCTAGTAAAGAGAGTATTCAAGCGTTAACTACAGAGAGTATCAGGGATGTAAAACGAAGAATGGATTACTTCCTGAGTACTTTACCGAAAGACGGGGTCTTCTTTATTATTACGCACGGCGTGGTCATTCAGAGTGTCGCGGGTACACGTCCGCCGGAAGGAGGGCTCTGTATCATAGAACAACCATAATACTTTATCCTAATAAAGTATTAACTAGTAAAATGGCCTTCGTGGTCTCACTCCCCTTACAAGTGTTATATCATCAACCTCTCTTTAACCTGAGTAGAGTAGTTAATCAGGCTAGAGAGACGTTGACTAACGCCTTCAAGGCTCCTCCACACCCCAAAGCTTTAAAGCTGAACTGCCCTCTAGACTACTTCCTCGCACAAAAGGGTCATTATAACTTAGCACAGTTCTTAGAGCGTGTTTACGGGTTGAAAGTGAACCGTGCCGTACTACAGGCTTGTAAGCAACGCGCTAATCTGTTCACGTTATACCAACTCAGTAAGGATTAATCCCTCTAAAGGATGCTCTTAGACTTACTACGCTTACTCCTGTTCGGAGATCTTTCTCTTCCCCTCTTTCGTTATTATAAGAAAGTAGGAAAGGAACAACCCTTAGAAACCTTCCTCGCTTCAGAGGTAGATTACGACTTAGCCCTCTTTCTAGAGCAAGAATATGCTCTTCCCGCTACTGATGTGGTACTGCAAGCCTGTAAAGAGGGAGCTTCTCTAAAAACATTACAACAGTTATCTGCTCTAGAGAGGAAGAAAGGAGAGAGGGACAAGGCTCAGGAATAAGGGGAATAAGGGGGAATAGTAGTCTGAAAAGAACTGTTTGTGCTCCTCCTCTAAAAAGATGACTACCCTTCTGAGACTGTCCGAAGCGAGTAGCTCCGGCTTACGGCCGGCGCTGAGCGCTAACTCTATCATTCAAGCAGACTGGCGCAGTAAACTCTCTATGAAACTCTTACGCTATGAACCCGCAGGTGCTACTGTAATCCAATCTTTTGACCAAGCGATGCAGAGACTAATTAACACAATCAACGACGACGTACTCATCACTAATAGGGAAGAAGTGATCACTTTCAAGGACACGCGTCTCCTACACCCCAGTTTAATTGACCTAACCGAAGAGGTCCGTGCACTCTATCCTAACTACTGTCGCTTAAACGACCGTACTTACGCAGGGGACTTAATTACCACCGCACACTTCGGCGAGCAGTCCCTACAGATTAACTTAGGCTCCTTTCCGGTCATGTTGCGCTCTTCTGCCTGTCATCTTCGTACCCTCTCTAATGAACAGTTAATGGCGGTAGGAGAAGATCCCCAAGATGTCTTCGGATACTTCATCATTGGAGGTTCAGAGTACTTAGTGATCAACCAAGAACGTCAGGCCGTCAATCGTATCATTACTTTCGTAGGGAAGAATGACCAGCTTCAAACTATTCTAAACGCTCAAGCTCCTGACGGTAGAAAGATCCAAGTAGAAGTCTCGTTAATGAAGAACCCTGACGACTTCTTGTCCGAAGGAAAGCGTAATACTACTGGGGTTAAGAAGAATATTATTAGAGGAAAGCTCTCCTCCTTTAGAGAGGAGGTAGAGGTCAATGTCTGTACCTTCTTTGAAGCCTTAGGAAGTCGCAACGAGGAGACCCCTAACTTCTTCAAGAATGACCTCTGGATCCAAGCCTATATTCTAGACTGGGTAGACGAGGAAGATCGGGTCCAAGTAGAAGAGTACTTAGCACCCACTCTAGAAGAGTACCGAGGAATTAGAGGGGACTTAACCGGCGTCAGTGAAGAGCAGTTCCTCTCACAGGAGGAGATCCCTACCAATACCATTGCCTATATCGCACGGAAGTTAAGACTACGTGAACAAGGGATCCCTGAAGAGCGCTTAGAGGAAGAGGTGAAGCGACGCTTATACTACGAGCTCTTCGCTAATATGGTGGACCAAGATCCCATTCAGAAAAGACTAGAATTACTAGGCTTAATGGTGGCACGCTTCATCACAGTCGCGACGGGAATTAGAGCGAGGAAATTACGCCCCTCTGAGAGTATGGGCGTACGCGACCCTAGAGTATTAGTCCTTCTAGGGTGCGATGACCGTGAAGACTACACTAACAAAATGGTGGACAACCCTGGGCTCTTGATCTCTTCACTCCTCTCTAAAGCATGGGCACGTCAGCTCACTGAAGCGGTTTCCGTGTTAAATAATAGTACTAATCTTCTCAACGACTTGAAGACTACCTTCACTAGGCACAAAGTGATGGCCGACAGCTTAACCACAGCGATCCGTTCGGGAGATTGGGGTATTCGGGGTGGCAAGGTCCGGAAAGGGATTACCCGTATTCTTCAGAGAGAAAGTATTGTGGGAGCGATCGCAGACATTAGAGGGATTAACGCGCCCATTGATAGAAAGTCAGGTGATGAAAGCCTCCGTGCTAATCATTTGTCCTACTGGGGGATCATCTGTCCTACTACTACTCCAGAGGGAAAGAACTGTGGTTTAACCAAGGCCTTAGCACAGGGAGCGCGCTTCAGTGTTAGCCATAACCCGCTTCCGCTCTGGGAGTTCCTCATGGCACGGAGCTCTTTTGACCGTATCACAGAGGGATCAGAGGAAGAACAGCACTTAACCGCCTTGATGTTCAATGGGAGATTACTAGGGTGGTGTAATTACACGCGCTTAAAACGAGAGTTCCTTGAGCACAGGAGAGGCGTGAACGGTTCTGCACATACTATTCCCTCTGATGTTTCTCTGCACCTTTCTCTAGACGGGATTGCTGAGGTCCATTCAGAGGAGGGACGACCGGTCCGACCAGTCTTGGTGGTAGATTTCCTCTCTCAAGAGTTAATGGTGAAGAGACTAGGGTTATATGAGGCGGACTGGTACACTCTCTTAACTCACGGAGCGGTAGAGTACTTAGACGCCATGGAACAGACGAACTGCTTAATCGCCATTAACCCCCAAGACTTAGGAGTAGCCGTGAGAGGGATTGCGCCCGATCAACCCGAGGTCTACCGTGCTCATCGTGATCCCGACGCTTCTTACATTCCCCAGTATACCCATGTAGAGTTAGATCCGGCCTTACTCTTTAGCTATGAAGCGAACATGGCCCCCTTTCCTCAACACAATCCGGGAACGCGTATTACCTATCAGAGTAAGATGGCGCGAAAGGCCGTAGGAGTTCCTAGTTTCGTCTACCGTCCTGTTCCCGCGACGAGTGTGGACCCTGCCATCACAGGGCGCTTCTCAAGCAGTAAGGTCTTAGCCTATCCGCAGAAACCGATGATCTATACTAACACACAGAGTATTCTAGAGGAAGGGCTCTCCCAAGAACAGTTATCCGCTCTCGCTAATTTACCAGTGCACATCACCGACGAAGAAGTAGAGGCTATTAAAGCACGGCTCAAGGAAGCTACTACCACTGACATTACCGCATTAGGAGGACAGAACGCCATCGTGGCGATCTTGAGCGGTCCCGAGGCGTGGAATGAAGAAGACGCTATGATGGTCAACAAGCGCTTCGTAGATTTCGGAGGGTTCATGTCTACGACTTATAAGGTAGATAGCTACGAGATAGAGAACCCTTACCTAGAGAAGTTAGGGATCCCTCCTAACCTCTCTGAAGAGGAACAGGAGTTGTTCTCGGCGGTAGATCCTAACACAGGGATCGCTCGGGCGGGAAGCGTCTTAAGAGCAGGCATGGCTATCTTAGCGAAGTATACCGAGGAAGCAGGCGTTATTCGTAATACTAGTATCTACCTGAAAGAGGAGGATTACCTCTACAAGCAGTCCCCTTTGTACCTAGCACAGAGTAGTGAGACGATCCGTCGTGAACGACTAGAAGGCTCTATGGGCTCTAGTAGTGTCTCCGCACTCGCGACGGCCCGACAGAACCAAGGAAAGACTAATCCCACTATTCTCTCTAGCAGTATTAGTAATGTTCCCATTCTAGATGAGGTCCATATCGGGAAGAACGGAGCACGTAATACTATGGTCAAGTGGAAGATTAGGACGACGCGACGCCCTCAGACCGGCGATAAGTTCAGTAGTCGTTTCTCTCAGAAAGGAGTAGCAGGTAGGATTATGGAACCGGTAGACATGCCTTGGAGTGATAGCGGGATTAGCCCTGATATCGTAGTGAACCCTCACGGCTATCCCACGCGTATGACTATGGGACAGATGATAGAGAGTATGACCGGTAAGGCCGGTGCTTTGCTAGGGAGTAGATTAGAGGGTACGGCCTTTCACCAAGTAGATCAGGAAGCGTTAGGACGGGTCTTAAGCGCTTTCGGGTTTAACCCTATGGGCACGGAGACACTCTATGACGGGATTACCGGCTTACCGATGCAAGCTATGGTCTTCATGGGCGTAGTGTACTACCAAGTGCTCCCCCAAATGGTAGAAGAGAAACGCCAAGCCCGTTCTAGAGGGAATTACCACTACCTCTGGCGTCAGCCTCCTGAAGGGAAGTCTAGAGGAGGAGGTGGGCGCTTCGGTGAACAGGAGCGCGACGCCTTAATCGCCCACGGCGCTCGGGACTGGCTTCGGGATCGCTTGTGTGTCAATAGCGACTTGACCCGTTTAGCGATCTGTGAAACGTGCGGGTTGCAGTGCATCTCTAACCGTAGTTCTAATCCTCCTATTGAGCACTGTGAACTGTGCGGGGAGAACCGACAGGTTAATATTATTGAGGCACCCACTAGCTTCCGCTTGTTAACGGCGTTAAACGCTGCGCAAGGTATAAAGATGCCCGTGAGAACTGCTCCTCCTCCACAGGGGCGCTAATTATTCTTCTCTCTAGAGAGAAGAATAAGAAAATGTTAAGGAGTTAGAGTTGAGCTCTATCTCTCTAGAGAAGATGGAACTGCTCTTTCAACTACTACAAGATAATAAAAAGAGTGTTGCATGCGGTTACAGACATTCTTTCCTAATCAGCACAAAGGGGCAACTCTACACGACTGGTCATAATTATAGTGGACAGTTAGGACTAGATGACTGTAAAGACAGGAGCGAATGGACATCGCATCCTCTCCCCTCAATAAAGACTGTAGTTTGTGGTAGTTGCCATTCTTTCCTAATAACTACACAGGGACGGCTCTATGCGACCGGTTATAATAATTATGGACAGTTAGGACTAAAAGACGTCAGAGATAGATATCACGGGGAATTCTGTTATTTCTTTTCTCTAATAAAGAAGGTAGCTTGCGGTGATCACCATTCTTTCCTAATAACTACAGAGGGAAAATTCTATGCTACCGGTGATAATGAGTTTGGGCAGTTAGGACTAAAGGGCGACAAGAGAAGTCTCTATTGGAGATATTGTCCTCTTCCTTTTACAGTAAAGACTGTGGCCTGTGGCGCTTATCATTCGTTCCTCTTAACGACACAGGGACAACTCTACGCGACCGGTCATAATGGCTATGGGCAGTTAGGATTAAAGGATTACGAGAACAGGGACGAGTGGGAACTTTGCTCTCTCCCTTTTCTAATAAAAACTGTAGTCTGCGGTGCTTATTACTCTTTCCTAATAACAACAGAGGGAGAGCTTTACGCGACAGGTAATAATTACTTTGGGCAGTTAGGATTAAAGGATTACGAGAACAGGGGCCAGTGGACCCTCTGCCCTCTTCCCTTCTCAGTAGAAACTGTAGTTTGTGGTCATCACCATTCTTTCCTAATAACGACACAAAGGCAACTTTACGCGACCGGTCGTAATCACCAAGGGCAGTTAGGGTTAAGGGATTACGAGTATGAGAACAGGGATCAATGGACCCTCTGCCCTTTACCGTTTCCCGCAGAAACTGTGGTTTGCGGTGCTTACCATTCTCTCCTTATGAACTCACAGGGGCAAGTTTACGCGACCGGTAGTAATAAAGAGGGACAGTTAGGATTAAAGGATCTTAAGGACAGGGATCAATGGACTTTGTCGTTCTCGTTATAATTCTTCTCTCTAGAGAAGAATGTTATTTCTCTGCCCCCGGTTCTTCGGGGGCAGAAGGAACAGGAGCTTCCTCCTTATTCTTGGTCAAGGTCTGGTATAATGCTAACTTTCTAGCACTAAGAGTAAGACAATAGTTAAGATACCCTGACATCTGGGAGCCTTCGTTCTTATTCATTAGCGTTCTAATCCTGACCAAGTTAGTGCGTAAGAACTCTATATCCTTTGACAGGGTAGCGAGACTTCGTAAGGTCTGAGCGTTAAACTGGGGAAGATCTAGTAAATAAGAGAAGATACTACATTTCCCCATAAGTTTTTGAGCTCGTTCCTCTACCTCTAGAGTGAGAGCTTCTTTAACGACGAAATCAGACATCCTATTGGCTTTGGGAGTAAGCCTGTATCTCTTCTTCTTAACTTTTTCAGCTATCTCTCTAGAGGGAAGACTAGGCTACCTATCCTATAAAATAAATTATTCCGCATTATCTCTCTCTAGCACAGAGTAGAGGAAACCTTCTGACAGAAAGAATGTCGCTTAAACGACAAACCTTGAACGACTATTACACCTTGACAAGGCGTGTCCGAGAGATCCTTCCTCTCGGCAAAGACTACTCCTCTGAACTAAGCAGGAGCTATTACACCTGTCTCGGTGCCGAAGGGGTCGCGAAGCGTTATGCTCTGGACTTACTCAGGAAGAGGATGTCTTTGGTCAGAAACTACCTCACTGAACTAAAGGAGCTAAAGGAAGAGGCTGAGAAGTACTGGTATTACCAGCGTTCTAGCGCACTCGTTCAAGATATTAACAATGTGCTCTATATTTACTTGAGAGAGGAGAAGTTAGAGCAGTATGAGCGCTTCCTCTCTAGTCAAGAAGGGCACCCTACAGAGCTATATAAAGAAAGTAGTGAGGAAGAATATTCCGAAGAGAGCTCAGAAGAGGAAGCCTATTCCTCTGAAGAAGACTGTAGTGAGGAAGAGAGCGCAGACGAGGACAACGTTCTCTCTGAAGAAGAGAGCGATCACAGTTATTGCCCTGAAGAAGACTGTTCCGAAGAGGACTGCCCTGAAGAAGACTGTAGCGAAGAAGAGGAGGAACGTCCCCGTAAGAGGATGAGAATAGAGGAGCGTCGGCGTTTAATCGCAGAACTCCTTGCGGGTGATTAATTCATGGAGTATTAACTATTAATCTATGTACATTACTATTCTTCTCTCTAGAGAGAAGAATTATGCTACTACAGCTAGTCCCTCCATCGTGCGCGCTACCTCCTCTAGCGCCTGACCAATAACCTCACTAGCCTTCAGTAAATCTTCCGTCAGCTTACTATTAATTACAAACCAGAGTGCTATAACGGAAGAGACTTCCTCTATCTCCCCTGCCTCCTCGTCAAGGAGCGCTAGGACTTCAGTAGAAAAGGCACGGAGTTCCCCGTCTAGTCTCAGAACCCGCTCTTTCACCTCATGAAAGTTAGGGCCTTGTAGAAGCGGGCTCTGTAAATGACGTAGTAGAAAGAGGAAGAGCCTCTCCCGTAGGGAGGTACACTTTGCCTGATAGGGCGTGGGAGAAGAGGAACTAAGAGGAGTGGTCGTCATCTTCTTTCTCCAGAAAGACCCTAAACTTTCTCAGTCTTCTTCTATCAAGAGAAGAAGGATTATCGTGCAGATAAGAGCAGATGAGCCTGTCTTACGGTCTCTTCCGCATAGGGCACTTCGTACGTCAGAGAATTCAAGAGTACTCCTGACATATAAGAATTTAGTTCCCAGATATAGTGCCTACGTTCTCTCACTTTTCCAAGCGTCTCTTCTACTTCTGAGAGGAAGGACCGGATTAACTTTAATTCCTCCTCTGAACAGGCTTTCTCTAGAGAGGGAAGAAGTGTTGCTAGAGCAGGCGTTAACCGTTGTAGGGATAATAATGCCGTGGTTAATAAGATCCCACGTGTAGAGGCGAGAACAGGGATCAGAGGAGGGGCAGACATTGCTTACTCTTTCGTAAGAATAGTCCTAACCCTAACTTTTTTAACTTATTAACTTTATTAGAGCGTTCCAGAGTGTCTGTCAGTCATGACGGGCGTAGAACTTAAGCAGGTCTTGAATAACACCTCGTATTTCTTAACGGTAGTACGTGGCTTGTTAGATGAACTCATGAAGAAGAGCCAGTCGCTTAATGGGCTCCTCTACTCTTTCACACAAGAACCTTCTTCGCTAGGGTGTCAGCTTCTTCGTAGTTATTACAGTACGATCTCATTAGAATTAGAGACAGTGAAACAAGCGCTAATCCCCCTCTATCAGAGGAACTTAATCCAGACCCTGCCTAAACTAGAGTTCACGGAATTGCTCCTCTTCCAGTGTAAGGAGTTGCTAGTCTGTCATGAATTAACAACCTTCTCAGCACAGTAAGCTTTCTTCTCTCTAAGAGAAGAAACTAGCTCTGTAAGAGGAGACAATACTGCTCTACAATGAAGGGAGCGACCTTTCGCGTGGTTTCCGTGAAGAGTTCTTGACAGAGCGTAATCTTGTGCAGTAAAGAAGGAGCATGCTTGTAGAAAGGAAGACAGGTCTTGATAGATGGGACTAATTCTTCTACTTCGTTATAGATGACGAAGAGCCGACGGAGAGAACAGTCCAGCTCAGGAAGGGCTTCTTTTCTACGCATAGTACAGAGCTGGGGATTATTATATATGTGGTTTAAGCTCCCAGAGAGCGCTACCCCTTCTTTTAGGAGGAGTAAGATCCGCTTCTTAAGCGTTTGGAAGCTACGAAAGCTGAGGAAACCGTCCTGAGTAATGATCATTCTCTAACTCTAGAGAGAACTATCTCTTTCTTCTAACTCTAGTTAGTATTAATCCCTTTAGAGGATGAGAGGGTGAAAGAAGAGATAGTTTCTTCTCTGGTAGAGAAGAAATTTAAAGAGGAATAGGGCACAGTTCCCACTGGTCCCTATTCACATTATCATTTAGTCCTAACTGTCCACTATAATTATAACCGGTAGCGTAGAGTTGTCCCTCTGACGTTAAGAGGAAAGAATGGTTAGCACCACAGATCACATCTTTTACTGAGAACAGGGATATAGGGGTCCACTGGTCCCTATTCACATTATCATTTAGTCCTAACTGTCCACTATAATTATAACCGGTAGCGTAGAGTTGTCCCTCTGACGTTAAGAGGAAAGAATGGTTAGCACCACAGATCACATCTTTTACTGAGAACAGGGATATAGGGGTCCACTGGTCCCTATTCACATTATCATTTAGTCCTAACTGTCCACTATAATTATAACCGGTAGCGTAGAATTGTCCTTCTGACGTTAAGAGGAAAGAATGGTTAGCACCACAGACTATAGTCTCTACTGAGAAAGGAAGAGAGCACAGTTCCCACTCACTCCTGTTCTTGGTATCGCCTAATCCTAACTGTCCACTGTGGTTATCACCGGTAGCATAGACTCTCCCCTCTGATGTTATCAGGAAAGAGTGGTCAGCACCACAGACTACAGTTTCTACTGAGAAAGGAAGAGGACAGAGCTTCCACTGGCCCCTGTCTTGGGTATCGCTTAGTCCTAACTGTCCGTACCAATTACGTCCGGTAGCGTAAAGTTCTCCCTTTGTCGTGATTAGGAAAGAGTGACCAGCACCACAGGCGATAGTCCGTACTAGAAAAGGAGAGAGTTCCCATTTACTCCTGTTCTTATTATCCTTAAACCCTAACTGTCCATAGTAGTTATCACCGGTCGCGTAGAGTTTTCCCTCTGTCGTGATTAGGAAAGAATGACAAGTACCACAGGCGATAGTCCGTACTAGAAAGGGGACAGAGTGAAGGGTCCACTTGCCCCTCTCCTTGTAATCCTTTAGTACAAACTGCCCATGCCCATTCTTACCGGTAGCGTAGAGGTGCCCCTGTGAAGTTAAGAGGAAGAAGTGATAACGACTACAGGAGATAGCCTTTACTGAGAAAGGAAGCACGTAAGGTACCCACTTGCCCCTCTCCTTGTCTTCCTCTAATCCTAGATAATAATTATACCTAATACCGGTAGCGTAAACTCTTCCCTTTGAGGTAATGAGGAAAGAATGGTGAGCACTACAGGACCCGCTCTGTTCATCCTCCCTTCTTAATAAACGATAGAAGACCTCCATGACGGTAAAGAATTTACCGTGGTAATCTCTTCTAGTAGAGAACTAGGTCTTTATTCTTCTCTGAGAGAGAAGAATTATTTACTTTACTACTCCTACGAGCGCTTCTTTAGTACCGCGACGTAGTAGCCATTCCACCACGTCTCATAGTCATCAGGCTTAGCAGAGGGCAAGACCTTATGATAGAGAAGATCGTAGCCAGACTTTACTAATCCGGAAATAGTTCCCTCCTGTACGTCTGTTCTGCGCCAGTCATCGCAGATAAAGACGACTAAGTCCGCGAAGACTGAGCGATAGTAGGTCAGAGCGCGCTCTTGATCTTTCGCAGTGTGAGAACCGTCATAGATGTAGACGTTAATCTTCTCCGTGATGGTCTTGGGGTCAAACTTAAAGCTGTCTTGGTCATAGGCCTTGATAGGGTAGGCGGGGAGGAACTTGGATAAATTCCTAGTGAACTCGGTCTTGGGACCTCCGAATTTAGACCAGTTATCTATGCTGTAAGCGACCTTGACGTTCTTCTTATTCCGATAGAGGGCAGAGATAAAGGTGCTCCCCTTCCATGACCCAATCTCTAGGAGCTTCACGTTAGGGACATTACAGAGGTTATTTAGTAAATGCCGTCCCTTCGCGCTAGACATCCCCTCAATATGGAGGACTTCAGAGCTCAGCTTACTCTTCTTATTCTGAGCGTTCTTAATGGCCTGTTTGACATGGGCTACTAAAGCACTACCGTTAGAGAAAGGGGAAGGCGCGGATGAAGCCATTTATTTACCTTTTATAGAATTAAGATGATGGTTATAGAGCATCGTGATTTCGGGACACTCCGCTCCTTGTAGATCATGCTCTAGACAATACTTCTTTAATGCTTTCCACATTAGAGCGTCCGCGGCGAAAAGACGTTCAGGGCGGTTGTTATAGAAGAGAGGGATGAGGTCTAAACGCCAACTCACTGTACTATGAAGAGTATTATGGTCTGGATAAGGGGTAGGATTGCGAGGTAAGATTAGCTCACCCCATTTACCCCTAGTATGTACTGTAGCGAGATTTCGGTTCTCTGTATAAGCCTTCATGAGCACAGAGAGATGGTTAGGATACCAATAATCATCGTCGTCTAGATGAGCACAGTAAAGGTGCCCATGATCTCCCGCGACTTTTAGAGAGTAGTTCATAGCGGTAGAACCGGCAAGGCAGTGTAAAGCCTTCTTAGAAGTAAGGAATTCCCTCTCGCAGGCAACTGGTAAGTTATTATACACTAATTTCTCTAGAGGGATAATCTTCGTAATAACTTCTTTAATCTGGTCATTAGGGTAGTGATCACCGGTGAAGTACAAGCGCCAGTTCTGATACTCTTGCTGTGCTAAAGAAGATAAGGTTTTCTGTAAGACAGTGTCGTCCCCTCTCGGATAACTAGCTAAGACAATAGCGACCTCATCCCTCTGAACAGGTTTAGGGTAAGGTTTTTGTACGATAAAGAGGTTGCTCTGTTTAGCCAAGAGCGGAACATCTTTTCCATAACTGTTACTGTTATTAGGAAGAACCCCGATAACGTGCAGTTCCGGATACTTCTTTAGGAGCGCATGAACCGCAGGCTTCACCTCTGGAGAATGAACGTTGTCGTTATAGTCATCAAAGAGAATGACACCTCCCGCCCGTACGAGAGGATAGTAGTTCGCGAAGTCCTCTAGGACGTTCTGATACTTATGACTAGCATCAACCAGAAGGAGATCGACGTGAGGTGCGACCCCAGTCTCTCCACTATACAACTTTCGTAAAGTGTCACGGTTATTCGTAAGAGACTGGTACTGAACTAAATCCGCCTTACAGGGGCCTACGTTCTTTCGCACTTGAGCAGGTGTGAAATAGCGATAGTTGTCAACGCTAATTGCTTTCTTGAGCTTCTTCCAGCGGGTCGCTAACCACAGGCTCTCTCCTTTATAAGTTCCTAATTCTAAGTACACTTGTCCCTGTAATAAAGCTAAGAGTGGAAGTAGAATATGGAAATGGTGGTGCATGAGCGTAGCTTTCCTCTTTCTTACTAGATTATTAGAGGAGTGATACAGGGGATGTTCCAGTATCTGAGACTGACTGAGCATTTTAAAGGGTGAAATATCTATTCCAAGAATAGATAAAGATGGGTGAGTTAGTACTGATTGGTGGCGGAGGACACGCCTTCGTCGCTTATAACATCGCTTCCTTACTGGGGTACAGCGTCGTGGGATATTATGCTAGAGAAGTAGGTTCCCTACCACTTCCTTACTTAGGAGACTTCATTAACCCTGATCCGAACGCGCTTTACTTTTGTGCTATAGGAGATAATAAAGTCCGCGCTCATCTGACGACACGCTATCCTTTACGTTTCGCCACGCTCATTCATCCCAGTAGTGTCGTTGCTCAGGGAGTAATAATCGGAGAAGGTTCTCTAGTATGTGCGGGTACCATTATAGAACCGGAGAGTAAAGTCGGGAAGCATTGTATTATTAATACCGGTAGTATTATTAACCATCACTGTACCCTCTCTCACTACTGCCACATCGCTCCCTCGGCGACGTTATGCGGTGGGGTGAGCGTAGACGCTTTCTCTCTCATCGGAGCAGGTGCTAAAGTACTTCCTCACCTTACGATTACTACGAATGTTATTATCGGAGCGGGGAGTATCGTACTAGACGACGTTCTAGAGCAAGGTGTCCAGAAAGGCTTAGTGAAGCAAGAGAAGGTGAAATGGCTCGCGGAGAAGCCTATTAACTTTAACACAGTAAAAGAATTATTAGCGAAGTCTATCGCCTCTAACCATTTCACAAACGGTAGTCCCTTAACTCAACGGTTAGAACAGTACTTATTTACCCTATTACAGTTAAAGGAAGATCGGGCTGTCGTCTGTGTAGCGAACGGGACTGTAGCGCTTCATGCCCTTGTTTCTACGTTAAACTTAGCTCACGGGAAGAAGCACCGTTTTGCTACGCAGGCTTATACGTTCCCTTCTTCGGTACAGGGACCGCTACAGGGTAGCGTCATAGTAGACTTGGATCAAGACTACTCTCTAGACTTGGAAGAATTATCCTCTAGAGAAAGGGAAGAGGGGAAAATAGACGGGTTAGTCCTCACTAATCTCTTTGGACACGTTGTGAACCTAGAGAAGTACTTGTCCTATGCTAGAGAAGAAGGAAAGTTCCTGATCTTAGACAACGCGACCGCTCCGTTAACCCTTTACCAAGGAAGCAACATTAACAACTACGGCGTGGGAACGATCATCAGCTTACACCATACCAAACCGCTAGGCTTCGGAGAAGGAGGGGCCGTCGTGATTGAGAAGCGCTACGAACCCTTCTTAAGAAGGATTATTAACTTCGGCTATGATTTATCTAAGAGAGATTACGCGTGGGAAGGAGAGGGCAGTAATTACAAGCTCAGCGACCTCTCTTCGGCCTTTATTCTCATGCACTTGACCAACTTTGTAGCACAAGGCTACCCTACTTACTATCAGAAGTTATACCAGTCCTTTCAAGAACAGGTGAAAGGAATAGGCTTATCCTTACTTCCCCATTACGATCCCTCTACTCCTTTCGCCTCTTGTTTAGCGGTAATATTACCTTTTCCACTCTCAGTGAAAGAAGTAGAGGATTTATCTCAGAAGAGTAAGATTGAGCTGAGGAAGTACTATCACCCTCTCGTCCCTCTAGAGAAGAGTGTCGCGTTATGGGAGCGTATCCTCTGTTTCCCTTTACACAAGGATGTAGATGATTACACTCTGAGACGTTATCTAACCCTACTCCGACAGTTAATTTTATAATCTTTACTTCTCTCTAGAGAGAAGTAATCGACAAGAATGGAGAGCCTCTACGCGCTCTTAGCCGTACAGGCTCCTTCCCCTAAAGAGAAAGAAGAAGGGATACGTAAGGCCTTAATAGGGAACAGGATCGCGTATTTACTCTCAGACCGAGGAGAATTAGTCCTACAAGGGGATCTAGGAGAGCGCCTAAAAAAGAACTCTCCAGAACGTTGGGGTGAATTAATTCGCCTTCCTCTCAAGGACTTCTCCTTTCATTACAACGCTTACTTTCTTCTAACTGAACAAGGGATGCTCTACGGAACAGGGAGGAATAACTGTGCCGAGTTAGGCCTAGGGAATTATAAGGAATGTAAGCGTTGGACCCGTCTTCCACTTCCCTGTATAAAGAGGATATTGTGTTGTAAGACAGGAAAGAGCCTAGTACTTACTTCAAAGGAGATGTTCTACCAGACGGGGATACACGAGGGGTTAGACTGTTGGGAACTGGTAGATGATCCCTTACTAGTACACTTGTACCGGATCTCTTATCAAGGATCTACTTAATACCTTACCAATAGTAAGGTATTATAAGCCTAAGCGCTTGATCGCCTCTGGACAGTACATATGGCAGTAGTCCTTCATGTCCATGGTTCTCATGTGTAGGTTGCAATGAGGACAACAAGGTCTTAGGTTAGAGATCTGATTAGTGCCTTTCTCGGCTTTGGCTTTGACATGACAGACGTGCCAAGAATGACTGTTCCCTTGGACCATATCGTTCTCCTGACAGAGCGGACACTTCACTTTCCCTTTCTCTAATCCGATATAAGTTTCCCAGACCTTCAAGCGCTTCGGGATACTGTTCACAATCTCTTTATTAGAAGCTTTACGAGGCTTTCTAGGCTTGGGCTTCTGTTGCCCCAAGAAAGAGAAGATCCCGCCCATTTTAGGGGAGGAAGATGAGGACTTAATTGGGCATGCCTTTGCTGGGAAGGATGTGGGGAAAAGGGGTGAGAAAGAAGAACTAGAGGAGCTAGAAGAATAGTCATCTTCTGTAGAAGACAGAGGAGTAAGCTCATCCTCTTCCTCTGACTGCGCTACTTGCACCACAAACTCTTCTTCTATAGAGGAATGACTGTACTCCTGAGTAGGTGAATTTACCTCTGAAATATCCTCGTTAGAGCTCTCTTCTCCCTCTTCAGATAATAACTGTTCCAAGCTCTTGATAATTAAAGTACGATAATAAGAGTAGTCGTAGCGTAAGGCGTAGTAAAAGGATCGTTCCTCCTTGCCCTTACTCTGATCTATCTTCTCGTCAATAGTACTCTGTATCAGTTGATAGAGGGCGCTCCTGACTTTCTTCTGATCATAACAGATCCGGTCTGGTAAGCGCAAGAACCACCGTTCATCATAGCCTAAGTAATCATCGCTCCGAGAGACTAATTCTCTCAGTAAGAGAGTAAGATAGTAATCCATTCTGATAAAAGGTTCCCAGCAGAGAAACGGATTTGTCTTTTCCAGTATTTTTTTGTGTTGGAAAACACTACGAATTCAGAGCGCTACAATGACAGACAAGTTCCTTTCGCAAGAGAGTAAGCTCTACGCTCTAAAGGTGATAGAGGACACCTTCGGGGTAAAATTGTCTCAGAAGGGACGTAGTAGTGAGTACACCTTCTCTTATCAGGGGAAGCTCTATCCGGTCCTCATCCTCTACCTCTCTCATCAGGGACACAGTTCTTCTGTGGTTCTAAGGATAGATCAGACCAAGGACTTCTCGCACTATTCCTCTCATCTGATCGTGGGCGTACACTGTAAAGTACAGTGTGCTAAGTGTCATGAATACGGCATAAGTGGGGTGAATAGTTCTTATTCGCTCTATGTAGAGCACGGTTCTCGGCTAGAGGGGCGTAAGAAGAGTAAGTACTTCGCCTTTCTAGAGAGTGAACCACTCTGCCAAGACTTAGCCTCTACTCAGGCTTTACTGAGAGAACGTTTATCATGGGGACAACCCGTGGGGAGTAAGCCCAATCTCTTCCCTATTTCTGAAGAGCCTGCTCCCAATACAGAGAAGGCGCGGGTCTGGGAAGTACTGAAGAACTCCGCGGAGCATAAGGCCTTCAAGCGTGCTCAAGAGGACATGAGTGCAGAGATCGTGGAAAAGTTTGAACAAAGCACTCAGGTCTTTAAGAAGAACCTTAACTTCCTCCGCGATAGCCCAGTCTTCCACAACGGGGCAAGGACGGTTCTGAAGGAGTTCGCTAAGTTGCGCGAACGTTGTGGAATATAATACATTACCTCTGGTAATGTATAGAACTTATCACTAGCTACTTGCAATAAGGTCTTCTTATGCCAAAGCTATTTGTAGCTAAAGGCGCAGTATACCCCCATACCGATTAGAGTAGGGACTTTAAGAATGGTTAGGACAGGGATAACCTCTATAGCGCCTCCTACAATTCCTCCAATCGCTATTCCTTTGACAGTGTCTACCGGCTTATTATGGCACAAGTGAGCTGGCCTACTAAAATAAGCAGTTCCTGCCATTGATCCTAGTACAGTACTTATGATTAGCTCATAAGGACTAACCGATGTCCGATCTACCCTAAATAGGGGAGCTACTTTCCTGCTTCCCATACGAAGTGTTTCTAGAAGCTTATGTTTAGACATGATTGTGATCAGATAAACATCCATTAACCTCCTTCACCCTTTCAAAATTACTAAAGATAGTAGTACTTAAAACTGCCGATAGTAGGCGATAAGGAAGGTAATAAAGTTTAGCAAACATAAATAGGAGGATATAAATGAACTATTCCTGCTCCTTGAGAGGGGTCTGCGAAGAAGATCCTTACGGTCCTTTCCCGTCTTTACAAGACTGCCAGAGACAATGTCAAAGTGTTCCCAGCTATGAGACCACCATTATGCCCTTTGAGTTCGCCCCTGAGGGAGCCCTCGTACTTGCCCCCTCTGACCAAAGGTATATCTTACGTCGGTTAAGAAATATACAAGTAGATGATCCCTCCGACTTACGCGAGATCTTAACAGCCTTAGGTACTAATGATCCCTCTGATCTGCTCTCTTTCCCGATCTTTTACCCTACCTTACACGAACAGGGCTTACTCAACATTGAGAACTTGGTAAGGAACGCCAGTCCTCACGCGCTAGAGGAGTTAGTCCAGCGTCGGAGATATAATGACCTAGAACAAGGCGCTCTAGAGGAAGCAGTGATACAAGCCCTTCGTAAAGGTAATAACACTTCTCTCCAGTACATCATTAGAGAGTTTCATAGAGGAGTTAGCTATGAGGTGCCAGAAGACCAGCTCTCTCATGTAGATGAGTTAGTGGAAGGGCTCATTGAGTTCATCCAAGATAGCCCTAACGCTCTAGAGGGAAGGAGACTGCTCCTACAAGCCTTACAGGAAGAGCCAGAATTAGCAGAACAACTGTACTCGTACTTCCAAGAGCCCTCTGACGTCCCTTTACTAGTCCAACTCTTTAGAAGGAACAATTGGGAAGAGGTTGTATTCTCTAACTATAGAAGCTTCACTCCTCCCTCTATAGATTTTTACCTAGCTTTACGAGAAGAGGGTGTGGAGTTAGATCCTATTATGCTTCTAGGGAGGATTAACGCGGTCTTTAACTTCCTCAGAAGAGACGTGCGCTTGAACCGTAATTTCCCTGAAACAGTAGCGCGCGATCAAGAGAACATTGACGCGACAGAACGTCTAGTACGGGGGTTGATAGCCCAGCGTATCTTCTCTAGAGGGGAAATACAAGAAGCCTTAGATGAGATCAGAGAAGAACGTGGGGTAGATCTGTGGTTAGCGCGGACCTTAACTAGTTAATTTCCTTGGGATTATCTTCTTTCTCTAAAGAAGATGCCCATTCCCAAGATCCTTCACCAAGTCTGGCACGTCTTCCCGAATGGAAGCGAACACCCCCCTAAGAAATACCAAGAATATAGTAAACGTTGGAAAGACTTACACCCTGACTGGTCTTTCTATACTTGGACGAAAGAGAGTAGTGAGAAGTTAGTACGGGAAGAGTTCCCACATTTATATCAGACTTACTTAGCCTACCCGCAAGAGATCCAGAGAGTAGACGCTATTCGGCTCATGATCCTTGCCAAGTTTGGAGGAGTGTACAGCGACATGGACTTATATCCCCTCTGTAATTTTAATTACCTCCTCTGTAATGATGTTTTACTCGTGAAGGACCCTATCCCGATCAACGGGATTAACAATGGCTTAATGGGTGCGGTCCCTAATCATCCTCTCTTTGTCAAGCTCTGTCAGAACTTACCCAAGAGTGCTAAGATCCCTTGTACCATGGCCAAAGCGGGACCATGGTACTTAACGGTGAATTACTTGTCCTCTGAGAAGAAAGGGGTAAAAGTGCTCTCTCTGAAAGAGGGTGAACAGGTCTTCCGTCATACCTTTTCAGCGTTATGGACCCCTGTGGGACAGGCGAAACAGTGGCTAGACCCCGAGCGTCGCAAAGAGTTAGATCTATCCAAGGCGCCGAAGTGGCTCCGACCCTTCCTGAAGTAATTCTTCTCTAGAGAGAAGAAGATTTCCCTTACTGCTCTACCGGTAGATTGCTAAGCTTCTCTTTCACGGAAGCTAAGTCCCGAATGAAGATCCTTTTGGCACCCTGCCAGAACTGTTCTAGCTCGTTGAAAGAATGATCCTCGGGAAGCGTGATAGGGCATTCATTCGCTTCATAAGCTTGTTGGAGCTCTGCTATATTAGACTTGTGCGCTCCGAAAGAGGCCTCTAACTCCGAGACTAGCTTAGAGCGCTGAACGACGCTCTCACGGAGTTTTCTTTCAGAAACTCGTGCCAGCGGTTGCTTCAGGACTAGTTCCACGATAGCTGTAATCAAGGTCTTGATCACGTCAAAGCGCTCCTGTACTTCTTCCTTCATGAACTGTAGATCGCGAAAGGCTAAGTCCTGTACTTGATCAAAGAGTTGGACTAAGTCCTCTAGTAAGGAACGATCCTCTAAAGTAGGAAGACAAGCCCAATAACACCCATAAGCACGGTCAGTGAGCTCTCCACGACGCTTACTCTCTTCTTTAGTAGGAGCTCGTGATGGAGAAGAGGCATACTCCTCAATGAGTGCTTGAAGAAGGACCTTCACCGACTGTGCTTGTTCGTACTGTTCAGAGAGCGGAAGTGCAGACATAGCGTGTGTCAGAATAGAACGTGAACTCTGTGAGACTAGAGTAGGAAATCCGAGATTTTTCTTTCTACTCTATAGATCTACCCTTTACCTTTATATTCTTCTCTAGAGAGAAGAATTACTTGACTGATACGGGGGTATTTTCCTGACAGGGGAGTATAGCGTAATAATCACGCAGGGTAAGACTTAACACCTCATCTCTCAAGGGAAGCAGTCTCCCTAACAAGATACTATCTGTGATGTAGCTAAAAGCGGGAAAGAGGTTCTCCTCTAATTCCATAATAAGTCTAGTACGTCTCCTTAAGGTTTCTTCAAGGGAAGGAGACTGCGCTAGAGGATGAAGCCAGACTTCTATTAATAACTTCACCAAGACGGCCTGACACTTTCTATAGTAGTGGTACTGTGTCTGTAAGTGAACTTTAGGATGTGTAGTCATGTTAATACTCTAAAGGAATGAAGGGATCTATCCTCTCTAGCTTCCTCTCATCCTTTCTCTAAGAAATAATTCTTCTCTCTAGAGAGAAGAAGCGCTAACAGTCATACTCCTTAGACTGCTCTAACGCCTTGTATGCTTGTGGAAGCAACCGCTCTGCTTTCTGTAAGAAATACAGAGCCTTCTTATCCTTCGTCCGAGAGGCCTGTTCTTTCAAGGCTTCTATGTAGGGTAAATTCCCCTGTAGACTTTCCCTCGTCTCCGCGATCTCCCCTACTAACCAGCTCCATGGAGAATTGTCCCCTACTTTTCCCTGTATACAGAGGATTAAGAACTGGAGGTGCGCCACTAGGGCGCTCATTCCTCTTAAGTCCTTTGACTGCTCCCACCCGAAAGAAACTTCTTGTGTCATCGCTTCTGTTTATTCTCTGTCTTAGATAATTTTCTCTCTGGGAAAGATAGTAGAATAAAAGCTTTAAATACCCACCCTATTTTCTGAGAGGGAAGAGCGTGTGAGCGCTAGAGGGGCTATTAAGGAAGTGAGCTCATCCTCTTCTAGAGCTCTTCTCAGGGGGTCTTCATTCATCCTTCTTTAGAGAAAGAAGGATTAGATCTCTACTTGAGCTAAGTCCTCATCCATCTTCTGCACCAAGAAGTCCCATAAGGACCTAACAGAACGAGGTAATTCCTGTGGACACCCCTCTAATGCTAACTGTGAAAGAACCGCGTCAATATCTCTATCTAGAGTGTTAAGGGTGTTCAGTCGCTCCTGTGAGAGGCTGATCAACTCTGCTTCACTATGGCATCCCGTTAAGGGCTTGTCTAAGATCTCTACTAAGAACTGGAAGATGGTCTTCCTAAGCGTGGCGTAATGAACTTCACAGGATAGATCAGGCATTTATTATTAAATACTGTGTCTAAATAATAGTAGCTTCTTCTCTCTAGAGAGAAGAAGGAGTAAGAGCGTTAACCCCTCTGTTCCGGAGGTAAGTATTCCAATCCTAAGGCACGGAAGATACTTACTTCGTCGTTAGCAGGTAAAGCTTCTCCCGTATCCGCGCGGTATAAGCCGTACTCACTCAAGGTTAGTCCCTGCTCAATAGCCCGACGACGCATCTGGATGTTCAAGTCCGCGCTTCCTGTAGAGAAGAGTAAGGCACTTCCAAAGGTATTAGGAGGAACGTAGCGAATATCTAGGCTTCGGGCCGGTAAGTTAGGAAGCTGAGCTAGACCCATGTACTTGACGGCTCCGTGTGAGAAGTCATAGAGAATGAGGCCTTGTTCTTTCAAGGTCTTCACGAGGGTAGCTAATTTATTCTGGGGACCGGTCAGAATAACGTCTACATCGCCACTAGTCTCCTTGCCTCTTCGGTAAGAGCCTGTGATGGCGCCGGTCATTCCTAAATCCTCTGCTTGCTCTAGAACTAAGTCTCCGATAATAGCAACTTCCTCTCGCGGGACCCGTTCCAGTAAGTCCTCATAGTACTGTAGCGCGACTTTCTGATTGTTCTGTAAGAGAGTAGGGTTCTCACGGACCGCTTCTCTTAAGGCAGGGATGGTAGTAATACCCATCTGGTTTAACTGCCGACACTTCACGGCCCCAATGAATTTGACCTGTAGAAGCGGGCAGGGCGGAGAGTAATCCTCACTGGCCCCTATCACTTCAAAGGGACTATTGACCCCACTCACTCCCTCTAACTCGCTAGGCACGGTATTCTGTGCGAGAGGAAGAGGTTTAGGAGACGCAGGAGGCGCTACCGTCAAGGTCCCTCGTTCCAAGATCTCCTTAACGCGCCTAATCGTTCCGGCACCTACTCCTCTCACCCCTTTCAACTGTCGCGCTGGGTCCGTAATCGGGTCAGGAAAAGAGCGAATAATGCGGGCACTATTTAATAGGGCGCTCTGCTCGTATCCGGAGCGCCCCTGTGCTTCTTGCTCAATGAGCTGAGCGATGAAAGCGTTAGAATACGGAGCGGACATTTAGACTAAGCTGAGAAATTTAGAGGAAGATAGTCATCCTCTCTAAACACCTCAGAAATCTATTATTTACAGTGGGAAACTTAATCACTCCTTAAAAAGGTAATAGAGGATTATTCGGTGCGGAATAGTTAAAGAAAAGAAGTCTGTATACTCTGCGCCACAGTACGGGAACGTGTTAATACATTATCTTAATAATGTATCAGAGAAAGAGGAGTTTCCCCGAAATTCCCATCTTCTTCTTTTTAGAAAGGACTAGAAAAGCCCTAGCAAGGATTTCGCCCAAACCTACTCTCTTCAAAACCCCTTTTTGGGAAGTAGCGACCCCAGCAAACGTAGGGTTTATAAAGTTCTTAAAAATAGGAAAAGTCCCCTCCGAAAGTGCCCCGAAAGAGAGGAAAATCCTTCCCTTCGGATCCTCTTTTCTTTCACTAGCTTTCTAGTAAGAGAACTGATTAATCTACGGAATGTTTCCTTCCCTATAAATGGAGGACCCACTCGCACAATTCCGTTGTAATATTATCCCTCTAGAGGAGATCTTAAAGCGCTGTCAAGTCTCGGGAGAGAATACGGGCTATACTCATAATGGTATGATCCCCAGAGGAAAATGGCTAATCCGTAATGAAGACTTAGGCGCGTATTTAATGGCGTACTGTGAACATATCGCACAGGGAAAGGTCTCGGGAATGATGGAGAACTATTCCAAGCGTATGCCGGTGATCGTAGATAACGACTTCGACTTTGAGCCCATCGCCGAGAACAGTGCTCATCCTAGTATTATGTATGAGGAATGGGTTATTCTAGAGCAGGTCAAGGCCTATCAGGAGACCATTAAAGAGGTCAGTGAACTTAAGGATGATCGTTTATTGCTCTGTTGTGTCCTAGAGAAACCTCACGGGTACAGTAAGAAGGCCTATACGCACAATGGTTTCCACTTACACTTCCCTCTAATCCAAACTGAGGCGGAGGATCAGAAGAACATTATCACCCCGATCGTCCGTACTCGTTTAAAGGAGCTCAAAACTTTAGACCGTATGAAGTACAAGGATATTAAGCCCGAGGGATGGGAGAAGATTATTGACCCTACTTTACCCAATAAAACTTGGTTGCAGTACGGCTCTCAGAAAGACAAGGGTAGTCTCCCCTATAAGCTTACGGCGATTTACGACCACAATTTACAGAAGATTAGTGTAGAGGAAGCTTTCAACCCTGAGCAGTTAACCTTTGTGAGAGAAGGTATTCTCCCCATGAAGTTCTTCAAGGAGAAGTCTGCGGAATATTACTTACCAATCTTCCTCTCTATCTTAGCATGGGATAACTTCGTTCCTATGAAGAGTAGTATCAAGACTGTGGCGAGAAAACCGCGTGTCGTGAAGCCTCCTTTACCGCCTCCTTCATTAGGCAAAGCGGAAGAGCGCAGTGTTAACTTTAACGCCATTAAAGAGTTAGTAGAGTTCTTCTCCTTTCGCAGAGCTGATGCATACGATACATGGATGTCAGTGGGATGGGCCTTATATTCTCTCACGGAAGGGCGAGCAGAGGGCTTAGAGCTGTGGATAGACTTCAGTAAGCGTAGTAGTAAGTTTAAAGAGGGGATCTGTGAAGAAGCGTGGGGTAAGATGGAAGTGGGTCCTTGGACTATGGGCTCATTGAAATATTGGGCTCGTCAAGATAGTCCTGAACAGTACAAGGAGTGGAAGAAGACCGAAGAGGAGAGCTTGCTTAGTAAGTCCCTTTCTCTCACTAACTTTGACGTCGCCAACTGTATTCATAAGATGTTTGAGGGGCGTTTTGTGTGCCCTAATAAGAAGATCTGGTTTGAGTTCCGCGGTCATCGTTGGTACCGTACCCCTGAAGGAGATGACTTGTACGATAAGATCTCTAAAGAGGTAGTGGACCGCTTTGACACCTTCTCTCACGCTATTACTAGTCAGATCAGCGATCCTCATACTCCTGAGCAAGTCAAGGATAACTTACGCTTAACCTTACAGAAGATCCCCACGCTCCAGATCAAGCTCAAGGATACCGCCTATAAGAAGAAGTTAATGGTGGAGTTAGCCGTGCTCTTTCGCGACACTACTTTCCTAGACCGTTTGGATAACAACCCTTACCTTCTAGTGTGGGAGAACGGGGTCTTAGACTTAAACTTACGGATCTTCCGTGCGGGCTTACCCGAAGACTGTTGTTCTAAGAGTACAGGGATTAATTTCCCATTACATGAAGAGGAGATTAGAGGGGAAATTAGAGAAGTAGAACAGTTCTTGCGTAAGGTCTTTCCTAGCGAGGGTTTACTGCGCTACTTCAAGCGCTGGGCCTCTTCTACTCTACGCGGTGGGAACCCAGATAAGTCGCTACCGCAATGGATCGGAGCCGGTGATAACGCGAAGAGTGCTACCACCGAACTCCTAGCGCAAATGTACGGGGAATACTGTGTCAAGATGCCCGCCAACTTCTTGACGGAGAAGTCAGGGCACAGTAGTAGTTGTACTCCGGAATTGGAACGTTCACAGGGGGCTAGAATAGGCTTCCTACAAGAGCCAGAGGGGAAGCTGAACAGCAGTCGTGCTAAGGAGATCACAGGTGAGAAGAGTGTTTATTCACGCGGTTTATATAAAGAGGGCAGGGACATCAAGATGATGATGAAGTGGGTCATGGTCTGTAATAATCCAATCCGTTTGGGCGGGAACGACCGTGCTACTCTAGGACGCTTAACCGTACTCCCTTTCTTATCTACTTTTACGAAAGATAAGAGTGAGATCCCTAGTTCAGAGGAAGAGCAGTTCGCCAAACGTGTCTTCTTGGCGGATCCTTACTTCTCAGATCGTTTACATCGGTTAGCGCCTGCTTTCGCTTGGATGATGTGGAAGGAGTACTCACTCTTCTGTGAAGAGGGCCTACTAGAATGCGAAGAGATTAAGGAGGCCACTGATCAGTACCGTTCTGACGTGGACATCTATCGCCACTTCTTTAGGGATAAGATCATTGAGAGGAAGGGACATGAGTTAACCCTTACGAAATTACTGAAGGAGTTTAACTTCTGGTACCGTCAGAACTTCGGCATGACGACACCGGACCGGACTGAAGTGAGAGATAGCTTCAACCGTATGCTTCGCAAGCCTCTCATTACAGAGCGTTGGATGGGCTTGGATATTAAGCCTGATGAAGACATCGTTCTGAAGGATGAGCTCTAATACATTACTCTTGTAATGTATGCTGAGAGGATAAAGGGTTTCTTCTTCCGTTCTTACTCTTTTACTTCTTCTCTCTAGAAATTATTATTGCCAGTAGAGTAGCCCGCGTTCCTGTAAGAAGTCCCGAATGTAAGAGCAGATCGCGGGAGTGTTAAACTGGAACCACGTGTAATAGTACAGAACCTGTGCGTCAGAGAAGACAGAGAAGTCGGTCTGCTTGAAAGACCGGCGGGACATCTCGTTAGTCATCTGCTCTCTGGTACGGTTCAGTTCTCGGTTGAGAGGAGGCGTTGGTAAGTCTAACCGATAAGCTAGCTCAATTAATCTCTGAATAGGGATATTACCACAGTTCTGTCCGCGGTTAATATCGCGTCGGTCTTGGGGAACGGTAGTAATCTCTTCGGGATCGCGGATCTTGAGGTAGAAAGCGCCGTTAATGGTGGAGATCTCTCCGAAGGCCACGCCTCCTTGGAAGCGTTCTAGACGTCGGGCGTCATCTATCTCTCTAATCAGGTCAAAGTAAGCCGTCGCTTCTTCAGGAAGTACTTGGCGCCATTCACTGTTAGCCCAGTTTCCTCCTGTATTCATCAAGACCCTGATCTTCCCCGCGTCTTTCCGGTTCTTCGTGGTTACACCGTAGTTCTTTCTACGATCGGTGGGGTGGATCAGGATGTCGTGAAGGTAGATCGGTTCTTCTTGGTTCGTGAAAGGGTTAGTTTCTAGAAGGTACCACCGTCCCTGTAAGATCTCAATGATCTTTTGGTGTAGGGGGGTACCTTGATTATTCAGAAGCGCAAGTAAAGCGCGCTCTAGAAGTACGGCCTTAGTCTCTTCGGTCTCAGCGATTAACTGCTCACTAAAGGAAGGTGAGTTCGGGTCGCTCTGTTCAATGACCCGAATTCCCTCTAGATTTTCCTGTAGGCGTAAGGGAGCGATGATCTGTTCTAGAGAGATAGGATTACTCACCACGAAATGCTGTGCGTATTCGGCAAGGGACTTCTCAGGGAAGATGGGGTCAGACTGGAGGAAGTACGAGCCGTTCTGTTCTTTCAAGTAAGAGGACTGTCCGAAACCGGAAGCGATGGGCTCCTGTCTATTAATTAATTGTGCGAGAGAAGAATAAATGTACTTCGCCGAAGCCTGTTCGGAGAGCTGATTAACATCTACGACCGCTTCTACGCGTAAAGCCTCTACGACTTGTCCTCTAATCTCTTCCTGTTCTTTCGTGGAATAGAAAGCAAAGTAAGAGCTGTCATCGGGAGCTTGCACGAGAAGAGGGTTGCCTGAAAGGTCTACTTCAGACCCGAAACAGGGATACTGACAGGGCGAATAATCACAGTTCCTTGAGAAGTCCTGTTCTCCTCTGTTCTGATTACGCTCTTTGGTGAGACTACAGTTCCAAGCGAACTGTTTAATAACCCGTAAAGCCTGACTGTTCCGATAGCGTTTCCCTTCGGCCCATGCGTACATCTGGATATCAATGACGTCTAACTGCCCCTGAGGACCGATAGAGGCGTGGAAGTAGGTCTTAACGTAGCGTTCTTGAGGCGGTAAGTCATCATGGGCTCCCTCTCTCAAGGCTCTTCCGATCCCTTGATGCATAGGAACGTCTACCCAGAAAGGATGGGGTAAGTGCACCTGCCGAACATTGCGGAAACTAATGGCCTCGCCGGTTACCTCTGATCCGATTAAGACTTGTAAATAGTCGCCGTACCGGTTCTCGGGGGCACGGAAGACACGCAAGGCTTCCTCGCGGAAACGTCGGGGCGTCGCTGAGGTAATCACAACGTAGCGCCGAGCTTTTGAGAGGCGAATACTCCTAGTTCCGTCGGGGCGTGTTAAGTAGAAAGGTTCTCCTAGGTAGCGTTGGTAGCCTCGGCTCTCAAAGATTAAGGCTAGTAAGTACACGCCCACGACGTTAACAAACTCCATGAAGATGAAGGCTAGTTCCTGAGGATGATTGACCACTTCCTCTACTAAACCCTCTAATTTACTAGAGAGAATAGAGAGTAGTTGAGGATTAGAGAGGTACAATTCTAGATTACTCTCGGGACGAATAGAGAAGGAGCCGTTCTCTACCAGAATATGCTCGTTCGCGACGCGCGCTGAGACCACATCCCTCTGACGGTCATAGCGTCTTACTAAGTCTTCTTTCTCTAGAGGAGTTAAGTTAGGATCTTCCTCAATGCGCGCCACGTCGGCTTCTTGACTGGGAGTACGGGGATAGATGAAGAGCGAAGTGTAGCGTTCCCCTAAGCGAATAGGATTGCGCCCTAGTTCCTGTGGCTCCTCCTCTGACGGTAGCTCTCCTCTCTGACGGTTAGAGATACGGTTATAGTAGAAAAATTGGTCCTCCGACATAGGGTGTAAGACTAGTCTCAAGGAAAACTGCGCTTCCGAGACGGGATCTTGTAGGTTCACTAAGGTCCCCTGTTCAATGACCCGTGCTACTGAACTACTAGAGCGGACGTGGCTGATCAACCCGTTTAAACGGGGCTGTAGAAAGGCTAGGTCAGGATTAAGCCAGTCAAAGTCTATCGGGATTTGCTGATCCTCTGAGAGCAGAAGATTAAGTTGTAAAGTGAGCTCACGGTAATGATCTATGATCGGCGTCGCGGTCAAGAAGATCTTAATAATTCTTTGAGCAGTATGTAAGAGACGCCAGAAGAGATCGTAGCTCCGAAGCCGAGAGAGTTCCTGATCTATCTCCTCTAGTCTTGCCGAGCCTTCTTCAAAGCTCTGGTTGACAAGCCTCACCCCTCTAGAGTAGCCCATACGTAAACGGTGGCTCTCATCAAAGATAATGACCCGATCCGAGAACTCATTGTTAATCTCCTCATCGGTCATAGTGCTCAGACGACGGGCTAGAGAAAGGTAGTGTTCCATCTGGTACCACTCTCTCACCATACGATCTACCGCTAAGTCTCTACCAGCTTGCGTGAGTGTCCGTGAAGCCGGAGGTAGATAACTACCCTGTGTACAGATATTAACTAAGTTAGTACGAAAGGACTGTTCCACGGTCTCTCCAGAGACCACTACTAAGGCGCGCTTTCTTCCGGGTCCTACTAAGGCGTGCTTATACGCTTCGGCGACGGCGACGGCAATACAAGTCTTCCCTGTTCCGACTTCATTATAGAAAAGCTGTTCTTTCACGGTACTATTAGGGGCCAAGATCCGAGAACCCATTAACTGGCTCTTAAAGAGTTGTCCTGCCGAAACGTCTTCCGGTTCTGCCGTAAGGACTAACTCAGAGAATTCTCTCTTCGCGACGATCTTCCCTGCGAAAAGCGGATCAGAAGTGAGTGGAAAAGAGGGAAAGAGTTCTACTAAACTAAGACGCGACTGCTCTCTAATCAGGGCAGGACTTGCTAAGCCTGACGTGAAGCCCTCATTCAGGCTTTCTAAGATTAGGTCAGTAGCCATCTCTTTTATTATTCTGGGGAATAATAAAGTACCAAAGGGTATGACTGAGCTCTGCTATCCTTCCTTTGACCCTAGTAAGGGAGTATGGGGTTATAGTTTAGAGAAGTATGCGCGCTTCCTCTCTCTTTATAGTAAGGGCTTGTTCCAGACGAAATCACAGGGGCAAGCTTATTACCTGCTTTCTTTACTTACTTTAAAGCAGGGCATCAAAGTACCCTTCTTTGAACACTACACCCCTAGTAAAGAATACACCGAAGCACAGTTGCAACGTTTCTACGAGCACTATGGCTTAACGACCCGAGCACAATTAGAGGATCTACATGTCCACTTAGAAAGTCTCTATCCTCTAGATCCTTCTTTTGCGTATTGGGTGAAAGAACTAAAGAGAACACGATCTCCGGAAGTAATCCAAGCCTTACTCCCTCTCTTCGGGGTTGTTAATGAAGAGGAGTTATTCACCCGTTTCTACCAGATCACGGATGACTTACCTTTAGACCCTGACTTAAACTGGGTCAAGATCGCTTCAGAACCGGAACAGTACTTAATAGAGGGGGAAAGTTGTTTCTTCCTTCCGGAACGGACCGTGGTAGAGACTTTCTCCTCTTATCCTTATTATAACTTAACGAAGAGAGGAGAAGATTATTTATCCCTACAGGAGCAAGCCCGTCGTGCGGGAATTAACCCAGAACAGTCTTTACTATCTTTATACATAGCTTTGGGGAAGACCTTACCTCCGGACTTGGTGAAATACCTCTCTTTACTAGAGGACTTTATCATCCCTACTAAGTTGCTTAATCATCCCGTAGGGCAAGTGTTAGCCCGTACGACACCCCTCTCTAGAGAAAGGGACGCTTCCTTACGTTTATTACCTGAAGAAAGTTTGTCTTCCTTTGTAGAACTAGGACAGATCCCTACCTTTAATGCGCTCTCGGGTAGTAGTGGGAAGCTAGACTTACTAGGAGTTCTTTCTGTGTTAACCGTTCCTTCTGAGGAAAGTCCTACGTTAGATACCCTCTCCTATGAAAGGATTGACCCGTATAGCCCTAACGCGTATTCAGTGGCACAGTTAACTCTCTTTCTAAAGTTATTAGGCTACCAAGGAGACTACTCCGATCCCGTCTTAACCGCGAACGACCTATACTTTGCTTTATTATACCCACGCCTCACGAAAGAGGGGGACTTGTTCTGTTATTATGACCAGTGTTATAGCGAGGAGGACTTACTCCAATCCTTTAGTGAGAAACAGAGTTTACAGTTAGAGGGGTGGTACCTGTCCCGAGAAAGCCTTACTTCTTTACTGCCCTACTTCACTAATCCTCTCTTACTGCGTCAAGTCCAAGTCTTGTTAACCCAGCCTCTCACTCAAGAAGAACGGATCTCCCTGTTAGAACAACTCCCTAATAATAATCTCCTGAAAGAGGGTGAGGAGACTACTTATCCTTTCTTATTACAAGAAGTAATAGAACAGTGGTTAGTGCTCCTTGAAGTAATCTCAGAAGGAGGACAAGTGAACGACCTCTCTGATCCGGTCTCTGATAAGACACCTGTTATTCTAGCCTTGAACGACCTCACTGATTTACTGGCTGACTACCCTACTCCCCTCGGAGATCTCTTCCTAGGATTACTAGTCCTGCATCCCGATTTAACCCCGACCTCTTCTACCCTTCTAGACTATTACCGAAGATTAATAGAGGGGGTAGCCTTGACTGAGTTAGAGCAGGAACAACTCTCCACCACGTTAGAATATTACTCTACCTTGTTCTAATTCTTGTGTCAACACAAGAATTACGCGTAGTAGTAATTCAGGGCGGGTAAGTAGATCTCCAAGGCTGACCGTAAATGCTCTTGGAACTCTTGAAAGACCTCGTTAAAACTCACGATCTCCTCTGGTAAGAACATCGTTAAGAGGTAATAAATATTATCCTCTCTCAGCTCTAGATCCTGTGTAGTTAATAAGGTACGGAAAATAGTGTTAATCCGTTCTCGTTGAGAGGGGTAAGCAGAGTAGTCATAATGGGGTCCGATTAGAAAGAAGGAAAGGTGTGCAATCACCACATCTACCGGCGTGAAAGCAGGGAAGGCGTTCCAGAGGGTAGGGTTTAACCTCCATAATTCCTCTAGATGATGTGCCACATCTTTTAACTTCTCTAGTAAAGGCCCTTCTTCTTGTAATCCCTCTAAAATTAAGAAGTATAACTGGGCTTCTTCCGGAGACAAAGTTAAGTTGTAGTGCGCACGGGCGACGTAGACTTGATCACTAGGGGCCAACTGTGTGATTAATTCCGGATCATAAGCGATGGTTAAGTATAAGAGTTCCTTCTGCTCCACACTCTGGCATTCTCCTTGACATTGTTCTAGCGTATCATAGTCCCCGTCGGGGTCTTCTTCACAGAGCCCTGAGAAGGTACAACTATACTTCGGCTCGGCTTCCATTTATAGCGCTTAAGAAGTCTTATTAACCCTTCTTCTTTCTCTAAAAAGATGCTAGAAAAAGTAATAGACTACGGCTTTAAAGAGAAGGACTGTTATGAATACTGGCCTCTCTTTAACCAGTCTTTCCCTCTCACAGGAATAGCCTCCTTTGACGTGGGGAAGAAACACTTCGGGGTCTACATAGAACAGAGTAAAGGTGTACAGAAAGGGACCTGTCTTTACCAAGGCTTATGGAAGATCGGAGAGAGAATGACTATTGCCACTCAGAAGAAACTCTCGGCGCATTTATCCCATATTCTACCGGTACTAGAGAAGTGTACTGTAGTGTTAGTAGAACAGCAACTCCGCCGGAATTACGTGGCAGTCCGCCTTCAGCAAGCCTTAATGACGTGGTGTGAGTTAAAAGTCCCTCAGGTGGAAATAATCACGATCTCCTCTGACCTGAAATATCGACGCTTAGGAGACCAGATTGGTGAGGGACGCCACACTCGAAAACGTTGGGCCATTACACATTCACTCTCACTCTTAACCGATCCACGGGCACAGCGTTTCATTACCGAACTAGACCGACTACGTTTAGCACGGAAAGAGTGGTCGCTCAAAGCCGATGACGTCTGCGACGCGTACTTACAGCTCTTAGCGTGGCAGAAAGGGCTCTCTCCGAAAGAGCAGGGGAAGTATTTCTAATACTTTATTGTAATAAAGTATTAAGACTGTGTACACCCCTTTCAATGGAGAAAGAAGATCGTTCTTCTGTAGCGTGTGCTTTATTAAACCAGTTTCCTAGTCGTTTCCAGAGTACCATTCAGACCTTACAAGAGGAGGCCCTTTTACTTCTGTGGGAACAGCTCACTCCTCTAGAGAAGCAGGAACTTTACCAGAGGAGCGAGCCATCCGCACAAGCCTATCTCTCCAAACTAGAAGAACAACAGAGAGAAGTGTTAGTAGCGAAACTACAGTCCCTTTCTAATAACTACTGGAAGTGGCGTGAGACCCGTTCCGAGTTATATGAGACTAGTCCCCAGTACCTATCACACTTTGACCGCGCTTATCAGGAGTTAACCGCACAGACCCGTACTCAACTCATGCAGTGTCAGAAGACCCTATGCGGGAACGGTGATCAAGTTAATAATAAATAACCATAACAATAAGTAAAAATCTCGCCTATAAAAGCTTTTGCGCGCTTGGGAAGAATGGCTTCCATCAGAGAATTAGGGGAGATTTACGCACTCTTTCCTGAGCGACTGCAATCGCATATTAACGAGCGTCGCGTCGCTTTGTTCAAGGAACTCTGGGCTTTACTTACTCCAGAGGAAAAGGCCTCCGTGAACAGTAAACGCAGTACACTCCCTTTAAAACGGGCCTTGGAGAATAGATCAGGAAATTACGGGGTTAATCGCTCCCCTAACACCACTCTACGTTTAATCGTAGAAGGGCAGAATAGCCCCGAACAGACCCCTCGTTCTTTATTACTAAGCATGCTAGAGAAAAGAGAGGACCCTCTTAATTTAGAGGTAGGAGGTCAACTGATCATTCCTTCAGAGGGAGTTCCTGCCCTAGAGAGCCCTGACTTCGCTCAGTCAACGCGGAGGGGGAGTGGGCTCTCTCTGAACTCCTTTCATTCTAACCTTAATAATACGAATAATGTTAATAATACGAACAGCTCTAACTCCTCTCACAGTTCTAATAACTCTTCCCCCGCTTCTTCTACCCCTTCTTCTCCTCTAAAGGAGAATGAGCTCTTAACACTCAGTGGTAAGTTAATGGACCTAGAACAGAATTATCCTATCCGTAAGAACGAGCGCTTGAAAGACTTACTTAATCTCTCCCCTAATTCCCGTTCTAGAGAGATGGAGCGCTTTGAGAACTCCTATCAAGACTTAATCACACTCACGAAAGCGCAGATTGCCCTACTCTGTAAGTAATTCTTGTTTAGAAACAAGAATTATAAGGGAACGTACTCACCCCATTCTAACTTCTCAAAAGCCTTAGCCATAGTTAGGTTATGTTCTAGGTCTACTTGGTCCGTCCGAATATAACTACACTGCCATTCGGGATAGTAATAACCCCTTCGGCGCAGTAAAACATCGCGAATGAAGTGCCCTGTCAAGCAGTTAGAACGGTTCTCGGGTTTTACTTCAGGGTAGATCCTAGCGAAGTCATCCGCGTCGCGGAAGAGCTCCGGTTCAATCTCCTCTAGATTGGGTAAGGCTTTTCCGGTGAGTAAATGATAGAGAAGATAGACGTCGTCGTAGTAGGCGCTATATTTCTTATCGTGTAGGATCTGGTAGACTGTGTTAATGGTTAACTGGTCAAAAGGGATCTTATATTCGCGCACTGTCTTCTCAATCTCTAATATTAAGCTCGGAGGAAGTTTATTAGGTTGCTTTCCTTGGAACTTAATGAAGGCGTCGCGAATGTGGTCGCTTTTGTTAGAGTTCTGTCGGGTAGAATACCCCTTGCTGTCGTAAGAGGAGTAGTCAAAGTCAGGGATAAAGACTTCCGGACACTGTGGACAGTTTTCCCCCTTGAGTGGGATATAACAGTTCGGACAGCGCTCTACTAACTCTCTTTTTAGTACGATTTTATTAGGTAAATAAGGTTGAGCGCTGAACAAGTAAGAGAGCACTATTCCTCTCTTCTCTTCCTCTTCCTCAGGGTTTTCTTTACTACGGGCTCCAAAGACCCGTTTACTCTTGTGTTTTGTTAGTTCTTGATAGCGTTCTAACAAGGGTGCTACCTTACTCTGATACTGAGCACAGTCTAGACCGCGCTCAATCTGGGCGATTTCTTCGGTTAATTCTTGGGTGAGCTTTAATAAACGTTTCTTCTCTACAATACTCTGGCAGGGACGCTCGTTTAACTTACGAAGCCGTTCTCTCTTCTCAGGGAGCGACTGTGTTTTCCGTTCAAAGAAGGCTAGAGCCTGTTTATGTAGACTATGCAAGTTAATCTCCTCTAAACTTAAGAACAAGACGGGTTCTTCCTCTACCGGTCCCTTCCGCTTATTCTTTTCTTCTGGAGTAGAAGAAGTAGAAGAGTGAGAGGAGGAATTTCTGTGTCTCTCTTCCTTACATACTTGACTACTCTGACTAGTGTCTCTATTCCTCTGACCGAAGACCCTGCGCATAGCAACTTGGTTATTTAACCTTCTGCTCTAATTAGAAGGACAAAACGGGGAATAGAGTTAAATCGTGACGGAGCGAAAACGTCTCCTGAACGGGTTTCATTACCAGTGGTAATGAAAGAATTAGGTCCTTACAGATCTTGCAAGGAACTCTCGTTAGCGGGAGCACTCTCTCCCTGTGGGGGAAGCACACTCTCTGAAGAAGAGGAGGTAAGGTCATCTCCCACTAGAGGTTTGCTAGAGGGAGCAGAGAGCCCCAAGCTCATCATGTACTCTCCGACGTCCTCAATGGGAGGAGCGTCGTTCATGATTAGTTCTCTCGTCAAGACTGCTCTAGGAAGCTTGACCTGAATAGAGGGGTTGGTCCCGAAGTAGATGCTGTCAATGAGGATAGAGGGGATCATCTCGTAGCTAGAACGCACCTTGAGCGGATCTACTGTACGGGTCATCTTACCGGTACTCACGTCGAAGGAAGTTCCGTCGTCAAAGATCGTAACCATCTTAGCAGGACGGTTCTTATCCGCGGGGAACTCTAGCAACTTAGCGTAGAAACGCTTCGGTTTAGTGGGATCTGTCTTATTAGTATCCTTAATCTTCGGATAGTTCGCGATCGGTTTCATCATGATCTGAACATCACGGAGGTCCGTAGGTTCTCGGGCTAGTTTGCACGTGTCCTTATTGTCCAAGATGAACTGAGCACACTTCGCGTAAATAGCGTTGAAGACCTTGTCCAGTGCGCTTACCTTCTCTCCCTCTCTCGGATAAACGAAGCAGACGGAGTGAGAGATCTTCCCCGTAGCACTATCTACGTTATCGCCGACACCGTAAGTACTCATCGGGATCCCTCTCAAGAGTAGGGTCTGTTTCGCCCCTGAAGCGTTCTTATAGAAGATCTTACTACGCCCATAGGTATTCTTACTGTTAGGAATGTTCTCAATGGCGCATTTCTCAATGATGATGTTCTCAGGCTTGAACTGGTCGAGAGGAATATACGTGGACATCTTGGCGAAAGGATAATGAGTGGTCTGGAAACGAGGAAATCAGGGAAATAAATGGAGAAGTAAGTAGTGTATATTTACACTGTTAATCTTACCTTTCAAACTGGGGAGCCCAGTTCATTTCTACTTCTAACGATTTCCCAGAGAGTAAGAACAATAGCCCCAGAATAGCTTGGGAACCGAAGTCAGGTAAATTGAGAAGGGGTAAAGCGTAGCGTTCGGTCAGTTCACGGAGGTTATAGTAAAGCTTATAGCAAGCTTCACTATAAGGAAGGACTTCCTTTGTAATCTCAGCACGGGTTAAGTTAGGACGCTGTACTAAGCCCTCATGAACAGAGTAAGTATAGAGCCATTCCGTAAACTGGTCAAAGTCTAGAGGGAACTCCTTAGGGACTTCGTTATAATAACGCCGTAGTAAGGGAGAGTAATACTCCCGCCACTCTTCTGGATAACTCATTACTTATTTACCTTAAAATAAAAGCTTCTTAACTATTAACTACTCTGAGCGCCCTGACTGCGTTTGCTTAATAAACGGTCCACGTCCTCTTCTTCGTCCTCTTCTTCGGCGAGAGGAGGAGGGGGTGAACTCTCTTCCTTCTCTTCTTCACGGGGTAAAGGATTAACCCGTGGAAGGGGTCTACGACTATTACGGGGCTTTCCTTTCAACAAGCTCTGATGCTCGCGTAGTAGTTTCTCTTGCTCTGCGAAACGTTCAGAGGAATGCTTCGCTACGCCTCTAACCTCTCTTTTTAACGTGTCAATCTCACTCTGTAAACGCTTGTTCTCTTGAATGGTGTAATAGAGTAGTCCCACGAAAGCGACGGTTTCAACTCCAATATGGGCTAACTGTACCTTGTTCATGATTTCGTGGCACTTTTACTCTGCCCCGAGAGATGTTTAAGTGGAGGGTTATCCTCCTATTTACTATTTACTATTACTATTTACGGAAATAGTAAAGAGATGACTACGCGTGAAGCGGATCAATGGCTTTGGCGTGGTCAATTAATCAGAGGACCGCGTCGTCCTAACGAGCCTGTAGAACATTGGGCAGAACGCGTAGCTTTCCTCTTACAGAGTGTTGATCAGGCACGCCTAAACAACGTCCCGATTAGTTTCCCCGAGTTAATACGCTCCTCTTATCAACATATTAACCGCCTAGCTTTAGGTGTCAGTTATACTCCACAGTAGTGTTCAAGGAGCGACTTTAAGAAGCGTTGGTACTGGGAAGCCGTCAGCTCACTCATCTGACAGTACTCTCCCTTTAGTAGATGATCTAGAGAAAGACGAAGGCGTGGAGCGAGTAAGCCCTCTTGTAGTAAGCGGTTGATCAGTAGTTGTAAGGCTGAGATACTAATCGTAGAATTATTATAGGGGTTAACTTCAGAGAGGGTCTCCTCTACGAAAGAGGAGAAGCGTTCAGGGGTAATCAACGCTCTTCCTTTAGTAAGGTCTTCCGGAGCATTAGGGTCCTGTTGGGGTACTTCAGACTCAGGGATGAAGCGTTCCTGCTCATCAGGTTCCTCTTCTTCGCTAGAGCAGTCCTCTTTCCCCCCTTGATTCCACTGGGCCATCTGACTCATGATCTCTGTTAACCCTGACAGTCCTGTCTTAGCAAGATGGCTTAATACGCCTTCCTCTGGTTCAGGGTCTTGAAAGGCTTCTTCTTCAGCCTGATCTAGGAGTTGATCTAGGTCTAACACTTGGTACTTCTCCACAGTCTGTAAGACATAGGAAATGTAAGCCTCCTTCTCTAAAGGACGTTCCAGAGGAAAGAGGTTGACCACGCTCTTTGGAGCCTTGACACTCTCTACCATTACCCCTAACACTTTCAAGGAATTCTCCGGTGTGATAGTTTTCAGGCGCAAGTTCTGTAAGAGCTGTCGGAGCCTAGCCTCCAAGTCGGGACAAGTTTTCAAGCGCTCCATCTTTATTCTTCCTCGGAGCGTTTTAACTGGCTTCTTCTCTATGAGAGAGGAAGACTACCTTCTCTTGAAGGAATAACGGAACTGCTCAAAATTACTAGGATAGAGTAGCATAGTCCGACCGGTGTTCAAGCGGTTAGGATAGACTGGTGCGGGAAGAGAAGGATGAGAAGGCAAAGGAGTATAATCTTCTACTAAATACTTCTTACGTACTTCGGACCAAGGAGGAGAGCGCTTCATCGGCTCTTCCGGATGATCACGGTTATAATGTTGGTTCGCTTCCTCGTGGAGTAAGTAAGAGTGATAGAGTAGGCGCTCTGCACTAGTTAAGTAATTCTCTACAGGGTACCTAATTAAACTTTCTGCTAAGTGCTTCCCACAGCGTTCACAGGGAAAGACTAACGGCATCTCTCTAATCCAGCGCTGATAGGCAGAGCGTTTTAAAGGAGTGTCAGCTTGTCCACAGGTAATGTGAATAAAGTCCCAGACGGCTCCTCCGTATACTTCTGGTCCTTGCGCCATATCTTTTAAGAGGAGAAGAATTTCCCGTACGATAATTTCTTAGAACAACATTATTAATGTTGTTCTCTAGTCGCCTAGAACGAGCTCAATCTGGGACAGTAATTCATCAGGGAAAGTCTCTAGGTCAAAGGTATAATCGGAGCCGATCTTCTTTCCCCCGAAGACGGTGCGCTCCTTATCTCCTAGGCGACGGGCAGAGTAAGTCTTATGTTTCCGAGCATACTCTACTAATAACTGCATCACTTCTTTAGCGCGGTTAGGGTCTAGTGCCGAAAGACGGGAACAGAGTGCTACCTTCTGTTCTTGTGTGTAAGAGGAAGTCGTTTCCGTGAGAGGAAGAGCACTCATCGGGGGCGCTTTACTCTCACCGCGCTCGTCCTAAACTGCTTACTCTCTTTCAGGATCCATTCTTTAAAGTCTTGATAAGTACTAGTCTTACGGTACTGGTACTGTTTCCCTTGTAAACGCTTGTTCACTTGAGGATCTTGCTTCTGAGAGGACAAGTGATGACCGTCTTTCTCATCATAGGGCGCATGAAGCCAAATGAAGGGAGCGTACTCTACCTTAGAAGCTAAGTCAGGGAATTCTTCCTCTAAAGAGTATACGGCATGTTCCTCACGATGATAACCGAAGCTGACCTCCTCTAACTGTACTAGTGCTCTTACCTCTGGATCCTGTGTGGCCTGATCAAAGAGGACTTTAAAGTTAGTACAGTGAGGACAGCCTAGCATTGTGAAGAAGAGTAAGGAGGGTTTACTTGCCATTTTAGAGGGGAAGAAAATGCTCTTAGTGATTACAGAACCTTCTCTCTCTAAATATTAGAGTTTATAGAGAGAAGAGATGACCCGCCACGATTTGCTAGTACAACACGCTCAGAGCTTGGCAGAGCGCCGTTTAGGCATGGTGAAAGAACCCTTTGAGAAGACTAGTCATCATATCGCCACTCTCTATAGGAAGGGAAAGTGGTGCTTTTTACGGGGGAAAGGGGAGTATTGGTTATAACAAGGTCCTTGCGAAAGGAGTAGCTTCCTCGGTTCACGCGGAGATGATGGTCGTGAACCGCCTACCCTCTCGTAATCCGAAACGCCTTAAAACTATTAACCTCATGGTAGTGAGGGTAGCTTTAGACGGTTCGTTACGGAACTCTAAGCCCTGTCTAGAGTGCGTGAAATACATGGTGAGAGCTCGTACGAAGGGTTACCACATTAATAGGATTTACTACTCTACAGATCAAGGAAAGATCGTCTCTATGAAACTACAGGATTTACTCTGTGATCCCTTCCCGCACCACTCTAAAGGGACTTTACAGGCACAAGGGAAGCTCCCCCTGTAAACGTTTATTAATCTTCAGAGATTAATAAGACTTGCACTAGAGAAGAAGAGCAGAAGAGAAGGAAGAGAAGGAAGACTAGTCCTCTTTTACCTTCTCCTTTAATCCCGTACAGAACTGTAGTCCTGTGAAGTAGCCTTGATAGTAAAGGAATAATCGTTGCTCAAGACAATCCGATAAAGTAGTATTAGAGAGAGGAATAGTTAAGACCCGTACTTTCTCACTAGCTTGCTCTATGATCAACTTCTTTAGCCGATCTACTAAGATAGAGGTAATGAAGCTCATATGTTCTATGAAAGAAGTAGGTTGCCCCGACACGATCTCCGTATGAACCCCTAGAATAGTGTGCGTCCCGTCATCTAAGACATTCAACGGGAAGGGATCTAGTAGAGCCCCGTCTACCCAGACCTCTTGCTCAGTACGTACCGGAGGAAAGAGGGGCTGAATACTAATACTACGTTTCACTGCCTCTAACACCGATAAGTCAGGGTGTGATAAGTAGTCAAAGAAGACCAGAGAAGGAGGACTGGTCGCTAGGTTCACTGAGGCGACTAGCAATCTAATCTTCTTCTCTTGATATAACTGTGCAAAAGTAGGTAAATAACGTAGCTGTGCTAAGGTGATCTGCGTGAGTAGGTCCATAACCGTAGAGTGATCTAGGAGCGCGTAGTCTTGGTTCAAGCGGTTGACCTGAGGAAGCTGTTCAAAGAGTTTCCACTGTAGCGTTAATAAAGCGATCTGCGGAGGGGTTAACCCGATCGCTAGTAGTAAGCCTAGGATCGCCCCTACGGAACATCCTACGATATTCTTAACCTGTGCTAATAATCCTCTCTGATAAGGAACTTCTAAGGCCCCTAACTCCGCTAAACCCTTTTCGGCACCGCTACTGATCACTAAGGTATCAGGGAGGAACTCCATTTAAAATAAGCTTGGGGCGGTTAAATGAGTACAGGGAGGAACTCTTTGAAATTTTCCAGTTGAGAGGGAAGGTAGTAATCCTTACTCTCACTCCCTCTAAAGAATGTCGCAGGCTCCCGTGAAACGCTTGTCTGAGGCGAAGAAGGAGAAGATCGGTGTAGATGGCTACTACAACATAGACAAGGACACCTTCGTGGCTATGTCCGACCGTGCTATTGCTCAAGCCAAGAAGAAAGATCCTAGTGTGATCTATGATTTACGCTACGGCTTAGTGAGTACTAGCGCCGATCGGATCGCAGAGTTCGTAGCCTTGAATGATTTACCTGAACTGTCTCAACGCAGTGTCAACTGCGTGGGACCCACTACTCCTTCTGCACCGGCTTCCTCCTCTAACGCTGAACCTAATACGGAAGCTTTAGCAGAGCAAGTACAGGGATTATCGTTAGAGGAAGGAGCGACCTCTTCGGGCAGTGAACGGATCACACGCGGAGGCCGTCAGAACGCTTCCGCGAACTTGCTCCAGACGATTCGGAAGAAGTTAGAGGAGAATACTGACCCTAGTAAGTTCTACAATATCAGCACGGGACGCTTCATCAAGCACAGTAAGAGCAAGGACAAGATCTTCAACGTGGCGACACGTCTAGCTAGTAATGCCGAGGATTTGACCTTACTTAACCAAGTACTAGCGGAACTGGGTGAGCAAACCCAAGGCGTCTCGGCGAGTGATGTTCCTGTTCCTGTCTTGACTCCAGAGGAACGGGCGCAGAGAAGGGTCATTGCACAACCTATGGCTAGTCGGCGTATCTTCGGGACTTTGCCTACTATTACTACTCTACCCTCTCAAGGGAATATTAACGAACAACCCTTGGAGAACCCCAATCAGAGCTTAGTGATCCCCGAGATCACAGTTCGCCCTGCCTTGATCAAGCCCATCAACCAACCCTTTGGCGTGAAGCAACCGCTTATGTCCGTGGGGGTGTTGAGTAGACCACGCTAGAGAGGAGGGCAAGTAGTCTCTGTGTCAGAATAGAGTGAAATATACCTCTCACTGAGAGAGGTATTAACTTCTTACTGTAAGAAATAAAGAAGAGAGTAGAGAGTAGAATGGCGCTCGGTTTCCATTGTTCTCTGAAGAGCTCTTTATTAGAAACGGTATCCGCCCCTTATCAGGAACTAGGCTTGTCCTGCCTGCAATGCTACATTGGAAGTAGAATAGCGCAGAAACGACGGATCTTCTCCTCTGAAGATCTTAGCGCCACGACCCAGTTCCTGCAGGGTGCTCAGAACCGCTTCTACATCCATGCCTGTTTGGCTATGAACCTAGCTTCTCCTCTCAAAACGGGTTGGAACAGTACTCTTCTCTCTCAAGAATTAGTACCCGCTTTGGCGGTAGGAGGAAGTGTCGTCGCCCATATCGGCTCAGTGAACTGCGACAAGAAGCCTATCGGGACTTTACAAGAAGTGGTCAAAGTAGTAAAGGGTCTAGGGTTAAAGAAGCGGGAACGGGGGCAACCCTATCCTCTCTTATTAGAGAACTCAGCCGGCGCAGGAGAGACCTTGGGCAACAACCTTGAACAACTCTCTTACTTAATGACCGAATTAAAAGAAGAAGGAGTAGGCTTGTGCTTGGATACCGCACACGCTTTCGCTTCGGGGTGGCTAGACTTCAAAGACAAAGAGAGTGTCATTACCGCGCTAGATACCATTGAGCGTGAGATGCCCCAGAAGTTGCAGTTAGTTCATCTGAACGACAATAAGGTCGCTTTCGGGAAATGCGCGGACCGTCATGAAGCCCTAGGAAAGGGGCACATCTGGAGCCATTCTCTAGAGGGGTGTCAGACCTTACTACAAGAATGCCAGAAAAGGGGAATAGACGTCATCCTTGAGACACCGGATCCTCTCACCGACTACGAACTCTGTTGCCAACTCTTGGCTTAAAATACATTACTAAAGTAATGTATTACTCGGGTAAGTCTACCTCAGCCCTGATCTTCTCCGTGAACGATTTCACCATAGGGTTCTGTCCCATCTTGTTAATCAGGGAATTCTCGCTCTGGTCGGTCATTAGTTCCTTCACTAAGGAACCAATCTTGTTCGGATCTAGACTAGAGGGATCGCCTTCCTCTAACCCTCCTAACTTCTCTTTAATCTCTCCAAGAAGAGAAGCTAATCCTCCCCCTTCACCTCCTAGTAAGCCCATGATCCCCTCTAGAGGATTGCCCTTCCCTCCCTTGAAAGAGGAAGCCAGTGTCCCTAGTAGCCCTGAATTACTCCCGCTACTACTCGGCTTACTAATGATCAAGCCTTTAATGGTCTCACGATCTTCTTCGGGGGCGATCACGGCAAAGACTTTCAGCAAGGCAGAGTATAGGTCATCCTGTTGAGAGGAGGAAGCGCGTTGGTAGATGTTCCCAAGGGGTAAATAAATCTTCTTTGTGAGCTTGAGTAAGAAGGGGTCCGGTTCAAAGATCCAATTATCTATTCCCTCTAATACTTCCTCACGACTTCTCCGATAAAAGGTCCCTAGACTACTACGCAACTCCTCTAAAGTCTTAGTAGTACCGTACTTGGGAGCACTCTTGACGTACTTCACCAAGCGTTTAGAGGCGGGACACTTCGCTCCGTCAGTACGGTAGTATAAGCGTACTAGTTCTAATAAGGCAAGGTAAAAGTCGTACTCTTCATCGGGCCCGTCCGAGCAGTCAGAGAGAACGTCGTCTTCTTGGCTCATTTAGGAGTTTCTTCTTACTTTAATTTACCTTGTCAGAGAGGGAAGAGAGTGGCACTACGTAGATATCTACCGTGCCGATCGTTCCGACCGGAGAAGTGAGGCGGATCGTATCGTTATCTTTAGAGATGTAGAGGAAGAGGTGTCCGTTAGGGGCTAAGCCGTTGCACTTTAACCGCGCTAACTTCTTAGCGTTGAAAGTCTGCTCGTAGAGAATAGGCCCGTCTTTTACCCACTCTCCAAAGTTATCGCTGACCGAGAGTAAAGGAGGCGTACCGCTTGAGAAACATACTCCTTTTTCTTGTACCGAAATAGTAAGATGTTTGTTCAGGCCCGATAAGTCCTTACAGGTCTTCTGGAACTCTGAGGCAGGGATCATGGCGTTAGGGACACTGGGGTAAACCGGTAAGTCCCACGGTTCCTTCTCACGGTCTACTTCTTTAATGTGGATCGCTGAGACCTTATCACGGTCCTTATCGTTGTTCAAGAATTTAAAGGAGAGGAAAGTGGACTGATCTCTGCTCTCTGTGAACATAGTCAAGGTATCTTTCTTCTTGAGCCGAGAGAGCATCTTGTACAAGTGCTGACAGTTAAACCCTAAAGAGAGAGGAGCCGTCGGGGCTTCAAAGACCATGGTATTAGCCCTCAGTGTTAAGTCAATCATGATCTCTTCCTTCTGGTCAGTCTCACGCAGGGTGATCCCTTTCTCGTCTACGTTTAGTAATGCCTCGTTTAGGACAGAACTGAGTAGATGACTAACGGCCCTAACGTGATAACCGTCCGAAGTATGCATGCGAAAGAGCGCTGAACTCTGTGAAGAGTGTGCGCCCTGTTCAGTCATTTAGCTCTGGTGCGCTACAGCTCTAAATTAGAATAACGGGGCGATACAAAAGGGGTTCTACTCTTTCTTCCTCAGAAATTTCTTAGTGAGAAGATGAACCAAGAACTTCAGCAAGCACTCTCTTCATTACGTAATTCTTTAGGTAGAACTCGGACAGGAGAGGTAGAAGTAGAGACGCGCTGGCGTTTGGACAAGGCTCAGTATGCTCTTTTACTAGAGGAGTTCTCAGGCAGTTATCCTAATGAGGAAGTCTGGATTGAGGACCGCCGTTATAGTCAGGGACGTTTACGGCGGGTGAGCACCGTCGCTTATCCCAAGCCTAACTTACCTGTTCCCGCACAATTACAAGAGGAAGTTTCCCAGAGAAAGGATCAGAAGTTCACCTATAGCTCTAATCAGTACGGCTACCGTTTAGCCCTCGCGGAAGAACGTGTCATTCCCCCTCTCACAGGAAGTAGTACAGAGACCCGTCTCATCCTTCGTTCCCAATTCTTAGTAGAGAGTTATTTACGCATCGATCTCTCTCTAGACCGTCCCAGCGTAGGGAGAGGAGGGAAGTTATACCGGTTAGAACTAGAGTTATTAGATCCCAGAGCACGGACCGAAGGAGAGTGGGCGCAGTTCGGAGAGTGGATTAAACGCTTAACCGCTCTGGCGGAGAATAGTGCCGTACCTTTATCACGGGAAGAACGGAGAGAAGTGATCCAACTTTACAACACACTTATTAATAATTCCTCTAATAATAACTTCTTCCAGAGAGGAACCCTGCCTCATCCCGAAGACCTCACTCTAAACGACTTAGCCCAAGGAACCTTACTGCAAAGAGGGAAGAACAGTATCACCGACAAGGCCGATGGAGACGTGGGCGAACTGCTCTTCTTCCCTCGGGGGGTTTACATTGTACTGGGACGCGATCAGGTCTTGAAGGTAGCCTCGCTCTTTAACGCGCAGATCTCTCCGGCGATTTATCAGGGGGAACTAGTAGAGCCTAAAGAGGGAAGTGGGATTAACAGTCGTTATACCTTCGTGATCTGGGAGAGCCTAGTCTTCCAAGGAGCCCAGATCCGCGACCTACCCTCTCTAGAAGAACGTCTCTCCTATATTACGGGAGTAGTGAACGCTTTTCAGGGACGCGCGGACCTCACTTTACTGGCCAAGAACTTCAGGATCGTGGGTAATACCGATCAACTCTATCAAGCGTTTAACGAGGTCTTGGATAGTCTAGACGCCTTGCCCTATTACAACGACGGCCTAATAGAGACGGAAGCAGAGCGTCCTTACCGCAACGGGGAGATCCTTATTAAGAAGAGTAAGGAGCGTAATGACTTAACGATAGACTTCCAAATAGAGGAACGAGGTTTAATGGTGGTAGACGCGGAAAGAAACTTCACCCTTGTTCCATGGAGAGGAACGCAACGTCATCCTTTCTCTATTACTTCCGAAGAATTAAGAGAAATAGTAGAGACGACCCCGCTCATGGAATGGGGTGAAGTGTGGGAGTTTGACTTCATAGAGGGGAAAGCCGTGCCCCGTCGTCCGCGTTATCGGAAGAGTAGTCCGAACCAGCTTTCTACCGCACGCAACGTCTGGGAGTTAATTCAGAACCCCATTACGGAAGCTACTCTACGGGGTCATGACTTAACCTTGATGAGGCGCTATCATAACCAAGTCAAGAGAGAACTCTTTCAACAGGTCCCTGTCAACGCTTCCTATTTAGACTTGGGAAGCGGGAGGGGCGGTGATGTCCTGAAGTTTAAAGAGCGTAATTTCTCTCTGTACTTACTAGAGCCTAACGCAGAGAACCGTGTAGAATTACAACAACGGCTCACAGAGCAAGGAGTACAACGACAGGTGCGAGGCTTAGCAGAATACGGCGCAGAAGAGAGTACGCGCATTTGGGAAGAGCTATTACAGAGAAAACAGGTTGACGCTGTGGGCTTCATGCTTTCTTGGACCTTCTTTAACCAGAGTAGTGCCCTAATGGATCAGGCACTACAAACTGTGGACTTAGCGTTAAAGGAGGGAGGCTTACTACTCTTTCTAACCTTAGACGGAGAAGCAGTGAAGACAGGCTTACGGGGTGCGGGGAAGTTAGAGACCCCTGCTTACTCTCTCACACGCCGTGAAGGGAACGAGCTCTTGATTAATCTAGAGGAGACTATGGTGCGCAACCAGAGGGAGTGGCTACCTGACCTAGTAGAGTTAGAGAAGAGATTACAAGGAAGAGGTTATACCAGAGTGTACTCGCGTTTACTAAACGACAATCCTAACCTCCCGAAGAGTTCCCGACTATTATCAGGGATGTATCAGGCTCTAATTTACCAGAGGGGAGGAGCGATCCGTCCTTTAAGAGTTGCTCCTAGTACTCGGGGTGGTAGAGGAGGACGAGGTGGAAGAGCACCTCAAGGCGGAAGAGGGGCACGAGAAGGGAGAACTCTGGCGCCTAAGCTTCCTCGTCGTGGTGAAAGAGCTCCACGAAGGATTGAACCGTCTTCTTCCTCTCGTGGGGCTTTACCGGTACAGAGTAGAGTAGTGGAGCCAGAAGTGAGCTTTGAGGAAGAGGAAGACTTACCTGTGGTTAATCCTATGGCACCCTTCCCTCTAGAGGAAATCGCCGACCCCGAGGAGTTGCTAGAACAGTTATAACTTTATTCCTAATAAAGTTATGTAGAAGTAGAAGAAGGTTCACGCCTTCTCCTTCTCGGTTTAGGCGGGTCTAAGGTACTCTGCGTTGCTTTCGGGGCACCTCCCGAGAGCGTATCAATGAAGGAGCTCACCATGCCTGCCCACCCGTTCTCTTCTCCGGTTCCTCCGATCGCGGAAGCAATCCCTTTCGCCAAGTCCGAGTTAGCGTCTCCTAGGACCCATTTCAACACGAAGAAGATCACCGCGTTCAAGAGCACCATGAACCCTAGGCGGACTTCAATAGGGAAGTACGATTTCCCCTCTTTATCGTACTTCTCTGCTAGTTCTAGTAATAGTTCTTGGTAAGTATTCATAGCCATTAACTGGTTCACAGTGAAACCAGTCATGTCTATTCCTAAGAAACGTACCGCTAAGACTTCTATGATCACAAAGCCCGCGATTAAGATCTTACGGTATTTCCCTGTGCAACCCTCTGCAAAGAGACGGGTCTTGTAGATATTGTAGATCTTACGGAGTTGTTTCAGAGAGAGGGAAGGAGCCTCGTAGTCGTTAGGGTCAATCTGTATGTTGATGTCATTCAGGCGTTTCTTAAGGATCTTAAAACGGGCCATTAAGAGGAGACGTTCCTCTGCTTCGGTAAGGATCTCCTCTTCTGGCTCTATGATTACTTCGGGAGGAACTTTAAAGAGCTTAGGATTACTAGGTTCAGAATTGTTGAGCAGAGCGGGTAGAGAAGGAGTAGGCGAAGTAGGCAGAGTAGAAGAAGAGGGTCGTGGAACTGTGGGCACTTTACTACGTGCTTCCTCTAAAGGAATGCTCTGCCCGCTCTGAGTATTATTATTCTGGTGATTATTAACTAGAGTAGAAGAGCCCTCTCCTCTCAAGGGGCTCTTACGGGTATAAGCGCGATCTAACTGATCCACCTCTTCCTCTGTAATCACTACAGGAGGCTCGGTCCCTAAGATCCGTCCGGTTCGTGGGGAAGGGTCCTTAGGGGTCTCCTTTCGTGGGGACTTAATAGCATCTAGAGAGAGTAGGGTCGGTGCACTCGGCTCTGGTTCGGGAAGAGCGGTAGTTGCCCTCGGGCGCACTAATAAAGGGATGACAGTAGGAAGAGGGGGCGTCGGTTCTACTAGAGGAAGATTAGTCGTGAGAGAAGAATTATTAGTAAGAGAGGGATTAGTCGTGAGAGAAGAATTATTAGTAAGAGAGGGATTAATACTCTTCTGCTCTTCCTCTTTCGGAGAAGGTGTAGGAGTAGGAATAGGAGCAGGGACAGAGGGAACAGAGGGAACAGGTAAACTAGGAGTAGGAGGTCCTTCTCGTATCTCTTTAGGGGTTAAACGTCTTCCTACTCCTAACCCTTCTTCTTTCTCTAGAGGATTAGTCTGAGAAGGTACCCGTGTTGAACGAGGAGGTACAGGAGGCACAGAAGGCGCAGGAAGCACAGTAGAGCGAGGAGGACGCACACTCAACTTCTCAGTAGGAGGGGTAGGAAGCGCCGGTACTGCAGGAGTAGGTATCGTTCTTACTAGAGAAGTATTGTCCTGAGGGGATCCCTGATGCTCTAAGCGCACACGCCCTACCTGTTCTAAACGTTTACTCTCAGGGAGAAGGTTAAATTTAGGGGTAAGAGTAGATAAGAGCGGGCGCGCCGGTAATGCATGGGTCATGCGACTAGGGAGCGACTTATTCCCATTAATCCCGCTAAGACGAGTACGCTCTAGAGGAAGAGTAGGGCTCGCCTGTGTGTTCACCCCCGATGCTAAGTTCTCGGGAGAGGCGGACCATTCTTCTACCATTTACCTTTCGCGTTAAGAGCGTTTAGATCGTTCCCTTTCCCTAGCTAGTAATAACAGTGCTACTGTTATTAAACGGTGTAGAAAGTCCTTCTTCCTTCTTCTATAAAATAATTTACTGTTCTCTAAAATGGCTCAGGGGCTTAACCTTATTATTATCGTGGTAGTCGCCATCGTCCTGATCTTCTTACTAGTAAACGCTTTGAACAGTTCGCGTCAGGGAAGGACTGGGGGACTTAACTCCGTCGGAAAGTGGCTAGAGGGCTTATGGGGGAAGCGCCAGAAAGCCCCCTACGTTCCTCTTCCCTCTCAACGTCCTGCTACCCCTTTCGCCCCTCCGGAACTCTTAAAACACCGGTACCAGTCTCCCTTCCTCGCGACGCTCTTCACGTTAGATCAGCCTGACTTACCTGACCAAGTTTCTCCTGAGCAGTTTGAGCGCTTAGTACAGGAGTACACGGAGCAGAACCTCACGGTGAAGCCCTTAGAGATCCCACGCAACCTTAACTTTAACTACGATCATTACACTCAAGTACAGGAGCAGATGGAACGTAATGCCATTAGACAAGTACAGAAGAATATCACCGCACCCGAGGAGGTAGGGGTTTTAACTGAGCGTAAGATGAGAGGGTTAGTCTCTGAAAGAGTGGCAGAGACCGTTCCTATCGCTACTACTGTCTCTTCGTTCTTACGAAAGCGCCCTGTCAAGTAGAAGAAGCAGAGGGGAATGTAGTTATTATATTTTCTTCCTCTAAAATGAGCTTACTGGACCAACTTAACCAATTCTTCCTCTCTCTGAACCAAGGACTATGCCCGCCTCCTCCGGTCGGAGCGACGGGAGCTACAGAAGTTATTGGGTTAACAGGTTTAACGGGTACGGTACTCTCTAATCCTTCTGCGTATCCGGCGACAAGGCCTGTCTCGGCATTAGCTCATCCTATTCTCTTTAAAGAGAGTATTTACTCCACGCTAGTTCATAACTTCTCACGCTATAATTATTATTTACTACTAGCCGAACAGAGCTCAGCCTCTGCGTACTTAGGACTACCCTCTGGAGCAGAGATGGTCTCGGCACGCGACTACGCTCTTACGGCGCGTTTTGACTTAGCTAGTCATTACGCACGCGCCTTTGACCACAGTCAGGAGACCCCGTTAAGTGCTCTGAACCGTATGACTACGCTAGTAGGAAGGCAACTCTCGGGGTTAATAGATCAGCACTTCTACCTCTCTGATTTACTTCTCGTAAAAGAATTAGCTGAGCACGGAGGCTTCACTGGGATCACAGGAGCGCAGGCTTCTTTCCTTCAGAGGTATTTGGTCGTGGAGGTCCCTGCCGTTCCCTATAGTGATAGCCGAGGGATTACCGGTGATCACGTGGACCGGATCTTAGCACGGTTCTTACTAAGGAACAAGGCTTTGGTGAGAGGAGTGAACAACGTAGAAGCGGTCACGGGTCCTTCCTCTAACGTAGGCGCGAACCTTTCTGCTTTATTAACCCTGACCCGTCGCTACGACCCTCTCACTGATCTAGTAAATAACGGTAAGAAAGTAGTCTCGCTCTTGAGTAATGTCTATCGTGCCATTAGTACAGGAAGAAACCCTAGTACCGTCGCAGAGATTACTACTCCTCAAGCAGAGAACTTAGCCTTCTTTGGACAAGTGGTGCGCAACAATGCTTTACTAGGGACCGGAGCGACTGGCTTGACCGGCTTAACAGGAATGAACGGGTCTAATCCTCTGATAGGGGTACAGGCTTTACTCTGTCCTTTATTAAACGCAATCGGCACTACAGGTGCAACGGGCACTACCGGATTAACCGGAGCGAATAGTGCTCTAACGGTCTGGAACCGTTATTTACAAGCCCTACAGAACTACGCGCACGCTCAAGCGCTTTACTCTATTGCTCTCAAGAAAGGAGAGATTACTCTGACCGATCCTAGAGAGTTAGGACGAAGGTTAATGGCTAGTAAGGAGGCAGTCTTAGAACAGAGTAATAAGATCGGGGCACTCTTCGCGTTGTCGTTAGGCGTTAATCCCGCAGGACCGGCCGTGCCTTATCCACGCAGTCAACTCCTCTAATTTTCTTATAGCTTCTATAAGAAAGAAGGATTAGTCCAGTTCCTCTCCCTCGGGATAGAGGGAGGCGATATACTCCTCTACTGAGAACTTCGCTAAGTCCACGAAACCTCGGTACTGTTCCTGTAATAAGGACACGACGGGCTCTGAGAGGAGTGAGTGATCCACAGGGTTGACGACGGGCTCTCTCCGTAAGGCCTCTGCTAATTCCACTAAAGGGAGGGTGTATTCCTTCCCTTGATCGTAGAAGGAGACTTCCCGCTCTGAACAGGAACACTGTGTTATTACTCCTTCAGGAGGAAGGGCTTGTACTAGAGCTTGTATATAACGGGTCAGAAAATCTAAGTACTCTAACGTTAATAAAGTAGAAAGGTAATGGAACCATTTACTGTCTAGACGAGGATTATCGTATAGTTCAGGGAAGAGTGCTTCCATAGGGGAAGAGAGTAGGTCCGAGAGGATCCACTCCCCTTTGGCTAACTTCTCTAGTAAAGTACTAGCGAAAGAAGAGACTTTCCCCTTCTGCGCTAATAAAACCACTAGCCTAATTCCTTGTTCACGGTAAGCACGGAAAGAGGGGTAGGTAGAGTATAAGCCCTCTTCTAACTCCTGTGCCGACTGTTCATTGAGACGTAGGCGGAGAAAGGCCCGCATTAATAAACGGGCACTAGGGGAGGTTAAGTCATTACTCTGAAGCGTTAAGGCGTTTGAGAAGGTCGCTTGAGGAAGCTCTGCCGTAAAAGGGAAAGATAGTCCTGTAGAAGAAGCGACAGGGGGAATGAGCGTAGAGAAGACTGGTGTAATACTTCCTAACCGATTAAAAGTATAACAAGGTTCTTCTAGAGAAGTACAATGGAGCTCGTTTAAAGCGGAACAGTTCGGTGCTGAGACTGTCAGCATTTACTTATTCTGGAATAAGTAATTATTAACGTAAGAGCGAAGTGCCCTGACGCGTAGAGAAAGCAACCCGTTTACTAGAGGGACTAGGTACTGTTTCCCTCTTTACCGGTACTTCTCCTTTCACTAGTCTGGTCCCCTCTAGAGAGTTGCGCGTGAAAGGAGTAGGCTCTACTAATCCCCCATGTCCTAGGATATAATGAATGCCTAAGCCTAGTCTCTTGAAGAAGTCCTTATTACGTTCTTGTTTAGCTAGTTTCCTTAGGGTCTTTCCTAAGACTTGTACCCCTCCTACGTCCGTAACTAACCAGTCAAAGACGTTTTCCTCCCTCATATCCTCTCTAGAGAAGGAGACTTGAGGATGCTGAGGATGATTAGGGGTAGAGACATCGCCCATATCTTTCTTAAACTGTTGAATAGAGTAAGGGGCGCTAACACGATCCATTAGTTTCAAGAAGGCAGAAGTAGCGACACCATGTCCCGCTACTTCTGCCGAGGTCTGATCATCACGACAGCCCGAGAGCTGGATAATCTTGGTCTGTAAACTCTCCTCCTCGGCACGGCGCGTAATTAGGGAACGGTATTTCAGGTCAAAGTTGCTCCCACTATAACAACAGTCAGGGAAGATGAACAGTTCGGTCTTAGGGTCTAACTGGGTAATGAAACGAGAGTAGAGTTGATCATCTATGATGAAGCCGTTGCGCTCGTGATCCCATGGCACAATAGCACTATCATAAAGCTCGTCTCCTTTCGTGGAACTGTCTTCATCGGGTACTAAGATCCCATGACCGCTATAGTACAGGACCATAGTAGGGATCATGCCCATCTTACTAATAGCTTTGCTCTGATTGACCATACCCTCTAACGCGTCCCAGATCCCTTTCACGGTCATGTCTTTGTTAAAAACGGTAGTAATATTAGAGGGGTCAAAGCCTCGCTTCTGAACAAGGAAGTTCTTAATGTCGTTTCCGTCATTGACACAACCGTACAAGCGGTTCCTCCCGAAGTAATCACAGCTCATGATTAAGGCTACTTTCTGCCGTTTTGGCTCTGAGGCGGGCTCAATTGAAGCACGGAAACGGGTAGTCATTTTAGAGCTCTTTTATTTTCTTCTTACGTTAAGAAGAAATTACTGCGGGCCCGTGTAGGCCTTCCTCTCTTCAGGAGTGAGCTTTACGAACTCTAGACGATCAGCTTCCTCTACTACGGGATACTGATACTGTTGACAGTAAGCCAAGTCTTCTGCTTCTAACGCTACGATTTCACCTTTACTGAGGCGCCCGATCACACTCATCCCTAAGTTCTTATAAGTTCCTACATAGAGAAGGCCGTTCTGATCTACCGCCACACCTAAGCTGTGGTCAAAGATGGGATCGCACTTCTCTAGGACCTTCTCAAAGATCTTTACGACAGCCTGTTCTCCTTTAGAGGGAGCGACAGTCTTCTTAGCGATAGTCTTAAAGTGCTGGTTGCAGTAGTATTTCCCCGAAGGATCAGTATTACTGCCTTCTGAGGTACAGCGTCGCGGGTTCTTTCCCTTGATCTCGTAGGAACACTGCTCCTTTACTGCGACGTGAAAATCAGAGGAAGGAACAATGGGTTGAGCTAGGGTTTTCTCGCCTGTCGTGGCAACTGTAGCCACGGCAGATGTAGTAGCAGTAGTAGCCTTACTAGTGCCAGTCAAAGCCGTATAATGACGGGAACAATAGTGCTTCCCGTCATGGAGCTTGGTGCCTTTCATAGAACACTGCTTATTAGGTTCAGCCTTCGTGCCCTTCAGAGGCATAGCACAGCGGGTCTCATGTTTCGGTTCAGAGGGAGGAGCTAGCTTCTTAAGCTCCTCTTTCAACTCTGCGAAAGAGATAGTTTCTTTCTGGGTCTGTTTCTGAACGGTATCAAGGAGGGCAAGGAAGTCCATTCTCTCTAGGAAGTTGTAGAGGGTTTCACCCGCCCTCGTCCTTTTTCAATTATTACGCAGAGTTAAAATAGTTATCTCAAGCGCTAAAAGGAATGCCATGCCTTCACCAGTCCCTCTCTTGGAGTACCAGTCGCTCTTGGGAAGAACATTACAGGGACTGGCACGGGTCTTAGATCGTCAGAGAGGGTTAGGAGTACTAATCCTCTTGCTGGTAATAGCTCTCCTCTTCTACCTAATGAACTCCTCATTGTGGAGCACGATCTTAGTCGCGGGATTAGTAGCCTTAGCCGTCGTGTATTTCTCTCAAGAGCGTACCCGTGAAGTGGTTCCTTACCGTTATGATGTCTATGATCCTAATCAGCAGAGTTATGCGCACTACTACGCTACTTATTCTTACCCTTATCACCCCTCTGCTCCTACCACATTAGTTTATACTGCTTCACCGGCACTCACTTCAGGACCATTACAAGAAAAAGAAGACTACGCCCCTACGCTTTCTAACCCCTCAAGTCTTTCTTCTAATTCTATCCCCTCTAATCCTTGTAATCCTCCTTCAGAGCAGTCTACACCCCCAAACCCATTGGGACTTTCTGGTATAACTGTACAGGGGATTAAACTCTCTAATATTAAGAATGAGCCCCTCCCCCGACGTAGTATCTGTCCAGAGTACCGCTCCACAGGTACCACGTTCTGTCGGAGGTCCACCTCCAAGTAAAGAGACCTAATAAAATCTTCTCTCCTCTAAAATGTTAAAGAGAGGTGTCCATGTTGACGTAGAAGCGCTCAATTCTCAACTCTTAGCACGACAGTATCAAGAGGAAGAAGCCCAGAAGTATCGCCCTGATCCTTCGGTACAGAGTAATCCCTACTCCTCCTCTTTTGTAAAGAAAAAGACGACACTTCCGGTAGGTCCGACACAACCTCGCGCCGAAGTGAAACTAGGACAACGTCAGCAGGGCTTCGTGAATGAAGTACAGGTCCGGATCGCCTCTAAAGAGTTAGAGCGTAAGGTTCGTGAGGAAGCCTTACGACGGGTCGGTTATTATTAATACATTACTAGAGTAATGTATTAGGGAACGCGATAACGCTTGATGAAGTTTTGCAGAGTATTCACCTGTGCTTCCCGTAAACGATTACCTTTCCCAGTAATCCCTAGAGAAACCCTCATAGCTTGCGCAGTGTCGGGGTCTTGAATGACCATTAACTCTGCGATGACGAAGTTAGGGTTAGTATTACGGTAGATCTGGGGTAAGGTAATTAACCCGTAATTCCCTTTGGTCGCTAAGAAGCGTCCAACACGCTCTCGTAAGCGATCAATGAGAGGATCGGGTAAGGCTCCTGCTTCGGCTTTCTCTCTAGTAATTCCTTTAGAGGAGAGAACGGTGAGTGCCGAACGTGAGGCTCTATTTTCGGCTTCTCGCTTGTCTATTCCGCTACCAGTAGCAAGACGGTCTCCGTCATTATCTAAGACTTCCACGGTCGTTTCCTCCTCATCGGGACGACTAATCACAGTATAACGCGGGGCATTCCATCCTAACTTGTCATAGAGCTCTTTTAGGGAAGTCTTAGCGGGGAAGAGCTCTTCCTCTGGAATTAAGAGGTTGACATCGCGTAAGAAGAGGCGGAAGTATTGGTAAGCGTATAAATAGCCATTCCCGACGTTGATCTGTTCATCTATTACCGTCACCAGAGCCCCGAAGAAGCTCTCGAATAAATCCTCCTTGATAGAGCGGTCATCACGCGTTAATAACTCTGGATTATATTTCAGGTAAGAAATTAGTCCTAGACGATCAGAGAAGAGTGCTAACTGCTCTTTACTGAGCCAATAACGTGCCAGTTCGGTGTAATAACTCTTGGTACGCTCTTGTCTGGGAAGTAGGAGGTCCACGTAGCTAAAGAGGGCTAGTTTCAAGACAGCGTCTCCTTTCGTCTCTAACCCTTCGTAATTAGCGCTAGGGTCTCCCGTGGCAGAGCTATGTGTGAAAGCAGAAGTCCATGTGGGGTAAGTACTCGGCGCAGTTAGACGCAAGACATTCTCCTCTTTCGTGATGACCTTACGTAATTCTCCTCTAATGAAAGAGAGTAGTCGTTCCGTCTCAGAAGCTGACCAGAGAGAAGGAACTGTGAAGGTATTCTGACTAGGTATAATAGAGGGAGCGGGTGTATTAATCAGGGTACTCTGTGTAGGAGGAGTGCTCACGTTAACAACAGTAGGAACTGTTGTTGTAGAAGGATTAGGTCTCACGGTACGAGGGCGTCGCGTAGGGAGAGGGCGCGACATCGTGCCCTTCTAACTCTTTACAGGGAACGCTAATTATTTTAGATTTATCTTCCCTACTAAAATGACCAGTCCTGAGCAGGTCTTACTCCAGCGTTTCGGTAAGGTACCGCTCTTACACATTGGGAACTTAGCATTAGAGGATGAAGGGCGTCCCACACGCCTACTTTCCATCTACGCACGGAGGATTAGAAGCAGTAATACCTTCCCTTATAATCTACTCATCAGCGCCGTTCCTCTAGCCTTAGATCAGTCGCTCGGAAGTACTCGTTCTTTAGCGGACCTGCCGTGGATTTCCCTCTACTTACACAGTTATTACTCTCTAGAGAAGTTAGCACGTTTCATGAAGTTAGATTGGGAGCGGGTCTTAGCAGAGCCAGAAGCGGACCTACCCCCTCTACCAGTAGAACCCGCCCAGCTTTGGTTAAACAGTGTCAAAGAAGCCTTGCCCGCTCACCCTCGTACTAAATTCTACACCTTCTCTAACCCTGTTTATCAGGAGAAATACTTGATCACAGTAGAGAGTAGGTTGCGTGATCTGAAGCTAGGCAACGGACTAAAGGAGCGCTATGAGTTTGACCTACTCTTAAACTTTGACCATTACAATCTCGCTCTGGAGCGCTTTGAGCTGTAATTATTACAGCTCCAGTCCCAACCGCACTCTACTAACCACCACCCTATAAATTCAGGGCGTAAACGAGAGGGAGGTTTAATTCCTCTCGTTTTCCAGTGTTGTAAAACGTAGACACCGAGCTCATAGTAATCACTCCGTATAGTAGTCATGAGTACAAAGTGAATATTTTATAGGAAAAGCTCGCCCTCTAAAGAGATAGGGCTATGTCTCATTATAAGCATGAGTTCTTATCAGTATCCACCCCGAGAATTCATAGAGCATATCTTTTGGGTAGACCAAGTAGACTGGAAGCATTACAACGTCGGAAGAGCGGGTGTGATCCCCTACGTGATTATTAATGGACACATTTACTTCTGTTTAGGGGTAGATCGGCGCTCCCAAGAGTTCACGGACTTCGGGGGTGGGGTCTCCTTCTATGTGGATCGTGATCCCGTTGCGACCGCCCTACGGGAGTTCAAGGAAGAGAGTAAGGAAGTTTTTGGACCTGAGAATTATGCCCCCGAGAATTACTTGCAAAGCCTGTGTTTACTGCGCAAGTTTAACTGCCGAGGGAAAGTGGAGTACCGAACGGAGCATCAGCATATGCTCATCATCTTTCAAGAGGTTTCTCCCTTATACCTAGCGACTGCCTGCTCGGATTTCCAAGCTCGTGTCCGCCCTCATAAAGACGAAGTGAGTGAGATCGTCTGGATTACCGAGGCACAATTACAGGGCTTAATCTACGCCCCAACGAAGACTAGACTATACGAGAAGGTACGTAAGTTCATTACGCATTCTGTCTCTTTCAACCGTCTAAGCTACTTCCTGAAGCTTCGTCCTTCTTTATATTATTCCAAGCGTACCCTCCCTAAGCCTGTTCTACATCAAGCGAAAGAGGGTGATCCGAACGAGCAGTGGCGCAAGGAGAAAATCACGCCAGAGGAAGAGTGGCACGAGGTCAAGAGCCCTTCGTTTCGCTGTAAACGGCGTAGTAGGAGAATACGCTTCAACTATCAGGGGGCTAACGGAGCAGGGATGAACAGTCCTCCTCATCCCTTTCTACAAATTTAACTAGTAGTTAAGTTTGACTTCTCTCTGGGACTATCTCCCTCTATAAATGTCAGTAGTCGTAAAGCGTGCACTCTTGACAGAACAGGATAAAGAGTACATTCGGAGCTTAACCGTAAAGAGTACTACTGAAGATGGGGTAGCGATCGCTCCTTACTTAGTGAAAGGGGAAGAGGTGATCCTTCCTCTGGCTAGTTATCTATTTCTAGCGCGTAGAAAAGAAGGAGAGAGGAAGGCGTGGCCCCTCTCTCCTAATGATGCACTGGTCCCTGCCCGTTTTGGGGGGAAAGCTTCAGAGGAGGAAGGGGCAGTCATTCCCTCATGGCAGTTCACAGGGACTTTACGTGATTACCAAGTACAGGTCGCTTCGGAGGCGATCCCGCTCTTACTAGAGGACGGAAGTATCTTACTTTCCTTATACTGCGGTTGGGGTAAGACACTCTTTACCGCGTATCTCTCTAGTAAGGCACAACTTCCTACTTTAATCCTCTATCACATTAGCCCTTTAGGGAAGTCGTGGCCGACCACTTTCTCTGAGTTTACGAACGCGACAGTGTGTCATCTTAACGAACAACCCTTTAATCCGCAGGCCCAGATCTTTATCGCGACTGTAGGCTTAGCTTTGTCAGAGGAGTTCCCCTTGAAGCGTTATGACATTGGAATGCTCGTGATTGATGAGATGCACTGCTTCTGCTCGCCTAAGCGTATTACCTCTCTACTCCAGTTTAGTCCTAAGTACCTAATCTTACTCACGGCGACCCCCGAGAAAGCGAACGGCATGGGGAAACTAATAGAGCACTTCGCCTCTAGAAGAGTAGTGAGGATCTCAGAGCGCCCCTTTACCGTCGTGAAGTGTCAGACTAAGCTCAAGCCGAAACTACAAGCGAACGTGAGAGGAGGACTAGACTGGCAGGAGGTCAAGAACTCCTTAATGGTACGCCCTGAGTTAATTAGTCTAATCGTAGAATGGGTGACGAGTAATCCTGAGCGTAAGATCTTAATCCCCTGTATCCAGAAGAAACAAAGTCTAGAGCTCTACCAAGCTTTACAAGAGAAAGGAGAAGATGTCCAGCTCCTCTGTAGTAAAGACAAGACTTACGAGGAGTGTCGGGTCTTAGTAGCAACGGTACATAAGACGGGCGTGGGTTTTGACGATGCTACTACTTGCCGTAATTATTCAGGACGCAGATTTAATATGCTTATCCTAGCGTGGACTTTTAAAGACCAGAGCTTCACCGAGCAAGTCATCGGAAGAATGCGCGAAGATCATGGCGTCGTGATAGACATTGTACACGACTTCTCCTCCTTTCAGAAGCACTTCGCCTCTCGGGCGCAGTGGTACTTATCTCATAAAGGGAAGATTATCTATGAGGATTATCCAAAGGAACTCACCTGCTAATTACTTGTTATTATAACAAGTAATCTACTCCCATTGCTCTTCCTCTAGAGGGATGATCGGTCCGAAGAGTTGGTATAGTGTCGTGAGTACACGAAAGAACTCCCTCTTTAGGTCAAACTTCAGGTCGCGAAGCCACTTTGCCTCATTATTCATGAAATGATAACGATCGCCTAGAAGATGGAAACGATGATCAAGATGCCTAATAATCTCCTCTATCAAGTAGTCATCTCTATTTGGGACAGGTGGATAGCCGAATTGTCGTAATCCTTCCCACGTTCCTGTAATAATATCTAGAAAACTAGCGCGGACTTCTGGCCAGATGAGAGGATACTTAACATCTGCTGTAGTAAAGAGTTCTAGGATTAAGCGGTCTAGGACGTCAAAGGAGGGAGGGATATAACCGTATCGGGACGTAGTAAGCCAGTCTTGGTAAGCTAAGGCACGTACGATCGGTTGCACTTCAGCGTCCTCTACGCCTATTAAATTCATGCCGTAATAACGCTGTAAGAGTTCCCTCTGATCACTAGGCGCTAACAAGAGCCACTCCTTAGGATCTTGAAAGGAATAGACCTGATAAAGAAGATCCTTCGCGGGAGCGCCCTGACATTCTTCCTGACACTGCTCTAGAGTAGCGTAGTACCCTTCACCGCGGTAGACCTCTTCACATTCTCCCGAGAAGGAACAGGAGTAGCTCATTTATTACTTACTATTTACGGAAATATTTGGGAACTCTCCCTCTAGAGAAGGAAGGATGCCTAGAAAGAACTCACTTACTAATTACTTGTTATCTAACAAGTAATCTACTCCTATCTAGAATAAGAAAGGGTTATGACCTTGCACCCTTTCCTCTAGAGGGAGAAGTGGGTCCCCGAAGAGTTGCTTAATAGTCGGTAAGAGCGTAATTATCCTTCTCTCAAGGGTATTATACTTAGAGCGGAGAGAGGGCGATAATCGGTTCGGATTTACAGGCCAAGTTAACTCCCCGTTTAAGAGTTTAAAGGAGTTATCTAGCTGATGAATGAGTAGACTGGCCATTATTCTATCGTCTACATTAACTCCTCCGTGAAGCTCATCTAGTATGTATTCATAGCCTGAGTACATAGCCTTAAGGAAACGGTCTCGTAAGGCAGGCCAGTTGAGCGGGAGTTCTTCATCCTTAAAGACTTCTAACATTACCTTGTCTATTAGATCCGCCTGTGGAGGGATATAACCTTCTTCTCTATAGGGCAGGATATAATCTTCATTGACAAGGGCTTCTATTAAATTAGGTGCAAAGTGCTCCTTCCCTTTCTCTAGTCTAATCCCGAAGGCTTCTGAGAGAATACGGGCCTGATCTTCGTCTGTTAAACTTAGTGCCTCTCTAGGGTTAAAGGAATAGATCTTATAGATAAGATCCTTAGCGCTGGTGCCCTGACAGTTCGCTTGACAGTCTTCTAAGGTCGCATATTCCCCACTCCAACTACTCCTCTGACATTCTCCAGAGAGCGAGCAAGTATAAGCCATTTATTATAGTTATAATAAATAAGAAGTTGTTATCTTAAGGCATCCTTCCCTCTCTCAAGAAGAGAGGGAAATGCGGACCCTGAACTTTACTGCCCCTAAAGGGGTACTAGTGATTGACGGTTCAGGGATTATTACGCTAAGTATCCCCATTACCAGTACTTGCACGGGCTATGACACTAACGATCCTAGTAGTAAAGAGCCTTCGTTCACAGAGACGCTTCGGGAACAGTTTAACTATTCCTCTAGTACAGGAATGCTCTCTTATAAACAAGAGGGTAGTCTAAAGAGTATCCCTGTAACGGTACAAGGAAAGCCAGAGAGTAAGAGTAGTAAGAGCCTACGCTTCTTACTAAACCCCAACGTTCCTCCCTCGGACTTAAACCCTAACAAGTTTAATAACATCTTAGACGCCACTCTGAACTTGACCGAACTTTCTACTCCTGTTAATAGTAAAATAGGAAGTACTAAAGGGGGACTTCCCCTTTCCGATCCCGCGTTATCTAAAACTGTGAGGAACCCTTCTCAAATGCCTATGAGCCCTGCTACTTCCTCGGCCCTAGATCAGAGGATTAAGGAAGCCACAGAGCGCATGCTTTCTACTCCCGCTAAGAGAATGAACCACTACCCTAATCAGAACTCTGGTAATTTTATACCCACGCAGAACCATACTCCGCCGTCAGCTCAACAAATGCTCAATCAACCGTCGCCTATGTATCAAGCCCCGTTTACCCCTACCGGACCTGTGCCTCCGCTTCCCCAAGGAGGGAACGGACTAGCCTTGTTTCCGGTAGCTCAACAGGGGTCCCCCATGGGGACGGTCGGTCAGCAGGCGCCCCTGATGGGGGGAATGGGTTTGCAAAATATACAAGGAAGTAATTACCAGAATTATGGAGGACAACAGTTCTCACAGATGAACCAAGGAATGCAGGGAGGACAACAGTTCTCACAGGTTAATCAGGGAATGCAGGGAGGACAACAGTTCTCACAGATGAACCAAGGAATGCAGGGAGGACAGGGAGGGCAACAGTTCTCACAGATGAACCAAGGGCAGTTCTTCCCTCAGCAGGGAGGACAGTTCTCTCAAGTCCAACAGTTCATGGGGGGAAATACACAGGGCTATTCCCCTATGAATCAAGGACAACAACAGTTTGCACAGGGAACTCCTGACTTCTCTAATACACAGGGGTATTCAGCGCAGAATTCTTACGCTTCACAGCCCAGAATTACTAGTACTATTAACGGAATGCCCACAAATCAGAGCCCCCTAAACGCCCGTTTCCCCGTCCAAAACCTAGGGCGGACAAGCGCGCCTAACTTTAACCCCGCGCAATCTAGCTTCAATCCCTCTAGCCTGCTCTCTTCTCTCAACATGCAAGGACAGAATAAACCGCTTCCCTCGGCTCCGATTATCCCTGTCCGTCCTCTACCGATTAGTGGCGACGGTCCTTCGGTAGACGAGATCATGAGGAAAGCAGACGAGATTATGAACAAGGCACGGGGAACACAGTAAGGCGAAGTAAAGAGAAGTTCCGAACTAAGTCTTTTCTACATTAGTAATGTAGAAATAATAGAGAGGAAGAAAGCCTTGAGAGGGGGAAGCCTTCGACTTTTCTCTTCCTCTATTCCTAATCAAGTAATAATAGAGGGGAAGAAGACCTTGAGAGGGTAATTCATCCCTCCTTCTTCCCCGCTCTTCCTCTATTCCTAATGTAGAAATAATAAGGATTCTTGAGAGGGAATTCTTCCTCCTTCTCTCTTTCTCTTTTCTTAATGGGGAAATAATAGAGAGGAAGAAGACCCTCAGAGGGGAACGCCTCTTCCTTCTTCTTTCTCTCTTCGTAATAAAGTAATAATAAAGAGAGTATAGACGCCTTCTCCTCTAGAGGGAAAATACTTTACTGTGCGTAAAGTATTAACAGAGCGTGGATAGTCCTTTCTAATGATAACTCCATTGCATCTCACTCTCTTTCAAGACCGCCCCCTTGTCCAGATGAGGCGCGAATACTTCCCCGAGTAAACTACTCCGATAAGCTTCGGCTTTATCCCAAACCATGATCTCTTCTCCGTTCACCTGTCTAGATAAGTTCTTCAGGTAATAAGGTAAGGCATAGAGAGGAGCATAATATGGAGTACGGTAAACAGGGCTATTGTTCCATGGAAGGTAAACGTCAGTGCGATCTACGGTTAAGGTTAATCCTTTCAAGACTACCTTACTGATCCAGCGTAGACTACCTACTTCCCCCGTGGGTGCAGAAGGGTTGTTATCAGGATAACGATCATGAGGTTGATTCTGGGGATCCCATACTCCGGAAGTAGTTTCTTCTTTAGAGTAGAGTGCTTCCTTGCTCCTCTGCACTAATCCTCTAAAGGAAGCATCGTCAGGGCAACTTCCTGCGCTCAGAAGCCAAGCCATTCTTAGCGGGGTAATCTTAGTGCTACTCTGAGCGCTACGGTGGATCAAGCTTAACCTTCCACAACCGCAAGAGAGACTGTCGCTGTCTACCACCCATTTCACCGTTAAGGGGTCTCCCTGTAATTCTTCGTAATAAAGTAAACGAAGTACTACTCCAGCAGTACCTTGACGAGCACTCACTATTAACCCTTCTGTAAATTCTAGAGAAAGAGAAGAAGGAGTAATCGGTAGGGGCAAGCCGTTTACCTCTAGACTATCTCCGGAGAGAGGAAGAATGACCTGCGTAATCCATGGGGCACTAACTAACTCCTCTGAAGTGCTATTACCGGTCGGGGCAATTAACTCCGTAATAAGCATCTGTCCTTGGTACTGTGTAATCGCAGTACGCATTAACCTCCCTAAGTTATTACCAGCAGGTCCGTAAGGCTCTCCGTTAGGACGGGCGAAAGGGTTATCTTTATTAGTTAAGATAAAGGAGAGATAACTACTGGCCGGAGAGGCATAAGTTATATCACGCATCGTTAAATTATTAACAGGGCCTTTTCCGCCTGCTAAACGGCAGACAATCGTGTTCTCATAAGGTAGGGCATAATAGTTCTCTCCACTATGGGCCACGACGTAATCAGGAGTGAGGAAGCTATAGCGCTCCTGTCCTTTCACCTCAGTAAAGCGCAACTGGTTAATTCTGCTCGGAACATTCAAGGTATAATGTTCTAGATACTGATCAGGTAAGAAGCCTTCGCCCCCTAACTGGGCTAGATGGTATAATAAACGGGGTAAAGAATGCTCAGTCTCTGTGTAGGAAGGATTAAGATAAAAGACCTCCTGCTGTTGTTCTAGATTAAGAGTAGCGCGGAGTTCTATTCCCCCTGTAATGCTCTGTAATAAGACTTTCTCTTTCGGGACAAAGAGATGCTTATAATAAAGGATGTGATCGTAGCGGTCATAGTAGTTGTGGAAGCCGGAGTACTGATCATAAGTGCGCCCTGACGTACCCGAGAAGGACGCAGACGCAGGATGGAAGTGTAAGACTAAGTCCCACTGGGTCTCCTTCCAGACCGCTAAGGCTAAATCGTAGACCTTTTGAGAGGGAGGATGTAAGAGCCACTCTACCATGTAATCTATGTGATAACGACTATACGCGCCTAGGTATTCTACGAAGCCTTTCTGTTGTACTCGGTCCGCGAACTGTTGTGCCAGTAATTCCGCGTGGGTAGTGGCTTCGGCTAAAGACCACTGGCCCAGTACTCTTTTCTCTTGTCTCTGAGTAGAATATAAAGGATCCTCGTAGAACTGGTCTTCGGGATAGGCACCCCATACTCCTCTTTCGGTTAACTCCTGTTGCGACCTCTGTAGTACAAAAGTGTAGCCAATGAAACCACTAATAGAGAGGAGCCACTGGCTCTCTAGGGTAGAGAAGTTCGCGAGGTTAGGATCTTTCATCAGTGTAGTAAGATCTAAGTATTGTTGATAAAGCGCACCTAACACTGCCCGTGCTGAACGCCTAATCCCTCTAATCAAGCGATCCGAGAGTAGGTGCAAGTAATGTCCGTAGAGATAAGCATAGTCCGCGACCTGCCATTGCAGTAAATCCGGATTATAAAGGTTGTTAGCCTTATCATACCAATGCCCGTAAGGACGCCATTCTTTCCCGCGGTAGTCATTGGGATTACTACGGGGTAAAGTAATAGAACTATCTAGGACCTGATAAGAGAGGTGCGTTGTAAACAAGTCCTCTAACCATTTCACTATGTCAGGGTTTAAGGTCCGGAAGTTGACAGGGGACTGGTCAAAGAGCTCATTAGTCTTCCGATCTAGTGTAATAGAGATCGTAGAGGCTAATAACTCCGCAGGGGAGAGTTTAACTTTTAACTGGTAGCGTAGGTCATTCCACTTCTTCTCTTTAAAGGACTGATAGCTCTGCCCCAAGGTGAAGCTCACTTTACGGAGTACTTCTTGAACAGGGAGTGCACCCGTCTTTCTCACAGTAGAGAGGTAGTCGTCCACACTTCCTTCTTCTACTCTTAACCATAGAAAAGCTTGTCGTTCGTAAGCTAAGAAGTTGCGAATTAGTTCATCACGGAACATTAGGTACCATTCCTCTGAAAAGGTGAGAGGATTAGTTAGTTTACCAGTTAAAGCTTGATAGCCATGAGAAGCACGTTGCACTGGGACAGAAGTGTAGTCAAAACCGTCCCAGCGTTGCCAGTCTCGGGTCGTAAAGTTAAAGTAAGGGAAGAGGGCCTTCTCTACTTCAGAGAGGTTCACCCGTTTCTGTTGTACGATAGGGGAGAGGTCCATTTATGAGCGGGCAAGTCTACTTTTCTTCTCTCGAGAGAAGAAAGAAGTTAGCGCGCAGTCCTCAAGGCTAAGAGCCACCAGAGTAAGGAAACACGGTCAGGGAATTCTTGATCGTTAACACGAATCCCACGTGCTGTAATGACTAAATCTTCGCCGAGACTGTCTACTACAGCGAAGAGTGTAGCATCGTTCAGAGCGGAGAGTTGGGTAGTAATCTGGTCTCTTAGAGAATAATACTCCTGTAAGAGCTGTAAACTCTGTACCACCGGAGAAGTAGTTAAACCCGCACTAAAGATCTTAGTGTCGCTAGGCTGAGTATAACCCCTCTGGCGGTTAATAATATAGGCAATGATTTGTTCCCGTGTCGCCTGTCCCGTGAGGGGAGGCCACTCATTTTCTCTAATAATCCTCTGTAATTCTTCCGTAGAAAGGAGTTGTAGCTGAGTGGGGTTGTACTGAAGTAAGGACATTTTAGTAAGGCGAATTAGAGATTAAGTGTCCTCTCCAAATGTCGGAAGGAAACGACATTATCACGGTACTAGAGCGCGACGTGGAGATGCTCATTAAGCGCGCCACTGAGTTAACCTTAGCGCACAACCGTTCTATTAAAGAGTTAGAACGGTTGAACCACGACGTGGATATCCTAGCGCGTAATCAGAGTGAGCTCTCCCTCTCGTTAAAAGACCTGAAGAGTATCCTCCCTAAAGAAGTTATTACAAGATTATACGGGCAGATTAGTGAAGAACTCTCCTCAACATTACAGGGGCAGGTAGAGGGGCTTAAGACAGAACTGTCAGGACATTTACAGGGGCAGGTAGAGGAATTTTCCGAGCGTTTAGTCATGGTCCAAGAAGACTTGGTCAAAGTGAGAGAGGACTTAACGGAGCATACTGGGAAGATTATAACAGAGCAGTTCACATCTTTACAGGAAGACTTGTCCCAAGTAAAAGGGGAAATAACTCAGAGCAGGGAAGAAGTAATCCCTCTAGGACGGATCACTGGACTACAGGAGCGTCTAAGTCATCTAGAGGAGATGACTTTGTCCACACAAGGAACTTTAAGCCGTCTAGAGGAAGGGCTTGTTTTAATACAAGAACGTGAGGAAGAAGCCATCCCTCTAGAACGGGTACAAGGATTACAAGAGCAGTTATCCCAGTTCACCGAAACCTTATTAGACCAGAGCTTACAAGCGGTTCATCAAGAGCAGTTATCCCAGTTCACAGAGGAGAGCGGGAAAGCTTTAGAGGGTTTAATCACACAGATCCAACCCTTACAAGAATTATTAGATACTGTGAAGAGAGAGCTCACCCCGCTCTCTGAACAGATTTCTAGTCTTTCTCAACGTGTCAATGAAATAGACCAGCGCTTACCGGCTACGGAGCTAACGGCCTTAAGAGAAGCCTTGATCACTTGCGCCACGAAAGAGGATTTAGCTAAATACCTTACTAAAGAAGAGATTAACCCCGAGGCGGTCTTACAGAGCTTATTAACCAAGGAAGAGGGATTACCTCCTGAAGGACTGCTTGCCCTGCTTACTCCGCTCTTACGTCCTGCTTTAGAACAAGTCGTAGAAGAGACACTTCAGGGGAAGCTCACCCAACTTAATAATATTATCTTAACTAAACAAGAACACCAAGAGACTTTAGCTAGAATAACAGGGCTCCTCTCTAACACTGATCACTACCTCTCTCAAGATTACTTCACTCAGAAATGCCAAGAATTAGCGTTAAAGGAAGAAGTATTAGCCTTACGAGCGGAGCTGAGAGAGTTAAAGTGTAAGATGGCGACCCGTGATCATTTGTCTTTGCTTCGCGCGGAACATGACAACCAAGCGCTCTTAATACATCATTTACAGCAAGAGTTAGAGAAGGGTAGTCGCGAGTATAAAAGCTTTCTTACCGATCAAGGTGTCGTACAGTACTTCCCTTTGGGAGAGGACTTACACTTACTCTTCTCTAGAGAATTAGTAATAAAAGAAGACTTAGTGGTAGCTTTGACCGGAGTAGACTTCCCTAAAGAGGAAGTTCCTATTAATCAGGGGGAACTGTCAGGGACGCTTTCGATAGAGGGTGTTCTCACCTTGAAGAAAATGGGTGAAAGGGAAGTCGTGCGCGTGAAGCAGTGGATGCTCTGGTATTAATGGTATTAGTAAGGTAAATATTCTTATACGGCTATAAGAATTATAACTGTTGGACCCGCGCCACTTCTGCAATTAACGCCCTCACGACAGGAACACTCACGGCGTTTCCGGATAAATGATATAGGGCACTGTCTGCTATCCCCTCTAGAGCGAACTCCTTGGGGAAGCCTTGTAGGTTGAAACACTCCCGCGGAGTTAGTTTCCTTATTCCTTTACTATCTAATAGGAGAGGAACGTTATGACCCCCTGTTCCCATATTAGCCGTTAAAGTAGGACATACTCCACTCTTATTTTCTCTAATGTAGTGTCTACGAAGCTGATAAAGGGTATTGGTGCTGATAGGCTTTACCACTCCCTCTTTAATTATTTCCCAGACTTTGTAGCGGGAGGAGTAGTAATAAGCGTCAGGGGCGAAATCCTCTAGAAAGATAGAAAGAGGAGGAGGGTCTTCTTTCCCCTTAGGGAACTGGTACTGTGAAGCCTGTTTCTCCTCTAGAAAAGCAAATATAAAAAGACGTTCGCGGTTGTGAGGTAAGCCAAAGCTAGTACTGTTTAAAACCTTGTGGACAGTCGAGTATCCCTGCTCCTCTAACGCGGAATTCACCCTTTGGAAGGCCTGTCCCTGCTCTATTGTCAACAAATTCTTAACGTTCTCTATTAAGACTACTCTAGGTTTAACCTCTTTAATAAAGGATAAGAGCGTCCAGACTACATCCGTCCTTCGGTCAGAAAAGCCCTGACGGTTCCCTGCGAGAGAGAAGGGTTGACAGGGAAAGCCTGCTGTGAGTAGGTCTACTTCTCCCGTTAGAGCTTTATAACTCTCTAGAGGTAGGTCCTCTAATTTCCCTAGAATAAAAGGGGTAGAGTAGTTCAAGCGGTACAATTTCTCAGCATGTTTAGAACAGTCATTCGCGAAGACGGTCTCATAGTACCCCTGACAGGCTAAAGTAAAAGCACCCGTCCCCGCGAATAAGTCTACGTGCTTCAACATTTCTTCTCTGTGAGAGAAGAAGTCTATTAATCATTACAGGGACAAGCGCGCTAACTGCTCAGACAAGTCCGGATCCATTAAACTGGCTAAAGTTCCGCTAGAGAAAAGGGTAGCGTGATCCTTTAACGCTTCTACTAGGCTCTCCATTAAGATCCGTGGTCTCCTTCCTAAGTCCGCTTGCTCCCCAAAGTTCTCGTGCTTGTTCACCTTCACGGCGCGAAAGAGAGGATCACTGTTCCCTAACTTTATTAACCAGAGTTTATAGGATAAGTCCTCATAGACACGTAGACAGTACAAAAGATCCCAACGTTCCGTCGGTCCAAAGGAGGTAGGTCCGTGAGAGGAAGAAGCCTTCACCTCTACGCGGAACTGTTCTCCTCCTTCTTCCTCTATTAAATCACCAGTGTTCCCTCTCCGACAGGCTTCCTTCCCTTTCGCCTCATTAATGAGGTGTAAAGTTAGGTGTTCTGAGACTACCTCCATTAAGTTTACTCGTTGTTGATATTTTCCCCAGTACTTCCGGTCGTAATACCAACGTGTGATCATTTGACGTACTTCCTCTAGAGGAAGTGTGCCTCGGACCAGTTGAGTGGGGTTTACTAGTAAATCCTTCTTTCCAGAGAGTAAAGAGATTAGTCCTCCCTTGTTCAGAGTAGAATACCCTCTCAACCCTAATCCTTTGGCATGGTTCCTCAAAGCCTTCACGGTCCACGTGGCGTAATTCCCAGAGAGGAGAGAGGTCATCTTACTTCTTATAGTTTCTATAAGAAATTACTCTTCACTGTTCAGGAGTACTTCCAACTCTTGGTCAATCTTACTGACGGTCATTGGGCTTACAGAGCACTTCTTCGCGAAATCGCTCTTATTAGGCTTTACCTCAAACTTATGGCGCATGTAAAAGTACACTAGAGCAGAGGCGATAGACTGAGGTTTAGAGCGGTTCAACAGGGAACTACGGTCCTTCGCGAAGTGATAGATCCGCTCAATGTCTTCTAAGTGGCTCTGATCATAGTTAATCTGGTTCGCATCTAGGAAATCAGGTACTAATGCTAAGGTCGCTAGAGCAGTAGTGTCTGCTTCGGTGTTAACTTTGTCCTGCTTACCTTTATTCCCCTCTTTACGTTCCTTGTTTAAGAGTAATAAAGAAGAACGTAGGATCCCCCGCGACATTCCCTTTCTCTTTAGCCCTAGTAAAGTAGCGACCTGTTGCGGATCCTTCTCAATCTTCAGGGCGCGGTAGGCATCAAAGATGCAGATAAACTTCATCTCCTGACGAACGTCAGAGCGAAAGGTCTGGTCTCCGACGCGTTCCATATAGTACTGGTTAGCTAAGTCTTTCACCTCGTCCGCCAGCTTTAGTAAGTCCAGTTCCTTCCGAATAGAACGACTAGACTTCTTCTCGGTGAGCGGAGTAGAAGCGTCGTCAAAGAAAGTGGAATCATCCTGATGAAACGAGAAGATGGTTTCTCCACAGGACTTGCAATACTTCTGTCCATTCTGAGAGGAGAGGTTAGGATGTAGGCAGTTCACTTCTCCTTCCTTTAAAGGAAGGACCGTAGTCATCTTGGTTTAGAGAGCGCAATTCTTTAACTAGTTAACTCTGTAGTTGCTCAACAATCAAGTGTAGGGGACGTAGTTTCTGCTGGATATAATAAGTACATTTCTCTATCTCTTCTTTATAGGAAAGGACTTCACGGACCAGAGTGAGGAGATGGTTGCAGTCTGTTAACTTATGCGACATAACTTGTGCAGAAGCTGAACCTACTTCTCCCTCTAAACTACGTTCTAGTAATTTAGTGAGCAAGTAATCTAAGGATCGGATAGCTTGGTCTGACTGAGCCGTGAACTGTTCGGAGACGTTGTTTAAAGTCTTTACGACAAAGGGTAAGTCCGAGAGTTGCGAGAGCGCCCGCTTGAAGTTCAAGAGCCTAATCTGGTCCGAGAGTTCACGGATCTTCAAGGGGTCTTCACGGTCCACTAAAGGCAAGGGGTAAGTAGGTACCGAGAAAACCCCTACTCTACGCCAGACGAAAGCCTTAGGATTATTCTCTAGAAGGGTTAAGCCGTTCTGGTTTAAGAACACTAGATTACAGTCTAACTCTTCGTAGCCGTTCGTCTCACTAAAGGGATGTAGGGTCAAGTCCGGATGATGAGAAGCCATCCAGTTAGTAGGCTTCGTTTCCCCGCCTCGACGGAAGTACTGCTCTCCGCTGGGGAGTTGGCACCATTCTAATCTTCCTTGGTCGCTGTCAATAGTATGTAAGACTTGTGCTAAAGGAAGCGAGGCAGGAGGATATTCACTCATTGGGCCTTTATTGCGCGCACGTAATCTTCTTAACAAGTAAACTTACTTAATAATTATTGTCCTTAAAGAGTAAGGTAAGAAAATGGATCCGACATGGTCCTTCCTAAGACACTACTCACCCTTTCAAGAGGACTTAGCTCTCTTACCCTCTTTAGAGGAGTGGCTTACCCAACAAAGCTACCAAGGGGCTCTGCAGACCCGTACCTTACAGAACCCGACGTACCAACCCTCTCAAGTACGAGGACGTCCCACCTTCACACAGGAGCAGACGATCTCTTTCTCTGATGATTTACTATTGGAAGAACTAGAACAGTTAGAGGGAGACTTAAGTGTAATCCCCGCGCAAGTCCTTAACGAACGCAGGAAGACTTACTACCCCTTTCTAGGGGAAAGCGCTCCTTTTACCCTTCCTGATGCGGTTATTCTAGCGAACTTAGATACACTCTTTAACTTTAGCTACACTTCCTCTCGGAGAAATGTAGAAGTTCGTCCCGAGGAAGTAGAACCGCTCTACCGGACACACGCTTTTAACCCTAACCAAGTCTACCGGCCTTTGCAGAATGACCCGCTCCCACCCCCTTTACAGGTAGAACCGCTCTACTACTTCATTGAGCTCTCTAGCGGTCCTTCCGGTTTCATAGAGTACTTAGAATGGCGCAGGGTGAATAGCCGTAGTTATCGTTTAATGGAAAGAGGAACAAAGAGACGTGGAGCATTCTTCGCGCAGAGAGAGCAAGTAGTAGGAGTAGAGGGAGAGTTATGGCGTACTGAGAATATCAGGGAGTTCGCTAACCAAGTGAAGCGTCGCGCGGGCTTAGGAATGGACTTAGTGCTTAGTAAGCGCTATCAAGACGCCTTACCTGATCAAGCACAAGAGGACTTAGTGCTAGAGTTAATCAGCGACAGCGCTATTGCCCTCTCTACGATTAGAAGAGGGGGCACTTTCCTCTTAGAGGTGAGCTACTTAGATACTTTATTATCAGCACAGTTAATCCAGATCTTAGCGGACGCTTTTAGTAGCATTACCTTAGTAAAACCTGTAATGACTGCTCCTGACCGTCCCTTACGGTATCTTGTTTGTCAAGATTATCGGGGCATTCCCGAGATGGCCGAACAGTTATTACGTGCGAATGACGCTTTACAACGAGGCGAGACGATCACTTCCCTCTTTCCCGAAGAGAACTTAGACCCGCGCTTAGTAGAGTATGTACTTACTCGGAACCAAGAACATTATTCTACCCTAGTAAGCGAGAGAAGGAAACTGCTACAAGCTCCTGATAACGAGAGGGATTACTACCATTCCTCTCGTTATCAAGCACTCTTTCACCTCTCCTAATTCTTCTCTCTAGAGAGAAGAAATAATAAGGAACTTAAATGACCCCCTCACCACGTAAGCAGGCTAACCACTTCTTTAGAGGAGTGGTAGAATGGCTCAACCGGAATAACATCTCCTTTCATACGTACCAAGAACCTTCTCTACAGATTAAGAAGATTAGATTAACCAGAGAGAATACCCTACAGGTCTGGTTTCAGAACGGAATGAACCTGTTATTATCAGGGGTAATCGCTTTGAAGAACATCGTCATGGCCCCCTTTGATCTACTGATTAACTTACTGAACGGCCTTGCCGGAAACCGCGTTCTCAATCGTCAGAGTGGTCCTGTCGTGATTAATCTCTTCTCCTTCTTATCGCTCTTTAGTATCTTGGGCTTGTTTAGTCTGATCCATTTACTCTAGAGGATAAGTTGAGAGGAGTGAAAGGAACGAGAGTGTAAGAGTAAGAGGGTGAAAGGGATAAATGGAGCTCTTCTATGATTTACTTCAGGGAGAGACTAAGCGTCTCTTCGCCGGAGACGTCTATTCTCTAGTTTTACAGGGCTCCAAGCTTCACTACGCTGGTTATCTTCATAAGAAACTATACTCTACCGACTGGCGTACTCTTTCCTTACCTCTCCCCTTAAGAGGCTTCGCTAATGAACTAGTCCCGCTAGGGATTACTGAGGGAGGAATGCTCTTTCCGCTGGGACATTACCTCTGTTGCAAGAAGGAGGAAGTAATCGCACTTCCTAGTCCTATGGTAGAAGCCGTCCTAGAAGAGAGTATATCAGAATATGCCTTTTCCGCGATCCTTTCATTCTCTATTAGATTAGAGACGGGAGCGGAGCTTCGTCTTTCTCTCCCTGTTTACTTAGCGAACTTCTCCCCATGGATCTCCTCCTCTTTACCTACCCCATTAGATCGTCCTGCTCTAGAATATAGAGTAGGCTACCGTTGTTCTTTGGTAATAGATCGTAATGAACAACTGTGGGTCTCGGGCTTTAACGACTGTGGTAAGTTAGGTCTCGGTTCAACTAACTGTAATACTTGGGTGCCATGGACCCCTCTCTTCTCACTTCAGAGCGGGAAGGACTTGCCCTTATCTGCCTCTTCTTGTTTTCAGAGACTACGTTCCCGAATACGGGCGCTCTTCGCTTCCCTACAATAATCTTTCTCATCTCTAAAAGAGATGAGTTTTCGCAGGAAGCAGTCCGGTCCCTCCTTCCGGACCTTAGCACTCTCCTCTCACAAGCTTCAGAGGAAGAGCCGTCTCAACCCCATACCAGAGAATGAGAACTATGACCCTAATCAAGACCCCGACGTTTTTAGCGAGCAAGAACTGCCCGGTTATATTGAGTGCCCTCCTCAGCTTCCTACCGTTCATAATATTTACTGTAGCGTTAATAGTGGGCGCTTCTACGGCGTACAAGATCCGCTCCCTCAGAACGTAGATACTATTGAACCAGAACGGCTCTACCGCCGGCTACAGTTCACGCTTCCCTCTGATCAGAGGAATTGGCCTGTCGTTCCTAATAAGCGTAATCCTTATCCTACTTCTTCTAGGCAATCTCTAGAGGAAGGCACGCCCATTCCCGCGATTGATGTGGGTGCTCCTCGTTATCAAGGTTATACGGCGACCTGTTGGGCTTTTGCCTTCTGTTCTATCTGGTACAGTGAGATGAGGAAGGTAGATCCTCAGTGCGCGTTCCCCTCTCGTCTCTGGCTAATCTACGGAGCAGGTAATATCGCCGTCTGTGGTGCAGGGGCTTCTCCCGATACCGCTTTCAGATTAGCGGTCTCCCACGGTATGATCCCTGAAGGTCATTTCAACGCTGACAGTCAAGGTGAACAGGCTCTGTCGTTCCCCGTTTGCGCGGCGGCGGTCAACGGAGCCCTAGTTAATAATACTATGAGAGACATCGCTCAGAACTTCCGTGCGACCTCATATGGTACGGTAACGCCCGTCTTATTCGCCTCGGCGGGTAGTCGCGATCGCCTCACGAAACAAAGACTAGTCTATTCTTCTCTAGCCTTAGGATATCCAGTCTTTATGTGCATAGAAGTGGGAAGTGGCGTCTCACCCTTTGAACACTATAAAGGGCAGGGCGTGATCCGACAGCTTCCTCGTAGTGGGATGCTTCATGCCGTCGTCTTCTGTGGTTTTGATGTCGTAGACGGGATCCCAGCGTTCTTAGTAAAGAATAGCTGGACCGGTTGGGGTAATAACGGCTTCGGTTGGTTGAGCCTAGAGACCGTAGACAGTTGGTCTACGGCGCTTTCTTATGCTGAGATCCCTTTCGGGGTCAACATGCCCTTTAGGGACCCCAGTGATGACGGGCCTCTCGTGCCTCCGATTGTTCCTCAGCCTACTCCGCCTACTCCCGCTCCGATCCCTCCTCCGGTAGCGCCTAGTAATCCCTCTGACGAAAACGTCATTCAACAATGCTGTGGTTGCCCTTCCTGTTATGTACCAGAGGGGTATCAGAAGATTAACGTGGGGAAGTGCTATAATAAAGCGGGAGCACAGACCTGCATTCCCTGTCGTTTCCCTTATCCCGCGGGAGTACGCCCTGATCCGGTCGTCCCTTGTACACGCAGTATCTACCGTAAGGGAGCAGTCCGAGAATTATTACCATTAGAGAGTGAGCGCCCACGTTTCCGTAAGCGAAAAGGATAACTTTACCAATAGTAAAGTTATAAGGAAGCTTCTAAACGGAGTAAGTCCCGTTGTGCCTGTTCCATCTCTCTCCTCCAATGTGCTAGTAGACGTGGGTGCACGGTAGAAAGAGGCTTCTCCCTCTGAACGAGCTCAATTAACTCATTGTGTTCTCGTAGTTCCCTCAGCGTCAACCCTAGCGCTAACTGGACGTCATTAGCAGGGGTAGAACGGTTCTCTTCTAAAACCGCTTGCACTGCGATCTTATAGTCCTCCTCGCTAGGATCAAGCATATCCTCTAGAGAGGCAAGGTGTTCTGCGATCCATTCTCGTACTTGAGCAATCTCTTCCGCAGGAGCGGGCCTAATCCCACGGAGTAAATTCTCAAAGAAGACTAGCTCACTAAGGACGTGTTCTACGAAAGAGAAGGAAAGCCACCCGATCCATTGACCCTGTTCTAACAAGTCCAAGATCCTTAGCTTCAGATGCTTTAATTCCTGTAACGGGACCTGAATATTCTCAGGGGTATAGCGTCCCTGTAAGTTCTGCCACTGCGCGTAGTTCCGTAAAGCCTCTTCCTTTAACGAGCCCTCTAATCCTAATGAGAGGAAATAGGCGTGATCCTCCATGATAGAGGAGTAGAAAAGGAAGTCTGAGAAGGAGAGGGGCAGGGACATTTATTTCACCCGATTTGTTTTCTAGAGAGAAAGAGGTAGAAGGTACTACATTCCTCTCTCATCATGTCCGCCTCGTTCATTCCCTCTCGTATCTACGTCTACTGTCGTGTTAGCTCAGAGCAACAAGATGAGCGTACCTTGTCATTAGATCAACAGTTCAACCGTGCCCTAGAACTCATTCAGGAACAAGGGTGGGGTGAAATTACTGTCAAGCGCACTAATGAAGTCTCTAGTGCCTATAAGGAGATCCCACCTCGTCTCAAGGGATTAGTACATTCCATGATAGAAGGCTCTGTGCTCTTGGTAACCACGGTAGATCGCTTCTCACGGAGTGTCCGTCTAGGCACTTGCCTGCTTCATGAGTTGTCTCAGAAGAACTGTCGCCTCGTGAGTGCTAATGAGAACTATGACAGCATGTCCTCCTCTGGACGCCATACTATCTCTATCCTCTTGTCCTCGGCAGAGCTCTCCTCAGCAACCTTGTCAGATAAGGTCCGTCAGAGCTTACGGAGACTGCGTGATCAGGGCAATGACATGGGACCTGCTCCGTACGGTATGAAAGTACGTAAGGAAGTAGATGAGAGAGGAAGGTTAATCTCACGACGCTTCGTCGCTAATCCCGAAGAGCAGAAGATCATTAACTTCATTGTACGCTTATACGGGGGAATTACGGCAAGAGAAGCGACCCAACTCCTCTACCAGATCATTCCTCAGGAGCTACAGGCCCCTATTCACTTCTGGGACGGCGACGATGAAGTAGATGAAGTACGACCGCAAGGCTTGAGCTATAGCGGTATCGCTTCTCTCTTGAGTGATTACAGCGTCATGAAGAGGGACTTCCCTTGGACAGGAAGCATGGTTAAGGAGGTACTGAAGCGAGCTCAAGCGCTAGAGGGACAGGGCGTAGAAGACATGATGGACGGTCTTGTCATTGTAGAGGAGAAAGAGGTAGAAGAGAAGGAAGATCCCCGAGGGGTTAATGGGGCTAATCACGATGAAGAGATGAAAGAGAGCTCTTCTGACAGTGAAGAAGAGGAGAGAACTCACAGGCGCAATAGGCGCAGTAGATCTCGTCAGAGGGTAAGGGATGAAGAGATGAAAGAAGCAGAGGAGGAAGAGCCCCAGTCAGATGAAGAGATGGTCTCTATGAGCCGTAGCTCTCTACGTGCTCTGATCCGTCATGAAGTGCGCAATGCGCTACTCAGTGCCCGTAGACGCCCTCCTCTCTCACGTAGACGTTAACGGGCTGAAGCCAAGTTTCCTTTACTATCAGTAAAGGAATAAGGGGAGAAAGGAATGATAAAGAAGCAGAACAGGCTATAGAGCTATTCTTATTTTCGTCAGAGCCACTATGAGTTCTACACCTACCATTTACGATCTTCCTTCCTCTAATCCTGCTAGTCCCGTTCCCAGTAGGGTAAAGTGGTTCCTACTGGGAGCGGTTAGCAGTACTGTCCTCTTTGTACTCGGACAACTTTTCGCGGTCTGGTTCCTGCCACGAGAGGGGCTCACTCCTTTAGAGAGAATGGTCTTAGGGCTCGTACTCTCCTCCGGTTTAGGGATAGTTGGTACTGGTCTCGGTGCCGTAGCCTTCTATTTGTATAAACGTCATCAGAAGAAGGGTGAATTACTCCCCTATGAGCACTACGAAGCACCTTCTTACTCTTATTATTCGTAAGGATAAATACTTATCAGGCGATAAGTATGAGCAGGCAAAAGAGGCTCTGACGGGCAAGCAGGCATAGAAAGGAAAGAAGGAAGAGAGGGAGTTTACTTGAGCTGACGGAAGGCCGGCGGACCCCCGAAGACCTTGTTCAGTAGAACAATCGCGGCGGAAGCACCGACAGCGCCGTTAACCGCCTTTCGGAGCATATCATTACCGCCGGTTAACTGCTCTAGCGGGTTCATCGCCCCGTCTGTCAGGGCCACGATACCAGTGTTGAGACCGCCGGCTACGAGGAGGAGTTCTGCGAGAGGGAGAAGCGGGGTGGTAATGTTATTACTGGCGCTCATTTTAGTAGTAAGAGATAAAAAATTTAGTGTTTGAGTGAAAGGCCCTCGACTATTCTTTCTTATGGTTTCCATAAGAAAGGGTTATTCTACTTGCTCTCTTTGCTCTTCTTGTTCAGCCTCTACTTCCTCTACTTCCCCTTCACTATATAAACAACCTCCGAAGTCGCAATGCGCTAACTGGTTAGGTTGTTCTTCCTCACACCCGAGACAAGGCTCTACCTCTTTAATGTCCAAACGTGAGACCTCCTTACAGGAGCTTAGTCCTCCCTCTAGAGAAGGAACGACTAATGGCTCAGTGTTCATCAGGGACTTCAGAAGTTCCGCACAGAGGAAAGGGAAAGAAGGAACATGACTGGTATAGTACACGACACGTTCCATACTACAGCTCCCGTCCTTAAAGAACAGGGTTCCTTGGTAGGCGACAAAACCTACTCTGTCCCGAGGTTCTGCTATTTGTGAAGGTTCCATAGTGAAAAGAGGGTAGGGAGCTAATCCTCTGTCCTTCTTCTCTAGAAAAGAAGAAGAATTAAAAAGGGAGATCCTAAAATGTGTCGCTGTGGTCTCAAGAAGAACGCTTCTAACCCCGCTCCTGCCCCTGCTCCCCGTACAGTCGCGAAGGCGTTTGTTGCACCTAGTAAAAACGTAGCCCCTGCTCCTGCTCCCGTTCCTGCTCCGGTGCTTCCGCGCCTCCGACCGGCCCTCGCTCCTGTCTCTAGTAAAATCACTCCTCCCGTACTTAAGACTATTACCCCCGCTCCTGCCCCTGTTATTCCCGCAACAGTTCCTCCTGTAGATGCTACTCCCTACAAGATCGGAGCAAGAGTTTACCTAGACATGTGGGGGCGTCCTCTCTACTCTAGAGGAGTAGCTACTTCTGCCTCTGCCCCTACTCCTGTGGCCTCTTCTACTCCTTCCTCTAACACTAAAACTCAACCCCTCTTTAGTAAGCAGTTCTATCGCTCAGCACAGGGACAGTCCTTTCTAGGAGCTCTGGATCAGTTCAGCAAGCAGGTTCGCTCAGCAAAACATTAAAGAAATGAGTTCTAAGGTGAGTAGTAGCTTGAACTAGCGATGAGTACTTTCATTACTAACGAAGGTAATAATCCCTCTCTCTCCTCTCACACTAAGAAAGAGGAGACTACAGTCCTCCCACAGAAGGATCTACAGTTAAAAGAACATGAGATCATCTCCGAGATCACGAAGCACTACGCCCTAGTAAAGGCCCGTGGACAGGGAAGTTATGCGGGAGTGTTAGAAGGGTATGCTCATAACGACCGTTCTAAGCGCCATGTTGCCCTGAAGCTTTATTACACTCCTTCTTGTATTAGTGCCCTCACTGAGCTCTCTTTTTTGCAGTGGGTCCAGCATCCCTATATTGTGAAGATCAACCGTATCCTCACTATAAGAGCACAGGTAGTAGCCTCTTTGGAACTCTGCGACTGTACTTTACTAGAGTATTATGACTTAGTCCGTTCAGAGGAAGTGTTAATAACGACCTGTCATCAGGTCTTATCAGTCCTAGCCTTCATGCATGAACGAGGTTTCGTCCACGGAGACTTATCTGCTACTAATATCCTGATGAAAGACGGAGAAGTGAGGGTAGCTGACTTCGGAGCGGTAAAGCGTGTTGGAGCGAACGTCCCTTACGGTATTACCACGCTAATGTATCGTGCTCCTGAGAACTTGCTCTACCACAGTATTAATCCCTCTATTGACCTCTGGGCTTTTGGAGTGATCTTATACTACCTCTTATATGGTCGCTATTACGTCTCTAGTAAAGTAGAGGAGAAAGGACAAGCCTTGACTTATATCCTACATCGGAAGCAGACTATTTTCTCTGCACTGAATGAGAGGAAAGAAGGTCCAGAGCACTATCCTCCGCTCTCTTCCTTTTATGCTAGAGAGCAGGACTGGCGTGGATTATTAGCCCAGTGCCTGAAGTGGGATCCTACTGAACGTTGTACTGCACGACAGGCTTTACAGTCTCCGCTCTTCTCGGAAATGAACGCCCTGACGGTCAAGAAGAAGATGCACGGAACGTGGGTACGAGAGCAGGGGACACTAGATCCGTTCTTACGTTCTTGTGTAAATGATCTTTCAGGGCACTCGGTACAGTATAACTTACTCTATGGGGAAATCATGAGTAAAGTCTTCTTGGCCCTAAAGAACTATGAAGCAGGACTACGCTACTTACGTGCTGTGGACTATGTCGTGCGTGTACTCCTCTCTGAAGAGTTCGCCCAGTCCCCCAGTGAGGCTCTGTTAGAGGAAGTCGCGGAGGTAGCAGAGTTGCTTCACTATCATTTCTAAAGATACATTATCTGTGATAATGTATTATAAACGAGAGCAGAGTCGATCCCCAAGGTATAATCCCGCTTTCCTCAGCTTAGCGACGATCTTATCATGATGCTTTCGTCCACTCTCTATCCCCTCTTCAAAGACTTTGATGTAGTCCTGCTCTGGTAATAAGGTAAGGTTATAAGAGAGCTTCTCATCTAACCAGACGTCGCTCTCGGGTAAGTGATTGACAGAGATCGCTACTGTGCTTGTTAGGTCCGGAACGAAGTTATGACTAAAGCCTCCGTCTAGATAGAAGCGATGCTTAGGATGAGGTAGATTAAAGAAGAAACCGGGAATGTAGCAACTAGCGATTAGGGCATGGATTAACTCTTTCTTAGAGTTATAACGAGTAGAATAACGGAAAGGACGGAAATGAGGGAGAGCAGTGAGCCCAATGTGAAGGCGATCACCCACTTTAATATGAGCATCGTCGGGGAGGAAATAGTCCAAGGCCATGACACAGTGCTTATAGATATGGGCGAAAGGGAACTTATAAAAGGAAAGTTGGTTCATGATCCGAATAGCCCCTAAAGTACGTTCCATCACTTCCTCTGGAGAAGAATGTACTAGTAAAGAGACCCCTAAACTTCCCCCAGAGATAACATAGATCTGCGCTCTCTCGCGGTCAAAGGGGACAGAGCGTAGTAGGTAATAAACCACGCCACTATTGAAGACAGCCTTAGTTCCTGCTCCTCCGAAAGAGAAGGCGATAGGAGGGTCTACCTCTTTAAGGGGACGGGGTACGGGTTTCACTTGTCCTTCTTTCTTAGGAGCTTTTAACGGAGGATCCTTCTCAGGTAAATCCTTCCTCTGGAAAAAGAAGAAGGGAGACGCCATCTTCTCGGGAACTCTTTACTTTATCCTGTAATCTTTTACACTATTCTACCAGTAAGTTCCGTAATCGCTCTAGTTCTTGAAAGAGGAGTTCTAGACGTAGGGCGATTAACTCAGTAAGTAGAGGGTCTACTTCTGCGAGGACACGTTCCTCTTCTTGAAAGAAATGATGTAGGGAAGAGGTAGCGCTTTCTAATTGAGCCCACTCTGTTCTTAGCTTAGAAAAGATCTGAGAGTGTTCTTGTACTCTTACTAATAACCCTTGTGCCCAGTATCTAAGGACCGCACTGTCTCTCAGGAAATAAGTGAGGTTATTAGGCATAGAAGGTTTGTTTCCCATGTTCCTAATACTTCCTCTCTCTAGAGAGAGGAAGTTATAATCTATTATAAGGTTAAACATACTTACCGGTCCGTGCGTATAAAGCCAGAGTGAACTGGTTCCCTAAGGTCCTTAGACACTGGTAAACCTCATCCCGATCTTTCTCAGTGAACTCATCTAATGCAACGTGTGGATGTTTCCACAGGCAGGAATTATAGATACTGGCTTGTTCTAAGACTTTCAAGCCTTTTCGTAGGGTGGCAATCGCTTTGGAATAGTCAGAGAAGATGGCTTCGTTAAAGAGGAGGTGTGCGCGTACAATTAGGTCTCTCACCTGTGTTAGGTAATAGAAAGGAGTGGGGAGCTCAGGATTAGAAAGGGGTTGTAGGATGGTCATGATTAATACCCCTTTAAGAGTACATCCTTATCCTTGAAGTAATCAACACTATTAAATCACTATAATAAATGGTGTTATACCAGCGCTTCACTCCTGAACGCGGTACCAGTTCAGCATTAGAGCATAAGGGTACAGTAGAAGTCGCTGTGATCTTACACCTCTTTAATACTTCGTTAATAGAAGAGTTCGCTTCCTACCTCTCTAACTTAGAGCAAGCTCAAATCCCCTATCATTTATACCTAGTTCTACCGGAAGATTTATCAGGGCCAGTCTTTCAGCAAATCCGTAATACCTTTCCCGACGCTTACTACGCTCTCTTTGCAAACCGAGGCTTTGACATCAGCTCTTTCCTCCTTTCTCTAGAGACTTTATTACAAGGAAAGTATCTCTACCTCCTGAAGCTCCACTCTAAATCCGATGAATACTGGCGTAAGGGGTTAATAGAGCCTTTACTCGCTACCCCTACTAGGGTGAAATACTGTTTAGAACTTCTGAAGCGAGAAGAAGTAGGAATGGTCGGGGCCCAAGAGTGGATCCTTCCTCTCGGGGGAAACTGGGGCTCTAATCATCGTCATGCCTTGAAAGTCTGTCAAGAATGGCAACAACGCTTAGGACCTTGTTCTTTCGTAGGCGGAACTATTTTCTGGGTAAAGACTAGTCTACTCCGTGAGACCTTAGGTAAGCTTAGCTTTCCTCTAGAGAAGATCGTAGCGAAGTTTAATACTGTTGCCACAGTAGACTGGCCTTGGTATGTCATGGCTTATCCCGAACTAGAGGGAGTAGTCTACGATCAAGAGAGTGCGGAACGGCATTGGAGGAACTACGGTCAGAGGGAAGGGAAAGCTTGCAACTGTCTCTATGCACGTATTAATAAGTTAGGCTTAGAACTCTGTGATGGTATGATAGAGCATGCTTACGAGCGCTTCTTAGGATTAATAATATATAACCAAGGAAAGGAATTAGTCGGCGTGAACAGTGGGAGCTTACTAGAGGAGAAAGTCTCGGTAATAATGTCGGCACGCTTAGAAGAGCACTTCGCAGAGGCCAGTGCCGAAGACTTCCCTATTAACCCCTCTAATCTAGCAGAGAGTGTCAAGAGGATTATAGAGGAGAACTGCTTGTCCTGTCAGAAGAAAGAGGGAAGACCCGAGGTAAATCTCCCCGCACTCTCTCATCAGATCCGTAGACATTTTACCCTACTGCGCCAGTACGGCGTAAAGGGCTTCTGTTATCAGGTTCACGCCGGCAACTGGCATTTACTCCGCGCACACCCCGAGGGTATTCCCTTCTGTGTAGAATGGGAAGGGGATTGTGCTAATCAGAGTGAGTGGCTAAAGATGGTCTTTCGTCATCCTGATTATTTGCATAGTAAACGATTACCTTGCTTCTTAACGAGGGAAGGGGTCCCCTCTTTCCCTTATTCTTCTCTAGAGAAAGTAGTAAATCCTACCGAGTTATATCCGCTTTTGTTAAAGAGTGCTACCGAAGGCTTAGAAAGGGTGATCGTGCTTCCTCCCTGTTATTCCACGGAGCATAAGATCTCTAGTCTTTCCCCTCACTGTACCTTATTACCGGAGTTGAAGAATACCTTACGCTACTTCTCTTAATTATAACATCTCTAAAGAGATGTTATTACGGGCAGGAGAGAAGTATACCCTAGGGACAGTAGAACATACCCTTCCGTGGGGACTGAGCCGACCGTATCAGTACACTACGAAAGAGCAGAACAATCATTCTACCCTCTTACAATTATTAGGGGAGATAGAACTGCTCTGTGAACTTAATAACTTAGAGTACTGGATTGCGGGTCCTACTTTGCTAGGAGCGCTTCGGCATCAAGGCTTTATTCCTTGGAACCCTAATGCTTACTTAGAGATGGAGCGACGCTCTTGTGCTACCTTTCTCTCTTTACTAAAAGAACAAGGTTATCTTCTCTCTAGTAGAAAAGATAAGCTCACGATTAAGAAGCGGGGTTCCAGCGGAGCTGTGCAAGTCTCCTTTCTCTCTTTCGCGAAAGGGGAGAAAGATTACTACACCTACCATCCTCGGAAACGTTATCGTTTTGAGAGCATCGCACTGTGGGGTCCCTGTCAAGGAGATAAACTCTGTCAAGAACGCTACGGGACGGAGTACCTATCGCAATTAATCGTTAAGAATACACCAGCGTTAAACGAGGGCTTCTTGACTAGTTTAATCCAAGTCTTTACAGGGAAAGCGTTAGAACGATGCTGTTCGGACCCTGTAGAACAACGTCCTGAACTGTAGCTCCCTCTAACTGTAGTCTAACCTGAGTAGTGGTAAGGGTAGAAGGAGTAGCTTGGGGTGCAAGAGGAGTATGAACAGGCGGAGTAGGTAAGACAGGCGTAGCAGGGAAAGAGGGATGTGTCGCCATGAAACGTGGTAAGCGCCGAGGCGAGAGAGGACTACGCGGTGAGAGAGGACCGCGAAGAGAGGGAGCACCTGTATTTCCCTCTGAAGTAGTAGTAGAAAGAGGAGGGATAGAGGGAGAAGTAGTAGAAGGAATACTAGAGGAAGGAGGAACCCGTTCTGACTGTGCAGGGGATGATACTGGGAGAGTAGCTTGAGAGGATGACCCTGTAGAGAGAGGAGAGTTCACACTATTATTACCAGAGTTAATAGGATTATTATTTACACCAGCTCCCTGATCCTCTCGCGCACTCTCCGTTGATCCCCCTACAATCTCAATACAACGAGGGGTTAGAGAAGTATTCTCTCTAGAACGTGCCCTCCTCCCAGGGGAACGCCCAGGGCTTTTCGGTAAAACCGTAGTAGTACGCGGAGGAGAAGCTTCTTCTATTAGCTTAACAGTAGGAACTTCCCTTTCGCAAGAGGAAATAGAGGAGGTATGGGTTCTCCTCCCAGGAGATCGCCCTGGGCTCCGTGGAGGCAGGGGAGACCGAGCGGGTAGGCCTCCATTGCTTTGTGTCCCTAGACGAGGACTTCCGATACGAGGGGGTAGAGGGTTGCTATTCCCTTGCGGTAGGCTCATTTTGAGGGGTTTCAGAACCCTTTTAACCATTCTATGCTCTTGCTACAGTTCCCTCGGGCACTACCACTCTTCTTTCTTATAACTTTATAAGAAAGGATTACTCCACCTCTACTCCTCTCTGCGCTAGATTAAGTAAGGCTCGTACGCGGAAGACCTCCTGCTCTAGGACATCCCACTCTCTAAAGATCATGGTGAAGAACTCATAACAAACCACGTAGAGATCTTCTTCCGAAAGGGCCTGCTCTAATTCCTCTAGAAAGTGAGGAGCCTCGTCTTCACTCATGAGCTCTACGAAGCGATCACGGAGTTCAGCGAAGTAAGGCATTAGCACTTCCCGAGGATTTCCCTCTAGCTTAAGACGCTGGGTAATTAGTTCTACGTCTACTTTTTCCGCTAAATCTCGTACTAGATCACTACGGTTATTTAATAAGCGTGCATAGCGATGAATGTAATCTCCGATCAACCTAATGACGGGTTGATAGGAGGGTAATTGTTCTGTGAATTCTCTCCAGAAGAGATCGCGGGACTCTTTTCGTAGTAAAGCATGAAGTTCTAACTCGGGGATAAGTGTGGAGTAGTCTACTTGGTCCACCACTCTCAAGGCCTGATCTCCTCCTAACGCGACAATCTGTTCTGCGCTCCTCATTAACGCGACATTACAAACCACGCGCAACTGAGGCAGGTAATAAGGGAACTCTTTATCACCCTGTTTCTGTAAGAGGAGGATTTGCCGATACCGTTTCAGGAAGGGAATAGTAGCGCGTGCTCGATCAAGGGCCAACCACTCTTTAAATTTCCCTGAGAAAATAGTAAGGAGCTCTAAGAGGGAAGAACTCTGTTCTGTCGTGAGCGGGTCTTCCTCTAAAGGGGTAGTGTAGTCCACAATTAGGGAGGCCTCTCTAATGATCTGACAGTCTTGCTCAGTAATCCTTCCCTCAATAAGTTCATGAGGATAATAACGTAGAGCATAAGCCTTTAATAGCAGGGCGCTTTGTTCCTTGTTTAAAGAGAAATGGGTTCGGAGAATGCTTAGCTTACTACTGTCTAAACAACAAGAGAGGAAATCGTCATAGGATAACGCTACGATCTCCTTCAGAAAGGACATTTCTTTGCTAGGGTGGGTACTGCTTTAGTTCGTACTAATTAAGAGTTCTTGGGATTAATAAAAATGGGTGCGTGTGCGCGAGGATTACAGAGTGCCTGCCTAGCGACAGTAGAAGAAGTGGTACCGGAAGATCCCCCTGAGCTTATTAATTCCCTCTCTTTAGAGGACTGTGCTTCTTCCTCTAGTTCTACTATGCCTATTCTACCTACTGTGCCTAAAGTACTCATCTGTGGCTACTACTACCGCGGAAACGCTGGAGATGACGCTTTTGTCTCCGTACTCAGTAAAGTCTGGGGGAAGTACCAGCCCCTCTTTCGTAATATTGAACAGGTCCTCCCCGAAGAAGTGTCTTCAGCGGAGTTAATCATCCTAGGAGGAGGCGACTTACTTCAGAGCTATTTCCTCTCTTTCGTGGAGAAGAAGATTTTACCCTATAAGAAGTGCCCTCTTTACGCAGTGGGTGTGAGTATTCCCTATCCTTCTATCATAGAAACAGGGAAGTTAGACTGTATTGATCGCTTCTGGTGTCGTTTTCAAGAGGATGTCGCCTTATTAACTAAACGCTACGGTAGAGCTTATGTGCAACACATCCCTGACTTAGCCTTACTCACAGAACGTCCGATACCTATTCCTCTAGAGGAAGACAAGTTCTTGATCGGGGTCGCACTTCCTCACTCTCTCGTACGGGGTAATCGGGGGTTAATTTCTCAAGTAGAGACTTTACTCACTACTCTTTCTTCTCTTCGGTTAAATAATAAAGAAGTAATGGTGAAGTGGCTCGCCTTCAACACGGACAGCGCTGAGCACGAGAGCGACTTGTCCTTCTACTCCTTTCTGGGGGAGGAAGTGAGAGGAAAGGTGCCTGTCGTCTCTGGAGCAGACTTACTTCCTACCTTAGTACGTTGTGATTTGTTAGTGGCCTCTCGTTTTCATGCGCATGTCTTTGCCACTCTGTTCAAGGTCCCCTTACTTTCTCTAATATTAACTAGAAAGGTAGAACGTTGGCTTAGCGAGCATAAGCTAGAGGGGATTAACCTTCCACGACTTTGTTCCAAAGAATGTTGGGGTTCTGTGAGAGGGAGTAAATGCCCTGACTGCCTACACTATATTAATCCCGTAGCCTCTCTTCCTCTAGAAGAGATCCTAGTGAGGGTGAGTAAGCCCTCTTGTTCCTCTGCCCCCCGAGAAGTCTTGTTATTAAAGTCTCAGCTTCAGGAGTTATTATCAGAGCCCTTCGCCTTCCGTACCACACCTCCTTATTACCTAAGTGAAGAGGCGATAGCCGAGACTGAGCAAGTATTAGAACCGCAGTGGCAGGCATATCTTTCAGGGGAGATCACAGCGCCTTTCTTAGCTAGTCTAATGTGCTTGAAAATTACAGGTAATCCAGAACATCCCTTTCACTATGGTTTAGTACAAACCCTTTCTACCCGTGAACATAGTACCTTTCAGGAAGCCCTGAGGTATATGCTCCGTACTTACTATGCCACAGAGAAGCAGTGGAGTAAAAGTTTAGTGAACCACCCCCAAGGGCTCTTCTCCCTCTCACAACTACCCCAGAACCGTCTAGAGGGAAGGCACCGTTCGGGCTGGAATTACGTCTTGGACTTACTTGCTACTCTCCACAATGACCAGAAGCCTATGCTAGATAGTTTCATAGACCAGACTTTTGGTTGGCAAAGTGAGTACTTATCTCGCTTAGGAATAATTCCTTACAAGAGGAAATGGTACGGCTTCCTCCATCATCCTCCCAAGGCCATCTTCAGCGATAACGACGCTAGTCATCTCTTTCAGAACCCCTTACTAGTCCAGTCTCTAGAGACCTGTCAGGGGCTCTTTGTAATGTCCTCCTCTCTCAAGGAATGGGTGCAGTCTTTAGGGTTAAAAGTCCCTGTGCACTTAGTCTACCATCCCACTGAATTCAACGTCCCTTCCTTTACGTGGGGTAAGTACCAGTTCAATCCCGAACCGAAGTTAATACAGGTGGGAGTATGGCTTCGTGATCCCTATGCTATCTATCAAGTAAATTCTCCACTCAAGAAGGTAGCCTTGATCCCTGCTAATAGTTTCGGTTATACCAGTAAGGAAGCCCCTGAAGTAGTCTTAGAGGGGAACGCTTCGGGGAATAGTCCCTGTCGCGACTGGGCTTGTCAAGATCCCCTCTTACCGATTGAGACCTGTCGGGACCAACCCAAGGCTACTCCCTTCTTATTAAGTGTTCAAGAGATGTTAAAGAGACAGTGGGAGAGTGTAGAGGTCCAGAGCAACCTCTCTAACGCTCAGTATGATACACTCCTTTCACAGAATATCGTCTTATTACCTCTATTAGAAGCTGTAGCAGTGAACAGCTTGATAGAGTGCTTAGTCCGTAATACTCCGGTCTTAGTGCCTAAACTGCCTGCGGTAGTAGAGTACTTAGGGGAAGACTATCCGCTCTACTACACAGATTACTCTTCCTGTAGTGAGAAGTTAAACCAGAGGGACTTACTACGTGCTCATTTATACCTCACTGAACGTAATAAGGAATTCTTGACGGGGGAGTACTTCCTACTCTCCTTACGAGAGAAGATAGAAGGTTCATCAGAGGTCTAGTATCCTTTATTACTAATAAAGGATAAGCTACTTAGCCACGGTTCACGAGCTCAAACTCGGGGTTGATCCGTCCACGGTTCATGTTGGGATTGAAGAGACGACGCGCTGTAGGGGAAGAAACCGCAATACGGTCGCGTTGCGAGTAAACGTACAGGGCACTAATCACAGTCAAGATTGCGAAGATAGAGAAGACGGCACGATTAGTATTCCTCCAGCTCTCATCACGGATAGCGTCATCCTTGGCCGAGAAGATCAGGGCGACACCGATCACGAAGAGCGCGATACTGGTCACCGCTACTAGCGTTAGTCCTTCCGTGGGGATAATAGAGGTCGTGAGGAGCGAGCCCGCCGAGCCTAGGCTACTAATCAAGAGGAGGATGAAGAGGATCAGATACGCCATAGAGAGCGAGCGTACCGTACAGCTAATATCATTGCGTCGTAAGTTCAGACCCGCTACGACCGCACCAGCTAGAGTTGCTAAGAGCGCACCTCCTGAGAGGATAGAAGCCAACGAACTGGGATTAGACAGCGTGGACATGTTTTGGATAGTAGAATAATTAATTTTTTACTTCGGAAGGGGGAAGATCTCACCTCCCTTTAAAGGGGATGAGTAGAGCTGTGGGGAGTAATCATTACGCCAGAGGGTTAGTAAACCCCTTCTGGGGCGGAGTACGACCCTCTAACGTGCGTGTTCCTTATAGATCTGTTCCTATGCCAGCCTCTGCTACTTGCCCTTTAGCGTTAGAGATTAAAGAGATCATTAGGAACGCAAAGGAGATGAGACCGGTGGCTCCAGTGGCTCCAGTGGCTCCAGTGGCTCCTATGATCCCCGTGGGTCCTACTCCTGTTCCTGTCATCTCCTCTCTAGAGAGAATAGGGGTTGCAATCCATATCGCCTCAGAACGCATCGTTCCCGAGTTCATTAGCTACTTACACAATGTCGTCTCCGTGTATCCCCAAGCCCTAATCTTCGTCTCAGTCGTGGCGGACCTAGTGAATGTCAACGGGGTCGCTACCCAGATTAAGACCCATTTCCCACGAGCCTTAATAGTCCCTATAGAGAATAGAGGAATGGATATTGGGGGTTTCCTTGCCTTACTTCCTCATATCTTTAATAGTCCAGTAGATTACTTATTGAAGCTCCATTCCAAAACAAACGACACATGGCGCTCAGCCTTAATTCGTCCTCTCTGTGGTACCGTAGATCGTGTCAGAGCCTGTGTCGCACTGTTGAATAATCCCTCTGTCGGGTTAGTAGGTAGTCGTACTTGTCTCTATCGGGAACAGAGTAATCGGAAGCCTAATAGTTATTATCTCAAGAAACTTAGTAAGAAGTTTGGACTAAACTATAACAGCTGTAGCTTTATCGGGGGTACAATGTTCTGGATCAAGGTCCCCCTCTTGAAACAGTGCTTCAGTAAGGTGAGCGTTCCTGAGTGCCTACGTAAGCTTAACACGATCCATACTCTAGATCCACACTGGTACCTTATTAACTACCCTGAACTAAGATTAAAGAATACCAAAGAAGCGAAGGAGCATTACACTCAGAGGGGGAAAAGAGAAGGAAAGCATGCGAACTGCCTAGAAGCTCGTCATAGGAAAGCTCGGCGCTACATCCCCGACGGGATGATTGAGCACGCCTATGAACGCTTCTTCGGGTTAATGGTAGAAGGACTAGGCTCAACGGTGGTAGGGGTATAAGTACGAGGCTATCTACTCCTCTTCTCTACATTAAACTTCTTTCCTAAGAAGTTTATAACGAGAACTTACTATACGCCTGCTCAAACTCACCTAACTCTTGTTCCCAGATCTGGCGTTCGCTTAGCGGTTCTAAGGCAGTAATCTGGGCTTTCAGGGCTTGAACCTCCTTACGAACATTCTCCACTCCTTTCTCTGTAATGACCCGAAGCGACTGCGACAAATAACTAGAAGGATAGCCTCGTTCGGCTAAGTCCTCCTCTAAACGCGGGTTCTCTACTAGCAAAAGTCGCTTCTCTACTACGTCCAGTAAGAAACGCAGTCTCCGCTCCTTCTCCTCTAAATTCTTATAGGCTTGTTCTAATAATAACCTCTTTCTCTGCGTGTAGTAAGTATACCGCAAGGCGCAGAAGTCCTCAAGCATACTCTCTATTCCACTATAGTGTACTAGTCTCCCCTCTTCATTGAACAAGACGATATTACTGCACGAGAGGGAGGAAACGAGGCGCAACTTCTTCAAGGTGGGGTTCTTGTACCCGATCAAGGTGTAATTTACTTCACGGGGGGTATTCTGGCGTAAGACGTCCTTGATGAGTTTTTGTTCTACTAAGCTTATCAAGAACGAGGTGTAATCATTAGTCCAGACCCCAATCGGGAGTTCTGTGATCTGTACGGTCTCTCCCTTTGCTTCCATGACCCCTTCTACGGTAAAGGAATTCTTATTATTACCGTTAGGAATAATCTTTCCCTTGAAACCCTGATACCACGGCACTAACTCTGGATACGCCAAAGGTGCCTCATCCTTTAGAGGGTAGTGCTCGCTCAGCCACGCTCTTACCCACTTCACCAAGTCTAGAGGGTTGAAGCAAGGACAGTCCGTAGAGAAGCCCGTTCCGATTCCCGAAACCCCGTTCACTGCGACCATTGGGAGAATAGAGATGTAAAATTCGGGCTCAATCTCACGGTCTTCATCATAGCGTTTCTGAAGCAGGATCTCATCCTCTAGACGAAATAAGTACTCCGATAACTCCTCTTTCTTCACGAAAGGATAACGAGGGTGTGAAGCGTCTCTCCCACCATTCATACGGGTCCCTCCCACATTACCCATGCCTTTCAAGAGAGGGATGTTATTACTCCCTACGAAGTCTTGGCACATTCCAGCGATGGTCCCTCCAATATTGTCTTCTCCGTACTCGTAAGCAGTAACCTCTGCAGTATAATTCATGAACTGAGCCACTTTGATCTCCCTTTGGCCTAGTGGCTTCTTACGAGAGGCATAAAAGATCTTCCGTTGCGACTGTTTGAACCCGTCTAATAAACAAGGAATACTACGGACATTATCTTGATGAGAGAAGAGAATGAGCCTCGTGTCTATGAAATTAGAGACATCCTGATATAGGGCGGACGCCCCCTCAACACGGTAGTATTGGGGTTCTGGTATTGAGGCGCTACTGAGCCAGTCTTTACGGTCATTACTGCGCTCCTTGTCAAAGGCTAGTAAAAGTCGTTCATGAGATAAGTCGTCATAGTGCATCTCCACTGACAAGAATTTGCCAATGTCCTTGAACTCGCTTTCATACCAACCTCCTAAGCCCTTGAAATAACGCTTCTCCCACTTCCCTTGCTCTTGTGGCGTGAGAGAAGAATACCACTTAGCATAGTGTTCTTTAGAGAGGAAGTACTTACTCTTCACCCCCTTTGTCGCTTTAATAATAGGAGTGAGTAGGACCTTCACGAAACCCGTCCGTGCTAGAGTGGGGAGTTTGCAGTCAAAGAGCAGGAGTAATAAGCCCACGATGTGATCACCATCCGCGTCGGCGTCTTTGGCTACTAGTATCTCATCATGGGTTAAACGCTTTCGGTTCTCAGGGAGTGTGTAGTCTAGGCGTTGATCCCAGTTTAAGATCTCTTTAATAGCAGAAATCTCAGCGTTCTTTTGGACCCGTTCCTCATCAGCGTTTAGTGTGTTCAGTCCTTTCCCTTTCAGAGGGAAGACACTATACCAATCAGACCCCTCGGGAATACGACTACGGTACATCATAGCAAACTTTAAAGCGGACAAACCTTCTGTTAAGATTAGTACCCGTTTCTTTGCGCAATTACTCTTCCCCGCATTGTTAGCAGGCTCATAGCCTTTGTATTTTAAGGTACGATGGGCGATACTACTCTTCTCTTTAGAGGGAGGGTTCTGCTTCAAGTCCAGATAACGCTGTAAATACTGTACGAAGGACCATTGCTCTATTAGGTTAATAATCTCAGAGCCGATCTTAATCTTGGGAGCCGGTTTAGAGAAGACTTCCTTGGACTGCGTCGTAAAGACAGGGTTAATGACAGTACAGTTAATAATAAGAGATAAGTGTCGCTTGACATCGCGTAAATCCACGCAACGACTTTTCTTATTTAACTTCTCTAATAATTTAGCAGTACAGGCCCGTAAAGTTTCTTTGACATGAGCACCTCCTCCTTTCGTCAAAGCGTGGTTAATGAAGCTCACGGTGAAACCCTGTTCCGGCGTATCTATTAGACAAAACTCTACGCTCTGATCGGGGGCACGGTAGATAATATGTTGTCCGAGAGAGGGAAGTAAAAGGGAAGCGTATTTACTAATCTCGTGGTAAGTGAAGACTTCGTTGTTAAAGGTAATAGGGGTCTTCAACGTGAACGAAGCGCTTAATGCCGTGAAGGCGAACATCCCTTGGACTGCTTGACTGAACCCTGTGCACTCAAAGCGGGGAAAGTCGGGACGGAACTTAATGCGCACATAAGCCTGCGTCCCTTCGTAAGGTGTAATCTCTTCGGGATGTAAGAGGGAACGGTTCTGCTCAGAGATTTGTCGGTATTTCAACCCTCTCACGGGATCTCCTACCTCTACTTCAAAGTAAGAGGAGAAGATCGCTACGATCTTAATACCTAAACCGTTCTGTCCCACCCACTCCCTCTGATCTTGGGTAGAGTAATTACTACCGGTACGAGGCATAAAGAAGATCATGTGGGGAACGTAGACCTGTAAGTCGGGATGTCGTTCCACAGGGATCCCCATACCTTCGTTATAGAAGGTAGCTTCTTGCTCATTAATAGTGAGGACGATCTTCCCCTCGGGCACTCCTTTCTTCCGTGAACGGATGATGTTATCATAACAGTTAGAACTAGCCTCTTGTAATAACTGCTCTAAAGGGGGCATGTACTCTACCTTCTTCCGTTGAACCTTTCCTTCCTCGTAGAGCCATACTGTATCAGAGACGGTAGAAATTGCCCCGATATAGGTAGAGGGTCTTTGAAGGATATGCTCAATATCAGAGAGTTGGGTATAATCGCTGGCCTGCATTTTGGTGATTAGCCTAGAACGCTCGCTTCCTTTTCAAATGCTCTTAAGGGGAGACCCTTTCTTAGTCTTTTTAAGAAATTAAAGTTAGGGTAGTAGTAGGGTAAGTAAGCGAATTCCGTGAGAGGGAAAGATCCTCTTCGTACTGTGCTAACTTATTTCTATTATTTCTAGAGTTAGAAATAACTAGTGAACATGGAGGGCTTCTACCGTTTACTTCCGCAGGTTCCTCTCACAGAGGTTTATTCTACTAACCCTTTCACTCCACATCAGTTCTCTCTTACGAAATGGAGCCTGTCGTACCGAAAGATAGAAGAGCAGAGACCACGCAAGATTACGAAACTAATACCAGAGAACTGTAAGGATCCTTACGGTATTAAAGGAGCTGAGAGTTTCTCTATCTTAACCGAAGAGGGAGAACGGCTCACTACAACGCTACCTCCTTATCACTCTGGATATTTCTCTAGACATCCTTTCTTTAAAGCTTACACCTTGAAAGACTATCATTACGGTCCTCGTGAGTTCTTCCTCACTCAATCCGGAGTACTTTATGCTAGATGGAAGAATGAGGCAGAGCAACTCGGTCCAGAGAAAGAAGGGAGTTGTGTGCATGAATATAAAGAAGTCTCCTCCGCTGGGGTGTCCAAGTTCAGTACGGGACACTTCTATACTCTCTTACTCACTGAGGAAAGGGAACTCTACGCCACTGGATTAAACGCTGGTGGAGAGTTAGGTCTCAACGATAGAAAGAACAAGGGAAGCTTCCAGAAGGTCCCTTTCTCTCAAGCCCGTGAATTACTATGCGGTCCTGCAGTCTCTTTAGTCATTACAGAGAAAGGGAAACTCTTCTTCTCGGGAGTGCTTACTAGACAAGTAGGGTCCCCATTACATAGAAAAGTCTTCACAGAGTTAGTCTTACTCTGTCCCATTAAGGGCGTACAGGTAAACTGGAATTATCTCCTATTCCTAACAGAGACAGGAAGTGTCTATGTCATCGGAACGGTAGATTATCCTTTAGACACTTCCCTCTGCTTCCTCCGTCATTGGCATAAAGTGAACCTAGGAACACAAGTGATCCAAAAGATCTGGGCTGAAGGGTATTCCCTCTTACTCTTGACTACAAAAGGGACTGTGTTAATAGAGCACGGTGGGAGGAGTAGTCAAGAACGGGAAAAGTGTCCCTATGGTTTCTTTCCTCTGACAGGGCTCCCTAAGATTAAAGACGCTCTCCTCTGTCCGCTCCGAAGTTGGCAGTATAATCAGCAGGAGTATTGCTTACTCTTTCTGGTTTAATACTTCTTCAGTGAAGAAGTATCCTTCTCTAGATTACGATCGTCAGAGTAAATCCCCATTTAACTCCTAATAAGAAACCACAAATGCCGTATCTTGCCCTCTTACTTAAGAAGCGACGCTTTGACAGTCTAGTCTACTTAACCGCTACAGAGGACTTGGAAGGGTTCTTAGAGCAGAACCGCGACTGTAAGTTCTTAGCAGTGTATTTTATTCCCTCTATCCCTGAAGTAAAAGAGGCGCTAAATACCCTCCCCTTTAACCAATGGAGGATCTGTCAGGACTACCAACAAGCGTTTAGTACGGTGAAAGAGCTAGAGAAGGTGAAAGAGTTAGGCGGAGAGAAGTTAGTGGCACAATATGCTTATGATTGTACAGAGGAAGACGGACTTCCCTATAGAATATAGGCAATGATTAAGCTCTCTTTCCTAGAGGAATAGATAGGAATGTAGGGTACACCTCTTTCTATTATTCTTACTATGGAGGATTATGAAATGACAGCTCAGAGAGAGGGCACGGAGGAATACGGTGCAAATAACGTAGATGGTATCAACAGCGCTAGTTTCTCAGAAAGCTCAGACTACGCTTCCCCTCTCACAGTAATAGTAGCCCAGTGTTATCATGACAGTGGGAACTACGTAGTAGTCCCGAAGTGTCCTTTCTGCTATGCCCGTCATAGGCATCATTTACGGAAGATGGAGATCACAGCTACACTCTTCGCTAACGGGGAAGTAGTCTCCAGCGCCGAGCCCTTGTCGGTTAAGCTCTCAGGGTGTTTACTGAGCCCTCGTCATTACGCCCTAGCGTTGTACCCACTTAATCAGCTCACGCTACAGGGACGTAGTAAGTGTCAAGGCGTCAATAAACGAGGGGAGCCCTGCCGAAGTTATCCCCGTCAGGGCTATCCGGTCTGTACGCGTCATTTAACCCAACTAGAGGGTGTCGTTCAACAACAACTCGCTAAGCTCACCTTATAATACTTCTTCTTTCAAGAAGTATATTAAACTTTCTTCACGAGTAATAAATGTCCTTTCAGCAAGCCGTGCAACAAGCTAACGCCCAGAGAGGCCGGAAGAGCGTCTCTAACGAGATCCTCCTACAACTCTACGGGGCTTACAAGGTCGCGACGGTCGGACCTAATAACACCCCACAACCCAGTGCAATAGACATGAAAGGGAGAGCGAAGTGGCAAGCGTGGAAACAGGCCTCTACACTCACTTCCGCGCAAGCCCAACAACGCTATATTCAACTGGTTAACCAGTACTTACGCTAATTCTTTATCATGGATAAGGAATAGAAGACAAGTTAACTACTTCTCCCTCTAAAAATAAAGAGATGAGCACCTCCCTCTCACCAGAGTATGGAGCACTCACTAACGTGATCAGGCGTAATTCCTCGGGAGTACTTCGGGAACAGTTAGAGGAATTAGCAGAACGCCCTGAGCATTGTTCCACCTACACCCTTACAGTGCTAAGACAGGTCGCACGGGCTTTTAGTCTGGAATACTCCTTACTACGAAAGAGTGAACTCTGTGCGAGCATTATTACCGAGATTAACCGCTTGAAACGAGCTCCTCTCACACATGGGGCGCTACGTGATGAAGCCACCCTCTCACACATTGACCACCGAGATCTCACCTACCGCGACTTGACCTTATTACTAGGCTATGACCAGATCCCTAACGCAGGAAAGATCTTCCTCATTCCTGACGAGGGAATACTTTACCGATTACTTTCTACTACAACCGTAGGCTCAGTAGAACGCCTCCGTGCCATTAAGCAGGTTCCTAGCCTTAGTCTCTCTAACCGTCAACTTACCTCGGTTCATACACAACATCAACTACTCTTCACGGAGCTAATCCCCGTGACCGAAGAGAATAAGGATCTCCCCGTACTCGCCTTGATCACTAATAATCATGTCTTGAACGGAGAACTAGGAAATGTTCTACGCTATACTACGGCAGGTAGTTTAGAGAGGAAACGTCTCCTCTCACGCTACGACGAGCAGATTATTAATACCTTTAGAAGACAGTACCGGCTTAACGAACAAGTAGATTTATTAAATCTAGTAATCGTAGGACCGGTCTTTCGACAATTAGATAATCGTACTTATGAGTATACACATGATCGGAACCGTGTGGCACGGATCTTAGCCACAACTAATCCTAATACCTTAGGACGCTATGCCTCCCTCTGTGAGGAGACCTATGGAGAACTACTCTGTCTTGATGAACTAATCTGTCATGCGCGTATCCCTGACTTACGCCCTCAATCTATTAGAGATTACCGCCCTGATGAGTTAGAGGACTTATCCCTTTCAGTGCTCCACTCTCTCGCGATTAGAGAAGGATTATACGATTACGAGAGCTGTATCTTTGACAGTACCGATACTGTGATAGAGAAGTTAATGATCGCATGGGTCAGTCCAGTCTTCTCTCGTACGGACGTTGTAGAGAATACTACGCAGACTACTACCACTTTGTTAACGGAGTTAAGAGAAGTCCCCACAGGGCAGTTATACAGCTACGGCATTCGGGACGGAACCTGCTCTTTTTATTATTACGAGAGAGAAGAATTATTAGCGAAGTTCCTCAGTGAGGGCTCTTTCTCTGATCCCCAAGAACGCTTTAGTTTTAATCTGACACAACTGCGTCGCCTCTATATCTTAGCGCTCTCCGATAAAACCGCAGGAGCAGAACGTTTCCAGCGTTGTTTAGCAGACTTAATAGAGTTAGAGAAGCAGATCACAGATCGAGAACGGGAGTTAATCGCCTTGTTTCAGGGCAGGGAGGACATCAAGCGTGCTTTAGAACTACTGTTCCAGTCAGGGATGTATATGCGCCGTTGGGATGGGAACCTAGCTAAGTTCCCGCTTCTCGCTGAGGAGACCCGTGCTAGTATTGACAGTGCTGATCAGGTAGAGGAGGAATTAGCTACTCGAGTGCACCATTCTCTAGAAGCGTTAAGAGAGGGTATTAATGTGCTACCTTCTCCTTATAAGGAACGGTTCTGGGCCTTGGACGTCAAGACGTTTAAAGGAGAGATGTATTTCCCTAGTTTTTTAGAGGGAATACCGCATACCCTTCGGCAACGTTTCCACCTAGTCTGTCAGGGGAACCAGAATAATGTCCCGATCGACAGCTGTATCCGCTTGACCTCTAACTGCTTTATCTATACGGCTTTATACTATCACTACTTAATCTTCCGGAAGTCGTTATACCAGATTAACCCCAAGCAAGTGCAGTTCATCTCCTAATCCTTTATTTGGAATAAAGGATTGCTCTCGGTAATTTATTTTAAGAGAGAAGGGAGTAGTACAAGTAGTAAAGGAGTGCAGAGAGGTATTTGACCTCTCTGTACCTCCTCCTTAAGACTATTACAGGACTATAGGACTAGAGGATTAGAGGAAATGGATCTTCGAATGGGTTTAGACCTCTCTATTATCTTACCTCCGATACAGGGTTATACCCGTCAGGAGACTTGTAGTCCTAGCCCTTCGGTACAGTCCACACCCTGTACTCCCTCTAAATATCGTCCTTTACATCCTGAGATTAAGTTCTACTCTCCTTATACGCAAAAGCATTATACTTTCGGCCGAAGAGGCTTGGGAAGTGCATGGGCCTGCTTGAACTGCCCTGAGGACTTAGTACCTCCGGACGTGAGAGAGCAAGCGGAACAGGAACGCTTCTCTCACGAGCTGAAGTGGTTTCAGAAGGTCGGTTTACGCCTAATGCAAGTAGATGGGAGAATGGTCCTCGTGGACCGTAAGGACCGTTATTACGAGTACGGACCGGAACTGAAGCTCTGCACCCCACAGCCGATCACCCCTTATACACCTATTACTCCTTATACTTAATTCTTCTCTCAAGAGAAGAATTAATCCTCTTCAGGAGGACTTCGCGTCGGCGGGACTAAAGGTTGGTACTTCTTTAGCTTCATCTTAACATTGCGTATGATCACCTCTAGTTCAGACGCGGGGGCATGTTTCCCCTGATAAGTCTTGTGCAAAGCGGTTAAGCCTTTATCGGGAGCAATACAACCTTCTAAGTCTTCTCTGATCATTAAGAACATATTAAGCTTGTCAGGGTCTTCTAAGTCTTTAGAGAAGTAATCGCAGAACTCTAAGGCCCGATCGATCTTCTCTATTAAGTATCTAATGGTAATAGTGTTATCCTCTCTTACGAGGAAACGCACTAATTTCGTCCAGAAGGTACTGGCTTGTTGAAGACTACGTGAACTAACGTGTACTTTCTCATCCTCTGAGATCTTCCCGATAAAACGTAGTTCCACGCAGAGGTCGTGTACTTGACTAGCGGTAGGGCTCATTTACTCTCACGCAGTCCGATTAAGTAATCTTCAGAAATGTAAAGACTACCGATGCCCTTACGCGATCAACTGCTCCATGTCTGGGTCTTCTTACGTAGATTAGTCCAGAAGAGAGGAGTGATAAAACGGCACTTCCAGTCAGAGGGAGAATTATCCTTTCAAGAGGTAGAAGTAATTCCCTATTCCTTCCCCTCTCGCGGTAAAGGGGTAAATAATTATTTAGTGAAAGGGGAGAGTGAGCTCAGCACTCTCCCCTCTAGTCATGATTTAATCGTAAACCGAAGAGGAGCTTATCTTACTGGTCAAGTAGTAGGGGAATTAGCTCCTCGTACCGTGTTATTAGACATTGATTTATTTGAGCTGAGAAGTAGTAAAGGCTATCTGTACCTACCCTGCCACAGTCTAGATCCTCTGCCCTGTGGCACTTGGCAGAAGTGTACTCTGCGCCTAGCTCCCATTTAGCGGATGTTCTAATAAGCTGGGTCCCCTCTAAAGATGAGCCGAAGAAGGATTACCTCTACCGCGACGGTAGCGACCTTAGCGACTAGTGCTAGCCGGCTCTTAAATGGATTAGCGAGCGCCGTCTCTAGTACCGTGGCGGGGTCTCTTAATACTTTGACCGGACGCACTAATACCTTAACTAATCTTTCTATGGCTAGTAAAATGATCAACATGGGTAAGAGGGAAGCACAGAGTAATGAGTGGGACCGTATTTTAACAGAACTCTTTCCCGACGAAGGCGAACGTGAACAGATTAGGGCGTTAACAAGGCCCAACGGCGAACCCTTCTTCACGCTAGCTGATAAAGCGTGGCTTATTGAAGCTTTAGGGGTGATGGACCAGTTAGGCTTCGTGGGAATGCTCTCTTTCTTAAAGACTTTAGAAAGCCCAGAACAGATCGTAGAGCGTTCACCGTTATTAGATGACGTGCGCTCGCAAGTAGCCTTTGAAGAGCGACTAGATGAGGAGGAACGTAAACAGAACGTGGTAGAGGGTATTTACACCTGTGGGCGCTGTCAGAGTAAGAAAGTAGAGTATTACGAGAAGCAGACTAGAGGAGCAGATGAGGCTATGACCGCCTTCTTCAACTGCGTGAACTGCGGGAAGAAGTGGCAGAGCCGATGAGAGGATGATCAGTATAATAATAACTTTACTTGGAGTAAAGTTATAGAAGAGTAATTGACTTGAGAGGGGAAGATACTGGTCAGATATCATGTCTTATCGCGTTTTAGATCTCTTCTGTGGTTGTGGCGGTTTCACATCGGGACTAGTCTCGGCAGGTTTCACTGTAATAGCAGGAATAGACGTTTGGGAACCGGCTATTCAGTCCTACCAAGCGAACTTCCCTGAACACTTAGCCCTCTGCGCGGACTTACGCACCCTCTCACCGGAACAGTTCTATACTACTTACCTCAGTAAAAAGTTAAAGAAGGATGAAGGGATAGACGTCATCGTAGGCGGTCCGCCCTGTCAGGGCTTCAGTAATGCCGGAAAGAGAGCCCCCGATGATCCCCGTAATTCCTTATTCATGAACTTCGCACAGTACCTCTCCTTCTTTAAACCAAAAGCGTTCTTGATGGAGAACGTGATCGGGATCTTGTCCGCTAAGACCCCCACAGGAAAGAAAGCGATAGAGGAGATTACTGAGGTACTCAGTGAAGGGTATAACATAGTAATAAGTAAATTATATGCTAGCGACTTCGGCGTTCCTCAGAACCGGAGAAGAGTAATTATTATCGGGATAAGGAAAGACTTGTTCATCGCTCCGACGGAGCCTACTCCTCTCTATCCTCTAAAGGACCGTCCCGCGGTGGGAGCAATCCTCTTACCCAAAGAAGAAGTCGGGAAAGAATACTATCTCTCTAGTAAAGCGTTAGAGGGAATTAAAAGGAGGAAGGAACAGAACCAGAAAGCAGGGAAGGGCTTTGGAGCCCAGTTCTTAGACTTAGCCAAGCCCTGTTATACTATCTCGGCTCGGTACTGGAAAGACGGCTATGATGCGTTAGTGAAGTATTCAGAGGAGGAAGTGCGTCGGCTCACTTTACTAGAGCTGAAACGGGTTCAAGGACTACCTGATAACTTCCTCTTAAGAGGTACTAAGCAAGAACAGTATACTCAGCTCGGTAATGCGGTAGCGGGGAAGTTCTCTTATTACTTAGGACTACATCTCTTGAAAGTATTAGAGGAATGTTAACCCTTATTTTACAATAGTAATACTATTGTAATAACTTCTTAGAACAGAATGCTAGCCAGAACTCCTTCTTCCCTCTAAAGGATGAGTAGTTTCTAGCCTCTCCTTCTTTTCTACCACTGTCAAAGAAGATTAGTTTACTCCTAAAATTATTAAGAAAATCTGAGTAGAGTAGTGGCCTACTATTAATGCGACATTCCTCTATCTTCTCCTCTTTATGGGTGATCAGTGCCACTGAAGCACTATACTTCTGAGCTAGATGGTTCTCTAGATCTCGCTTATCCCAACGGGCGATACAGGTCGCCTTATTCTTTAATTCTTCAGGTATTACCTCATCCTTGAAAGGACGGGCGTCCTTCTCATAACAATATATTATTATAACATTCTCCTCTTTATCTAGTGTAATCTTCTGGCCAGCCCAAGACCAGTTCTCATAATACTGTGGTGAAACTGTACCAGACCAACTCCATCGCCCTCCTTTCTCTTTCTTAGGAGTACCAAACCAGTGGCAGAACTTAGTGTTAAAGTCTTTATTACTAAGCTTGTCTTCTTTCCCATAGATCCAAGAGGGGTTTTTATCCCAGAGTGTGGTTTTATCACCGCGTTTACCGCAAGTCTTTAGTTCTAACCATGATAAGTCCGATTTCATAGAACTATTAGGCTTTACCCCGAAGATCTTTTCTACTTGGTGCCCTAGTTCCCCGTCATGTTTACTCTTCTTTTCTAGCTTTATTCCTTTAAGGTTAGAAAGGAAATGCTGGCAGAGTTCTTCTAAGTTATTCACCTGATCTTTCTTCTCCTCTATAGAGATAGGTAATTTCTGCTCTACTCTGCTTTGGCATTGTGTAATATGTGCCCTGATATTACATGCTATACCTTTCTTAGCTTTATAAGGACAACTTTTACCCTTTCGTGTAAGTGCCTGACATAACATCTCTATAATTCTCTATAGAAAGAGAGTTATTATTCGGATAGGGATCAGAGGAGTTATTTTACTATTTACTGTAAATAGTAATTACAGGAACTCCTGCGCCTCCGGTAGTAAGTGTAAAATCTCAGCGCGGGTCTCCTCATTGAGCACACTAGAGATTTCTTCTTCAGGGTACCCCTCTAATAATTCCTGTAGGAAAAGGAGTTGTCGCTCTTTACTCTGTGCAATGCTCGGGGATAAGATCCGCTCTTGCAGTAAGAACGAGAAAGGAAGGGGTGGCAGAGAGTACTCCTCTGCGAAGTCCTTAATCAGGCCGAAGTCAGCCTCATACCCTAACGCTACTAGGAGACTTTCGGGGTCAAAGTTGGGATCGTTCGGATTAGCCTGCACGGCCTCTACGTAATAAGGAAGATCTTCCTCTCGCGTCAGGACGGTGTCATAAAGTTCATAGAGATGATTATTCGCTACGACTTCCCTAATCTCCTCTAGCCACTCACCCTCTGCTCTAGAGGGATCCTCTAGGGCGCGTAGTCTCCGTACTTCTGCGATCAAGTAAGAGAGGAAGACCTGTCGGAAGCTCCGGTCCATCTGGGCGTTGTATATGAACACGAAAGGAATGAGACTATGCTCCTGAATAGACTGGGCTCCTAAGCGGTGTAAAGTAGTGTAGTAGTTTCTCAAAGCAGGAGGCATAGCATAATTACGTTGCTGTACTAAGGTAGCGGGGAAGCTTTGTCCTTCCTCAATTAACTGGGCCCATACTAGCAACTCTTGAGAGTAAGGAGAGAAAGTCGTAGCAGGGGAGATCGGCGTGCCCTGCGGAGAGGGTAAGGTAATATTCACCGGACGGATCGTGGGGAGCCTACTCATCTTCTTTAAAAGTACTAAGGATTATCTTCTATTCTAAATGAGCGCCTATCCGGTTCATACCCCTTCCTCTGAAGCGCGCGTAGGAGAATTGAACGGACACTATCTTCAGCAAGCTTTCTACTTAGCGAAAGGGTTTCCTGAGGAACGGCCCCTTCCCTCTAATACCCCTCAAGCTGGTTATCGTCCTACTACAAGCTTAACTGTGATCCCTTCAGAGGGAAAGGCTCAGGGGCGAAGTCTTCCCAGTTCCTTCCGGAAACGCGGGTAAATAACGATTAACGTTTTAACAATATCCTTTTCTCTTAAAGTATGCTAGGTAGGTGGCCTAATAAGCGTTATCGCCCTGTCCAGAACTTGGTCCTAGACTTAGATGAGACCTTAGTGAACACCCGCGACGCTACTGAGAAGCCCTCTGAAGCGGTACAGAACAGTCCTAATTATTATACCTTAAAGTTAAATAATGATCTCTTCTGGGGTGTGAAACGTCCTTATTTAGACGACTTCCTTGCCTACTGTGCTCAACGTTATGATCAGATCGGGATCTGGAGCGCAGGGAAGCCTGCTTATGTAGACGCCGTGGTACAGGTTTTGAACCTTCCTTTCAAGCCTGCCTTCGTCCTGAACTATGATCAGTGCGACCGTGTTCATGACTACTCTTCCCAAGGCTTAGCGGAGTTCCCTGAGATCAGCAAGCCTCTCTCCTTAATCTTTGAACGTTATCCAGAGTTCACTAGGAAGAATACTCTAATTATTGATGATCGTGAGGACTACGCCAAACGTAATCTCTTAAATTGGCTCGCTATCCCTCCCTTTGACCCTCCTCTAGAGGAGATCATGAAAGAGGAGGATGATTACCTACTACGCTTAATGGTCTGGATGCAGGAGGAAAGCGTAGCCTCTAATCCAGACGTCGTGGCCCTAGAGAAGTCGTGGTTCTAAGAAAGTCTTTCCTTAGTTTCTCTAAGGAAAGTAGGAAAAGGTAAAGAGGAGGAAAATGGAACCGGAGTGCGCCTTAATGGAACTGTTTAGTCAAGTGTTAATGCCTTTAGCGTTAGGGACGGGTCCACAGGGGAGTACGCAGGACCTATTAGAGAGTGGCTCTACGAACCGAGATCAGGCATGGAGGCAACTAGAGCGCTTGAGGGAGCGTAGGAAAGCTCGGGAACAGTTAGAGGGGAAAGAGGAGGGAACAGGACTAGAGGAGGGAATAGGACTAGAGGAGAAAGGGAAAGAGTTTACTCCAGTAAGTTCTCCTCTCACGGAATTCCATGGCCCTTTCCCTCTCAAGATTAAGCGGGCACAGATCAAGGGAAGGTATTTACGGTGCTTTGTCAGTTCTCTTTCTTCGCCTCTTCTTTCCTCTGAACAGGTAGTCCCCTTTCTACAGAAACAGACAGAACGCCCGCTCACTTGCTCTCTCAAGGCGAATAATCCTTTCACCTACACTACTAATAATTACTTATTAAACCTGACCCCCTTTACCAAAGGAGTAGTACAGTTCACCTTCGCGACGCCCCTACATTCGCAACCTGACAAAGTTTTCACGCTTCATGAAGTTGCGCTCTTATTAATTCTACCTTAACCTTCCAAAAAACGTAAAAAAGATATTACTCCTACCCAAAACATGTCCGCTCCTTCCTCATTCTGCGTGGCCAACCCCTTCCCAGTTAGTTCTAACCTCTGTCAGTTCCAGAAGGGTTCTGGCGTGAGCCGTAATGACGCTCTGGGCTGTGAGGTGCCCTGCATTGATCCGAGTGTCGCAGCGCTTCAGGCTCAGCAACTCTTCCCCTCTCTGGATGACCAGACGGTTTGGACTGCTCAAGCGGCGATCGTCGGAGACTGCGACGAGTGCATCTACGGTCCGGTAGAGAGCACTCTGCGCGATTTCGTCCTGAACCTGAAGTCGGTCTGTTGCATTGATGACAGTTGCCTCGTAGGGATCATTAACGCGATCTTGTGCAACCCCATCCTGAACTACCGTGCTCGCTACCTAGATGCTCAGCGTGCTATCGCGACGGTACAGTCTCAGAACCAAGCGATCGCCGCGGCGCATGCTCAGGCTGTTGCTTCCGCTCAGGCGCGTAATGAGAATATCTGCCGTATCGTTCAGGCGGTGAAGGGTGCTATCGCTATGATCCCACAGGACGGTGGTCAGGGTTCCGAGACCCGTTGTTGCTTAGCCCAGTGCTTGAATAACCTCTGCCCTGTCGGTCTTCCTCCGGCACCGGCAGGTATCCCAGAGCCTTGCCCGTGCCCGCCTATTAACGCTGAGGCACTAGAGAACGCTTGTGTCGTGATCAAGGTCTCCTGTGGAAACTGCGGTCTAGTGGGCGCGCCCATTACTTGCGACGAGACCATTCGTTGCGACTTCTTCGCTTCCGACGGTACTCCCTGCGACCGCCTAGGAGGCTCTACTATCATTGGTGGTGTAGCGTTCCCTGTGGACTGTCTACTCCCGACTTGCGCTCCTTACGCGCCGAAGCAGGGTGCCGGTTGTCTACAGGGCGACAAGGCGATCGTCCTGACCTTCAAGGGTGCTACTAGGATCGTCTCGGGCGCTCCGGGTGTGATCTTCCCTGGGGATCTCCCGCCGTGCCCTGTGTTCTCGGGAAACTGCCCGCGCCTGTAAAAGGGTTAACTTCACTGTAGCATATTCTTATTCTCTCACACCTAACTACTAATTTCTTCTTCCTCTAAAGAAGAAATGACTACTCTACAGGCCCCTTCCACTCTTTCAAGAGAGAAAGAGATAACATCCCTTTCCTCTCATCCAGAGCGCTCCTTTCTAGACGTGATTATTAACGTAGGAAATTTCTTTGGCTTAGACTTACCTAAGAAGCAGGGATTAATAATTATCGCGGGATTAATCGTGTTAGCTCCCATAGTCCTCCTCTTTCTCACCTTCCGCTTACGACGCTACGAGGAGAACAGTTGGACCGTCTTATTAACCTTACTTTACGCTCTAGTGTTAATTGGAGTTTTCGTCTACTTGTACTCTACCGCGCGACGGGTCATTGACTTCTTACCCTTCTAACAGTAAAATAGAATTCCATAGAGTAAAGCTTGCTCCCGTAAAATGGTCCAGTCCTTATCCGTGAACCTCCTCTCTCAACAACTACAGAACGCACCTACCCTTTCTAGAGAGGTGAGTACGCCTAAGTCCACACAGTCTATTGCTTCTACTCGTTCTTACGCTTCTTATAGTACTACTCTCTCACGGGTTAAAGTCTCCAAAGAAAAGGGGAAAGGTAAGGGGAAAGATAAATGGCCCCTCTTTGAGAAGCTAGCTCAATACACTACCGATGAGTACTGGCACAACTTACTTCTGAACTGCGCGTTGGGAAAGTTCCCACGCAGTATCTTCTATAACGGAGAAAGCTTATCGTATCGTCGCGCTAAGGTTAATAAGAGTATTCTCCTAGAGCAGGATGGAATAGAGGACTATACCCGCTTGATCACCTTCTTTCGCGGAGTAGGCTTCTCTTCTGGGTTAGACAACCAAGTTAACCAAGAACGAATAGAGGAACGCCAGAAAGATCGGCAGGAACGTTGTTTCAACTCATGGAAGGAGGTGAAACTACCGACGCTCAAAGAACAGTTCATCCAGAACTATTCTACTGACTTAGCAGAGCGTTTAAACTTAACTACGAAGGAGTACCGGCATTTACTAGCGACCTTAGCCTTAGCTTCCCTCTTTAAGAAGATCACAACTGAGACTGTACAGATGAAAGAGGGGAAGATTGAGCAGATTACCTGTATTGAGGTGATAGGGGAACAACGGGGAACGCGTACTTTTGAGTTAATCGGGCTAGAGGAAGAGACAGGATCATCTTCTCTCGCGGAAGAGGCCCTTACCCCTGATCAGGGGAAACTATACCTAGAAGCATGGCGAAAATATCTGGAGGACTTGGAACGGAAGCAAGCTTTCTACCAGAGTTTAGATTAATTCACCCCGAAGAGGTACTGGCTCCTGATGTACCTACCGCCGAACTCTCGGAAACTCCCTTCCCTTTCTGACGATACCAGTACCATCCTCCTGCTCCTAATAGTACTAAGAGCACAGCCACGGCTATGTACACTTTGTTAGTACCCTCTGTTGTTTTCGTACTCACTTCCTTAGGGGAGTTCAATAGGTTCTGGAAGATTTCTTGTGCTTCTTGAGCGGTTAAGGCTTGTGTAGCCATTTATAACTTCTTTTCTGGTCTTAAAATGAGTGAGTATAACGCGAGTGTGCAAGTTGCGCAACTTGTGGCGGAATTACGTAAGAGGGTAGAGGGAATGATAGGAACACAGGGGAAACTTCCTCAGATGCTTGACATAGTAGGAATAGCTGTCCAGATCATGGAACAAAGCTCTTCTCTGAAAGGACACGAGAAGATGAGTGTACTCACGACCGCCGTCCGTCTCTTCGTAGAGCAGTTCCCAGAAGGAGCGCTCCGTGATAATTTAGAACGCTCTTTACCTAGTATTGAACAGCTTGCGGAAACGGCACTCTGGCTCTTCCGTAGCTATGACTATCTCTCTCAACTCTCTGAAGAAGTACAGAGCTGTTGCTTTTCCTCTAAACCGAAACAAGGAACTCCTAGTATTAAAGTCCCTTTTCCCCTCCTATAACTTAACCTAGAGTTAAGTTATTTCTGTCTCTAAAAGCATGAAGAAGAAAGTCTACTTGTCCCTCTCTGGAACAGTGAACAAGGCTCCCTACGAAAGTGGGCAGGTGGATGAGGATAAACTCTTGACCCGTAGAGAACCCTTACCTAATCAGAGAGTAGAGAGAATAGAGCGGACAGGGATTACTCTGTCCCGTAATCCTAAATTATCACCGCCGGGGCTTCCCAGACCGACACGACAGCCTGACAAAGTAGTTCGTCCCACTTTAGCACAAGAACCCCCACAAGCTACTTACGATCCCGTCGGAGCCATTAACTACTTACCTAAATCCTTACAGAGAAGACAAGAACACCCTAATGAGAGGGTGGAGCTAGACTTCCGCCCTGTCTTAGAAGAAGAACGGCGCAGTCGCCCCGAATTAGAGCAGTATGCAGGGCATCAACTTTCCGAGAGAAAAGATGCTACTCCCGATAGGGACTATTTCCTACGTGAACAGGGACCCCGTGCAAGAGGAGAAGCCGGAGCAGAACTTCCTGAAACTGTGCTAACACTACAAGGTTTAATGGCTCAGGCCCGTCGTAGAGACTTTACCTTATTTTCTAGTAAAGCAGGAATAGAGCGGATAGAGGGATTAGAAGGAGAAGGCGTAAGAGCGCCCTTACCCTCTTTCCGAGGGGTGCCCCTACATGTAAAGCCTCGTCAAGAACTCTTCACTCCTGAGACTAGCGAAGAACAACGTTTACCTCCCTCTTTACGGGATGAAAGGCTCTTCCATCGGGAACGTGAAGGGGAACTAGCCGTAGAGGCTCCCTTAGCGCAGGACAGAAACGTTTACTCTACTCCCTTAGAGCCTAGTCTACCTCCTTCCTCTAGGGGAAGAGCCTATTCCTCCTCCCCTTTTTCCGAGATCCCTTCCTCTCCACGGGCTCCTATTTCTTACCAAAGAATTAATAAGTTATTACCTGAGCAAGGACGCGCTGGCTCCGAGGAGCAACGCGATCATACCCTTACCCCAACCCTCCCTCCTTTAGAGAGGAGAGCGCAGGGAGTAAATAATCCTTCATGGAGAGAGGCTTCGCCTCTCTTCACTGAGCAGGGGGTGAACCGTCCTCTCCTCTCTCGCCCTGTGAAGTCCCCACGCACGACGGAATTGTCTAAGTTGAAGCTACGAGAGCCTAATTTCTCTGAAGGAGACCATGTGAGAGAGGAGGCGCCTCGTGGACGGATCACCCGTCTCAGTACTAGTCTTAATACTCGGCAGTTAAGTAAAGACTTAGGAGCCTTAGTAGAGACGGCCCTAACCGACCACAGTGAAGCACTCCCTCCCCTGCAAGGGCTCTTACCCAACCCGAACGTGGCGAACCGTACCCTTTCTTTAGAGGGATTACAAACGTCAGAGGGATTAGAGGTAGAGGACAGACTACGCTCTAGCTCTAAACGACTACCCTCTCAAGCCCCTAAGAACCTTCCACAATTACTCGCTTTCACTGAAGAAGGGAATAATGAGCGAGGGCGCGAGTTGTCTCGTCTCTCACCCCTGAGAGTAAGGGAAGAACGGTCCCTTCCGGAGTTGCAGGAGTTAAGTGCTCAGGAAAAGGAACTCCCACACGGGCGCGTACAGAGCTTACTTAATTTACAGAGAGAAAGTAATTATAACTGGGAGGCTTCTCACACACCTCCCTCTGAAAGTCCCGCTACCGTGCTACCGCCTCTACGCGAGCCTCTTAATCCCCAGAGAGGAGAAGCAGGGTATAATCTAGAGGGAGATTTACCCCGTCCTGCTACCCCCGCACTTCGTCGGAAAGCCTTAGAGACGCCAGCACAGTCTAGCGGAGAAGAACATGTCCCTGAACAACGCAATCCTAAGCTCGTATTAGGACGGCCCCGTTCTTTAGTCCGTGAGTAAGGGGATAAGTAAATTAGTCCAGTAAGATAACAATCTGTTATCTTCTTTCCTAACGTAAATGGAGCCCGTCTGGGTCTATTTACTAGAGGAGACCCTACCTACTTCTTCTCTAGTAAATAATAACAGTAGAATAGAGTGGATCCCTTTGGAGTTAGCCCCTTTAGGAGTTAAATCCGCGACGGAAGAGAGCATTTCGCCCCAGATCACCGTGTTCCAGACGGGGACGGCACCGCCTCTCCCCGAAGGTTCTTACCTCTTTTTTAGTGTTCTTCCGGAAGAGGTAGAGTTATACCTGCAAGAGGGAGTAGACGGTTTCTACTTGTACGCCTTGAGTTATGGTTCACGACGGGATCTTATAATCACCCAACTCTTTCAAGGTATAAGCTATTAAAATAATCCTAGGAAACTAAATGGAACAGCCTAGTATCGTTCCGGCAGAGAAAACATTAATCCCTGATCCACGCCCCTTTCGCGAACGTCATCCTCTAGAGCGGAGAAAGGAGGAAGCTCTACGCATCACAAGGCGCTATCCTGACCGTATCCCAGTGATCGTAGAAGGTGCTCCCGAAGCCCCTCCTATTGACAAGAACAAGTTCCTCGTTCCTAGGGAACTCTCTGGGGCGGAATTACAAGTCGTGATCCGGAAACGGATCCGCCTGCCCGCGGATCAGGCCTTATTCTTCTTTGTAGCGAAACCTCATAGTAAAGGTGTTCTCCTTTCTGCTAGTCAACCCATGGGCGTGATTTATAAAGAATACCAAGATCCCGACGGTTTCCTCTATATTCGCTATCAGAACGAGAGCACCTTCGGGTAATTCTTCCCTCTAAAGAAGATGTCCTGTGCTCAGTTCACGGATTTACTGTTAACACTAGAAGAAATGCGTAATCTCTATCCGGCACAAGTAGACGAGGAGTTCTATCATTACTATGACTTGGCACAGAGTAGCGAGGACTTGTCAGGATTAATAGATAAGCTCTGTTTAATCTTACAGCTCTTTCGTAGAGAGGGTATTAGTACGAGAACTAACTACAACAAACTACGCACTTATTATCTTCCTAAGGTAGGAGGTTTAGTACAGGAGCTGTACTTTACTACTGCTCTGGGACAAAGGAACTGTTCTAAAGTAGGAGTAGAACTCTACGGGGAACTCCGTCCGGAACACCCTATCAACGTAGTCTTACGTCCCTTCTTTACTTCTTTCGTGAAAGGGGATAGCTCAGAGTTATACGGGCGCCTCATTCAAGTACTGAGCTTACTTCCTCACAAATAATACTTTACAGGAGTAAAGTATTACTTATCTAGCCCTTCTTCTTGAACCAAGAGAAGAGCCCCTTCTTCTCTCGCGGGTCTTTCTTCACTAATCGGAAACGGCGTTTCCCAATGGAGCTGACACGCGCACTCTTCGCCCCTCTCGTTCCTGCCCCGACAGCTCCCGTAGTCCCTGTCGTTCCTACCCCCGAGAAATTACTGGGTAAAGGTACTGTGTTATTATTAACTAGTAAATGCGCCTGTCCTTGGCTCTCCGTATAGATAATGTCCTGCTCGTCGGGAGTATCAGCGGTATTTAAGATCTCGTTATTAACGTAGTAGTTCAAGACCATGTGAATAGCCGAGTTGGCCACCGGTAGTAAGGCGTTAATCATCTGTATCCGTGCTAACTGCTTAGCCTTATCAGCGGAGAGACCAGAGGGAGTAGCAATCTCTAAGTAGAACTCGGAGTTAGAGGGCGCAGTACTCATTTATTAAACAGGGAAATAATAAAGAGTGATGAGTACAGAGCTCATGACGAAGTACCGCCTAGCTCCCTTTGAGCCTTATCTGGACCGGATCCCACTACGCCCTCTTCCTCTAGATTATACCACCTCTTTCAATGAGGCTAGTACGTTAGCGTCGTGGCTTAATCTCACGATCACGGCAGAAGAGTTTGAGCAGGAACGGCTCATTGAGACCCCCGCTAACATCACTGAACGTCTAGAGGACTATCTCCCTCTAACCGTGTCAGGACAGTATTCTCTAGAGACAGACCACTTAGACCGCCTTGCCCGTTATTGTGCTCACTCAGGGTTAATCGTACAAGAGTATACTCTCTCGGGACTGTCCTTTACATTAACAGGCTTATGTCAGAAGGAAGACTTATCCCATTTCACTGAGCTCTTTCAGGATGTACTGAGTAAATGCCCGAAAGAGGACTGCGGTGAAGTCTTCTTCACAGTTCCTACTACACAACTACATGAGAGAACGAACCGTATTAGTAGTATTATAGAGAATATTCGGATCGGATTAGAGTTAGAGGGAAGTCCTGTGGAATTCTCCGTGCACCGTGATCGTTCAGGGCTTTCCTTTAGAGGGAAGATAGAGGGGATGAGTAAAGCCCTGCAGGAGTATTATCTACGCTACCAAGGCTTCCACAGTGCTTTCGGGTTCTGGGCCTTTCCCGAGCAGGAACCAGAGGCTATCCTTCCTTATTTACTCCAGAAATTAGAAGAAGCTTTACCCTTACAGTTCACCCAGATCACTGAACTCTCGGTGCTCTATCTTCCGAAGCATCGTTGTCTCTTACGTTATCGTTCTAGTCATTATGAGCTTTATGAACAGGTGGACTTGCTCCTCACCACGGAGTATAGTCGTTTCCTTGATGAGAACTACCGCTACCGTTATTTCACCTTAAAGAAGAACGCTTTGACACCGGTCTGGTTCCGTTTAGAGGACTTAATCCCTGTCTCTATAGAAGGGACACAGGGGATCATTACACTATACTCTCCTCTAGACCGTTCATTGCAACTTACCTACGCGCAAATAGTAGGCTATTCTACTTTGGAATTATTAGAGGACTTTATCACCCGTCAGAAAGAGTTCTTCTCACAGGGAACGATGACGCGCTCCTTTCAACAGTACTATCCTCTAGAAGAGGAAGAAGGCTTACTTCACTTCATTGGGAAACACCTCCCTAGTACTAATTACTCTTTACTAGGGCTAAGGTTAACCTTACAAAAGGGTTTGCTCACCCTGTCAGGGAAGATCTTAGCCTTGAAAGACTTCCTCGCCTTATATTTACTCTTCCTGAACTGTCAGTACGCCTTACAGGCTTCTCCGGAAGTACAGAACTCCTTGTTGAAAGTACTAGATGACTTGTCCCCTGACACACTTCCCTCTGAACTGTTAGAGTTATTATATCAGAACTCGCGCTACTGTCTCACCGTAAACCAAACATTATCTACCTCTACTTCAGGAAAGAGTTATTATTACCGTCTTCCTATTATAGAAGAGAAGGCTACGCTACCCCTGCAAGAGGAGATGAGTAAAGTCCTAGGAATTCCTCTAGACTTAGCTTATGTAGAGTATTTAGAGGAAGGGCTCCGTCAGAGAGCGTACTCCGTTAGGGCACCTGCTAATTTAGATCCTAGTACACTAGGATCCCTTCTCTCAAAAGGACCAGCTCTGAACTTGCTTCCCGATACGATAGAAGGACAGCTTTACCGCCTAGACGTTGCACAGGTTCAAGACTACTACCGTATTGACGTAGTAGAGGTAATAGAGGAGGATTTTGTAGGAATAGGTGGGTTAGAGGGAGCAGGCTTAGCAGGAATAGATCGGTTCACTTTATGCTACTTCCCTCTCTGGGCCTTGTTTCATGATCCTTTGTACCTAGACAAATTACTACGAAAATGGAACCTTACTAAACTTCTCTCTAAAGAAGGGAAGCTGTACTACCGCTTGACCCGTCGTCTCTACGGAGAGTTGTCAGTCAATGAGAAGCTACGTCCCCTCACCCCCGATTATTACGCCCGTCTTTCTTTACTAGAAATTAGGCAGTTATTACAGAAGATATTAGAAGACTAAGCTCTGGGCGCCACCACCATCTTTCCACAAAAACGTTAAAAATATTATCACCTCCTAACTAAAATGTCCTCATCTCGTTCTCCCCGTTCTCAAGGTGCCCAAGGCCAGTACACGATTAGCATGGATAGCCGTGGTGTCATCCGATGCCGTCAGGGCGGTCGCTTTACTAGTTGCTATGAGAGCCCATTCATTAACGACCCACAGTGGGGTGCTCAGATCCAAGCTCAGGCGCAGAAGTCGCAACAGCGCCAGTCAGGTCAGGGCCGAGGACCGCGTCAACAGTTCCCTGTCATCCAGACTAATGAGGGTGCCTTTGAGGTCGTTCCGGTCGGTAAGTTCGGTGTCCGTTTCCGTGAGCCCGGTTCGCTCCTGTTCACTTCGGTGAGCGATAACGTGAAGCAACAGGCGGTTCAGCAGGGTTATATCGGTGCCGATCAGGCCTTCCCGCAACCACGTAGTCAGCGTAGCCGTGAGCCTCCGGTTGTGATTAACGGCGTGAGAGTAGTCTTCGCTAACGGTCGTTGGCGCGCGATGCGACCGGAGGGAGGCTTCGCTAGCGATAACGAACTCTCTCCTCAGCTCCTCCAGCAACTACTAGCGATGCCAGCTCCCCCGGGCAAGGTGAAGGGTCAGCGTACTCCTCGCGCCGGTGCCGGTAGCCGGGGCGGTCGGGGCGGTCAGCGTTCGGGCGGTAGTCCCCGTACTCAGCGGGCGGTCGGTAGTCCCCGTACTCAGCAGGGCTTCCAAGGTCAGAACATGGGCTTCCAGCAGGGCTTCGTCTCTCCCTCTCAGGGCGGTTTCGGTCCGCTGAGCCGTAGTGCCATGGGTCGCCAGCAGGGCCTCCTAGGAGGACAGCAGGGTTTCCAAGGACAGCAGGGTCTAGGAGCTCAGCAGGGTTTCCAAGGACAGCAGGGTCTAGGTTTCCAAGGTCAGCAGGGTCTAGGCGGTCAGGCCCAGCGTGGTGGCATGGGCGGTCGGGGACGCGGACGAGGCGGTTTCTCCCGTCTGGGCCAGTAAGCTCACTACTTAAACCTTTCTTCTTTCGCTAAAGAAGAAATAAGATGACCGACACAGTAGAACAAATAACAGCTTCCTTGCAGAATTTATCCCCTCTAGAGGATGAGGAGAGTAAGTATAATTATTACAAGAACTTCGCGGTGATAGACACAGAGACCACAGGGCTTAATCCTTTAGAGGATGGTGTCATTGAGGTCGCCGTCGTGAAAGTAATTCAGGGTAAGATCGGCCCTGCCTTCTCTTGCTTTATTAATCCTCAGAGAAAGATTAACCCTTCTGCGCAGGCCGTTCATCATATCTCCTCTAGTCAGCTAGTCAACGCTCTTCCTTATGAGCAAGTCTTACCCCTCCTGAATAAGTGGCTAGAGGATAGTGAAGTGCTAGTGGCCCATAACGCTCCCTTTGACCAGAGCATGCTCCCTAATTTAATAGAGAAGCCGTGGTTAGATACCTTAGCCTTAGCGAAGAGAGTTTATCCTAAACTAGAGAAGCATAGTAATCAGTACCTCCGTTATCGTTTAAACCTCTCTTGTCCTGAAGCGGAAGGGGGCGCTAGTCATCGCGCGCTCAATGACTGCTATACTACGGCGTACTTAGCCTTGCACTTACTAGAGAAGATAACACCTAAGCAGGGGTTAGTAGAATTATTACAGGACTTAGCTACTCCCACACTCTTGGCAGAATGTACCTTCGGAAAGCATAAGGGGAGTAAATGGTCTGACGTACCTATTAACTACCTGCAGTGGCTTCGCGATAAAGAACTTGCTCCTGATCTACGCTATACTGTAGAATATTACTTACGCAAGTAAGAAGTATTTACCTCATTATTTACCTATAATCCATCTCTCTAGAGAGATGGATGTATTACATCTTGACTTCACGTACTCCCCCTCTCTTACAAGCAAGAGAGGAAGGAGCGCACTACCTGTACATTCTCAGGATAGGATACTTCTCCCACAAGTTCCCGAGAGGCGAATTCATGACAGCAGAGCTTACTAAGCAGACAACTCAAGCGATCCTGAGGATCTACGCCGGCCTCCTCTGGCATCAGTTCCCTTTCCTCTAGAGGGACGCTCAACTCCTTCTTGATGAAGGCTTCGTCAGAGGGAATGAGCTTCTCCACAGGAACAAGCCACGTAATCGCGAAACTAGTCCCAATGTCTGTGAACTCAACTACCTTCTTAAGGGTAGACTGCGCAGGAGGAGACTGAGCCTTCTCTTTCTTCATCTCGGCTACACTCTTTCTGATCACGACCTTGACTTCTTCCTTACTGATCAGTCCTAGGTGAGCTAAGAGCTCGTCCTTACGTAGACCACTGTAGGGCAGTCCTCGACGCTTGCATTCCTCTTGCAACTCTTTCACCTTAGACTTAACGCTGATCACGGAAGGCCCGTTGACCACAGTAGTTCCAGTAGAACCGGAAGGAGTACTAGGACTATTAACCACCGTAGTACCCGTAGGCGCAGTAGCCTTGGCAAGCGCAGTAGGCGCAGTCGTTCCAGAAGGAGAAGAAACAGGGGGAGCGATGGGACCAATCCCTAACGCTCGTTCCAGATCTTCCTTGTTCATTCGGCTATATCCGGCCACCTTCTTCTCCTTGGCCATCTCCTTGAGTTGTTTCACGTTGAACGACATTCTAGACTAGAGAAAGTAAAAGCTGTAGTGCGTAAGCTATTTTCTCTAGCTCCGAAACGCAGAATTTCAAAGATTTTTCCGCCTAGAAACTCAGTCTCTCTAACAGGGATTAATGATTAACGCTAACTCTTTTAGAGAGAATAAATGTCTTCACAGAAAGTGAACGTAGAGGCGCAGATTACACGCCTAGTGAAGAGACGTGATCCTCGCTATCCTACTTTCTTCCAGATCCGCACTGTGAAGTCTAAGAAGGACTATTTATCCTGTACCCCTTTTAAATTCCCCGTGGTAGTAGGTGATAAGATCACAGGACGGGCGACACTCTTGAAAGAGGATGGGGAGGAGCTAGTCCTCTTCACGCAAGCTCCTTTAGTACAGAATGACCAGTCTGACTGTGCTCTAACAAGAACTTTAACCATGAAGTTAGAGTGTCCTTTTAGCGAGGCTGATCGGATCATGTCATGGATCAGGAGTAAATGTTCCGAGGAAGAAACTCCCCATACATGGTTAGAGAAGGTAGCAGATCAAGCTCTCACCGAGGGGGAGTATTCAGCTCTGAACCAATGGAAAGAGTTCTCCCCTGATTACGCCGAGAGGATAGAGGGCTTCGTGAAATGGTGGCATTATCACACTAATATCCGTAATCTCTCTTTGTTAGGATTAAGTATCGCCGAGATTAAGAGCTTACCCTTCCCGTTAATCACCTGCTACCAGATTATCTTAGAGAACCCTTTTCTGTTAATTCCTCTTTCTCTGGAGACATGCCAACGCCTAAGTGAGACTGTAAAGCGCACTATCACCCCTCACGAGTACAAGGGAGCTGTCTTAATTAGGAAGATCGCGGGGTTAATCTACTCCCGCTGTCATCTTTGTCTTCCTTTGACCACATTAGAGGGGGAACTAGGAGAGGCTAAGCAGTTCTATCCTCTCTACACGACTAGTCTCTTCCCCTCTAACGGTCCCAGAGGCTACGGCTGTGTCATTGAACGAGGGCATTTCTACCTACCCGAACATTACCGCGTAGAGACAGAGACGGCGCGGATCATTGAGGACTTATTACAGCAGAGAGGCTTAAACTTAGAGCCTTACCTCTTTGAAGACGACCAGCCCAGTCCCGATCAGAGGGAAGCCTTACAGAGCGCTTTAACACACCCTCTTTCTCTGATTAGAGGAGAAGGTGGGAGCGGTAAGACTAAGCTTATTAAATGGCTCACACAGACCCTAGATCATTACGGGATAGAATGGCTCTGTCTGTCCTTCACGGGAAAGGCGGTTAGTCGTATTAAGAAGAGTATCGGAAGCAACCAAGCCTACACCATTCATCGTGCTTTAAGTTTCCCTGACGAGGTCCAAGTAGTAATCTTTGACGAAGCTAGTATGATTGAGACAGGGCTCTTTCTACAGTACGCGCAGAACCGCCAGAGAATTAAGAGTATGGTTTTCATCGGAGACCATCGGCAATTACCCCCGATCGGCTCAGGCGCCCTCTTTCAACAATTAATCCTCAGTAAGGTTCCTCGGGTGATGTTAACGACGCAACACCGCCAGAACAGTCCGGACTTGTACCAGAATATTAAACAGGTCCTAGAATACTTGTCTCCGCAAGCTTCCGAACACTTTGTCTTCAGAGAAGGAGGTGAGGAAGAATTACTGCTCTTAGCGGAGGAACTCTTTAGCGCGCAAGAGGAGTTCACGGTGATCACCCCTGTCAACCGAGTAATTGACACGGTGAATAATAAAGTACGCAACATCGTTAATAGAACCGGTCAGAAGTGCTTTGAACCGGAAAGAAGAGTAGAATGGCGTGTCGGGGATCGCATTATGATGACTGAGAACTGTTATGACATTGAAGTGATGAACGGTGAAGAGGGTGTGATCCAGTCCTTTGACCGTGAGGGGTTAATCATTAACTTTGACGGGCGTAAAGTACCTCTTCCTTTCTACCGGAAGCAACTCTACTTGAAAGAGGAGGATAAAATCACCGACACGAGCTTAATCATCCTCGCGTACTGTCTCACAACCCATCGTTCACAGGGTAGCGAGTATCAGAATGTCATTGGTTATGTTCCAGAGGGATTATCCGCCTCAGCGTTCTTCTGTAATAACTTAGCGTATGTGATGTGCGGACGTGCCAAAGACTGTTTTTACTTAGTAGGAGAAGTGGATCAGTATTTACGCGCCGTCTCTTTCCCTAATCCGAAACGCTTTGAGCTTTTAGCGGAACGGGTGGGCCTTCTTCCTTCAGAGGAGTAATTTCTTATAGAAACTATAAGAAAGCTTGTTCAACCCCTTTCACCCCTCTCACGTGAGACCAATTCCTCTAGTCCTTTCAACATAACTCTCCCTGTCATTCTGAGCACAATGTCCTCTGATGACCTCCTTTGAAAATTCCGCTATTCCACCCCTAGTAAACTATTCCACTCAGTTGGTATTACTGCTCGTTAGGGCTTTAATTACTCATTTAAGCACTCTCACTTACCCCTTCTTAAATGTCTGCTCCTGCTCCTGACTTAGTCTCTCTAGAGGGGTTGTCTCTAGAGGAGAGTGAGGACCGTGAATTTACCAAAGAGGAGAAGCTAGCCTTAATGGCTCATCAAGTCAAGGCCTTAGAGTGGTTCAAAGCTCGTGAGGCTAAGGAATGTCATGGTATTAGGGGTGGGATCTTAGGAGCTAAGATGGGACTGGGTAAGACCGTGATTGGACTAACGGTCGCTGTGGACGGTTTTACACTAGTCGTAGTGCCCAAGCCTCTCATGCATGTCTGGCGTAGACACCTAGCAGACTGGTTTCCCGAGCGCAAAGGGCTCTTCTTTCACAAGGAGTTCATCGGAGACAAGGCCTTCAAGAACCTAAGCTACTCTGACCTAAAAGAGTATGACATCGTGGTTACCACCTACGACATCATTACTTCGGCAGATCGTAAGTACAAGGCCAGTGAAGCCGTGTGCGTCTTCGGAACGGGAATGATGGAAGGGAAGGTAATAGAGGTCTTGTGCCGTAAGAGGATTAGCAAGGAGAACACCGAAGCGAGAGGGGATGCGCTCTTGCACTCTGTCAACTGGGACCGGATCCTACTGGACGAAGGACACCGTATCAATAACCACGCTACGAAGGGTTTCACTGCCTGTATGGCTCTAGCCAGTGAGAAGCGTTCCATCTTGACTGGTACTCCGGTACGCAATCGCGATACGGACTTGTGGTCCCTCTTGCGCTTCTGCGGTATGAACAAGGTCTCTTCGGCTAGTAAGTGGTCTGACGCTCTTTATCGTGAGTTAGGATTACAACAAGTCGTCCTAATCATGGACTACTCCGACGCTAAGATTGAGCTTCCCCCTCTGCACCACCACACGCTCCCTTTCACTCTAGATGAGAAGGAAAGAAAGGCTTATAAGATCGTGCACGATAACGCCGTGAGAGCGTATAATGACACCTACTTAGGAGGAACCAAGTATATGGAACTTCTGGCCTCTTTCACACGCTTACGACAGATGTGCATCGCTAGTCATCTCATCACTCCTGAGAGCAAGCGTGGGTATAAGTCTTCTGAACAAGAAGACCCTACTGCGTACCAAGAACTAAACCAGATGACCGAAGGGTTAGAGGAATGGATCCATGACCGCTGGGGAAGCGCAGGGATCTCTTCTAGTAAGATTAGGAAGATTGTGGAAACAGTACAGGGTATCCCTCTAGAGGAGAAGATTGTGATCGGTTCGGTCTTCACTACGGCACTAGATCTGATCAGTGAAGCTCTAATGGAGGCCTTTGGTACGAAGGAAGATGGGGAGCTAAAAATGCCCTTTGGAGTGATACAGGTAGACGGTAAGACCTTGAAACGTGATCAAGTGATTGAGCAATTCAAGAATGATCCGAACTGTCGCATCTTACTCACTAGCTACAAAGTAGGCAGTGAGGGTCATCAGTTCGTCGTCGCGAACCATGTCTTCATTACGGAACAGTGGTGGAATAACAGCGTTACTGACCAGTTAGCCTCCCGTGCGCATCGTATGGGGCAGACTAAGGAGTGCCACGTCTACTGGTTCCCCGCCGAGAATACTATTGAGACGAAGATGGTAGACCTGATCTGTAAGGAGAAGAGACTAGTGGAACAGAGACTACTTTACGGAGCGAATATCTCCGAGGGAAAGAGTAAGGGCACGATTGATCGCTTCACGATGGGAAAGATCTTGGGGGTGGCTTAGAGGATTACCATCCTTGTACATAATGTATTATACTCTCTTATCTTTTGCGATACTTCACCGCTTGGTGAGGTATACTTCCGCAAGCTCTGTCAGAGGGATTACTCCTCTAATCTTCTATAATTCTAGAGAAAGAAGAGAGGGTGGTCTAACTTAATCAGGGATTAAGTTATATTAACTATGTAGCTTCACTGTGCTCCCGCCTCAATCAAGCGGTTATATAAGGTAGCCTGCTCTCTGTCCACTACTACCCCCTTTAAAGTCTGTACTACGTCCCGAGGGGTATAATCCTCTAGACTGGTCAGAGGGATTACTTCTCCATTGAATAATCCCCTCACACGCTTCTGACTGGCGAAAGAGATAGAGCCGTTCGCCTGAATACGTAGTAAGTAATCAGGAGTACGGTGCTCGGACAGAGTATGCGTAGAGACTACTTCTCCGTTTCTCTGCGCCTTAACTTCCCAGAACGATCCCGAGTAAGCCCATTCCTCTTTCTTCTCTCCGTTAATAAATAATAAAGCTTTGCTCAAGGCTCCCCTCTGGTCTAGCTCCACATTCAGAAGTAAACCCTCCTGCTCTACTAGCCGGTACAAGCCCTGCTCTAGAGGAAGATACCCTTTCTGGAAGGAAGTGATGTGAGGTTTCGCTGAGCCACACAGTAAGGCGTTGTACTTGTACTTCTGAGCGCAGAACGCTTCCTCTACAGGAGCATAGTGATTACAGTCCTCAATACGAGCGACGGGGAGAATTCTACCCGCGAATAAACCGTTCAGCAGGTAGTTCCTGTGTCCCTGTGGACCTAATAAGCTCAACGCTACGGTGTTCTGGGATAAATCCGCTTGGAAGAGGTACTCTTGACCCGTACTAGAGGAATAGGAATGAGACCACTCTTTCATCCGTCCTAGCTCGGTGTAAGTCCTCTCACCTCTCTTCCGTTCACGGAGGCGTAAGTAAGTAGGGTAGAACTCTAGGGCAAAATCCTTCTCTAAGAGACTAATCCAGACTTTTCGGTACTGATCCTCTTTGGTGTAAGGATCTCGTACTACTTGAGCGTTCACAACAATACTCTCTTGCATACAGTCAGAGAGGTTATCAAAGAGACGGTAGTACCCCTCCTCGTACAAGTCAATACGGCTGTTATCTAGGCAGAGCACATGGGGATCTCCTCCGGTCCCGCAGTTCGTCCCTAAGGTAATCAGGGTACTTCTGGAAGCGACCACGCCATCGTCTCCGTAGTAGACCTGAATGATCCCGTAAGAGTTCTCATTGATTACGATACTAGGGCAGGTATCTACGGTCTCGCCGACCTCTACCGTTTGCTGACAAGTATCTTCCTCTATTAAGACGACACTATCAGGATTGCCAGTATTTCCCTCAAAGTAGTAGGTAAAGAGCGTTCCTGAACCTTCCCCTGGGAAACCTCCCGCGACTACGTCTATCTCGTCTCCTACACAGGGATCAGAGGGAACGATCGTGGTAGTGAGATCTGTGCAGGCATTACTATAATAAGGAATACAGAGAGGAGTGTCAGAGGCGCATCCTAGGTTAATACGCGTCGGATCGTCGCCTACTGTAGCAAAGAGCACACTTCCACCGGTAGGATCTCCTGCTACACTTCCTAAATTATAAGTAAAAGTATAACTAGCATCAGGGTTCTCTTCGCTTACTACTACGGGAACAAGATTAATAGGGACAACTGTGAACCCAGCTTCAAACCCAAAAGAAACCCCGACATGGTAAGTGATCTCTGCTCCGATAGGAAGGGGCTCGCCTCTTCTAATAGAGAGGGTTAACTCTTCTCCACAAGTAGGATTATCTGTGGATCCTACGACCGCCCTGAAACCGACAGGAGGAGGGGGAGGGATACAGTTATAAGTGAATGAAGCCATAGCTATCGGCTCTTCTAACCCTGTTACGGAGACAGTCCCTTGAACAGGAAGTCCTACTTGTGCACTAAAATCCTCTAGAGAGATAGTCCCTGTGATCCGTGTCGGAGTAGCTTCTATAATAGTGTACTCCCTTCCGAAACCGGCGTCTCCCTGAAGCTGTACTTGTAAACTAGGATCGTCAGGGAACTCTTCGCTCCCTGCGAAAATTACAAACCCAAGCTCTTGATCACAGCCAATCGTAGTAGGTTGTAAAGCCTGAGCCTCCTCCACAGTCTCAGGAGGGTCAGAAGTAGTAGCGTTATAGAAATAGAGTGAAGGTCCCGTCGCCATTTTAGAGGGAGAACTATTCTTTTTACGAAGCTTATTCTAGAGGAGTTCCTCCTTCCGGTCGCTTCAGTAGGGTTAATAAACGTGCTCTGATACTTTACCAGTGGTAAAGTACTAAAACTGGAGCTGTCTTCGTGAGTTCTCAGGGTTAATAGGGACCCGACGGACATTACGAACCCGTGGAGGAGGACTAGTCCTACCATTCTCTCTCTGGTTATTAAGTAGTGTAATCCAGCGCTCTATTTGCGCTAGCAGAATAGGATCTAAGCTCTGACGGTCAGAAACGCTCAAGACCGTTCCGTAGTTGGGATCAATGATTTCCCATTGACCGTTAGGCTGTGAATACGCCACGTAATAAACTTGCCCTTCTCCCCCTTCAAAGAAGTAGGCTAGCGTTCCCTCGGTGAAAAGTTCACGAAAGTCGTCAGCGATAAGGTCCTCTACCGGTTCTGCCTCTAAGTACCCTCGTGCATGTAAGTCTTCGCGATATTCTTCCTCTAGTTCCTCTAATACCTCTTGTGCGATCTCCCGCTCCCGTTCTTGGTTCACTTGGTCTACCAGTCCTCCTCTCTCACGTACTACAGGAGGTGGGGGTGAATTGCGTCTCATCACCCCCGCGGGAGGAGGCATTATGAAGCCTTGCCCTCTTAAAGCGAAAACAGGGGCAGGCAGTCCTTCCGGATAGAGGAGATCGGTTAGTTCGGGATCATTAGTGAGGGGAAGAGCAAAGACGGCCCCACTGGCTCTACGGGAGACGAACTGTTCTGCCTCGTTGGCATCCGTGAACAGATAAGGTGTTAACGCCTCTCCTTCTGTGATTACGTAAATAGAGGGGAAAGCGTCTAGAGCAATTCCTCTCAAGCGCGCATACTCTTCAGAGGAGAGTTCTCCTTGTAATGTAGGAAGGAGCCGAACTGCTAGAGTAATTAACTCTGAGTAGACGTCGTAGCTAATCTCCTGACGGGTTTCAGGGATAGAGAAACGTGCCCCTCTTCTCTTCTGTTCGGTGAAGTGCTGAAGGATAGAATACACATCATAACAGAAGCTATTTCCCTCTACTGCGATAGAGACGGTACGACGGGGATCTAAAGGGAGTAGGGTTAACGGGTCTACTTCTTTCTGTTCTTCCTCGTCAAAACGGGCGTTCAGGCAAGCCATTTATATTCTCTAGAAAGAAAAAGAGTACTGAAGCGTAGGGACGGGGAATTCTGTAAAAAGCTCGTAAAGGCTCTTCTCTTAAAACCCCTTTTTAGGGAAGGAGGGGGTACTACGTTTCTAATGAGCGAAAAGGTCTGAAAGGGGGACTTTTTCTTATTTCGGAGCGCGGTGATCGGAGAAGAGGGGTGAAGGATAATTACATTATTCAGGGATAATGTAATCTAGGCAGGAAGGATGGTAATATCATCCTCTAACGGGGCATAGTATCTCTCCCATAAGAACAGGAAAGACTGGGCGAAGTAATCTACGCGCATCCCTATGAAAGGGAGTGCCTGTCGGTATAGGAAGAGACAAGCGCTAATAGTCTTAGGCGCAGTGCCAGCAGGTAAGTAATTATAAGGAGTTTCGCGGTAGATCTGGTAATGTAGTTTCTGGAGGAACTCTTCCTCTAATTTCTCTAATCGGGTGAAGTCTACTTCCTCAGGGGTAAGTAAATCCTCTAGAGGACAGGCGCGCTCTCCCATTAGGTACTTCTCTGCGAGGATTAACGCTACTAAACCATACTCTCGTATGGTAGATGATCGTTCAGAGGAGCTAAGTTCTTCTAGTTCACCACTCTGTAGTTTTAAGAAACGATCTAGTAAATCTACCGCTAAGAACTTGACATGATAGGTGAAGGAGAACTCTTGTGAAGCTTGTAGGGCTAAAGCTTCTGCTCTCTCTGGATGAAGTTCTAACACAGGGACGGTTCTGATCATCACAGGATACTTACTGAGTGAAACGCGTACCTCATCAAAGAAGGGATGCGCTAAGACCTGCTCAATAGTGAAGCGCTCTTCAGGAACTATTCTTAACAAACCCCGTAATAAAGAGAGGAAAGTGCGGTACCCTCCTTTTGTTAGGTTGAACTCCTTCTGGTCTTTCTTAGAGAGACCCCTTTGGGAAAGAAAATGCGCTTGATCTTGGTACCTCCTAATTAGGCGCAACATCTCTTCTTCGTCTTCTCCGGTAAAAAGGGGAGACTGCATAATGAGCTCATAGAAACAACAACCGAGCGACCACAGGTCCGAAGCGAGGGAATACTGTTCCCCTCTTAAGATCTCAGGAGCACGATACCACAGCGTTACCATCTGTGGAGTGAGGGGTTCCGCGGGAGCGAGCGGAAGGGATAAGCCAAAGTCGGATAACTTTACTACGATCTCTTCTCCCTCTTTAAAGACTAAGAAGTTAGAGGGTTTTAAGTCGCGATGGAGGATCTGGAGGGTATGTAGTTGCTTTAAAGACAAGACCATCTGCCAGAGTAGGTCCTTACGTTGACTAATGCTCCCCTCTTTCAAGAACTCCGCTACTGAACTAATCCCCTGTTCCATGATCAAGCTGTAGCGATCGTCTATGAAGTCAGGGATCGGTTGATAGGGAAGATCCGTCGCGACTTCTTGACACTTCATAACCAGAGGATGATTAACCCGAGCCATGATGTCTAATTCCCTGAGAGAGAGAAGTGGGTTCTGCGGTGGGTACTCTCCAGTACTGTCTAAACAGAAGCGTTTAATGGCTACTCTCTTCTCTGTCAGTTTATGATGGGCCTGATAAACCCTGCCGTAGTTCCCTGAGCCTAATTCGCGCTCTAGGGAATAACTCATTTACAGGGCTTCGGTCGCTTTATACAAGCTCAAAGGGAGAGAAGTCTTCTTCTATCGGCTCTTCTGTGCTCTGAGAATTAATAATTTTTAGAGAAGGAAAGGAGTTTGCAGAGTACTGAAGACAGTCGTCAAAGAGAGGCGTAAAGAAGCGCTTCCATTTATTATGACCTTGGTCGTGATGAAAGCGCGTCAAGAAACTCTGTATTCCTCTAGTACTCCATTTACTCCATGTACCCCAGAACCTTCTCGCGAAAGAGGAGAAGCCCTGACACATCTTTTATAACTTAATCCCTGATTAAGTTATTATGAAGCCCGAACCTCAATCAAGCGGTGATAGAGACTATCCCCTCTCACGCTCTGAGAGAGTAGTCTCTGAGAGACTTCCCGAGGGGTGCAGTCCTCTAGAGAGGAGATTACTACCACTTCTCCGTTCAATAAGCCCTTCATCTTCTTCTGACTGGCGAAAGAGATGGATCCGTTCCCCTGAATACGTAGTAAATAAGCTTCAGTACGGTGTTCCGTGAGCGTATGTGTAGAGACTAGTTTCCCGTTACGGAGCGCGCCTAAAGCCCAGAATGGACCGGAGTAAATCCACTCTTCTCTTTCATGCCCTCTCATTAAGAATACCTTACTAAGCGCGCCTCGTTCATCTAGTTCTACATTCAGGGTCAAGCCCTCCTCTTCTACTAACCTGTATAAACCCTGACGGGTAGGAAGGTAATTCTTCTGGAAAGAAGTAATATGAGGTTGTGCCGAGCCACAGAGTAAAGCGTTGTATTTGTACTTTTGTGTAGGAAGAGGCTCTACAATAGGGGCGTAGTGCGCGCAGTCCTCTAGACGAGAGATGGGAATAATCCTTCCCGACAACAAACCATTTAAGAAGCCACTACGCTCTCCTTTGATCTGAAGCGCTACGGTATGCTGGGGTAAGTCCGCTTGGAAGAGGTATTCTTCTCCAGTACTAGAGGAATAGGTACTGGACCACTCCTTCTCCTTACCTACTTCGGTGTAGGTACGCTCCCCTCTCTTCCTCTCACGAAGGCGTAAGTAAGTAGGGTAGAACTCTAGAGCAAAGTCTTTCTCTAGCAAAGTAATCCAGACTTTTCGGTACTGATCTTCCTTGGTGAAAGGGTCGCGCACAACTTGAGCGTTCATAATTACTGGCTCTTGAGTACTATCAGAGAGGTTATCAAAGAGGCGATAGTACCCCTCCTCGTACAGATCGATCCTGCTGTTATCGAGACAGACAGCATGAGGGTCGCCTCCGGTCCCGCCACAATCTGTCCCTAAAGTAATAATAGTACTACGTGCCGAGAAGAAACCGTCGTCTCCGTAGTAGACTTGGATAACACCTAATGTCGCCTCTGAGACCACAATACTAGGGCAGGTATCCGTAATCTCGCTTTCCTCTACCGTCTGCTGGCAAGTCTCTTCTTCTACTAAACCACTTTGGTCAAAGTAATAGGTGAAGAGCGTGCCGTTTCCCTCTCCAGGGAAGTTTCCGGTCACGATGTCAATCTCATCGTTAGGACAGGGATTAGCGGGGATAATAGTAGTCGTAATCGGATCACAGAGGAGCCCTCCTGCGACATTTAGGGTTGTTGTAGCCAAGACATTGCCCTCTCCGTCTAGGGCACGGTATTCAGTAGCTTGAAAGCCAGAGCCGACATCTAGATCATAGAGGAAAGAGTAGCTTCCTGTGGGATTACTTTCCGAGACCAAGACCGGCACGCGGTTAATAGGGACGAACATGCTCGGCCCTCCGAAGGTAAAGACGCTTAGTTCGTAGGTAATCTCCGTGCCCAAAGGAACTTCACCCTCTAGAGAAAGGGTGAATTCTTCATTACAGATTGGAATAGTAGGAGTGAAGGTTAAGATCGGGGCTAGAGGTGGAGGCGGAGGAGCGCACACGTACTGGAAAGGCTTCGTCCCTAAACTCGCGCCAAAGTCTTGGATAGTCGCGCTCGCCTGAACCGTACCTGTTTGAACAGCACTTTCTCTAATGGGGATTAAGTCGCTAGCGTCAACAATACCAATAATACGTGTAGAAGAGTTTTCCTCTAGTGTGAAAGGAGGTTGGAAAGTATCTTCTCCGATATTAGGGGAAATCGTAATGTTAACCTGAGGGTCTTCTGGAAACGTGCTAGGTCCTGAGAAGAGTGCCACGCCTAAATCCTGATCACAAGCTAGAGTAGGGGGTAGAATTAACTGCGCTTCCGCCTCTGTCTCCGGTGCCGAGCCAGTAGTAGCATTATAGAGGTAAAGAGAGAAGACAGACATTTTAGAGGAGGTGATAATTCTTTTGTACTAGGGAAGAGTGAGGAGAGGAGAACTTAATCGCTGATTAAGTTCCTTAGGGGTAATAACGTTCACATGACCGGTTCCACTAATAACTGGTAGAGACTATTCTTCTGTGAAGGAGTACTTACAGAACAGAGCGACAGAAGCTCTGTACTCTGTAAAATTTTGGTACTATATAAGTGCTTGACCACAAGCATTTCCCCTTTCACGAGACCAGAACAGAGGGTATTCGTCGCGAAAGAGATAGAACCATTACCTTGGACACGGAGTAAATAGTCTTCAGTACGAAGTTCTAGGAAGTCATGGGTCGGTATAATCGTTCCATTTCTTTGTGCTCTTAACTCCCAGAACGGTCCCGAGTAAGTCCACTTCTCTATTCCTTGCTGAGAAAAGATTACTACTTTACTTAAGGCGCCCCTCTGGTCTACTTCCACGTTAACAGTTAAGTCCTTATTCTGTAGTAAGCGATAAAGCCCCTGCTTCAGAGTATATCTTTTCTTCTCTAGAGAAAGTAAGTGGGGCTGTGCGGAGCCACAGAGTAAAGCGTTATAGCGATAACGACTAGAACAGATTAACTCCTCTATGAGATGTTTAGACAAGTCCTCTAATCCGGTGAGAGGAAGAATTCTTCCCGCGAAGAGCCCTTGGTATCGTCCTTGAGCTTTTCCCTCTAAAGAGAGTAAGAAGGTCCGTTGAGACAGTTCCGCTTGGAAGACATGCTCGGGGCCTTGAGAGGGTTGATAGCGGAGAAGCCACTTCCCTTCCTTTAGACGTTTCACCTCTGTGTAAGAGACCTTTCCTTTCTTCCTCTGAGATACTCGTAAACATTCGGGATAAAAAGAGAGAAGGTAGTCTTCCTCGGGCAGATGAACCCAGATCTGGGAGTACTGGTCTTCTTTAGTGAAAGGGTCGCGGACGACTTGTCCGTTAATGACTACTCGTTCCTGTTCCTGTTCCGGTTCAGAGAGGTTGTCAAAGAGACGGTAGTATCCCTCCTCGTACAGGTCAATTCGACTATTATCTATACAGACCACGTGAGGGTCTCCTCCGGTTCCACAGTTGCTAGAGGGAGTAATCTCTATAGAGTTAAAGAAGAGATAGTCGTTATTACTGGAGAAGTCAGGTTGATCGGTACTGGTAGCATAGAGTACCCTTAAGATCCGGTCAAAACTGCCGTCATAGACTACCTCGGGACAGGTTCCCATAATCTCATAGCCTTCATCAGAGATGTCTTGCTTTACCTTTTGTTCACAGGACAAAGTAGGGAGAATAGTCGTTCCTGATAAGTAATAAGTGTTTAGCTTCAGAGCCTGATACTCTATGAGACCACCATTTTCCTGTCTATAATTTACAAAGGCAGTGTTAGGGTCCAGTAAGTCTCCTAAACAGGGAGGTTCTAAGAGTATCCCCATACGAAGACAGTTAGGATTAGGAAGTTGAGCTTCTCCCTGCGCGATCACTCTCTCATTAGTATCTATCGCTTGGAAAGTATAACTTCCAGTAGAGTGAGGGAAGTTAACGTCTAAATCTAAGGTGGTCTGGATACCATAGGGATCTTCTTCTATCACGAAAGGAACCGTGTGTAATAGAAGTTTAAACGTTCCCTCTGGTAAGAGGTAGAGTAGGTAATAAGAAAAGGTAGTGCCCACAGGGAGCGATGCTACATCTTCGTCGCTGAGACTAAGGGCAAGTCCTAAGCAGAAGATCTCTGGGTCATCTTGACTAGTACTAGTCTCTATCTGTAGATTATGAGGGGGACATTCTACCTGATAAGCAGGCAAAGTAGTCTCTACACCGTTCACTACGGCGACTAGATATCTTGTCTCATTCCCATTTTGAGGCACTACCTGATCTATTACACCTACTAAAAATTCTGGGTTCTCAATGGTAATAATACCCTCAACGCGCACCCTTTCGGAGGTAGGGCTCTCTTGTAAGTAAAGAAGGACTTCCGGTAGAGTAGGTAAACTCCCCTCTAGAGGAGTGATCACGAAGCCTAACTGCTCACCGCAACGGACTAAGATAGGCTGAGGAGGTACTTCATTAGGATTAGTAATATCTTGTTGAGAAGCGTTAAAGAGCTGAAGAAGGTAGGAAGTCATTCTCCCTCTCTACTCTCTAGAGCTTGAGTATTTTCTCTTCGCTAGAGAGAAGAGAACTCCCTCTAGAAGAATACAAGACCCAGAATGTCCTCTAACTCTGAAACGCTCCCGACGCTCTACCACCGTAATCAGCATGGGAAGGTGCAACAATGGCGCACGTGGACCGAAGGGAAGACTGTCTTCACGGAGTACGGTCAGAGGGATGGGAAACTGCGGGTCATCTCAAGAGACTGCGTCGGTAAGAACGTGGGTAGGAGTAATGAGACTTCTCCAGAGGCACAAGCTTTACTAGAAGCGAAGAGCAAGTGGACTGAACAGCAGACTAAGAAGCTGTATACTCTTACGGAGCCAGAAGAGGTATTAGAGGGAAAGCTTAACGTCCTTCCGATGCTCGCAGAGAAGCTAGAGGGCAATGAAGTCAAGTACCCCGCCTACACTCAACCCAAGCTAGACGGCTGTCGGGCCCTCTCTTACCTAGTAGAGGGGAAGGTGAAGTGTTATTCCCGCAACCATAAGGAGTGGCCTTATCTCACTAAGATTAAGGAGAAACTCTTCCCTATATTACAGAAACTAGAGGAAGAGATCGGTCCCTGTGCTCTAGACGGGGAATTATACTCACATCACCCTGAAATCTCCTTTCAAGTCCTCACCTCTATCGCCCGTACGACCAAGCAAAGACACGAACGAGAGGATGAACTGGAGTACTGGATCTTTGACTTAATCCCCTCTGGAGCCCACGCTTCTCTAGACTATTCTCAACGCTGGGCTTTGTTAAGCAAGTACCTCACGCCTTCTTCTTTCGCAGAAATAGGAGTAGTAGAAGAGACCTTGAAGCTTCTCAACTATGACATCGCCCAGAAGAAAGAAGACTTATACTGGAACCACCGGCGCTACATTGAGCAAGGCTTTGAGGGCACTATGATTAGAGACCCTGAAGCACCCTACCTCAATAAACGTACTAAGACCTTACTCAAGCTTAAGGACTTCTACGACGAGGAAGGGGAGATTGTCGGGGCGGAACAGGGCGAGGGCGTGGAACAAGGTTGTGTTGTATGGATCTTAAAAGACAAGGAAGGCAGGGTCTTCAAGGCCCGCCCCAGAGGTAGTCATTCCTCTCGTAGGGAAGCTTACTTGTCCAGAGAACAGTACCTAGGAAAGTTAATGACCTTCCGCTTTCAGGAACGAACCGATGAAGGGATCCCTAGGTTTCCGGTAGCGTTAACAGTACGCGACTATGAGTAAAGAATTAGTGGCTAAATACTTCTCTAGAGAGAAGTATAGGAGCCAACTCTCTCATTATAGTAGCTTCTTTCGTGTAATTAGGAAAACTAGACCTAAGAGGAAGATAAGGAAGGCGGTAGTAGATAAGCTCCCCATGACCTCGCTATAATAGAACCACCCCACCAATCCCTCTCGCAAAGTAGGGCTAAAGCTCTCTCCTAGTAAATACCCGATGATATTGATAGCGGGATCTAAGATCCAACGGGCCCTTCCGCGGTAATAGTACTCTATTCCTTCAAAGAGGAAGGAGATTAGTACGATAAGCCCTAAACGTTGTGGGAAGAGTACTCCTAATAAGAAATAGAGCAGTAAATGGATTAAACTCCAGCCGTCTAAGTTGTTAATAAGAGAACAGTCTTTCTGAGGATCAGCGCTGACAGGTAAGGCACAAGACCATTCTTTCGGAGGAGTATAGAAAGGAGTGTGCAGATCCTCTCTCAAGGGTACCAGTAAATAAGCCCAGACTAGGACACTAATAATCCCTACGATTAACGCTAGATTAACTTCTCTCAGGGTAATCTTCTTCCCCATTTACTTAGTAATATAGTATTACTAAGTGCGACGTCTCAGGAGCTCTTCTCTATAATTATCTTTACAGAGAATAAATGAGCAGTCCGTACCTTCTTGAGCTCTACGATGCTACTGAAGGCTTTAACTTCCCTCTCCCCGACCAACCTATTACCACCTATCAAGGTAGACAATTAGGCTTTGTAATCACCCCTAGAGAGGGAAGTATTCCTTCAGCACCCTCAGGAATACTCTACCTTCTAGATACTCCTACCTCAGAACCTAGAGCAGTCCCTGTAAACATCATTACGGCTGGTCCTGATGAGATTAGAGGGGAGATCATAGAGCCGATTTCTCCGGAAGGACCACTCACCCGTTATGTCTTAGCGACCTTAAACGGTGTTGAGACTAACCTAGCTTCTTACAACCTTAGTCCTACTCCTCTGACCTTAACTGCTTCTCCGGATACCATTGCGGGCGCTTGTGTTGATCTCTCTATTAAGATCTGGCCTGAAATCCCTGAAGGTAATTTTCCTATTGCTTCTCTAATCTATAATCTACCAGAGGGAGAAGTAGTTTTCCCTCTAGGAACGGTCCCTAGTAATAACGTGAACTTTAACGTAAATATCCCTACCATAGACGGGAATATAATCGGCATCCGTGTAGATCAAGATGGAACAGTAATAGGGGAGGGCACTATAGAACTCCCTGAGGCGAACTGTCAAAGATTAGGTATCTCAACCTCTAACCCTTGCCTAGGGAAGCCCCTTACCACGGAGACGAGTTTCGTAACCTATGAAGTCCCTGACGCTGACGTCCCTTTTGACTATGAGGATATGGTCCTTACTACCTACTACCTCTCAGGCGCGACAATTCTTCCTCAACTCACCTGTCAGAGGGATGTAGAACAGACGATAGATGAAGACTTCAACACTAGTTATCGAATTATAGGAGAATGTCCCGAAGTAATCTATGACGGAAGCTTTGATCGGATCTTACAAGTCGTGACGGCTAGTAGTCTGGCAAGCGACGATCTCTTCTTCCTGAACTATCTAGACTTAATTCCCTCTAACAACTGTGGTACCGGAGGAGATCCTCATGTCGTCTGTCTAGATAATAGCAGAATAGACTTGTACCAAGCGGGCTACTACCGTCTCTTTGATAACCTCTCTCATCCCGAACAAGGGCCAGTAGTCCTGAACGCGCAGGTCATTCAAGACCCTTTCACGAAGGAAGATCAGTATCGGAAACTCTATCTAAGATTACCAGAAGAAGAGTATTACTTAGAGTTCTATCCCACTTACCTCCGGATCCAAAGGAAGAAAGGTGGTAGCATAGAGGAGTTAGGGAAGGAGAAAGAATGGGACTTCACCTATTCTACCCCTACAGGGGAACAGTATCGCTTCCAAGTAGAACTAGAACAGCGCACAGTCGCCCTGACGGTCTCCTCTATGCTTCAGTACCGAGGCTTACTAACGGGAGAGATTATAGAGTTGACTGGACTAAAGGACTTATCGCCTAGTCCCTCTAAAGGATTAACCCCAGATCCTACGAAACGCTATCGCTATAACGCTATGCTCTGTGGCTCCGCGCAACCTCATCTCTTAACTTTCTCTAGAAAGAAATTAACCTTACAGAGAGGGTTCTATCGTTTACTAGAAACGAAAGCTCACCTTCTTAACGTGAAAATAGGTTGTACCGGTTTATTAGATCAAGCACTTCTTGTAGAAAAGAGAAGAGGGAAAGTAGTAGGGAAATGGGAGTGGCTCGGACCCTTCTACGACCGCTCCTGCTTCTATAATGGTTCACTCGTTCAGAAGCATTACCTCTACCAGAAACGCTTCAAAGATTTACTACTGCGCCTACAGGACAATGGTGCTATTACTGTCGCAAGCGACTTCCTCTATCGGGGTTTACTCTACGGATCAGAGGGTGTGCTGAACTCTCTGACAGATTACATTCCTCTAGAGAAAGAAGTAGGTAAGGTAGAAGAGAAGAGTAAAAGAACCCTCACAGGGACTTCCCTCTATGAACGTTTAGTAGAGCCGGTCGCTTAGTATCCTTCTCTCTAGAGAGAAGGATGTGTTATCTTATACCCCTGAGGTCTATTACCATTACCATTTACCATTACTATTACTATTTACAAAAATAGTAATTACTCTTCCTCCCTCTTTTCTTCTAGAGTAAGGAAAGTAGCCTTAAGCTCCTGACCTCCCTGCTCACTCTCCTGAGTAGAGTAAAAAGCATAGCTCTTCTTATTATGTTCGTTGATCTTCTGTTCTACGGTCTTAATCATCTCTATTACTATTCCGCTGTATAAGACCTTGACCTGCTCGTACTGCTCAGGCTGTAGTAAACCCATCCCATTGAGAGCGGGAATAGGGATCGTGATAGAGATCGCGCCTTTCTGCTTCGTGAGTAGATCTTTCAGGCGCTTATTTTCCTCTTGTGTTTGCTTCAGAAGGTAGTGTAATTGCTCTAGAGGTAAATCATCAGAGGAGGAGTTATTACTATTAATACTGCTTTCCTCTAGAGTACCCCCTTGCTCTTCTTCTTTAGCATCATCTCCTTCACTACTCTTACTACTGCCACTACTTCCCGAGCGATCTCCTTCATAACCCTCTTCGGCTTTAATCACAACCGTCCCGTTCTCCTGATACTCTAGGGCTTCTACAGACTTCTCTCCTTTCTTACCCTTGTTCCCCCGCTTCATTAAGGCGCGTCTCTGCATCATCCTTTATTATAACTCTCTACTCTTTAAAGAGGAACGCTTGGAACCTCCTCTAGAGAATGACACAGTACCCTGAGATCTATATTAGAGATCGTCATCGGGTCGTTTATCGCATGGGAGACGTAGTTTACAAGAACCGCTTCATCGGTCTGGACTACGAATTATTAGTAGGGAAATATATAAATAAACTACAACTACCCTTTCTCGTAGAAACGCTTCACTTGGAACAAAGGAAGAGCGGGCCTCGTTTAGCCTTAACCTTTGTAGAGGGAGAGAGCTGGAGTAATTTCTACAAGAGAAGTAGTAAAGAAGAAGTGTTAGTCTCCCTGATGACTTTATTACAGTGCGTGAAGACCCTTCCTTTTACGCACTATGATTTACACTTACAGAATATTCTGACCCGCTCTCCCACGGACTTCACTATAATAGACTTCGGTTTCTCCGCTATTCCCTCTAAAGAGTGGGACCCCTCGGTGAAGTATGTGGAGAGTAGCCACTTAGGGCTTTCTACAGGGATTATTTCGGCGGTCGTTGATCCTGACTATGACAAGATGCTTCTCATCTCAGCCTTACTAAAGAGTGCCTACCACTTCTCTCTAAAGGAGGTAGTCTCTACTTGCCTAGAGTGGCTTCGTCAAGCGGAGTTTGATCACCCGCTCTTCTACGGTTATGAACACTTTCTTCCTCTTACTTTGTTGAATAACTATAGAGCACTCTTCTATCAGAACCGCGCGCCCTTACTAAGCCCTACGCGTACTTACACCTTCTCTGAACTAGTTCAGGGGTTAGACCAGTTGAAAGAGGAAGCGGTAAAATGGCTTACTATGGAACATAACTACACGAAAGAAGACGCCTTACTACTCTATAAGAACTCTTCCGGTAAAGAGGGAGATTTACTTACTAAATGGATCACAGAGCAGGAAACAGTGATTTATGACTTACTATATGGATATAAGCTCTATCGTATTGAGAGGAGGAAAAGCCCTAGCTTTGAACAGGTGCTTAGTCTCATCGGGAGGGTTCTTGCGGGGTAAATACCTTACCAGAGGTAAGGTATGGAGGGTTAACACCCTTACTTGACACGCTTCACAGTCTTCTTCTGCGCGTCGCGACGTTCCTTCAATTCCTTGAAGTGGTTCTGGGTCTCCGTGAGCGAACTGTCGTACTCATCGGGGTTAATGCTGTGATCCTTGAAATGCTGGCTAGCCTCACTAGCGCTCAGAACATGACGGGTAATCAGCTTCTGGAGCTCCTTGTGCTCAAAGCTCTCAGAGTTCACACCCGTGGCGATGAAGTCCTCCTTGAACAAGTTCTTCAGGGCCTGATCCGGTACAATCCGTCCTGACTTATTCGGATCACGGCAGTTATGATCAGAGATATACTGGTTGAAGATAGAGGTGAGTAGAGCACGGGTCGTGATACGGCTGTCGTCAATCACTTGGATCTTCTCACTGTTGAAGTTCTCATGAATGAACTGGGCCATATCTTCCTTCACCACGGAAGGATTGTTGAAACCGAAACGCTTGGCGGGTTGGTTAGGATCAGAAGGAGCACTTGAACGACGCTTAGGCTTCTGCTCCGCGAGACGAGCCATGGCGCGGTAATCCTTCTTGAGCGAGTTCAGTTGCGTAACCAAGCTGTCAAACTCGGAGCGGGTCGGGCAATGATCTAAGACCGCCTTACCGTTGCCACTGGGGTACAATGCTGACTTCATTCCTCTGATCCGTTCAGCGATGGTATTAGTAGCCACTTCATAGTCAGTGGCAGTCTTGGGCTGATAGACCTGTCGTGGACGACGCTCAGCCTCTTCAGGGGTTGGTGCGGGATCGGCCATGGCGGTCTTGACGGGAAGAGAGGCGGTCTTAGTGCGGGAAGTGAGAGAAGCGGTCGTAGCGGGTTTCTGAGACATGATGGTTTTTATAGGGAAAAAGGTAAGCTCTAAATCAAATTACGACTTTTGGGGAATTCTTAACTAGAATAGAAGAGGGTAGGATTTTCCCCTTGAAAGGATGGTCTTTCCCCTCTTTTTCTCTTCTAAGTAAGGAATTATTCTGAGGGGACTTCGCCCCTCTTCACGGCTAAAGAAGTTAGAGGAAGAAAGAGAGATTATCCTCTCTTGAGAGGGAAGAGGGTAAGCTTCCCATACTTCTTTCATAATAATAACTTAACTACTAGTTAAGTTATCGCCAGCAACAGATCCACAAGTAAAACTTACTAGGAGGCCTCCTCTTATCTCCTTCCCAGTTCACCCACCATTTCTCCTTAGTGAGTTTAGAAAAGCCCTTTAAGAGGAAGAGGTTGTAGTAGTCCTTCTTTCTGAGGATCTCATCTAGTAAGAGTAGATCGTCCCTTTTTGGAAGAATAATATTAGAGGAAGTAGCACCTCCCTCTCGTCCTTCTATTCCCGAGGGACTGCAATTCCTTAGCGTCTCTACTAATGTTCGGATCCGTGTCTCTCTTATAGAGATCATCATCCTCTCAGGCATGAGCTGTAGGTAGTAATGACGGGCTAGAGGATGACGCGGTAAGGGATAGTCTTCTAGGTACTCTACGGTACCTTGCCACTTCCCTTTATACCTGACTAAGTCAGAGACCACTGTCCCCTCCATTAATCCTCTAGTGAAGTATTCCCAAACTCCTCTCCGAGCTAGCAGGTTTAACTCTAACCATGAGGGAGTGAAGAAATAAGGAGCTTTTTTCAGGCATTCTTCAAGGCGTGAATAAACAGGTAAGCGCAACTGGTATAACTCACTCCATATTCTACTCGCCAGTTTCTTCAGGACTTCTTCTTCAGAGGGAGTGAGCTCTTTCGGTCGGGATATTTCCCGTCGGGTGATAATCTTTCCGGTCATCTTACTCTACTTCCTCTAGAGGATTTCTCTCTTTATTCTTTTCTCTCTAAAGGAGAGAGGTCGTAGGGAGTTTACTCACCCTCCCGCTCTTCTGTAAATTAGTAAAAAAGATATTGGCATATACAAAATGTCTCTTGCGTCGTTCAAGAACCGCGCCTCCGCTAATCCTCAGAATGCTTGGGTAGATCTGGCCACGATTGAAGGCAACGTGCGCCACCTCTATACCGGAAAGGACTGTGTTACTCCCTTCAGTCGCGAACCCGAGAAGTCTTCGTGGTTCTCTACGATCTGGGCGCCCATGCGCCAAGATAACTCTAACGAGGATAACCCCTCGTGGCGTACTCATAACAACGTAGACATGTTGCTGAAAGTGCTCTGGCGTGCTACGGTCCCTGCGGTCAAACTCAAGGATGAATTTTCCCGTAAGGGCTATCAGATCGCCTTCACGCGCAATCTGGCCCACAACGCCATCGGACAGGTGGAACTGCTCTTCAACGACCTACGCACTCAGTCCTTTGATAGCGTCTACCTAGACTGCTATGCGAACCACTTCACCAAGGGTTATGATAAGTGGCTCCTCTATAACCGTATGATCGGTAATATCCCTGAAGCGGTAGAGTGGTCCCAGAACATTCCGAGTTTTGATATCAAGGCCCTGCTCCCCTTCTCGTTCACGAAGGGTCCCACGGAGGCACTCAAGCTCTGTTGCCTGAAGTTAGTTCAGACCCGTTTCGCCTTCCACTCTAATACGGAGCTAGGGCGCCTGATTAGAATGCGACGCCCGCTCGGCCGTGATAAGAACGGCGTGGTACAGTGGGAAGACGTCGCTGGGGATGTTAGCGAGTACTTAGACTTTGAGGATAAGAAGAACCGTCTTCAGAACGTGGAACTCTGGGCTAAGTATGCTATCGTGACCGACGAGGAGCGCGACTTCCACAAGCTTGATAACCACGCTATTATTCTAGAACAGTCTCTGAACTATGATCACGTAGAGACCCGTAAGGGCAGTGGTCCAGTGAACGCTCAGTTCCACTGGAACGGCGCCGTGAAGAGTATTATGTTCGCTTGCCTGAATAGAACCGCGACTAAGTACAACAGCTACTCTAACTACACCACGAACGCCCGCGATGCCAGTCAGGGTCGTGATCCGCTCAAGACTATGTCTCTACAGTATGATAGCCAGTACCGCTACCAGAACATTCCCGCAGACCTGTTCTCAGAGGTAGAGGCGATGGAGATGCCTAACGCCTACTGCGATACTGGTCATCATATCCTGAACTACTCTCTAGACCCTGCTAACAATACCCCAAACGGTGTCACCGTCTTTGATCGGTTAATCTCCTCGTTCTCGGTGGACATTGAGGATAAGCAGGTACTAGAGGGCGATGAGCGGGAACTACGCTTGAACCCCGCTAATGAATACTCCCTAGTACTACGCGGTATTGGCGAGACCCTCTATCTGATCTCGGGCAACAGTATCTCCATTCCGATCGGGGGAGAGAACTAAGCGTTAATACTTTCTAGATACATTACTAGAGTAATGTATGATTATCCTCTAGAGGAGGATTTAGCTCTAGTCGTCTCTTATTATTTCTACTCTTTACTAAGAAAAGTTTATTACACTCTTTCCCCTTATCCTTTAGAGGATGGAGCTCTTCTACTCTATAATTAAGACCTCTCTCAAGGAGTTTCTCTATGCGGACTTGGAACATGATATCCTCTTTAGAAGAAAGGGAACAAGCCTTTTACTTTATAGTAAGGGTAAGTTAAGTGCTCTCTATAATTATACTAATGTGAGGGCGTTAAGTGCTACCCTAACGAAAGACCGATTGCTCCAGTTAAGAGAGAATGGAACCCTTCTGTACTGGGAGCGAGTAAAGAGAATATACTCACCCGCTCCCTTCCCTCTCGCCGTATCCTCTATAGAGGGGACCATTACCTCTACTTCTCTGATTACTGAGACCGGTCTCTTCTACTTTAGAGGATTAGTGAGTATAGAAGGGCCGATCAGAGGCTCACGGCAAGATTGGACCTTAGTGCCACTTCCCGAAGCGGTCGCTCGTTTCTGTGGGAGGAACAGTATCCTCTTATCTACTTCAGGGAAATTATATAAGCATATAGGCGCTCTTTATCCTTGGGAGCGGGAGGAGCTGATAGAGGAAAAGGACTGGTATTGGTGCCTGAAAGATTACCGCTTCAAAGAAGCTTATTATTGTAATAAGGGTCTTCTAATTACTAAAGAGGGTGGGTTAATTGCTCAGTCTACTATTCACAAGCAGAGATTACATCAACTCTTAACCTACCGCTTCCCTAATAATGTCTCTGTTAAGCAAGTGATAGAATGCTATACTGTCTCTTTAGCTCTGACGGTTAACGGAGTGCTTTATTACACAGGAGAATATTATCCTTTCTTAGCCCGAAGTAAAGAGTGGCGGGTTTTACCCGCGCCTTTCCCTCTCAAGGAGATAGCGCTTACGGATCATCTTTACGCTCTTACCGAAGATAATAGGCTCATCACCTTCTCTGAGAAAGGATGGGAAGAGCTAGAGGGATAGTTTACATTACTTCTAGTAATGTAATGTAATGAGAACGGATCTTCCTCTTTAGGGCTTCAGAAGGTAGATACTTATTTATTCTCTCTAGCTAGAAAGAAATTAGTAAGAGCGGAGTAGTCCGATCTTCTCTAGAGAATGGAGCTCTTCTATAGCTTAGTCCCTATCCGTTCTCATAAAGAACTAGTTAAACCCTCGCTCTATAGTCATCGTCTCTATCGCGTCAAGGGCTACTCTTATAGCACAGTAGAACTCTATGACGCCTTCGCCCAGAGAACAGTGCTTATCTTCCCCGAGCCGATTATCTCCTTACTTCAGGATAACTATACTGCCGAAGAACACTTGGTCTTATTAGAAACGGGCGTTATCGCTCTGGTAGGTGAGGGTTCTTCGGGAGCAGTAAAGAGACTACCCTTTCACAGTGCATTCCACAAAGTCTCTTATGAGAATGAGGATGTCCTTGGGTTAACTGAGACAGGGAAACTCTGGTATTATCCCTTTAGTAAGAGACAGCTCTTCATAGAGGGATACGCTATAGAGGACTGGGATTACTGTACACATTCTCTCCCTTTCGTAAAATTAGAGAAAGGGCATGTGGCGCAGAGAGCACTCTCTTCCTCTGGGGTTTTATACCAGATAGAACCCAGTGAGGTTGTAGTAGACTACAGTAAAGACTGGCATGTCGTTCAGACTACTAGCCCTGTCAAGGAGTTAATAATGGATGAGAGCGCTCACTATATCGTAATGGAGAATGGGACGGTCTATTATCCCCAAGCAGAAGAGAGGGGTAGATTACCGCCCTCTCTATCCTCTATGAACCGATTACTCCTTCCTCCGGTAGAAAGTATCACCTTATCATACCCCTACGACTTAGCCGTTAGTAAAGAAGGTCGTCTCTATGCCCATAGTACTTTCAGGGGCAATTTCTACTGCTTGGAAGAGTGGGCTTACTTACCGACCCCTACTCAGGTCGCTGAGGCGAGTATTGTGGGTAAGTTTCAGGGGAGTAAGGATCATTACACCCTTTATTATCTCTCTAGAGAAGGAGAGCTATGCTATTATCCCCTAGAAAAGACCTATAAGAAACTGGGTGAGCATCTTCAGGGGAAGTGGATCAGGAGTTCTCTCCCCTCTAAACATAGAGTGAAGCGAAGACGGACTAAGTCCTGTTCCGAAGAATTGCTCTATTAACTTCTCTAGGAGAGAAGTTAATCCTTTTATAGAGAGAAGATCGCCTTGCCATTTTACCCTGTAGAGTTAAAATATATCTTCTCTGCTAGAATAATTACTCTCTAGAGAATGGAGCTCTTCTATACTTTAGTACAACAGGGTCAGAAATATCCCTCTTTACAGAGTGAGCTCTACGGTTATTCCCGTCATTACCCTGATCGGACTGTCATCTACCGCCGATCAGGGATCAGAGAGGAGCTCCCTAGTAGAGTACTCACTATATTAGCAGAGATCCTGATTTCTCTTAACCCCAATGAGTGGAACTATTATTACTACATTATGCTTTTGAGAGAGAATGGTACTGTCCTCCTCTCACGAGAAGAGGAGTATCTACCCCTTTCCTTACCGTTCCCAATCTGGAAAGGTTGTGGTTCTTATAGTTCAGCTCCGCTACTCTTAACAGAGACAGGGCGTCTCTGGCGCCTATGTTTCCCATGCCTTAATGCACCGTATACTTTGATCCGTTATGAGGATACGCCTCGCTTCGTGGAGTTCTCTAAACCTACTTCTCAGTATATGATCGGAAGAGGAGGAACGCTCTATGACACACGGTTCTTCTTTAACGGGGGAGATTGGCGCAAGCTTTATCTAGAATGGAGTGAGAAGGACTTAGCCCCTATCAAGCAAGTAGTATATCACAAGGGCTTCTTCTATTTCTTAGGAAAAGAGTTAAGATCTTTAGAGGAGGAGAATGCATTGGACTTTAACTCTAGTTCCTCTTCTGGATTAGAGGGTCGCCTTCAGAGGGAAGACTTACCAGAGCTAAGTTTAATCACAGCAGGTTATATTTATATTCTAGCGCTTACGAAGACGGGCTTGATCTACCTGAAAGACTTGACGGCTGTGAAGTATCGCTTTGATCATGAATGGTACTTACTCCCCACGCCGACACCCGTTTCAGAGGTAATCATTACTACGAGCAATTCTACCTCCATAGATTACGCCCAGATCCACTACCTCTCTAAAGAGGGAAGACATTACTGTGGGAAGATCACAGAGCCTTCTCTACCCCGTGTCAGAGTAGAATGGAGTGAGGTAGAGTAAATACTTTACAAGCGTAAAGTATTACTTACTCCTTCCTCTCGTCTTATTTTCTCTACTTCTTCTAGAGTAGAGATTACAAGAGAAAGAAGGTAGAATGGAGCAGTTCTACATCCTCTGTGCTCAGCCTTCTCCGAAGTTATTCCTCTCGCACTATGACGCCTCACAACTTTACTATAAGCGCTCTGACACCCTGACACGTTGCGACGTGAAGGGTTTCATTCATGAAGTGCCCTATCCTCAACCTGTCAGAGCAGTCCTCTCTGAAGACTGTGGGGGAAAGCATCTAGTCTTATTAGAGAATGGGGTCTTAGCGCTGGTTCAAGCTCAGCGAGAAGGAATAGTGCAACCCTTACCCTTCTCTCACGCTCTACACTCGGTCTATTGCACTTACCAAGAACTTACCGTCCTCACTGAAGGAGGAAAGCTCTATCAGTACCAAGGATCTGCTCTACTCTCTCAACATTATTCCGCCCACGATTGGAAGCCTTGTAATAATACTGTTCCCTTCGTTAAGGTAGAACCGTATCAACTAGGGTTCGCTTTAACCCCTCAGGGAGCCTTATACTATGATAAAGGGTTCTTGAGAGAGCTTACCGAAGAGTACTGTGAAGAATGGGAGAAGATAGAGAGCGCACAACCAGTAAGAGACATAGTCTCCTCTGAGACGCAGATTTACTTCCTTATGGAGGACAGGTCTCTGTACTATTCGCCCCCCTATCCCAAGCAGAAAGTAATAGTAAAGTTAGAGGAAGTAGCAGAGCGGGTAATAATCCCTCCTCTTCAGAGTATTAGAGGAGGAGACCTCTATGATCTAGTAATCAGTACCAAGGGGAAATTATACTACCGCAGAAACTGGATAAATAGTATCTATCACGAGAAAGACTGGTTCTTCCTCTCTACGCCGACCTTAGTATCAGAGGTAGCCCTGATATCTAAAGTCGTCCGGAAGAAACTACAGTATAACCTCTATTACCTTTCTCCCGAGGGGGCACTCTACTCTTGCCCCTTCTCTGAGGAATGGGAGCACACTTCCTTTAGAGGACAGAGACCCCAGTTCTCCTTTAGAGAATGTTATGAACCGTGTTAAATTCCTTCTACCTTTTATTTCTTAACTTCTCTCCCAGAGAAGTTATATAAAATGGAGCAGTTCTACCGGATCCCCCTTTCTCCGCCGGAACGGCTCTCTTCCTCTGACGATGAAGAGTATTGTTATCTGATAGAAGGGAAGCGCGTTTTACGCTATGATTACCGCCTAGAGCAGAAGGAGTTTCTTTTCCCTGTCCCCGTGAGAGAGATGATCACGAGCGATCGTTTCTGGGATGAGGGAAAACGTAAGACTTTATTCTTAATGTTAAGTAAGACAGGAGAATTAGTCCTTCAGGAGGGATATCAAGAGGGACCCTGTTTAACCCTCCCCTTTAGCACGCCTATTAAACTCTGTCGGAAGTATAACTATCATTCTCTGATCCTTATTACGGAGACTGGACTTCTCTATTATTATGAGGGAGATTTTAGTATGAACTGCTTCCTATTGCAGTTCTATCGTTCACCCTCTCAGGCACAGTGGCTTCTTGAGAAGAGTATAAAAGGAGTTTCTGCCTTACAGGAACATACGTATCATCACACGAAACTCCAATTCCTTGGGCAAGGGAGTGAATGGCTCTATTCTCCTGAAACAAAAGACCCTAGTAAGAGGGAATGGTTAACTCACCCCCTCTTGCCTCCTCTCAAGAAAGTCTGGGCGGACTATACCGCGCAGTTCTTCCTTGATCAACAGGGCTCCTGTTGGGAGACTAATGAAGGGGACTTCTCCTTTAATGAGTTAACAGGTCCCCTAGAGAAACTTCCACTCCCTCCGCTACGTACTCTAATACGTTATAAACCTCTTACGATAGCTCTAACAGAAGAGGGTGAGCTCTATCTTCATGCGGAACATGATGAAGGTGAATGGGCTAATCATCCGCGAAAGTGGTCCCTAATAAAAGCGCCTGCATTCTTCTCTGAAGTGAAGATAGTAAGGCATGGTAGTGATAAAGATGACTGCCATAAAGTACGGGTCTACGCCTTCTCTCTAGAGGGGAAACTCTATACGGGGAAGTTAATAGAGTACGGTTATTATAACACTAATACCTATACCATTCCTGCGCAGGTAGAGGTAGAGTGGTTTTTACGGGTCTAATTTACCTAATTACTATTAGGTAAGGTATATTAGGATTATAACCAGTTAATCCTCCCTCTTTCTTTAGAGGGATTACTCTACCCTATTATACTCTGTCAAAGGAGTGATCATAGGGAATACACCTAGAACAGTAAACATAACTTTATTAATTACATTAGTAATGTAATTAGGACAATCTTCCCAGCTTACCTCCTCTAATCTAGTATTACTTCCTCTTGAGAGGGTGAGGTTAAGTATAAAGAAAACTCGGGGAGTAATAAGAGGGAGAGTATTCCCTATAGTCTTCATACTTTATTATAATAAAGTATAGTAGAATTATTCCCCTCTCGTAAATGAGCAACGCAGAGCTAATAGAGATTATTACGACACAACGAAGTACTCAAGACGCTCAACCTTATGACTGTTCAGGAGGGCTCTGCGGTTGCCCGAACTATTACTGGGCTTCCGGTGCCGGATGCGTTCCTCCCTCTATAAGTAAGTGCCCGACGTGGGGAATAACCAAGCCCGTAGAGAACCCCGGTCCGCTCTTTAAAGAGAAGTGCGTTTACGAGAAGTCCTGCGATCTCTCTTGTTTCTATAATAAAGAAGAGTTTACTACGCTTCAGGCTGTGAAAGAGTATAAAGACGCCCTCGCTAGTCGGAGGATCTTTAACCCGAATACCGATGAACAGTGGCGTGAGGTGATTATGCCTCTCTTCTGTTCACAGGCTATGACGGGAGCGCAATTTTGTCCCCGTGATAACCAGATTAGAGTAGAAGGAGAGAAAGTAGCGGGTTGTTCCATGCTCAATAGTAAGGACGAAGGCGGAGAGCTCTGCCGGAACTGGCTAAATTACGTGAAGCGTTCTAATGATCCCTCTCTTGCGGACCAACTGATGGAGAATTTTGTGAGTAGATATTATCCAGAGGAAGAAGACTTCGGGGGAGAGGCTAGCTGTATTAATAGGAGTAGAAATCCGATCTACCAAGTAGTGGGGCGATATCAGACCTATAAAGATAGTTGTTGGTTCGCGCCCTGTCGGGGCGGTGATCCTAAGGTCTTAGTTCCCTCTGACCTAAGATTAAACGCGGGAGACTGTCCTACGCATATTTGTCAGGCAATCATAGACATCGCTAATTCTCAAGGGGCTTATAAGTTTGACGACGTTAATACCGTAATTAACTGTAATAATATTACCCCTGCTAGTGGTCCTAATCCTCCCCCTAGTCCGAAGCCTCCTATTCCCTCTAAAGGGGTTAACCCTGTCTTAATAATAGGGGTTATTCTGCTGATAATAGCCGTTATAATAGGGATCGTGTTAGCCGTAAGAAGAAGGAGGAAGTGAGCGTAGCTAATGCCTTTCTATACTTTATAACTTATAAAGTATTAACCGTTAACTATTAGCTCGCACTCTTCTCCTCTTAAGTGTAGTCTGCGCTCGTGGTGAAGATAAATCACGATCTTCTTTTACTCCTCTATAACCCCGACAGCTCTTACAGTCTTTCGGAGGTAATAATCTAGGATATGCTTGAATGGGCTTAATAGTTCTATCTTCCTTAGTTCTTAATCCTCTATTACGGAAGTAGCTGATCATCCAATAGAGGATTAAGATCCCAAGGATCGCGCCGATAACTCCCCCTATAATCGCAAAGATACTTCTATTCGGCTTGGTTACGGTGGTGGTAATTCCGTTCTTCGTAGTACTAGTAGTGGTACTACCCTTATCCCCACTGCCCTTTAGCAGTTTCGGGAGGAAGATCACAGCGCCGATGATAAGAGCGATAATTACTAGTACTATAATAATAGGCGCTAATAATCCAGAAAGGATCTCCTCTAATCCTTTCTGTTTAGCCTTAGCGATCTGCTCAATAGTATTCTCTAAATCGTTCCTAGCCGAGACTACGTTAGCTTGGGACTGAACACACCTACCGATAGTATTAATAACTTGGTTATTACGTATCACACCGAACTTAATTCTTCCTTTAGCATTACTAGCCGTAATAGTAGCGATCTGGCTTCCACTTACCGCGCAAGAACTATAGTTAGCACTCTGAATAGACGTAGCTAAATTAGCGACGGTCTTACTAATATTCTCGGCTTCCACGCTTCCGATAGGAATGTTGAGTGCACCTCTAATAGCTTCCGCCTGCTGTTGTATAGTATTAGCAAGTTTATTGGTCATATCAGCAGTAGAACTCTGCGACTGTAAACACTGGAAGTCTATCAACGTTACCTGATCACTATAGATGTCTCCTACCTCTATGATGCCGTCATAGCCACTAAAGTCTATGTTAAAGACCTGAGAAGAATTAGTACGACAGTCTGTCGTATTACTAACGAGTGCGCTCATAATAGAGGACAAAGCATTCTCTGTTAGGTTCTTACTACTTACACCTCCCATTTATAGGTAGATAATTATTTACGTTTGGACAAAGAAGAAAGGAAAAGCAGTAAGGCCCCTAAGAGAAGAATTATCCCAGCGATTAAGAGCAGATTACTCCGTGAAGTAGGTTTAGGAGGAGTAGGCGTAGGAGTAGGCGTAGGAGTAGGCGTAGGAGTAGGCGTAGGAGTAGGAGGTTTTGGCTTCATCCCCCCGCACTCAATAGTTAGGTTAACTTTTCCGGCGTCTAAAGTAGCATTCGCTCCGATCGCTAAGATAAAATTACTACAGGCCGTAGTGGGACAAAGATCAGGCTCAGGGATATAGTCAGAGGGAAGGAGTGCGTTAAACTGGCTATTAGGTTTACAAGGTAAATACCAGCATTTATCTGGGAGAGTAGTAAACTTACTCGCGTTTACGAACGTACTATTAATACCTCTATTAATACAACCGGCTTCTCCGTCATCGTCTTCCGGATGATACTTAGCTACGAACTCTTCCATAGCACTATCTGCTCTAATCCTCACTAGAGGATCACTAGAGCCCTGTACTTCTTTCACCCACTCCCTGCAGAGCTGTCCTCCTACTCTCTGTTCATTAAACATAGAGCAACCGTTAATAGTAAATCCTCCCACGGTGATCGTACTGTTAAAAGGACAGCGATCCTTCTCTTGAACCGCTTGACGACAGAACAGAGGCATAATCCTCGTGGAGTATTCTTCATCCTCTAAATTTACGTTCTTTCCCTGTGAGAGGATGAAGTCATGATAGTCTTTCACGGTGCTCACATCAGTAAAACGGGAGAGGTCATAACGACACTCTACCGGACAGCTATTCCCGCGAAAGGGAATACAAGTCCCTAGGTCAAAACGGAAAGAAGGATCGTAATCGGGAAGGACCCCTCCTAAGGCAGGGCAGTCTTCCTTTCTTACTCTAGTACATAAGCTCTCAGTACCTGTGTACAGTCCGACGCTATTAGTGCACTTATAAGTACCGGTCGCCCACCATTTCCCGTCGTTAGGGCAACTACTAGGGGGATCGCAAGAATGGTTCGGGTATTGGTCAGTGCCCTGATCAGTCCAAGGTCTCTGCGCAATGAGCGAGACCTGCGTGGCGCTCATCTTTACTCTGCCTCCAGATTACTTGCTTTCTTAAAGGAGAAAGTATATAAGCCCTCCCGAGGATTACAGAGCCAGAAACAGAGGAGAATAGTAAAGATTAGGGTTAATACTACGGAAGCCCAGAAGTGCTTTGCGTGATCTAATTCTCCATTACTCTGAACCCAAGACGGTTCCCATGACAAGAGAATAATCCACGTTAAGATCGCGATGATTGAGATCCACAGGTACTTTATCTCGTCGGCGACCTTGACCATTTATCTCTCTTTATCTCTCTTTCTCTTTATAAGAAAGGGAAAGTAGTAGAGTTAACAACCTGTTAACTCTACTCGTGTGTAATAAAGATGAAGGTAATAATAGTGTGGTCTCGTGCCGGACTATGTAATCGTTTACTAGCGTTAGTAAACGCACTCTATTTACAACAGGAATTACCTGAGAGTTTAGTGTACTATATCTGGCCTATCAACGAACTACTCCCTTGTCCGTTAGAGGAGTTGTTCACCTGTCCTTTACCGCTCTTAACCGAGACGGAAGCTTATGCCCTATTAAAGAAAGGGAAGTTCACGACCAGTCCTCTTCCTCTAGAGGAGATCGTGAAAGAGGAGACTGTGCTAGGGATCCGTTATCCCCTTCCTTTCCCCTTTATTCGTAAGGAGTTTATTAGAAAAACTTTACAGGGAGTGAAATGGTCTCCGCAGATCTTAGAACAGGTCTTGGTAGAACAGAGTACTTACAAGTTAAACCGGAGCATCCCCTCTATTCACGCCCGTGGAACTGATCTCTCCCCTAGTAAAGTCTTAGCTTCCCTCGTGGAAGACGCTTTACGCACACTTCCCAGTAAAGTCTTCCTCTCTACGGATGACCCTCTTCTCTCTAATAAAGTTAAGATCCTAAAGAAGTTCTTTCCTCAGCTCATTACCTTCCCTAGAGAAGGTCGTTCCAGTAAAGAGGGGATTAAGGAGGCCCTCTGTGATTTACTCCTCCTTTCGCGAACTAACATCACTTACTACTCCCCAAGGTCTACCTTCAGCTTAGTAGCCCTGTACCTCTCTGACTTACCGCTCTGTAAAATAAAGTTTAAAGAACAAGGGATCCTAGAACGCTTCTAAGGATAAATGAACTTTTCTCGTTCTGATAGAGAAGAGACATGACGGAACCGAAGCTCTCCTTCACCCTTCACGGGGTAGACGACAAGTTTGAGACGGGACTACTAAAGTCTAAGAAACCCCTAGATAAACTTATTAAGAGTAATAAGTCCCTCGCCTTGAAAGGGGGAAAGGCGTCCTTTCAAGATCGGACGGGGTTATCACAGGACTTATTAGGACGTTTCAACGAGGTCTTAAAGAATAAGAAGGGGATAGGCTACCCCGAAGAGTGTTGTTATCCCTGTGATTGGTGTCGTCGGCGCTTTGATACAGCACCGCTCGGCATTCCTCTCTCTTACCGCATTAATGAGCAAGGTTCTTACGTCTACTTATGCGATGGTTATCTTTGCTCCTTTGAATGTGCCCTCGCGTTCATTAGACGCGATAACAGTGCTTACGCTTATGGACGCGATCCGCTTTATCAAGAGAGCGAGGTTTTACTAATGAACCTCTTCTCTAAACTCTACCCTGACAAAGTCCTAAGGGAAGCACAAGACTGGCGTCTCCTCCGTGATAACGGAGGAGACTTAACCGACGAAGAAGGCGCTAAATTCACGCCCTACGTTCGTACCGCTAACATTGTCGTGATCCCCGCGACGGTGCTCTACCAAGTGAGCAAGTAAATTCTTCTCTCTAGAGAGAAGAATTATTTGGAGAATTCCAGCTCTAAGTACTGAAGCGCGTTATTCACCCCTTTTGCGGAGAAGCCTTGTTTCTCCCAGAAGAAGTAGGTGTTAATCTCTTCAAAGAGGACATTAGCAGTGAGCGTAGAGTACATGATCTTTAGAGTATTAATGAGCATGGTAGCCTTCCCTTTCTTCCGGTGTTCTGGTTCCACAACAAGCGCGATAATATGCGCCTGTCCTTTCCCTATGACACGATAGAGTAAGGCACAGTGAGGTGCGGTTAAGAAGCGTGAAGGCTCTTGAAAGGCCAAGTCCTCTAGAGGATAGTACTGGGCGAATAACTCCATTCTAGAAAGGAAGGGAGCAAGGGCGAATAATCCCTCTAATTCTTTCCTCTCTAAGAAAAGAAGAAATCTCAGCTCTCTAAAATGGCTAGTCCTTGGTTAATCACCTTGGCCGTTCTCTTAGGGTTAATCGGTCTAGGCTTAGTGATCTATTACTTCGCTACAAGAAATAACCCTCCTACTCCCTCCCCTACACCGGCGCCAGTACAACTAGATGAGAGAGTAGTCGTCTGTGGAGAGAACCGTTATTACATTACTGAGGGTAAGAAGTTCCCTCTTACTGAGAACGCTTGGACCTTATTAGGAGCTAGCGAACAAGGAAAGGCTTTACGCCCTGATAGTGCTCTCTGCGCTAAGATCTTAGAATTCCCTAGTGGAGTGGTCTCCATTAATACTAGAGAAGATGTAGATGCTATAGTAGCACGCGCTCCTATTGTAGAGATCGCGGGTAATGACGGTTCGGTATCTTGCGATACTTACTGTAGCTGTACATGGGGAAAGGAATTAATTGGGACTAATGCCGGACCTTATACCGGAGCTCGTGCTTTTGGGACCAATGATCCTCTTGCTGGTTCAATATGTCCTTGTCGTCTAACCAATGAACCAGAGTGGAAATGGTGCCCGACTACCGAAGGCAGTGCCGACCGTTGTGGAGGAGGGATCCCCTCATGTCCGCCTCCTACTTTCTTCTAATTCCCACAAAGAATAAGTTAACTAGATCAGAACAGAGTAAATGAGTGCGCAGAGCTCTATCGGTGTTCAGAAAGGACATAAGCAAGGAGACTACTGTGTCAGCTATTACGCCCTCGTGAAAGAGCCTGTTAACTCTGTCTACGGTATGTTCCTTAACGTGGGCAACTACGATACGCTAGAGGAGGCAGAGAAAGAGGCTAGTCGGATCCGTCTCAACATTAAGTGCGGGGGAAGAGTGTTAGCTCATCGCACAGGATACGTAGAGCCCCTTTTAGGGGAAGAACGCCCCCACGGAAAGAAGAAGAAGATCAGTGAAGACCTCTCCTCTATCTACAACTTGAAGGCCCAAGAACAAGCAGAGAAGGAACGCCGAGAACGTGCCGAAATAGAGCGGAAACGCCGAGAAGCCCTAGAAGAGCAAGAGGAGGACCCTACTTCTCTAGACTACTACGCGCGCCTACAGTTCCGTGTCAAGATGCTCAAGGACAGTATTACCCTACAAGAACAGAACTTAGCGACCGACCGAGAGAAATTATTATTACTAAGCAAGGAATTAGAAGAGCGTACCGAGGCTAATCAGGATTACGAGGGAAAGTGGGTACAACATTTACAAGAGACTTACGGCGTGGAGAACTTGTCGCTCACTGTACCTGAGCAGAAGGTAGAGCAGTTATTAGCACAGCAAGAAGCTTTAGTAGAAGACTTAATAGAAGACGAGGACTGCTCAGAGAGGAAGGAAGAAGATTAATACTTTACCCTAAGTAAAGTATGTGTTCTAATCTGGTAGAGGTGGCCCCTAATCAGTACGAAGATCCTATTACCCTAGAGTTAATCCCCTCTAATCGGATCGTGCATTTAACCTATGAAGGGCATTCGTTCTGCTATGACGCTTTATCTCTGTTAAAATATATTACTATAGAACAACAAGAAGGAAGAAGAGCACGTCTCCCCGATAATAACTTACTACTCTCTCGTGATGGGGTTGCTTATGTTAGAGAGGTAGCTCGTTCTAGCTTTCCTACGCGTTATCGGATCGTCGGCTTAGGCTTCTTAAACAGTAATATAATCTACCCCTCTTTTCCTACGAGAGAAGAAGCAGAATATTATATCACCTTATTACCCCCTGATTATTACCGCGTCGTAGAAGTAGCACATACTACCGACCCCGAAGAGTTGTTCTTACTGTATCCCTTTGGCCCTAACCCACAGGAAGCTACCTTATCTAATAATTACTTTGACATCCCTGCTATGGAGATGAGAAAGGCGTGGCTTCAGAGGGGCGTGGGTAGTAGTCAGCCTAATGATGACCTACTTTTCGGAGACGATCTCTATAGAATGTACCGGCGGGGAGTTTGGCGTTGGTTAGGAAGAGACCCTGATCTCGCCGGAGGGGATAGCACTAATCTTTTCTACACTGATCTCTCTAGGCCAGCGACTTATCTCTCCAACGAGACGCTACGAGAGTTAGAGGAAGACAACTGGGTAGTAGACTACTCAGCTACCCCTGATCTCTCTCCTTTAGAGATCGGAGACCGTATTATCTACTTTGACGTAGAATACGGCTACCCTGACTGCCCTACCGATCCAGACGGTTGTCCTGAAGACCTATTAAAAGAGGCCTTAGCGATCAGACCTCTTCGTTTCATTAATAACCTGACCCCCTATGATGAGTTGAGAGGAGCGGATTATGAGGCGGTTTATAAACCAGAGGAAGGACAGTTCTACTGTCGTAATCTAGACTTCTATGAAGACTTTTCTCCCTGCGAGAACTTACCTTATTTATTAAGTGAGAATAGAAGAAGACTTAACAGGGCAATAGAACAAGTGCTAGAGAGGGAAGAGCAGAGGCAAGTTAATGAGGGTGAGGCTGAATAAATTCTTCTCTCTAGAGAGAAGAATAAGAGAAGGACTAGAGAAGAATAGAGAAGAAATGGCACAACTCACTCCCTCTTCTTCCTCTGAAGGGGTTATTTCTACTAAGACCCTAGACAAACTTTCCCTATACGACTTAGCCCTCTATACCGTAGACCCCTCATGGAAGCCTCTCTTCCGGTCCCTTCGTGATGAGTTAGACCAGATTGACACCGTTCTACACAGGATCCAGTGTCAGAGTATTAACTTACCAGCTACGTCCCAGTGTTGGCTCTTTACTCCCAAGCGCGAGGATCTCTTCCGTGTCTTCCGTGAGACGGTAATGCAGGAAGTGAAGGTCGTGATCATGGGTATGGATCCTTACCCTAGTTTCTATTCCAACGGAGATCCCGTCGCTATGGGGATCGCCTTCTCGGCACGGAGTGTAATTCCTCCTTCTCTAGCTAATATCTTTAAAGAGTTGTCTAGAGAGTATCCGCACTTTACACCCCCTTCTACAGGAGACTTAACGGAGTGGTGTCGTCAGGGTATCTTACTCTTAAACGCTTCTCTGACTCACCTTCCTAATAGTAAGAAGACCCAAAAGGAGGTCTGGCTTCCTTTAGTCGCGAAAGTTCTTAATGAGGTCTCCAGTCAGGGAAAGAAACTCGTCCTGTGTTTCTGGGGGCGCGACGCTGAGGGCTATGCCAAGTACTTCCGCGGTAATCATTACACCCTGTATTCCTCTCATCCTTCCCCTCTCTCCGCTACCAAGGGCGATAAGCCTTTCATCGGGAACAACCATTTCCTCCTGATTAACCAATACTTAGAAAGTTTAGGGGAGGACCCTATTATCTGGAGCCTAGTTTAATACTTGTTAGATAACAAGTATTATTGTCTCTGGGCCCGCGGGCACAACTCATTCAGAACGGTCTTACTCTTCTGTAGAAGGGCATTATAATCCTCAGTGAACTTCATACACTCACAATCTAGATCGGTACGGATCTCTACTAAGCTCTCATAGAGTTGTTGGTTCGTAACCGAAGGATCTTGCTCTAACAGGCGTGCTTCTTGAACAAGTGCTTGCATCTTGTACGTGGTCTCTTGTAGGGTGTTGATACGCTCGGCGTAATCGTTAAGGATCGTCGTGGCGTTGTTCGTGGCGAAAGGATTAGAGGAGGAAGGCGGGTTAGAGGAAGGGGTGGTCTGAGAAACGGAAGAGGAGTTAAGGGTCGTCATCTTCTTTACAGGATTACCCTTCACTTTAACAAGCTTAAGAAACAGTTTAACCAGACTTACCTCATCATAAATAGGACAATGAGCTCTATTTTACAACTAGGGGCTTCGTCAGGGGGGAAAGAGCGGACCCTTCCGGACTTAGAGCAAGGTAATTTCGGAGGGTCTTCCTCTTCTACGCTTCCTATTACCACTACTACTTCTACTATTAATCCAGTAGAAAAAAGTTCTACGAATAACCCTTCTACTTCTTCCTCTCTCCCTGCTTCGGCTCCTCCCCCCACGTTTTCCTCCTCTAATCACCCTCTCCTCTCAGAGGATCAGAAGACCCCTACTTTCATAGAAGGCTCGCCTTCTGTTCCCTTTCTTCCTCATCTCTTAGCGAGTAATAGTATCTGGACTAGTGAACTAGAACTACAACTCTTAGAGTTCGCAGAGTTATGCGAGGAGTATTCGCACGCCTGCGAAAAGGACGCTCTAGCACAAGAGAAGAAAGGTCGGTTCTTTCGTCTATCCTCTATGTTAGCCTCAGGAAGTAGTGCGATTATTCCTCACTTACAAAACGTCAAGGAGGAAGCAGTGAGTATTGCGGTTACCGTGATCGCTACGGTTGCTTTATTAACTAATGTCATACAGGCGGTCTACAGTTTTGACAAGAAGTCTGGGGAAGAAGTAAATGCTTCGTTACAGTTGAGAGAGATGGGGAAGAGAGTAAGGCTAGAGGTGACCAAAGGAGTAGGCTCGCGTTGGGCTGATCCTTTCACGAAGATGTTAGAGTTAGAGGAGAAGCTCAGCGAGATCATGCATAATGTCTCTCCTAAGATCGTTAATACCAAAGATATTAGAGAAAGAATTAGGAAGAGTAGGAGACTGCGCTTAAGGAAGGCTTAATTCCTCTTCCATGAAAAGGAATATTTTATCTATAATAAATGGCACAGCCCGCTTGCAGTAATATACAAAGAGATAGTCAAGGACGATTACTAGATCCCATTACCTCTAATGTCATTCCTTCTAAATGGCTTATCACTATCAGAGTAGGTAATTCTACCCATTGTTACGATGCTAGATCATTATTAACCTACTTTTCTTACCAACAGGGTGATCAATACTATTTACCTAGAGGAGTAATAGCCCCAGAAGATACTCTAAAGAGAGTAAGACTGCTAATACGTAGCAACTATCCTGAAGTTTACTTCGCAGAACCTTGGGAAGAGAACCGTAGAGTTGCCCAATTCTGGGAAAGAGACCTAGCTATGAAGTTTATGGTAGATAATGCGGACAGTAATAGGGACTATGTTCTATATAGAGAACCCTTCATTGACGATGACTGTGAACTACAGAAGGTGTGGAGAACTTATGGTCTTAATGATACCGGAGATGCAGATACTGACGCAGTAATCTCTGTTCATGATATTAGAAGACAACAAGAAGGACAAGAGGGTAGTAAGAAACGCAAGTTCTTCTCTCTGTTCTAATATAGATGTTTTCCTCTCACGTGAGAGGAATATTCTACCTATAATAAATGGCACAGCCCGCTTGTGGCAATCTTAATAGAGATGAAGAAGGGAGGTTAATAGACCTGTTCACCTATGAACCTATCCCTCTTGAGCGCCTAATTACCCTTGATATTAATGGCTTCCTCTATTGTTATGATGCTTATCAGCTTTTTATCTATCTATCTAACCAGATGCAGGGATCTTTCTATGACGGAGAAGAATTAATACTCCCAGAGAGGGTTCCTATTAGTGCAGACCATGTTCATGAAGTAGCCGATAAAGTTAAGGAGAATTTACCTGCTATTTTTAAACTAAGTACTTACCCTGAGTTTCGTGGAGGTAGCAGAAGGGGCGGGTTTTCAAGACATGGGTCTGAGCCCAGACCCAGACCTAGGCCTCAAATCACAGCAGAATTCTCCTCTCTAGAGGAAGCACAGGCTTTTATAAGGAATAATGCAGAAATGTTCTTATTACGTTTAGAACAAGTGAGATATACTGTGACTGATCCAGTACTAAGAAGAGCATTTGAACGTTATGATAGCGCTGGGACGTTAGTGTCTTCTCCTGATCAATATATTGACCTTACGCCTCCTAGTTCTTTATTATCTCGCTAACGATTAACAGAGGCTCTAATCGTAAAACCTGTGTCTCCACGTCCACGTTTAACTCGCCTAGTATCTCCTCTAACCATAACTCCATCTCTAAAAAGAGCCAACTCTGTCGTCCCCTCATCACTCCTTCAGCTTCGTTCTGTATTAATCGTTGCTTCTCTCTCACGGTCTCCCATTGTGCTAGTAAAGGGACACTCTCCTCTAGAAAGATAGCCGACTGCGCTAGGCTCATTATTAAGTTGTTAAAGAGGATCCCCTTCTCTACTTTACTAAGCATTACCCTGATTAGTTCTTTGTTTATTACTAAAGGATAGTTCATAGTGTTAACAGAAAAAACACCCCACGGACAAGCAGTCAGAGCGATATAATCATAAGATAAATCAGGGATCTCTTCCCAGAAGGCAGTAGTGGTAATGTCTCCTACTAAATCTGGGCTATCTTCCTCGGATAAATCTACCATAGTGAAAGAGAAAGGAGGTGAGAAGAGTTGCGCTAAGTACCAGAACTGGCTCGGGTTCTGTCTCCGTCCGGAGCAGAGCGCTAAGATCCTCATCTCTTTATACTTTATTTACGATAAAGTATTGTCTAAGTTCTTACTCCTCTAACGCGATCACCTCGTCAAAGTAGCCACAACAGCTATTATGTAAGGTCATGATAATAGGGATACTACGCTCCTGCGCCGTCTCTTTCAGGGCTTCAATCACGGTGTCTATTAATCCCCCGTCTAGAGCGCTTAAACTCTCGTCTAAGAGTAAGAGAGGAGAAGCCACCGCGTGATTTAATGCTAGCAAGATCGCTAGAGAGACACGGGCGCTCTCTCCTCCGGAAAGCTGACTAACGTCGTCGTAGGAAACGTCGCGGTAGTTAATACTCAGGTTAATGCAGGGCTTGGACAAGCCGTTCTTCATCTGCTTCACCGTCTCTAGGCGTACCGTAATAGGAAGGTCAAAGAGCTTGTCTAACTGCTGTGCTAACTCTATATTAATGGTCTTAATAGCTTCTTGGAGTAAAGAGGCTTCGGCTAGTAAGGCCTTCTCCTTTAGCTTCCCTAGTAAGGCATAACGCTTCGTCTCCTCTTGATGATCTCTAGTGTGGTTTTCTAAGTCTCCCTCTAGACGGGATAAATGCTCATTTAACTGTAGGGCCTGCTCTAAGGCTCGGGACTGCTCTAGCTTCTGATTAAGCTCGGTCAAGTCCCTGATATACTGGGCTAAGGTCTCCTTGAGAGAAGGGGGCGGGTTATGTAATAAAGCCTTCTGCTGATAGATCTGCTCCGTGATTCTCTGGGCGCTTAGTAAGTGGCTTAATCGCTCCTTAATCTTCTGTAAGGCTTGAGTAAGAGGTTCCAGTTCTAGGGGCGGGGACGGGGTCTTCTCATCTTCCTTCATTACTTCCTCTAGAGAAAGAGAAGGGTGAAGGCGTAAGAGCAGATTGAGCCGACGTTTCCGCTCTTTCTCTTGGTGTACTAGGCATTGCTGACGGAGTTCTTCCTCTTGCCGTAAACGTTGCAGGGATAAATACTCCTGCTCTACCTCCTTGAGACGGTGTTGAAGAAGCGTGAATTCACCCTCATCTAGGTGCTCTAAGGGCGCTATTTTCTTCAACAACTCTTCCCTCTCTCTTACTTGGGCTAATTCTTCTTTTATTACTTTGACACTACGAAAGGGAATAATCCCTGCCCCCACGGGAAAGGGGAGCTTACTGGCAAGGGAGGCTAACCGCTCCCTCAGGATCTGCTGACGGGCCTGTTTCTCTCGTGCTTCTAGGTACTTCTGGTAGCGTTCTTTCTGAAGCGAGTATTGTTCTAGTTCTTGTGCTAGGGTAGAGATTAGCCCCTCGTCTACCTCCTTTAACTGTCCCTTCCATTCTTGGTGTTTACGGGCTAGAGGGAGTAGTCGCTCTAACTCCTCTAAAGGGAGAGTACTCTGGTAGGTAGCATACTTGTTCAAGGCTTCCTTCCGTAAAAAGAGGGGTTTCTGTGCTTCCTGTGAGGAAAGGAGCGACAGTCCCTCTTCTATCTTCTGTAATAACACAGAATAATACTGCTCTTGGTCAGAGGGAAGGGACGTTAACACGCTACACTGTTCTTCTACACGCTTAATCTGCTCTTGTAGAGAGGCCACTTCTTCAGGGCTTAATTCAGGCGTGTTATTCTCTACAGGGACTTGGCTAGAAGTACTCTCTTCTACTTTCTTCTTTCCTAAGCGAGAGGGAAGGGGTTTCACGGCTTTCGGGCCTAAGGTCAGGCAGTGATTGCGGTAGAGCAAATTACTATTGCAAGAAGGGCAGACTAGCTTCTCAGGGGGCACTTTCTCTACTAGCTGGGATAAATCCTCGCGTAGTGAGGTTAAGGTCCTTCCCTGTAAGTTTAGTCCCTGTAGTAAGGCTAGGTCGCGCTTTGTCTCTTTCTCTAGTAAGAGCAGACTAGAACGATCTTGCGGTAAGGCAGGGTCTAGAGGGGTGAGCTTCAGGTCCTGTAAGGATAAATACTCTTGGTACTCTTTCTCTCGTGTGCTCTGCTCTAGTAAGTACTCTACGCTGTATTGTTCTAACAGTCCTTGCTCCTGTAGATTTCTAAGCTTCTCTCGTACTTCTTGGTTCTGTTCCTGTAGGGCTCTTAAGCGGTAGTAGAGTTGTTCGCGCTCTCTCAACTCTGGGGGCGGAGAGACTTCCTCCAGAGGGAGGTAGTCTTCTAGTTCTGAGAGGAGATGATTATACTCTTCTACTACATGCGCTATTCTTCCCTCCTCTTCTAATTCTTCTAGAGAGGAAGAGACTAGAGGAAGTAGGGACAACTCTCTCTGAACTGTCTCATTATGCTTGAGTAAGTCCCCATTACGACGCTTCAGCGCTTGGTACTGTGCACTCTCCTCTAAGAGTACCCCCTTCTCGCGCTCTAGTTCTTGAAAACGTTCTAGTGAAAAGGTCCCTGTCTGAAAACGGCTCTGCAGGGCTTGCAAGTCCTTCTGATATTCTTGCCAGAGTAAATAGTATTCTTGTGCTAACTTCCCTTGTGTAATCTCGCGTTCCAGTTGCTCTTTACGGGACTGCGTTTCTTGTAGTTCTTCGGCATTAAAGGAACAAGGGAGCTTGGTAGTCAAGTCGCGGATCTGTTGCTCAATCCTCTGGTTCTGAGCGGTGATTATATCCCGATGATGTTCATGCTCCTCTAGGTGCTTAATCTGGCTTTGCAGATTTTTCCTCTTCTCTTCTAGCGTCGTGATTTCTCCACGGACCTTCTCTAGAGAACAGTCTTTCTCTTCTTGTAAGGGACGGAGTGTAGCACAGTGTAAGGTCTTAAAATTCTCCACCTGTCCCTGTAGTACTTGTAAAGAACCTTGTAATTGGAGTAAGCGCTTCTCCGTAGAGAGGAGGTGTTTACTAATTAATTCTTTATACTTACTAATGTCGTCTCCGTGAAAGGCGAGACTCTCCATTAAGGACAGTTTGTCCAAGCTCTTCCCCTCTAGTAGTTGGCTCTTTTCTCCCTGTCGTAAGTACGAGGACGCTAAGAACACTTCTTCGGTACCAAAGATAGCGTTGATTAACGCTTGGGCCTGCTCATCTTGATAGATGAGCCCTTGGTCTAGTTGCAACTGAAGTAAGTTGGGGTCCTTAGAGCGTGTGATCACCGCTCTTTCAGGGATACGGCCGTTAGTACAGAGATGAGACAAGCCCGTGCCCTCATAAAAGAGCTGTACTGAGGTCTTACTCTCTCCGAAACTAGAGACTTTCCGTACTTTCCCGTACAAGACGAACTCTAACGCTGTGAAGATAGTACTCTTCCCGATCCCACTCACACCTGACAACAAGACCACCCCCTGAGCGGGGAACTCTATTACTTTATTACGATGATGCCGGAAGTTCTTCAGGACGAGCTTCATTTATAGAGAAGGAATAGCCCTAATGTAGTAGCTTTCATTACTACTGAGAAAAGAGAGAAAGTGAGATTATTCCCTAGCGAAAATGGAGCAGTTTCTCTCTTTAACGTCTCCTCCTGCGCCTAGCAAGATCCTAGGCGCAGGAGGATCCTTTCATTACTACATTACAAAAGAGGGAAAATGCTACGTCATCGGTAATAACTCCTACCATCAGCTAGGACTAAAGGGGAGCACGTTTTATGGGGAATGGACGTTGCTCCCTTTCAACGTGAAAGAGATCGTCTCGGGTTTTCACCACTCCCTACTCTTAACGCCCTCAGGACAAGTCTATGCTACCGGTGAGAACGAGTTCGGACAATTGGGACTAGGAATGATAAGGCACTTTAGCATATGGACCTTAGTTCCTCTAGAAGAGCCCGTTCGGAAGATTTACGCTTCAGGGGACCAATCTTTCCTAATCACGGAGAAAGGAAAAGCTTACGCCACCGGCTCAAACCGTTATGGTCAGCTCGGATCAGTGGATCTCCCTGAGTTAACAGAGTGGACCTTACTGCCTTTCACCGTGTCCGAGTTTAGCTGTAGTCCTTATTACACCTTGCTTTGTACTACTTCAGGACAATGGTTTTACAGCGGTCTTCATGAAGGAGCGTTCGGACTAGCGAATTCTATCAAGAAATGGACCCGTCTTCCTCTTCCTTATTAATTCTTCTCTCTAGAGAGAAGAATTATTTCCTCCGACGGAAGAGCGTGAAGTGCACCTCTCTCATCATTTGTACAGTCTTCCGATTGCGTTCCCGACTACGTTCAATGAGCTCCTCACGGTTCTTAACCTGTCTCTGGGTGAGCACAGTGTCCACTAAGTACACGTAGCAACTCGGCGAGAGCAGGTCCAAGTTCTCTTCAGAGAGGTAGCCTTCTTCCCCGTCAGGGGTAAGATAACGTACGTTAGCCATGTTTATTATGAGAGGGATTATCCCGCTCTTCTCTCAACTCTTTTCTCAGTTAAGTACTAATAATTACGTTGCCCGCTCCTCGGCTTCGGGCTAATCTTTCCTGTAGCGCGCGTAGTTCCTGTGCATAACGGTTGATCTCTTCATCGTCCCGTTCTACTAGTTCCCGAATGAAGGCCTGATTTTGTGCCAGCCATGCGTTCAGGTTATTCTCTAGGTCATCGTGATAGGCTAAATGAGCCTCTAAGTGCGCCCGAGCTTCGTTAACCTGTTGTTCTAGGAGCTGTACCTCTCTTTCTCTAATCTGTGTAAAGGCTTGGCGGGTAAGTGAACCCCGTTCTTCTGCTAGGACTAAGGCCCGATCCCTTTGACACTGTTCACGCATCTGGAGGACTTGTTGTTGTGTCAAGGCGAGCTGTTCTACCTGAGCTTGTAGTTGTGCCTGTTGTTCCGCATTCTGCGCCGTGAGTGTGTTAAGTTCGCGACGGGCGTCCGAGAGTTCACGGCTCCGTTCCGCTAAGCGGTTGCGTAGGGCATCTACTAGCTCCTCGTACTCAGGGTTAGAGCGGTTCTCTTGACGGGCTAAGGCTAGTTCATTATTAACTTCTACTAATCTAACACGACATTCCTCTTGTTGAGAGGCAAGCCGACTATTCAAGGCACTCACTTCATCCTGAGCCTGTGCTAGTAATAAAGCCTGATCACGTAAGGCTTCCCTTTGTTCCTGTGCTTGGGAGTTGAGAGAGACGATGACCTGATCATTAGGATTGAACTGACTACTTCGTGCTAACTCCTGCGCCTGTTGTTCTAGGGCAAGAGCGCGTTGATCTAATTCCACGCTATAACGGTCTAGATCGGCTTGTCTCTGTTCTAATGTACGGGTCGCGACTAGTAAAGCCTCTTGTTCCTGTTGAAGCGCCGTAGCGTTTCGGGCGAGGACTTCTCGTTCCTGATTAGCCTGCTGAGCGCGTTGGGTTAGAACAGCCTCTTCCTCTCGCAACTGAGCAATCCTACCCTCTAATTCTCTTCTCTGTTCTAGAGTGAGGGTCTGGTTCGCACGGAGTAAGTCCTCCTGTACTTGGATCACTTGATTACGCTCTTGGGTTAAGACCTGTCGTTCCTGTTCTAGTTGAGCCTGTAGTTGTGCCACCCTCTGATCGCGTTCCTCTAGCGCGACTTGTTGCTGTGCTACCGAGACTAAATCGCCCTGAACCTCACGGAAGACCTGAGCGATTTGGCCGATACGCTCTTGTACTCTTCGCTGGGTCTGATAATGTGTTAACGCCGACTGCTCAAAGTTCTGGTAAGTCGTCTCTACTTCGTTGAGAAGCTGGTTCAGGACGGCGCTCTCCCTCTCAATCTCTTGCCAAGAAGGGAAATTATTAAGAACTTGGTTAGCACGAGTGGTGATTCTCGTATCTTGAGGCCGAGTTCCCTGTTGAAAGGGATTAGGACGAGGGACTACTCTTGTCTCTGAAGGTAAAGAAGGTGCCGAAGGGGTAGGTAAGGTTAGTGTGAGCGGAGAAGCCTCATCTGTAGTGAGTGGGAAAGAACTAGGACGCGGACGGAACAGTTCCTCATCTATGAAGCTAGAAGAAGTAGGAAGCGCTCCTTCCGAACGAGTAGATTGAGGCCCTGAGAAGCTAGGACTGCGGGGACTAGGGGCACGTTCCGGATTAAAGGACTGCGCCCCTGAGAAACTAGAGGAGGTAGAAAGAGGAGCGTTAACGACATCCTCTATTAAGTCCCTAGTGAGTAAACCTGAGGAAGCCAAACGGTCAAAGGCACCCTTCTTATTATTAGGGACACGCAGTCCCACTAAGTCTGCTAAGGTTCTCAACTGGGCTAAGGTGAAGTCATTGGGGGTAAGCGCGTCCATAACTAGTTCTTTTACTACACTCTATATCTTTTCTGGCAAGTGTAATTTCTCTTCTAGGTAAGAGGCTATGGCTTCGGTAGGGACCGTATAAGGAACCACTAAGAAGTCTAGGCCCCGCTTCAAGATCTGTTCCTTCTTGACCTGATCACGGTAGACCTGAGCGAGGAACTGATCGCGGTTTCCATGAAAGGTAGAAGACTGGGTATAATGCTGTTCCCCCGAGACTTCTACCGCGAGGGACAAGTCTTCGTTATAGCAATCTATCTCTAAACTCTTATTAGTATGAGGATTGCGGAGCCAGTGAGGACGGACCGAGGGGAAAGGACGGGAGAAATAATACTCTAGTAGAGCCCGTGTGTACCGCTCTCGTTTCTTCTCTCCTCTGAATTGTTCAGGGGTAGGTTTCTCTCTTTCTTTGGAAAGGAGCGACTGGGATGTAATTTCTCTTCCCCGAGGTATTACAGAGGGTGGGGTAATAATCCTCTCTAAAGGAAGGGCGCCAGTCCTCTCTAAAGGGAAGCCTTCTAACCACGCTAAGGGATCTTCTAAAGTAAAGGGTCTAGATAAGCCTCTGACCCATTGGGGCAGTTTCTCTCGAAACCATTCTCTAACACGTTGTACTGAGCTTTTCCCGAGAGACCAGAGGATTATTATTACTATAATTACTACTATTACTGTGATTAAGGTCCGCTTATTAAAGCCCCACGCCATCCTTTAGAGGAAGATACTTCTCGAGAGAAAAGTATTAACTAAATGATGAGAGGAGCGCGGTCCATTTTCACGACAGTGTTCTTCCCGCGATGACTGTGCAGAATAAAACGAGCGATATTACTGCTGAGTGGTAATAAGAGATAAGGGATCTTACGCATTACCTCTACTTCGGCTACTAACCTCAATAAAGATCGTTCCTTTTGCTTGACACTGCGCTTATTAAAAGTACCTTGATCATGTCCATTTACCCCTTTAGGGCAGAACGACCTCACCACGATCTTAACCTGTTTCTCTTGGGCTAACTGTGTTAAGAGGCGGGTCAGCTCTTGTACAGCGTAATAGTGATCCGACATGATAAAGACCCGTGTGGTTTTACCTTTCGGGAAGGGGTACTCTCTTAGTTTATAATAATAAGAGTTAATAGTGAGATAAGACATCTCACCCGTACTGACCTTATCTCCCGAACGGTACTACACGCCGATCTGGAAGGACTGGGTTAACTTCTTTCTCTGTAGATAATTATTAAGGAGTTTAGTATAAGAAGGGGTTAAACAGTATAATGCTCGGAAACGCTTCCGGAAGTAGTCTCTAGAGAGGGAGCGACAGAAGCGCAAGATAAAGTCCTGATGAAAGGAGTTAGCTGAGTAAGGGGTAGAGCCTCTTCGGACGAAAGGAGGTAAGTTCAACAACGACTGTAAAAAGGGGTAGTTCCGCCCTAAACAGGTTTCACTGTCATCTACTAATAAGGGTAGTCCTTTCTCTTGCGCATAGATGAGAACGTAGAAAAGGTTGTTAAGATTGCTTAGGAAGCCCCAGTTTCCTAGTTTCAAGTAAAGCATTTATGTACACCTATAATCCTTGTCGCGCGACAAGGATTTCTTCTCCCTCTTTCGGTTAATACAGAATACGACGGGTCTTTAATGAAGCCTGTTGCACTAGGGTCTTCACTTGGGTATTAACAAGACGCCACTTCTGGATGAAGTCCATAATCCAGAAAGGCTTCACCGTATCCTCCCCAGTACTATAGGCTACTTCATAGAGCTGACTAACCGGCTTCATTATCACGTTGCTGATGTAATAGTCCCGATCAATAGCATAGCGAGAGGGATTAGAGGCGTATTCTTCCTCTAGCACCATCTTATTCCCTGTTCCTTTCAAGGGAGAGACACAGTACAAGAAAGAGAGGCGATCACCATCACGGAAGTTAATGCCCTGCCCTTTCAAGCGCTTCCCGAAGACGGCTAAAGGGTTGCTGTCTAGAGCGTAGTGCTCACGCACCGACTTACTAATAGTTAGGTCTGTATAGGGCACTTCTGCGCGGTATAACTTCAGGCACGCGTTAGTAATAGCTTGGCTTGCCTTCTGCGCCCCCTCTTCGACGGTATCACTGTACATAATACTTAACACTACTTCTTTGTAGAGTTTATAGGCGAAATGACAGTTATCACGACGGGCTAAGATCACTCCTTTCGCGTAGAGCTCGTCAGGGTTTTCTTCCACAGTGCCGTCTTCCTTTAGTAAAACGGCCATGTAGCGCTTGGGCGTCACCAAGATAAAGCTTCCGTAGACCCGTTCTAACTCTATCTTCATAGGCTTGGGAAACATCTTACTAAGCTTTTCTGCTAAGGCTTGTCCAAAGGCGTAGATCTGTTTCCGCGATTGCCCCACGAAGGTTGCTAAGATACTATCAGTATCGCCCATACGCACCACGCCTCCTTCTTCTTTAATGGCGTTCTCAATGCGGGTAATGTTGATCCGTCCTAAGGCGGTAACGCACATCGCGCCTTCCAAGAAGGGAAGCTTGCCGTTCTTCACTCCTAAGTAGCCATAGACACTATTCGCAGAGACTTTGTAGCTGTTTTGACGCACGTTCAAGACGTTATACTGAGGTTCTCCCTTGGCGTACTTCCCCATTAACTTCTTAGTGGCCTTACGTTTATCAAGAGTGGCGGTTAACATCTTAGGGAGCAATCCTTCTAGGAAATCCTTCTTGATGAAACGGAAGCGGTACTGTACCCCCTCGCTTTCCCACTCTACTATGTTGCAATGTTCATCAGGGATCTTACTTCCCTCTGGAACGAACGTAGTATAACAGATGTTATAGGCTTGAATGAGCGAGGGGTACAGGGAGTTGAAGTCAAAGCTACAGACGTCCCTGTATAAACCCGCGGGGAGATGTTGTACCTTCCCTCCTTCAAAGGGGTAGTCTACTACTTCTCTTTCGTCTATATAGTATTTATTATGAACAACATAGTCGTATAGTTGAGAGAAGACCCGTACCTGTTGTCCACGGGTATAACTGTCTTGTATCGTTAATCGTACGACCTCAGCTTGCTCGGTTAAGCCCGTCCAGACGTTTAGATATACAAAGAGCTGTAGAGGACGGAGGGTATCAATGAGACAGTAGTAGCCGACAATGGCCATCATCGCTTCCGCTTGTGAAGCGTAGTAAGCTAAGATCTCCTCTAACGTCCCTCCTCTCTCAATAAGTGTTCTTAGGGAGGTAGTAGCTTCTTCGTTATGTAAAGGGTACTCTAGAGGGATTTTCTCCTTTCGTCCATCTTGGTACATTTTACCTAATTCCTCATTACACATTCCTTTGGACAGTTTATACAACAAGAAGATCCGCTCCGGTGAGAGGGGTACCTTGTTCAGCTTCAGGAAATAATGCGAGCAGAAGTCTAAGTTATACTCTCTCAACTTATAATCACGAAGGATCACGACCATCATATCTATAGAGATGCGCCCGTCCATTTGCGGAATGTACAACTCCTGTCTTCCGTAGGCCCCGCTTTCCCAGTCTAAGGAGCGCACCGAGACTTTCCGGCGCTCAATACGGGAACAGTTATCCCATGAGAGGAACTTAGTGGCTAGACGCTTGTCCATATAGTCGTTATCAAAGCCTAATCCGTTGAAAGTGAGGAGTAAGTCGGGGTTAGTTTCCTCTATTAACGCGAAGAAGCCTTTCAGCAAGGCTATTTCACTGGAGTACTTACGTACTTCGGTATTAGGTAATTGTGTAATCGGGGCATGTTCACCATACACTAAGACATAGTGTCTCCTAGTCTCTTCATGATTAAGGCGTTGAAAGGTAGCCCCGATCATGAAGATCTCATCTTTCACGTTAAGCGCACTAGGGAACTTCTTAGGGTTGTAAGAGAGTACTTCAATATCGTAAGAGAGGATCGTAGGCTCTACCTTCCATTCACCACAGACTTCCTCAGGGACTTTCGTTAGGGTATGCCAGTCTACCCAGTACTCGTGAGTGAAACCTTTCCCGTCCTCTTTAGAGATCTTACGCTCATCGGTTAACTCCTCTCCTTTCGCACTAAGCCATGATACATAACTAATCTCTCTAATCGTAGCTAACTTCTTGAGTTGAGAGACCGACTGCTCCCGCGGAATAAGCTTGAGACGAGCTCCCGCTACTACGACAGGGTATTTGTTGCAGTAATTGACGCAGTGGCGTAAGGCGTTCTCACTGGGGAAACTAAGTAAGAGTAAAGGACGTTCCTCGCTTTCTTGGTAGAAGAAGAATTTCTTGCGTTGTTGTAGTAAACTTTTAATAGGCTTATCGGGTCCTAACCGTTCAGAGAGGAACTTGGTCAAGTCCGCGATGTCCGCTTGCGACCACTTCCTATTGGGAAGTTCAAAGTAGCAGTAAGGGTTAAAGGAATGGACCCTGATTAAGACGGGTTCGGAAGCGCGATTGTGTGCGTACAGCTCCACATGGTACTTCTGTTCCTCTTCGTGATCGGTCTCTTCCCAGCGTTTCCAGTCGTAAGGACGAAAGATTATTTCGCTGAGCATTTTAGTATGTGTGAAAGAGAGGAGCAGAGGTAGTCAAATTATAGGGATGATAAGAGGGTTATAGTGGAAAATCTTAACCTCTACTAAATGACCTCTCTTTCGCGCCCTGTTGTCAGAGAGGAAGAAGACCGTCCAACCCCCAGAGCTAGTACGGCCTTGAACGTCATAGCGGGAATAATCATCTTCGCTCTCTTAATCCTTGCCGTATATGGATTATACCGTGCTCTTAAGTCGGGTTAAATTACCCTCTCACTAAGAAGGGCTTGATTACGATGGCCCTTTCTTCTATTCTCTGGTCAAGTGGATAGAAGGTATAAGCTTTCCTTTGGTTAGTTAATAAGAGAAGGTTCTTAGAACTCTTTCCTAAGGCTACTATCCTTTCTCCTGTGAGAGAAAGAGAGATTAGACGGGTTAATCCCTCTAGAGAGTAGTGGAGTAAACCTTCCTCAAGGTAGTAATACCCCTTCTGTGCCTTGATCAGCGTTCGGAAGTGCGCACCCTGCTCTGACGGGGAAAGCGTGGGGAAGGCTAAGCGCTCAGTCCTAGGTAAATAACGCCACATTTATTTCTATTCTTCCTGAATAGAAAGAGTTAGCTTCCCTCCATTCCCTATTACTAGTAGAATGGAGCGTTTGTACAGTCTTCTCCGTCTTAGGGGGCATTGTTGTACTCGTAATGAAAAACGTGCTCTAATCGCTTCAAAAGAAGGATTACTATATGTGAAAGGTGGCAATGAATGTTATAGTTTAGGAGTGCTTCCCCCAGAAGTAGACGACTGGACACTAGTTCCCTTATCCTTTAAAGTAAAAAAGGCTTATACTGGTAAGTTCCACTCTTTCTTAATTACAGAAGAAGGAGCCCTCTACTGTACGGGTAAGAATTACTATGGACAGTTAGGACTAGAAAGTAGCAAACTCTATAAGACATGGACTTACTGCCCTATCCCCTTTAATGTTATAGGCATGGCTATCTGGTCCCAATTCTCTTTCTTAATCACAGAGAAAGGATTAGTCTGTGGAACTGGTTATAGTCGTTTTGGGTACCGTGATCGCAATAATCATAGTAAGGTATGTCAGTTCAGGAAGAACTGGGCCTTACTCTCTTTCCCTTTCCCTGTAAAGCTAATAAAGGTTATCGCACCTTTAGACCATGCTTTACTAATTACAGAGCAAGGCCTTCAGTACCAGACACTTGAAAGAGGGGAATGGCATCGCCAGAACTAATATTCTACTCTCTAGAGAGTAGAATTATTCTAACCCGATACTCGGACAACTTAGCCCCTGTACAAAGTAATCCTTTAAAGAGGGAGGTTTTCGCACTACCTCCTCTAATCCTTTAATGGGCGCCATCCGTTCTAACCCGTCTTTCCCTAGTCCGAAGATCTTCCCCTCACCGTCGCTTCTTAACGCAATCACTTCACAGGGGAATTGCGCCAAAACCTGACAAAGCGGAGCACCTACGATTAAGTTCCCGTCAATACAGATATCATTAGCGGAGTAGTAGAGTGTGTTAAAGTGAGGAAGACGGACACGAAGCGTCGCGGGGCGGATCTGGCTCTGCGTGAGAACCTGTCGTTCTAAGTGGCGACTGAGATCGGGGCGGAGGAGTTTCAACATACTTAGAGTAGTGTAGAAGACAATAGGCGCCCTGCTTCCTTTTGTAGCGACAGGGTTTACCGTTTAGATAAGAGGCGAGACAAAGAAGCGCAGGTTCAGAGACAGGTTTACTGCGTAAATGTACGCCACATCGTCCTTCTTTCTTAGCTTTATTAGAACAGTATTGGCAGAAAGTACGGACGACGAAGGGCTCTGCGATCTCCTCTAGTGCGTATAGGGACGTGGTCTTAATCTGCTCTAGAGAGTGCTTGCTAGGCCAGATATACCCGAAGGATAAGTACTCTTTTGGGAGAGCGGTTAAGAAAGTATACAGGGGAGTACTCACCTTATCTTTCAAGTGAGAGGGGTTATACTGAGCAAAGTCCTTCAGGATTAACTGGGCGTACATGGCATAACAGACTTTCTCATTAAAAACCCAAGGGGGCTTAGAAGCGCAATCCTCTAGAGGATAGAGAGGCATGTTATTACGGAAGCCTCTTCGGACCCATTCACTTACGACAGCGTTATAATACTGCTTCAAGCTAGGTAAATAACCTTCCCAACATTTAATAATGGGATGTTTACTCCACGGGATCTCCCCTTTCTTTTCTCCAGACTGTAGACGTTCTAAGATCCTAATAATCTGAGACGCTTCTACTCTTTGCTTCCCTAGACGCCGGTTATCTAAGATCCGAGCATTCTCGGCATAGTCCTCCCAGACTAGAAAGGTGATCATTCTACTAGCCTAGTAGAATAGCCCTTCCTCTCAAGGCTTTAAGCACTTTTCCTTCAGAATTCTCCCCTATATAAATGGTACGTTATTACAAGCGCGCTTTACTACTCGGCTGTAATTACCCCAACACTCCTTTCACGCTAGAGCGCTGTGTTCAAGACATGGAGAACGTGAGAGCGTTCATCACTACAGAACGTGGCTTCCCTTCTTCTCATGTTAGGAAGCTCTATAATCAAGCCATGAATTATAATAATATCTGGAACCACCTTCATGAGCTAGTCAAGCTCAGTCATAGCTATGCTAAAAGGAAGTACGTCCCTGCTTTCGTCATCGCTTACAGCGGTCATGGCACTAGTCTCCCTACCTATGATCCGAAAGGACTGAGCGATGAATACGATCAAGAAGCCTTAGTCCCCTACGACGTTCAGAAGAGAGGGGTGATCTTAGACGATGACTTGTACGCTAACTTTATTACTAAGTTGCACCCTAGTACGCAACTCTTTATTCTGGTAGACGCCTGTAATTCTGGGACGGTCTTTGACCTTCCTTACGCGGACGGGAGAATAGCGATGCGTAATCATCAAGTGAAGTGCTCTGTGATCCAGTTAGCGGGGGCTAAGGACGATCAGCTTTCGGTTGAGACCAGTCAGGGCGGTCTACTCACTACGAAGTTCTTACAGGTTATGCGGAAGCGCAAGCCCAAGTTAATCTCCTCTCTCAAGAGGTTAGTAGGGGACTTATCTATTCCTAGTAATAAACAAGAGCCGGTTCTCGCAGTGAGCGATTTAACCAAGCTTAATAACCGCTTGTTCGCGTGGTTAGCGCGGAAACGGTAAGATAACTTCTCTCTGTGAGAAGTTAATTCCTCTTCTAAGAAGAATATAAATGGCTTCACCCCTTCAAGTCAAGGTGAAGGTCGCAGTCATGGCGAAAGATGAGGAAGACATTCTCCCCTATTTCCTAGAGTACTACGGTGCTCTCTTCGGCTTTAGTAATATCCATATCGCCGATAACTTCTCTACTAATAAGGAGTACTTATCCACTCTGAGAAAGTATCAGAAGAAAGGGGTGATAGTGAAATGGAAGGCGGACGGTTTCACCGATAAGGGTAATTACTTACTCAAGTGGATGAAGAAATTATACCCTGCACACCAAGCGGACTTTATTCTCTTCGTGGACATAGACGAATTCGTAGTGTTTAGTTCCGGAGAGAACGCAGACAAGCTTTCCTTCTCTAGTAATAAGAACAAAATCTTAGCAGAGCTAACACGTCTAAAGGGAGAGTATCCAAGTCAGCCCTCTTTCCGTTATCGGACATGGGCCTTCGGAAGACAGACTAAGCTAGAGTATAGTAATGTCATCAAGGAACAGTTCTACTTCTCTAACTTTATTAGTGAGAGTGAAAAGAAGGTTCCCTTTTACCAGAGACGTAATCGGAGATACCGCAAACTCTTCTTTAACCCTGCTCTGACACAAGAAGTACAACAAGGTTTTCATGACGGGACAGGCTCTAAGACTTTAGTCGTGAGTAATCTCTCCCTCTTACACTATCACTACCGTTCCGTCAGTAGAACGATTAGTAAAGCATGGAAAGTATTAGAGCAACGAGGCTACCCCAAGGATTTAGCCGTGATTAGACGGCTCTTTGAGGACCGACATAATAACGTCCCGAGCAGTCCTCATAAGATGGAATTATTACTGCGCTACCACGATCAAGGAGCTCAGTCTTTTCTACAGGGGACCGAGAAGTCCATGAAGACCACCTGTATTTATCAGGCTTTAAAGAGGTTAGGGGTCTTATAAGCCTGATAACGTTCATCCTTAATTTCTCTATGAGAGAAATTAGTGCTCTCTTGTTAACTTCTCTGCGCATAATAAAATGCCTCAAGTCAAGGTGAAAGTTGTAGTCATGGCGAAAGATGAGGAAGACATTCTCCCCTATTTCCTAGAGTATTACGGCTACCTCTTTGGCTTCTCTAACATTCACCTAGCAGATAACTTCTCGGTTAATAAGACATATATAACCACTCTAAAAGAGTACGAAAAGAAAGGGGTGATAGTGAAGTGGCAAGCCGATAACTTTATAGATAAGGGTAATTACTTGTTGAAGTGGATGAAAGAGTTATATCCGCCCGATCAGGTTGATCTAGTCCTCTTTGTGGACCTAGATGAGTTCGTAGTGTTTAGTTCAGGGAAAGACCGTGATAAACTTACCTTCTCTAGTAGTAAAGAGAAGATCTGGGAAGAATTACAGTCTCTTTATCAGGAGCATCCTGAGCAACCTTCTTTTAAGTATCGGACTTGGGCATACGGAAGGCAGACCCAGACCGAATACACTAATATCATTAAGGAACAACAATACTTCTCTAACCTGATGAGCGATAATGAACGCGCTATCCCTCTCTTCAAAGATAGACCCCGTCGTTGGAAGAAGCTCTTCTTTAATCCTCATCTTACTGAGTATGTACAACAGGGTTATCATCAGGGAACGGGTAATGGGAAATTAGTAGTTAGTAATCTAGCACTACTTCATTACCATTACCGTTCTGTGAAGAAGACCGTAGCAAAAGCATGGCGCGTTATAGATGCGAGAGGGTATCCTCGCAATATTGCAGTGATTAAACATCTCTTTAATAATAGGGAAATTACTAAGCCGATTAGTCCTCATAAGATGGAGATTGTGCTCCGTTATTACTATAAGGGTCCTAAAGCGTTCTTACAAGACACAAAGAACGCTGTGAAAACGGACTGTATCTACCAAGCTCTACGTAAGGTTATGAAGATGTAAATAACCCTAACTTGTGAAAGGCTTGGTACATGAGGTCGTAATACTTACTTTCTGGATTACGCTTCAAGAAGTAAGTAGGTCCCTGTTCATGATAGCCTAGTAAATACCTAATCTTACGCCAAGATCCTACTTTCTTAGTCTTCTTCTTATCTTTATTCTGCAATACCTCTTTCAGAGTAGCGTAATCATAGGGGTTAAGACCTAAAGATTGCACTGCTAAGCGCGCTTTCTCTAAAGTCTTCTGAGCACCTCTATAGTGGTAATGAAAGAGGGCTAGTTCCCCCCGAACAATCGGAACAGAGGGATTAGTTGCTTTAGGAGAATGGAAACCGCGGTCAATACTTCTTACTAGAGCCGGATGAAAGAAATGTTTACGGTGATATTCGGGGTGAAAGCGTCTCTGTTCTTCGAAGACATTACGATAGGAGACCTGATCGGCTTCTCCGTACATCCAGTACCCGTATCTATGAATAACCTCTTGGCCTCTTAAACCCTCTAAGTACTGGTCTATTCGCTCCTTAGAAGTTGTGAACTCACCCTGAAAGTTTAGGGCTACGAACTCATCTGCGTCCAGTAGCAGTAAGAGGTCTATCTGATCAGATCGGTATAATTCCTTGCACCACTTCAGTAGGTATTGTCCCTTCTCTGGGAAATGACCTTGTACGAAGCGGGCTTTTAGACCTTGCTTCTGGTACTTTTTTAAGAGACTACTAGATCCGTCGGTAGAACCGTCGTCTACGACGTGTAGGTTCTCCAAGCCGAAGAGAGAGGCGTGATATACGATCCACTCTCTTAGACAGTCTCCTTCGTTCTTCTGCATCATGAATACTTTCACAGCAACCATTATTCTTTAGTAAGACGAAAGAAAGAGAAAGAGAGGAGAGATACTTGATGCGTTATCAAGTATTAACTACGGGCCTTCCCTTTCGGGTTCTTAGCTTTCTTATTATTCTGAGAGGGTTTCTTATGAGGGGCTTTATTAACCGGTTTTACTGGTGGAACAGGCTTCTTCTCTTTCTTCTTTCGTAATTCCTCTTTACGCTTAGTTTCCCTAGACAAGTCCTCTCTGCGCTTAGCCTCTCTAGCCTCTCTAGCCTCTCTAGCCAAGTCCTCTCTGCGCTTAGCCTCTCTAGACAAGTCCTCTCTGCGCTTAGCTTCCCTAGCTTCTACAACCAAGTCCTCTTTACGCTTAGCTTCTCTAGCCTCCCTAGCCAAGTCCTTCTCTTCTGGTACTGGCTCAGCTATTCCTCTGATACGAGCTTCTTCTTCTCTAATCCGTAATCCTTCTTGATAACGCGTACTATTAGGAAAGAGACTAGCAGTGGCAATATCTCGTTCCACTTCTAATCCATTAGCACGTACTCTAATAAAATGGATCGGGACGAAACGATTAGATAATCCCTGTAAGGTGAAGAAGGTCCGCAAATAGGTCTCAGCGTGTAATGGCTTCTTACACTTCTGGAAGTACAAGGGTAAGTAGAGTAATCTACTTCCGTAAAGAGCCATGGCTTTACTAGAACCGTAAGCGAAACGATCGTTATAACCTTTAAACCGGTGAAAATTAGGGGTAGCAATCGTATCCTCTGGAAGTTCCTCTAAGGTAAGAGGAGTAGTGAAGCGAACATCAGGACGTAAGTAGATTACGTAGTCGTAATGTTTATTAACAGTGGTCCAAAGTTTCGTAAGCTCGTTCAGACTATAAAGTTGCCTAATATAGTAGAGCATAATTGTATTGGGATCTTCTTCGGTAGACCATCCGTTACCGTTCTGTAAGTAGAAAGAGAAGGGATTATACTGATCCGCTTCTTCAGTAGTAGAGTATCTAACAGTAATATTAGGTAATTGCGTTAGAGAATAAGGGTTGATCGGGAGTTCTTTCTCGCCATTTCTCTTATTAGTTTGGATAGAGAGATGATAGCTATGCCCGTATAGGTCATAGGTGAACCCTTGTTTCATTAGAGGGGTGAAGATATACTCGGACAAGTTCTCTCTAACATGACTAAGATCCTTGGTCAGACCGAAGAAACAGAGTGCCACACGGCCCATTTATAGGAAAATACATTACTCCCGTAATGTATCAGGTCCTCTTTCTCCGATAGTAGACACTCTGACAGTACTTCACTAAAGAATACGCCTGCGGTAGTATGCTGATTAACCCTCGCAATCGTTCGTTAAAGAAGAGGACCCAAAGCAACGTCCCCCACATTTTTTCTTTATAGGAATTTAACTATTCTAAATGAGGCCCGTCTTCTCTGCGCTTCTCATTACGGGGTGTCTAGGGTTCATGGGCTCACACTTCACTAATACCTTGGTCAATAAATACCCTAACACCACCTTCATCGGGTTAGACAAGGCCGACTATAACTCCTCTCTCAAGAACTTAACGGTCTTGAACTGCCCTAACTTCTCTCTAGTACGGGGTGAGGTCGGGTCAGCGGACTTAGTTCGTTTCCTCTTACAGAAACATAAGATAGAAGCCGTGGTACACTTCTCTGCGCTCTCTTCAGTAGACCTGTCCTTCTATGATCCTGTCAGTTTCACGGTGAATAACACCTTAGGCACGCATGTTTTACTAGAGGAGTGCCGGAAGTACTCAGCCCTGAAACTATTCTTACATATCTCTACTGATGAAGTCTATGGAGAAAGCTCTATCCCGCTCACAGAAGAGGGGAACATGAAACCTACCAATCCGTACTCTGCCTCTAAAGCAGGGGCAGATTTACTAGTACAAGCGTATCAGAGTAGTTATAACTTACCTACCATTATTCTCCGTCCCAATAACTTCGTGGGGATAGGACAGTACCCTGAGAAGCTTATTCCTAAGTTTATTATGAAGCTTCTAGAAAAAGAGAAGGTCCCCATTCACGGGGAAGGGAAGAACCGGCGCAGTTTCTTACATAGTAAAGACTTAGTCTCTGCTTGTGAGCTCTTACTTCTAAAGGGAGAAGTAGGCGAGATCTACAATATCGGAAGTGAAGAGGAGTACTCAGTACTAGAGATCACAGAGATGCTTCGGGAAGAACTCTGTCCAGAGCGAAGTCTAGAGGAGATAGTAGAGTACGTGGAAGACCGTCCTTATAACGACGACCGTTATCTCATAGACGACAGCAAGTTAAAGAGCTTAGGATGGCGCCGGTGGCATTCTTTAAAGAAAGAGTTGCCTAGTATCGTGGAGTGGTACCGGAAACACGGGAAGGAACACTGGAACGTGGGACCAACTTAAGGGCGAAGTCCTCTCTCTAGAGAAGTATTAAAAGTTTAGAGTAGGAAGAAAGAACGTAGCACGAGTACTCTTCTCTATATTTTATCCTGCTAGACATGGATCCCTTTCAAGCACCTCAGTACTCCTTCGGGGCTAGTCTTCAGGTTAGCCCTTTTGAGGTCAAGCCTCCTCCCTATGATGAAGCCTGTCAAGATAGCAAGCACCCTATGCGCTGGAGACGTAAGAGGGATCGCACGTCTACCTCTCTAGAGGAGAAGAAAGAGGAGGAAGATGAGGTGGTAGAAGTAGAGGCTCCTCAAGCTCCCCTCTCCTCTAACGATGCTCCCCTTGCGTTGTCCCAAAGGAAGAAGCAGAGAGTAGATGGGCATAGTTGCCCTACCTGTCAAGACGTTTCTATCCAGAGCCTGAAAGACCAGATGACGAAGAGTATCAAGGCTCTTCGTGCCGTAGAGCAGGAAACGCTCGCTCAGATCCAATCCCTTCGTAAGGACCTAGAGAGCAAGTCCGAAGAGAAGAAGGGGTTATTAACCCAAGTAGAAAGTCTCAAGCGGGAATTAGAGCAAGCCTTTCAGAGGGAGAAGGCGCTAAAGGAGAAGGTTAAGGACGTTTGGCTCAAGCTTCTCAACTCCCAGAAGGAGTTCGCGCAGTCTCTAGTACAGGGAATAGAGGAGATTGTCTAGATCACCCCCTCATTCATAGTTAATGCATCATCTCTGATGATGCATTTACAAGGCAGGAGCTCTTCTATCCTTTCTTACAAATAAAAAGTTTAGAGAAGGAAGAGGAACAGAACCGACACTTTCCTTTCACAGAGATACTTAGACATTCTCTCTCATGATGTTCTCTGAAGCCAAAGAAGTAGAGTGCAAAGAAGAGGAGGTGCAAGAAGTCCCTGCACCCCGTAAGAAAAGAAGACGTTTTGAAGGGCCTGCTTACACACATGAAGAGCTAGATGTCATGAGCGACGACCTGCTCTATAACGTAGAAGCTCTGGAGGAGAGTAGTAAGAACATCATCGCCTGTAATCAAGCCTTACGAGACCGCTTGGATCAACTCCTCCAAGAGAATAGAGCTCTCAAAGAGGAGTTGAAAGAGCAGGAAGGAGGTAGAGAGAATGTAGAGGCTCTGAAGAAGGCTCTAGCGGAGGCTCAGGCGAAAGGAATGGAGCAGGAACGCTCCCTGAATAAGATGAGGGAATGCGCTGGGATCTGGAAGGATAAGTTTACTAGCACTAAAAGAAATAATGAGATATTAGAGCAGGAATTAGCTCTAAAGAATAGTGTCATCGCAGAGCTAAAGGAATTGGTTAAGAGGCTCTAAGGGTAAGTTAATCGTACATCATCAGGGATGATGTACATACTCTTTCTGCTCTCCCTGTTAAATAATAAAAAGTTCGGAGCTCTTAGAGGAGAGCTAAGTAAGCTCTCCCTCTCATCATGTCTTCCCTTCTTAACCGTCGTATTCCGCCTAGCACTCTTCCCTCTCTGGATCAAGGTAGAGAGGTAATAGAGATAAAGGAGGAGGAAGAAGTCTCTGAGGAAGAAGAGGTCTCTGAGGAGATAAAGGAGGAGGAAGGCCTACCAGAAGCGAAAGAGGAAGAAGCGCCTCCCTCTTATCAAGAACTCTACCTTAGGCGTAAGAGAAAGAGAGAAGAAGGAGACTTCTCTCTGGACGAGAATCCCTATAATAGTCTTCTAGAGAACATCTCGCTCATTAAGGAAGATCACCAGTCCCTCTTGAAGGAACATGAAGAACTGAAGAGGAAGCTAGAGCAGTGTCAGAGGGAGAAGGATTTAGCTCTAGCCCTTAAGGCACAAGAGAATGAGAGACTTCAGGAGCAAGTCTCTTCTCTAGTGAGAGAGAATGACAAATTACACCAGTCTTATAAAGGCCAAATAGAGAGGAATAAAAAGCTAGTACGTGATTTAATGCTTGAAGCATGGGGACGTTATCGGAAAGCTCTTCCTAAGTACAAGAATTATTATTACAGGTGGGTATCGAGAAAGTTAGATGACCTAAAAAATCGCATGTAGTACATCATCAGGGATGATGTACATACTCTTCTCCTCTCTAGCAAATAATAAAAAGTTAAGAGCTCCTTCAGAGGGACTATTAACTTCACTCTCTCATCATGTCTTCCCTTCCCAGTACGGTTTCACCTAATAACCTCCCCTCTCAAGAAGAGGAAACCTTCCTAGTCGTGATAGAAGGAGATAACGAGGGACAAGTAATCCCTGAACAAGAACCTCTTCCTGAAGGGACCCCTAATCATAAGAGGAAGAAAGAGGGAAGTGTGATCATAGAGGATCATTACACTAATCTCCTGAAGAGTGCTTCGCGCATGCGCGAAGATCGCCTCTCCCTCTTACAGGGCTATGAGGAGCTCAAGCGGAAGTTAGAACAGTGTCAGAAAGAGAGGGAAGACTTGGCCCTACAAGTTCAAGAGAAGGAGCAAGCTCTGAGTATAAAGGATAAGAATTTAACTGTAATAAGAGGAAGAGTAGACCGCCGTGATGAGAAGATTAGACTACTTGAGCAGAAGATAAAAGTACGCGACACGAAGCTCTCTTCCCTAGAGGACGCCCATGTTAAAGTAAAGAGCGCTCGGAACTTAGTACGAAGGCTAAAGAGTGAAGTAGAGAGCCGTAGAGAGAAGTCTAAGCACGATAATTACTACTATAGGTGGATGTCCACGCAGTTAGACGACGTTCTTTGTAATATGTAATACATCATCCTTGATGACGTATTAATCGTACTAACTTATTTCTTACTCTAGACTAGAGTAATTCTTACTACGCGCTCCCTCTCTAAAGAGGGAAGATGTTGTCCGTACCTTCACCGATGAGCCCTCTGGAACTTCCTCCCCCTATGCTTCTTGCTATGGGAGGGACGCCTCGGCTCAGTCCTCGGCTCAGTCCCCGTCTCCAGATTAACTTACAAGCGATTGACCACACGCCCAAGGAGAGCTCACCCTTACCCTCTTCCCCTCCGGTTCTCTCTTTTCCTCTTTCTGCTCTAGAGAAAGAGAAGAAGAAACGTCGTCGTAGCGAGGAAGACGTTTCAGGGGAAAACTCCTTCTGGAAGCTTCAGTACCATGACCAGCAGAAGCAGAATGAGAAGGTCAAGGCCAAGCTTTGGACTAGTCTCTCCCAGAACACATTCTTACGGGAGGAACTTAGGCAGGTCCGTCGGAAGTACCAACTCTTACAAGAAGAACAGGCGCGAAAGGAAGAGGTGCTCCAAGCGCAGAACCAGTCCTTATTAACTCAAGTACAGACTATACAAGAACAGAGTGGGCGCCTAAGCTATTCCCTCTCTGTTCTGAACGGGCAAAGCGAGCTCTATCTCTCCACCATGACGAAACTTCAGCAACAGAACCAAGCGTTGAAGAAGGTCATCGCGCAGTTATAATACATTACTACTAGTAATGTAAGATTAGACATACTTTCTTTATCTCCTTCCCTCTTAAATGGACTGGAGGCGTTATCGTTTAGATCCGTCCTCAGGAGGCTTCCCTTTAGAGGAATTGTATAGGCGCGCCGGTAGTGTCGGTCTTAACGTAGCACGATTAGCTCCTGAAGAAATTAATGCTTTATTATTAGGAGGCGGTTATACGGGGTTCCGCCCTTATCTTTGTTCGGGAAGAATGTTGAGAGGACAGGTAGATCAGTACGCTCAGAGCTTAGGGCTAGATCCGAGGGCATACCGGAGAAAGGGAGAGCTCTGTAAAGCTGTGAGAGAAAGGATAGATAGTTTAATAGACCAAGGCGTGATCACCTATCCCTCTGAAGAGAATATTCCCCCTGAAGAACAAGGTCCTTCTCGGGTAGATCTAGGAATGCAGTTCCCCTCGCCCGCTTTAACACAGGTTCCCTTAATCTCTAGGATTTTCCCAGAGAGCGCAGTCCCTCCTGTAATCCCTGTTCCTCCTGTAATCCCTGAACCCCTACCTCAAGCAGTTCCTAACCAAGCTTACCGATCTCCCGACATCTCTCTTTCCGGCCTAGACTTAAGACCGCGTTTACCGCTAGAATATATTAGAGAAGATTTCTACCAGAGAGAGAAGGAGCTTCAGAAAGAGCAGGAGCCCCCTACTCCCGTTGTTTCGGTTCCTCTCGCATACCAGCCTCCTTTCCCTCTTTACTCTGAGAACGTGGAGGACTATTACACCCCTGAAGTGAGTGATTACTGTGGTTATCGGAAAGTCGCATTATTAGGTGCCGGAGTTTACGGCACGGTTTTCTCCGTAGAGCATCAGGACTGTCCTAACCGTATTTTCGCGTTAAAGGAATTAAACTACAACAAGGGTTATGGGGTTATTGATCCTGATAATCCGCCCCCTGCTATGCTTCCTACCCCTAGCGTCTTCACGGAGTTAATGCTTCTTTCCCAGCTTCGTCATCCTAACCTCTTGAAAGGGTACCAAGCCTTCTATCAATGCGACGGCTCTTACCGTAATAGAGTACGTATGGTAATGGACCGTGCCGACTACACACTAGATAAATGGCTTAACACTAATCCTCCCTATAAAGCCCGTCTAGAGAAGATCTATGAGATAACCTGTGGTTTACATGCCCTTCACGAACAGGGATTTATCCATGGAGACCTTAAACATAGTAATATCCTTATTAATAATAATGTAGCTCAGCTCGGTGATTTCGGTCTGAGCGTTCCCGACTACGGTCAAGGGAAAGATACTTCTATACAGTCTCCCTTCTGGCGCGCTCCGGAAATCTTCTTAGGTGATACTAGATTTAGTAGTGCGATAGATCTCTGGTCTCTTGGAGTAATCATGTGGGAAATGTTTGGGGACTGGTCAGAGGCTGATCTAATCCCTACTCTTTTTAACGTACCTCTTATGGGAGACAGTACTGAGGCTAGTCAAGCATTCGCTCAGACGATCCTCTCCTTTAACCCTAAGAGGCTCACTCTTCCTAATAGTCCTATCGTAAGGACGCTTCCTGCCCGTGTACGTGGCCAATTACTCCGCGTCATTAAAGAATGTCTTAACCCCAATGCGGGAGAAAGGATGACGGCCTCTGAACTATTAGAAAGTCCCCTCTTGAAAGGGTTAAAACGAACCTGCCCACAGTCAGAATGGGTTAATTCTTCTCTTCCTAGTTATCCTCTCTCTTCAGAACAAGTGAGTGAAGTGGACAGGCAACTAAAGGCTTTAAACTTCAGGCCCACTCCCTCTGTCCAGAAGAGTATTCTTACTGCTATTAGTCGTTTAAACATTAACTGCCCTCACTTCCCTTTCCTAGTCTCCGCCGTACTAATTACCTTCCATCACTTCATTCAGACGGGTCTTTCTGCTCAGTACTATGAACAATGGGGGGAAACATTAAAAACGAACCCCTTCGCAGACTTCATGGACGTTTATTTAACCGCGTTAGGATACCCAGTTATCTATGCTACTGAGATGACAGAGAAGATCATGGAGATCTCACTGACCTTACAATTCCGCTTCTTTACTCGTTAATCTTCTCTACTAGAGAAGATTAGTTATCCAGATCGTAAGAGGAAAGGGAGCCATCATCGTGTACAAAGAAGAGTTCGTTCTCTCCTATAACGAGATCAGAGACGGCTTCTACCCCTTCTATTTTCGTCCACGTTTCTTCTACGGCACCGTAAATTAAGTCTTCCTCCGTGGGCGTTCCTAGTGGTGTGTAATACACTTCTCCTTTTGTAGTAATAAGCGCACTACAGCTTTCGCTAGTCTTTACGAGTTTAGACTGTGGTACAGAGGAATAACGCCACTGCCTTGATCGCTTTATCTTATTACCTAGTTGACCGCGGTCGTTATTCCCTATTACTAAGAGCTTATGGTCAAGGGTCAAAGCTAGGATATGCTCCTCTCTAACCGCTATATCTTTGAGAAGAGGAAGACACCAGACCGGTGCTTGAGGATTACAGGCAAGCATGTTTTTATAAGGAAGAGTAGAACATAGTCTTCCTTTAGAAACAACTTCGGTCTCTCCAGAGAGGTAAATATAACCGTTGTTATCTAGAGAAACCCAGTACCCTTTTCCTGCTAACGCTTTTCGTACTGGGATTTTAGCCTCTGACCTTGTGAGAGAATAAGAGGGGATTGTGTAGCTACGACAATACTCAATAGACCGGAGCCGACTATTAATGTATAGTCCTTTCTCTAATCTTAGCCAATAATGACCGGTATCTGAGAAACGCCAACGCTCTGCGATCTGAGAAGACTTGTTCTCACCTCTCCCATAGATTAGACCGGTTTCCGTAGTAGCTAGAGCATTAGTGCTAGAAACGCTAATTCCCCTGATAGGAGGTAGCTTAAGGACGATCCAGAGCCCTTTACTATAATAATGGTAAGTGGTATAAACTCTACCGGCTTCGTTGAGAAGCAAACACTCTTCTTTTTCCTTACGAGAGAGTAAGTCCCTAATCGGTGTGAGAGGTAATTTATCCATACCCTTCTTCACTCTAGAGGGATAGTCATGGTTTATTATTATTAATGACCCTTGATGATAGTCCGTAAAGACACGTGCATTATTCCCTATGATCACCCTATTACAAACGAGACTGTAGAAGCGCTCCATGTTTTTCTAGAAAAGATCTTACACTCTACTTATTCTTTTCTGTCAACTATTAATACTATCTCCCTCTCTAAAGAGTAAGAAGTAATGAGATGATCCTGTACGAGTGCACCGAACTCCCTTTAACTACGGGAGAGATTATTGCCTACCATCTCTCACAGATTGTACAGGCGTGGATCTGCGCGGAGCGTAGAAACCAGAGATTAGTCGTGAAGTGGCCTACTCTTCCAGAGGGGATTACCTTGCATAACTTCTACCAGTATCGCACAGGCTACTATCCTCCTACTCTTTACAAGGCGAAAGAGTACCGGATAGAAGAGGATCGTTATCTCCTCTCTTATTATTACCAGAGGATCTTCTCACAGATGCTCTTAGTGAGTAAACAGTTTCCCTTACCTTCTATACAAGTGCAGAAACGCCTAGTGTTCTGGGGTGATACTTCTCTTCTTTACCGTAATTATGTATTGAACCGTTATAATCATCTCTCTAAACTATGCTACTACTTCCCTGATCCGAAACGTGATTTGAAGCAAGCCCAGCAAGAAGGCTTAACCACAGTCCGTCATGCCTCGGAAGACTGGGAGAACTTATTCTTTCTACGCGCTTGTGAGGTGATCGTTGCTCCAGATAGCGCTTACTTACGGACTATTATCTTCTCTAGTACGCGTAAAGAGTTGTGGTTGGTGGGTGACCACACCCTCACCTTACTTCATTTATAATCCTTTCACAGAGAAAGGATTGAGAAAGAAGGTGGACATGGTTCACTAACTTGGATTTTGTAGGTGTAAGATACGGAGAAAAATCCTTATTTGTTTGTTAATGTGAGAGAATGACCTCGCCCACATAGACTACTTGCACCGGAGGTAAGCTGAAGAAAAGCCATTCCTTTCACCCTTCACATCTTTCGTTCTAGTGTTCACTAGTTAACTTTACTCAGAGTAAAGTTAGAGATGAGACTTTAGGGTCTGGATCACACGAAAAGTTAAAGAGATCCGTGTACCCACTGCTTTTGCAGTCTTAGCGATAGCATGCTTATAAGCTTGGTTTGTCTTCCAACCCAGTTCAAAGAGGGAGCCGTGCTCTAGATCTAGACCTGTCCCTGCATTCTTCTGTAAACTCTGTAATAAAAAACGACGGGTAGCTCCAAGACTAACTGTGAAGACAGGCGCGCCTTCAGCAAAGTCGCGTATTTTATCTTGGTGATAGCTAATATGATCGGAACCGTTTTGATAACGGTTCACAACACAGTGATTGACAGGATAGGAAGTGTAATCTCTAATCTGTTCAGCGACTTCTTTTAAGAGAGGGATTTCTTCCCATGAACGTACCACAGGAAACTTAGTTAGATCACGGTCATAACGGTAGACGGGGTAATCTCCGTCCTCAGAGACTTCACCATAAAAGCATTTATCACGAGGAAGCGGGGTTTCCTTCCCAAAGATGCGGAAGACTAACTCCTCACGTGGTAAGTACAGGTAATCAAGGTTCAGCTCCTTAAAGACTAAATCGGCTTGTTCACTACTAAGAAATGCGGGGTAATATACGCTATCTGTCAGAAGGGTCATGACTTTAAAAAAGAGTAAAGTTCAAGAGTAATGAGCCCAAAGATTGCAGTACCTGTTCCGAGAAGAGATCGTTCTCTAAAGGATCTTCCCTTTCTGGTAAAATTACGGATCCACCGTATAACAAAGCTAGAAAGAGTAGCTCAGCCATCTCTTACTTTCCTCCTCCAATTTAATAATTAAAATTAGAGAAGAGCTACAGGTACATCATGACGCTCAAGAAAGTGTTAATCCTCATTAGCGGGAAGATGCATCAGGGCAAGGATACTTTGGCCCAAATCCTACAGGAAGAGTTAAAGAAACGGGGAGAGCTCTTTAGGACAGGGTCTTTCGCTGAGCATCTTAAGAAGACCTTAGCAACCCTAACAGGGGTCTCAGTGGATTTTCTTAACACTATTTCCGGCAAGGAGACCTTCTGCCCGATTACAAAGTGCACTTACGGGCAGGCCTTGCAGAAACTAGGCGTAGCACTCCGAGAGACTTTCGGGGAAGACTTCTGGGCTACTCTACTCCTAGAGCAGTTCTCCCCTGACTATCCTCTTATTATTACGGACTGTCGTTTCCAGAATGAGGCGGAGCTAGGGCGCAAGAAAGGAGGGTTAATCATCCGTATTAACGGTGATCCCACTGGGCAATGGCAGGCTTCTACTCGTGATAAGAAGCACATTAGTGAAGTAGACCTAG